TTCCAACCATCAACCAACTTCAGCCGCTTTACCATTCTATCGTACAACTTTACGCGGGAAGGTTCGTCTTTCGCTGCAGTGAAATGGAAGTCAGCTTTCTTTAACTCCATCCAATCGCGAAGGATCTTAACTACAGTAGAGAAGACTTCATATTCATTACCCGTACCAGTGACTGAGATATCGCTACCTTCCGCTTTTTCGTCGTAGAGACCGAAGCTAAAGTTTGGACCGTATTTGCTAACGTTTTCCTCAGGAGAGAAGCTGCAGAGGTAGAACTTACCGTTGACAGTGAAGGTGTAATAGCCGTCGCCGTGTTCTTCAACATCTACATTCTTGTCGAATTTTGCTTCAGTAAGATCGTCTTGCGATAGTTCTCTCGCATAGATGACTGTGCCATAATCGGTGTTGTCAAAGCCGTCAATTCCTCTGACGTCAACTCCATCATATCCTAATTCTTTCATTACGAGAGTGGAGCAACTCTCTGCGTATTCGGAGGTATGGCTTACGACGTCGTACTTAGCACGCACAACTTCCAAGCTCTTCTTAATAATGTCGATGATCTTATCTTCGTTCGCAGGCATGAGGGCCAACCATAGTTCGAAAGCGGCTTTTCTAATCAGGCGTGGTTCTTCATCTTTGTCTTCATTATGTAAGAGTGAGTTGATTTTCTTGAGGGCGTCGTGAAGTTGTTTTGCGCCGGATTTTCCTCGAGGTTTGGCGAGGTGGTACTTACTAAGATCGACTTTCTTGACGGGGCGATCGTCGCGACCTGTGTTTGACATTGGTTGAGAGAGGAAGTAGACGCCGGTACCGAAATGGCCTGTCGACCTGCCACTCATTCGCCCGAGGGCGGTGTCTCTACCATACTGAAGATCGCCGTAGTGGTATCCTGCGTTCTCGGCTTCGGAGAGGAATTGTTTGAATGTTTTCATTTTTGTTGGAGGAGAAGATGATCTTACGCATATTTAGCTGTCTGAGTTGAGTTTTTGTTGGCAGGACTATGGAGTACAATGCTACTATAAGTAGGAACTCAACTCGCAGTTTTTTCTATGAGTTGTTGCTAATAAAATATACTCATACTTTTGTGGAGCACAATATGACTAAATCTATCGAACAAAAATTTCGAAAGCTGAATGAGGTTGAGCACGTCTTACTTCGACCTGGCCGATACATTGGCTCGGTCAAACCGCATGAAGGCGAAGAGTGGATGCCTAATCCCTCGAGCAAGACGATGTTGAAGCGGAACGTTACTTACAATCCCGGCTTCCTCAAACTCTTCGATGAAGTGGTAAGTAATTCGGTTGACCACTCGAAACGAGAAGAAGGTAAGCATCTGGATATTATCAAGGTGGAAGTCGATCCGAAGAACGGAGAGATTTCGATCTACGATAACGGCGGAATTCCTGTCGTAATCCACAAGGAGCAGAATCAGTACGTACCGGAAATGATTTTTGAACTGCGGGCCGGTTCGAACTTCGATGACGAAGACGAATCCACTTTGACGGGTCAGAATGGTGAAGGTGCTGGTCTTACCAATATCTTCTCTACGCGGTTTGTGGTTGAGACCTGCGATTCGAAGAAGAAGTTCAAGATGGTGTTTGAAGACAATTCTCAAACTCGGAATCCTCCAAAGGTAACTCCAGCAGAAGGCAGTAAGGGTTACACCAAGATCAGCTACATACCAGATTATGAAAAGCTGGGTATGCAACTGGACGATGGTACCTTCGCGCTTGATCAAGACAACTTTGACATGTTGTTCGCGCGTGTTGTAGAGATCGCAGCATGTAACACGCACCTCAAGGTCTACTTCAACGGCGATCGTATTCCTACCCGTAGCTTTAAAGACTACATCGAGATGTTCGTAGGCGAAGACAACTACGCTTACGATGAAGGTCAGCATTTCAAAGTGGGTGTTGCTCCTTCTGAAGATGGCTTCCAACACGTTTCCTTTGTAAACACCACTCGCACTAAGATTGGTGGCACTCACATTCTGTATGTGGGTATGCAGATCTGGGAACGTATTCGCGAACACATCAAGAAGAAGCACAAGGTGGATGTCAAGCCTTCCGAGCTGCGTCAGCACATGACGTTGTTCATTGATGCGACCATCGTCAATCCAAGATATTCCTCGCAGACCAAGGATGACCTCATCACGGAAGTAAAAGACTACAAGACGTCGTATGAAGTCTCCGATAAGTTCATCAACAAGGTCATCAAGCTACCAATCATCCAAAACATCTTGGACTGGGCTGCTGCAAAGCAAGCAGCTGAAGATGCGAAGTTGGCTCGCGGCGCAATCAAGGACATGAGCAAGGCTGATCCTCGTCGTGTTGACAAGTTCAGTGATGCGATCGAAAAGAAAGATCGTAGCAAGTGCATCTTGTTCTTGACTGAGGGTGATTCGGCAGCGAAAGCGGTTCAAGCCGGTCGTGGCAAGTCTCCGTACATTGGCTCGATGCCTTTGAAAGGCAAACCTCTGAACGTGAGGGAAAAGGAAGTGCTCGAGATTCTCGGCATGAAGAAGAAAGGTAAGACTGCTGCCAAGGATGACAAGGACAAGAAGAAAGAACCGAACACGATCCAAAAGATCTTGACGATCATGGGATTGGAGATTGGTGTTCCTGTCACTGACATTAGTCAGCTTCGCTTCGGTCGCGTCGCATTCTCTACTGATGCTGACGTTGACGGTGCACACATCTGTGGTCTGCTCATGAATCTCTTCGAGAAGTTCTGGCCTGAGCTCTTCGCAATGGGTGTCATCAACATCTTCCGTACCCCACTGGTGAAGGTCACGATCAAGGGCAAACCTACTCTGGAGTTCTTCACTGAGCGCGAGTTCAGGGAATGGGAACACACTGAAGGCAAGACGACGAAGGGCTGGTCTCACAAGTACTATAAGGGATTGGGTACTTCGACCGCAGCGGAGTTCACGCACTACCTGTCGAACATGGACAACTACCTGTTTAGGATTGACATGGAAGACGACGAAGACCGCAACGCAATCGATCTGGCATTTAGCTCTTCTCGAGCAGACGATCGTAAGGTGTGGCTGGAAACTCCTGCTGCAAACTTCGAAGACTTCGTGCTAGCTACTGCCAAGTAATCACAAGGGGCTTCGGCCCCTTCCTCTTTATGATCACCATCCCCATCAAGTGCTGCAACCAGAACTGCCGACAAGGCCGTGACTGTCCCCTCCGCAAATAACGGAAGAAAGATTTCTTTTGAAAGCTAGGATGATACGATGTCTCTTGATGCACTCCAACATAGCCCGAGGACCACCTCGAGTTTCCTTCTCTTCCCTGTAAATGGCTAAGCTCATTTCACCAGTCCGAACCCAACTCCTGTACCGCACCGCAGCATACCAGCTCTGGAAATCTTCATATGGCCCGATGGTACCGGGCCTCTTCAATGGATACGCAGTCACGTGCTTCGAAAGTGAGCTGCAACTCCGCGCACAAGTCCAAAACAAAGAATATAGTGAGCTCGTCAAGAGCTGTCTCTGGAAAGTAGGCACGGCCGAAATCACGGAGACTAGGCTTGAGAGGATGTTCAAGGTTCGTAGACCGCTAAACAACTTCGACGACATTTGGGATCGCTTCATGATGCCTTTCAACGAGAGGCTAACGAAGTACGCGGGCGACACCAAGAGTCTAGAGGCGGGCAGATGCGCGTGGATGCGAAATGTTCTCATCCAGAAATACCTGGACAATGAGCACGTTGCTATCCTCATGATACCGCTCATCATCGGCTACAAGGGCAAGGCAAGCGCGCTTGAGGATCAGATGAGTGAGATGTTGGACAAGCACGGCGCTGAAGTCCACAACAACAAGGCCGAGCAAAAGAAGAAAGAGCGAGGTGTAACGACTGAGGTGTCGATCGGTTTAGATGAACGCAAGGCCGATAAGCAACTGAAGTTGACTCCCACTCTACAACAGATGGGGTTTGAAATCCACCCTGAATTCCAAAAACAACGAAAAGGAAAAGCATGACCAAATTCACGACCATCAAAGCTGGTTATCGTCTCACCGTCACCACTTGGGAAAATGACGGAGACAACTACAACACCGAAATTAAAGAAGGTTTGGAGAAAGCAGAAGTTTACTTCCTTACTGATATTCTGAAGCTATTCGATAGGAGCTCGTGGAATGGTCCGAGCGATTTCGGCAACATGTACGAACCCAGCGATGATGAAATCTACCGCCTCGCCGTCGCTATTCGCAGCGTTGCGGTAAAGCACGAAGAGTGGGTGAAGGCAAATGCTGAATGGCTGCTGGATGAGATTCCTGAAGATGAAGATGGTCGTCCTGAGTACATGGACGGTGCATACGACTTCCTCTATGATCTGGGGATTGGCAGTGGCGAGTTCTACACTCGAGTTTGCGAGTCGTTCAAAGTGGAGTACACTCCTAACGACATCCAACTCCAAGACGTGACCGCGGAGTTCAAGTAATGGGTCACTACGATAGCGGTTATGAGTACGAGTACGAGCAGCGAAGGAAGGCGGCGAAGGCTCAAGCAGAAAAACAGTTGGAGTTGATGAATACGTTCCACACCAACCTGATTTCCCATGTTGGCGCCAGTGGAATTTCTCCTCGTCATCTAGACGCACTACAAGACCTGATCAATGAGACGAAGCTGAGAACTCTCTGATTACAGTTTTTGTAAGTAGCTGAACAAATTACAATAACTCATCTGTGTCAACGAGGACCATCATATGGCATTTAAAAACAGTAAGCAAGATCCAACGCTGGTTGGACAGCAAAAGAATAGCAAGGGCGAACGTCAGCAGTTGCTGCGCTCGATCAAGGCATCGAACTTCTTCAACACCGCGTTCAAGGAGTTCTCGCTCTATGACAACGTTCGTTCGATCCCAACCCTCTTCGATGGTCTGAAGCCAGCTCATCGCAAGACGATCTATGGTATGCAACTCCGTGGTGAGAATGCTGCTGAGATTCAAGTCGAACGAGTTGCAGCTCAAATCGCTTCGGCGACCGATTATCACCACGGCGTCGGCTCCCTGGAGAGCACGATCGTTGGTATGGCAGTGAATTATCCTGGCACCAACAACATGAACATTCTGATGCCTAACGGCCAGTTTGGTTCGCGCTTGACGAAGGAAGCTTCCGCTGGTCGATACATCAACACCAAGTTCAGCGAGAACTTCCGCAAGCTCTTCAAGAAGGAAGACGACTCAATCCTCGAGCACATCCTCGTTGATGGTGAAAAGATCGAGCCCAAGTACTTCATTCCCCTGCTCCCGATGGTGCTGGTGAATGGTAGTCAAGGTACCGGTACTGGTCACGCCAACCTTATTATGTCCTACCACCCAGAGCACGTGCGCGATGCATGCCTCAAGGTAGTGATGGGCAAGAAGCTGCCGATGGACTCGCTTATTCCGTGGTTCAAAGGTTTCAGCGGCGAGGTCGATCGTGTTGAAGACACCGGCCAGGTGGTTATCACTGGCAAGCTGCAGGTGGAGAACAGCACGACGATCCGAATCACTGAACTCCCAGTGGGCGTCTACCTCGACCAATACAAGGAATTCCTCAACAAGCTGGAAGACAGCGGCTTCATCAAGGAGTACGAGGATACTTCCACCGAAGAATCCTTTGACTTCAAAATCATTGCTCCTCGCACTACCACGCAGCTGGACATGGACGTTCTGTATCAGAAGTTCAAGCTGATCAGCCGCGACACGGAGAACTTCACCCTTTGGAACGAGAAAGGTATCTTGGAGCGCTTCGATACTGCCGAAGATATCGTCGAACGATTCGTGGTATGGCGTTTGGCTCGCTATGAAGATCGCCGCCAAAAGCTGATAGCAGTCACGAAGGAAGAAATTCGCTGGCTGAGCGAGAAGTTGCGTTTCATTCTCTTCTATCTCGCTAATGTCGAGCAGTTCAAGAACAAGCGCAAGGACGACCTGGTCACCCTATTGCTGAAGAACAAGTTCGAAGACTACGACCGACTCCTAGCAATGCCGATGTGGAACCTCACTCGCGACAAGATCGAAGAGCTGAAGAAAGACATCGAGGCAGTGAAAGGAAAGCTCGCAGCCCTCGAAGCAGACAGCGCCAAGGAGATGTACAAGCGCGAACTCAAGGAGTTCAAGTACGATGCCTAACATCATCGACTACTCTGTGGTTGTCGGCGAAGACAAGGCTGAGCTGATTGTTATGGTCGCTAGCTGGATTCGACTTGGTTGGCAACCACAAGGAGGTATCAGTGCCTACACTGAGAACACAATGTGTGGACCACGTAGTCGCTTTGCCCAAGCAGTGGTGAAGTACGAAGCACCACCAATCCCAACGATGTAAGTAATGAGGGCGTCGGCCCTCAAGAAAGGTTCACGATGTTCAAGTTGCTCGTTGGAATTTACAAGCTCAGCGCCAGTGAACATGGGCGAGAAATCCTTTTTGAAATTCTCTTTCCAACTATCCGGAGAAAACTGATGAAACCTCTGTACTTCATTATCGCCATCATCACTGCTACAATCGGCTACCATATCCACCACAGCGGATTCTGGGCAATCATCGACTTCTTCTTATGGCCATTCGCCTGGGCAAAGTGGATCATCTGTCAAGAAGTAAGCCTGTCCATCATTAAGGAGTCCCTTGCATGGTTCTTCCAGTAATGTGGCACGAGGACACGAAGTTCCGTGCAGTGATCGTTCGATCTGACGATCCAAAAGTTGAACACCAGCGATTACCAGATCGCGACACGCTGGTGGAAGTGAAGCTGGATATCCTCTGCTTCCAACACCAATGCCGTTGTGAGAAGTTTCCTCGCCCAACTGGCTGTCTTCGTTACACGAAGGTCGAACCAAAAGATGCTCAAGTGACCGCCTACATCGACAACGATCGTGGTTACCGCTCATGGCTGACTTCGAACACCATTGTACCGCTCTTACCAAAGGAAGATGAATGATGAAAAACCTGAAAACTCTGCTGTTGGTCGCCCTTGTCCCTGCTCTGCTCGCTGCGAAGGAGCTGACCGGCGTGGAAGGCTTCTACAACATTGCGGCATTCATCATCGTAGGGATGACTCTGCTGCAGGTGCTGCTGGTTAGTGTGGTCTTCGTTGCAATCGCAAAGGCAGACCTGTCGAAGGCGACGATGCCCGAGGAACCGAAAAAGTTAATGCTGATGTTCTCGCGCGCTGTCTCGATCCTCACCACCATCTACCTCGTCTTCACCGGTCACTGGCTAATCGGTACGATCGACCTGATCAACTTGGGCTTGAGCTTCCTGCTCCTGTTCCTCCTGAAAGAACTGCGTACGCAGATCGATGTCGAAAAGATTCTGTGCGCTGCAAAAGCATAACTGCTGGAGCTTACTAGAGGTGCTCTGAGCACCTCTCACTGCAAAGTCATAAGCAACTACATAGGAAAGCCTGGAGGTCTCTGGGCCTTCCTGATTTTTGAAAGTGTAAGATGAATCGAGCGAAAGCACTCGCACTGTTGGGCCTGACTGGTAAACCTTCTGATGACGAGATCAAGAAGGCGTATCGTAAGCTATCCATGAAGTACCACCCTGATCGAAATCCCGGCAAGGAAGCAGAGGTCGAGGGAAAGTTCAAGGAGATGAAAGAGGCGTACGAGTTCCTGGAATCCAAACAGGAAGACCCCGTCAATCCGAACTTCTGGTCCAACTACAGCAAGACCATGAATGACTTCGAGGAAGAGATCAACAGAGCTCGAAGCCAACATGAGCAGATGAAACGGGCTCGCCACTACCAAGTCACCATCAAAATCTCCCTGAAGGAAGCATTCACTGGTGTCACGAAGAAAGTCGACTTGACGAAGGTTGCCGGTTACATCGAGACGGTAGACATCGGTCCAGGTATGAAGCCTGGCATGAAGTTGAAGACCGTCGCTGGCAAGAATGGTGGGCTAGACTATACGATCGATTTGGTGCTCGACATTGACGTTGAAGATGCGAATGTCGTGTGGGCTACTGAGCCATGGCTGTATGGTGGTGCAAAGGAAGGAAGTGGCAACATCACTCAAACCATGTTCGTGGATTGGTTCACTATCATGACGGGCGGTTTCAAGTCGGTCTTCACAGTAGATGGCAGCACTGGCACTGTCCGCATCCCATCTGGATTCGAAGCAGGCAAGCTGCTGAAGATCAAGGGCAAGGGGTATTGGACTGACGCCAAGCAGAGCAACAGGGGTGACCTACTACTGCGGGTTATGCCTGTGATTCCGAAGCTCGATGATCTGACCCCTGAACAGATCCAAGCATTCATCGACCAAACCAAATACAAGATGGAAGAGAATGAATCACAAGCTACTTGACCTGCCCTACACAGGGTTACGTAAGGTCATCAGCGGCGCACAGACCGGTGCAGATCAGGCCGGTCTGTTTGTTGCTCGTGACTTTCAAATTGAGACAGGTGGGCACATTGCACGAGGCTATCGCACTGCGTTAGGTGATGATCCCACTCTCGCCCAATTCAATTTGACGGTCTCCTCATCGAGAGACTATCCACCGCGCACTAGGGCCAATGCGTATGAAGGCGACGCCACCGTCCGACTAGCATCCAACTTTGACACTGCAGGGGAAGTGCTAACTCTCCGCTATGTGAATGCAGCAAAGAAGCCATGCCTCTCCCTCCTTCTTGATGGCGTAGACTACGACATGAAGGCAGCCGAGCTGGTCTACTTCATCGTAAATAACAACGTCGAGTGCCTCAACGTAGCAGGAAATGCTGATCGAGACAAGGCACACGGCTTCCACTTCCAGCACGCCTCCAAGATTTTAACCTCCGCATTTCGGATCCTCGACGAAGAGGGTCTGCTTATCAAAACATGTCCTACTACCCTGAACAACAACTCCTAGACCTATACCAAGACATCCTCACTAACGGTGAGGAGCGAATGGATCGTACTGGCGTCGGTACCATCTCAGTCTTTGGCCGTCAAATGCGATTCGATCTGTCGAAAGCATTCCCCGCCATCACCACCAAACGTCTCGCATTCAAGTCAGTCGTATCTGAAGATCTGTTCTTCATCGAGGGCTCGAGTGATGAGCGTAGGCTTGCAGAAATTCTGCATGGAACTCGTGATCCACTGAAACGCACCATCTGGTCAGGCAACGCAGAAGCCGATTATTGGACTCCAAAGGCCAAGTTTGCTGGTGACCTTGGTCGTGTGTATGGCGTTCAATGGCGCAACTGGCGCAAGACCCCTGTCACCTTTGTCCAGAAGGTAAAGGCCTTCTTCGGTAAGTACGACTACGTAGATCAGCTTGACATGCTAATCTACAAGTTGAAGAACGACCCAACTGATCGTCGCATGATTCTGACTGCGATGAACATTGGCGAGTTTGATCAAATGGCTCTGCCGCCCTGCCACATGTTCGCCCAGTTCTACGTGAGTGGTGGGAAGCTGTCATGCCAAGTCTACATGCGTTCGAACGACATGTTCCTAGGCGCACCATTCAACATCGCTGGCTATGCCATCATCACTCACATGATCGCACAAGTCGTTGGCTTGGAAGTAGGCGAGCTGATCATGACCATCGGCGATGCGCACATCTACTCGAACCACATTGAGCAGGTCAAGGAGCAGCTGACTCGCAAGCCGTTCGACCCACCGAAACTCTGGATCAACCCTGACGTGAAGGATATCAATGGCTTTACCATGGACGACTTCAAGCTGGTTGGTTACCAACACCACGCCGCTATCACAGGAGAAATGGCAGTATGACTTACGTAAACACCACTTACACACCGAAGACAGCCATTGACAGGCAGTTGCTGGCATCTGTTCTTCAGAAGGTCTTCAACTGGCTCTCGCATGTTGACCCTGAAATCGCTGAACAAGGCACGTACGACAAGCTGAGCTGGCACTTCAACGTCGACGGACAGTCGAGCATCTTCATCGACAGCAACGATTATCCAACTCAAGTCTGGCTGCAAGGTAACTTGATGAACCCAACTACCGTCTACGGGCTTGAAAGCTGGATGGAAGACATCTCGGGAAATTTGGATCTGTTTGTAGAGTTCGAAAGGATGATCTATGATGTGATCGAGAAAATTGCTGAAGCAGCGCGAGCTCGACAAGCGGCGGCCTATGCTGAACAAATCGAGGAAGAAGCAAAAGTCATCTACTCGTATTTTGATGGTGCTGACCAGCATCCATGGGTAGAGGGTGGCAACAGTCTCATGCAAGACGAAGCACGTAGACAAGCTCGCGAATCCCTTGCAAGAGCACGTGAGGCTGGATCAGAAGATGAGTGAAATTTTCCGTCACTTGAGGCCTATGCGCTTCAATAAGGATCGAGTGACGGTTACCCCGCAGAGGAATGGCGGGGTTTCCTATCTCGCCAAACCAGTAGGGCCAGGTGAGTATGAGTTCTGGCTCTACATCTGTCCGCTCAATGCCGAGTTCAGTGCGAAGGCTGCTGTTAGGAAGCTACGCGAAGTAGTTGCCAGTGGGGTTGCTCCATGGGGTTGCTTCAAGTTGGAGCGGCGGCCGTTGATGGACTACTTGGTGCTGAATACGTCCAAGACCAAGCTACCTACTGAAGCTGGTAAAATGGCAGAGATGATTTGGGCACAGAACCAAAAGCAGGAAGAGCTGAAGGAGCTGGCCCTTGTCAAGAGCCGCGTGTTGAACCACTATGAGGAGTTGGAATGAAGAGAGTTGAGGTAGGCGACATCCTAACAGTGACGAAGGGAATCATCGTCCACGGATGCAACGCGCAAGGGGTCATGGGTAGTGGCATTGCAAAGCAGATTCGTGACAAGTATCCGATGGCGTACGAGGTGTACCGCAAAGAGCACGAGACAAACGGTCTGCTTTTGGGTGAGGTCATTTGGGCTCAAGTGACTGACGACCTCATCATCGGCAACGCGATCACCCAGCAGAATTATGGCAGAGACCCCACAGTGAAATACGTCTCGTACAAGGCCATCCAACAGGCGTTTGAGACAGTGATGGTCGCGGCATGTACATTGAAGAAAGACGTTCACTACCCGATGATTGGCGCAGGTCTAGCCAATGGGAATTGGGCTGTCATCAGTGAGATCATCGATGATCAGTTCATCCATTACGGAGATGAGCACGTGAATCGAACATTCTGGGTTCACGACTAATCAGGTTGCCCGCTTCGGCGGGCATTCTTTTGCGCGGAATTCTGATGCAGGACGCATAAATAAACAACATCATCCATACATTCCTACCAAGGATAATCTCAAATGTCACAAAAGAAATTCCACAACCGCGGCTTCAACGAGAGCATTGAGGAGACGCGTGCCCAACGTGTCGGCTTCAAACGCTATCTCCGTCAATTGGAAGAAGAAATGATCGAAGACGAAGACGACATTGTCGACGGTATCCAAGATGAGGAAGACTGATGCTAGTTGTCCCAATTGACAAAGACCAAATCAAGACTAAGGACAAGCAATCCTACAAGGTAGTGTCGTACACGAACTACAAGGATGGCGGACCTGCGGTCTATGGAAAAATGAGGGGTGACAAGTCACTCACCCTAATCTACTTCTTCGACATTGCTGAGATCAATGATGTTCCTGTTGAGCTGGTTAAAGGCTCGAAGGTGTTCAATGCTCTTGGCAAGATTACACGTGCCCAGCACCTGCCTCAGCCAGACGACAAGCTGATCATTGGTGATGAGGAGAAAATGGTTGAGGTGCAAGGCCTCAAGCTCAAATCTAAAACAGTAGGTCCAAGCAAAGGCCTGCTCGTCAAAGACGATAACGGTGATTACTACCGTTTGAAACAGATCAAAGACATCGAACGCAACCTCCACGGAGATCACTTTGACCGCGAGGCGTTCATGCATATCTACCACGACTATTTGGGCGTCTAAATCGCAAAAGGAACAGAAATGAAATATCATGGAAATGATCTCTTCACACAGGAAGAGTTCGACAAATTCAGAGAAACCAACTTTGATCCACTGGTCAAGAAGGTTGGCACGCTATCTAGATGGGTGACTGGCCTGTCCTTTGGGATTGTGTTCCTAGTCTCAGCAGACGTGTTGATCTTCTTCAGATAAAAGCTGTAACAACTTTTACACTTCTCTAGTTTACAACTCAACGAAACTTGTGTATTATGTTCCTAACTACGAACTCCCGAAGGAGGGAACATGATAACCTTGATTGTTGTAGGACTCTGCTTGTGGGGGTGGGGCCTCTATAAGACCCTGACCGTCTACATCGCGATCATCGCAACCGCGGTGTCCCTTGCCCTTGTCGAAGTTTTGGGAGCCTGTCTTTCCTATCTCTTCTGGAGCGAGACGGTGCGGGCCTACAAGATCGGCAGCTTCATGATGTCCGACTTCCTCGAACGCCCTGGCTTCCAATTCTGGGAAGCGCCGGTTGCTCCGATCATTTTCTTCTTCGACATGGTGTGCAAGGGCTTCACGTTCTGCTGGCAATGCCCGAACATCTTCTCGATTGGACTGTTTGCATGGTGGTGGTACATGGTGTACCAGATCTGGGGAGTCATCGTGTTCAGGTCGATGGCACCTAGGTATACACCCATTCGGTAACCTTCTTCAGCAGGGATCATCGATCCCTTTTTGTCCCACTCAACTTCGAGTGGGATTTTTTTTGCGCTGGGACCAGAGGTGCTCAGAGACCTCCTACTACTTCGATGTAGTTGTTAGTGTTGAACTTACTCACACATCTCTGAGCACCTCTGGTAAGCCCCAGGATATTGATTTCGTAAGGTTGCTTCTCGTATAAAATAAGCTATACGACAAAGGAGCAAATATGGAAATCGATTTTGACGAACTTCTCAAAGATTACAAGCCGTCCTGGAAGGACCGCGCCCGCCGCATTCGCTCGAAAATTCGAAGCGCGTACATTGGCGTCAAGGACATCTTCTTCCCTTGGAATGTCATCAAGGTAAAGAACATGGGACGTGGATGGCATGATCGCGACTACGTTCTCCTTCATGCAATGTTCACCATCTTCGTCGACTTCATTGAAGGTGAACAGCCCTTCGTCGACTGGGGTAGCAAGCACAAGCAGAAGTGCCACACCAACATTGCAGAAATGCGTGAATATGTGGAGAAGTACTACGGCGAAAATGCACCGGTCGAAGAGTGCGGATTCACCCGTGACCAGATGACGACCCGTTATCTCACCTACATGGAGCTGATCTGGATGTACGAGTGGTACGTCACTGGGCAGTGGGAGTTCGACCACGTAGCGAATGGCTTCAGTTGGGAGAAAGAAGAAGAGCATATCAAGAAGTGCGATGACATGCTCCACCGCATCGTGGCTTGGCGCCACCACTTCTGGACTTAATCGTGTTCAGCTGTTTGGGCTTCGTTCTCTTTGTACGCGATGATCGCGTCTACGTGGTTAACGAAGCCCAAATATGAGTTCGCAAATGACGCATTGATCCCACGCATGGCCCAGTACTTGTTGAGAAGGGCGTTCTTGACATCGTGCAGTTGGGAAACCGAAAGATTAGGCCACTCGTTCTTCGGTGGAATTTGATTGTCTTCCATGATGATCCTCTCTGATAGTTGATAACAGGATTATTTACTGCCCACGCCATCAACCGGCCCATATAAATACCAAGTGCAAGTTCAATAACGAACACCCAACAGGAATTTCATATGAAGCTAGAGCAAATCCATCTCAAAGCCCCTGAAACGACAATGACGGAACACCGACCGTCCTCTATCGTTCTTTCCTAAGTCCGCACGATGTTCTCCCAAAACCGCTTTTTCGAAAGGAAGCTGATCCTTCCTTTCTCCGGATGATTGTACCTCGGTGTTGGAGTCCTTTTCGTAAACCACTTTTTCGGGGGTCTAATGACCAAAAGAAAGCAGCGCTACCCACAAGATGTTCCCGCATCGGTAGCAGGCCAGCAAGTCAAGCTGAAAACACGAATCGTTCCAAAGAATATGGCTCAAGAGCTTTACATTGAGTCACTGAAAAACAACCCCATTACCATTGCGAACGGCCCAGCTGGTTCCGCAAAGACTTGGTTGGCCACAGGCATCGCTCTAGAGAAACTGCTCTCCAATAAAGTTTCCAAGATCGTCCTAACCCGTCCAGTCGTTGAAGCAGAAGGCGAGAACCTTGGCTTCCTCCCTGGTACCCTCGAACAAAAGCTTGATCCATACTTGAAGCCGCTCTTCGACGCTATCGAAGAATTTGTCGGCCCAGTGATGGCTAAGAAGTTGATTGAGGACGGCAAGATTGAAATTGCACCGCTTGCTTACATGCGCGGTCGGACCTTCAACTACGCTTACCTCATCCTCGACGAATCGCAAAATGCGACAGTCAAACAGATGAAGCTGTTCCTTACTCGTGTTGGTGAAGGAAGTAGCTTTGCAATCAACGGTGATCTCGGTCAGTGCGATATTCGACAACCACGCGACTACGACGAAAAGACTCCATGGGAGAACGGTCTTCAGTACGCCATCCGTAAATTGGCAGCCAAAGACCCCGACATTCAATACTGCGAATTCTATCAGAGCGACGTTGTTCGATCTGATCTATGCAAAAAGCTCGTTAAACTTCTTGACGCACCTGACAATGGGAGGACCGCACCTGAACTACCTAGAACTCAAGCAACTAGATCGGACTATCGACGCCCTGCAAGTCTCCTCGGCACAGCCTAACTCAGTGAGTCAGCACTGACCGTAGCGAAGACAAGCAGAACAACAATTGGACCTGGGATGAGACTTTGAAGGAGGGCTCATCCCAGCGTTGTTTTCGTCTCCTGAATAAATATGTGAACGTAGAGTATACCGGATTTTCTACGTCATCCCAAATATTGTGAGCCGGCGCAAGGAGATAAAATGAGCTACAAGGTAGACTACCAAAGCGGTGGTATTGAGACTTCGCCATCGATCCCAGGCAAGACAACCATTGACTTGCCACAAAGCGTAGTAGACGCTACTTCTACTTCCCTCACCCTTACGGGTAAAGGCGTTCCAAACTACGGTGAAATCCAACAGGAAAACTTCATCCGTCTGTTGGAGAACTTCGCTTCCAAAACAGCACCCTCACACCCTACCGTTGGTCAAGCATGGTATGATACAGTAAGCACGAAGCTGAAAGTATACGGCATTGACCAAACGTGGCACCTCGTCGGTGGTGTTCTTCCATCTAGCACGCAACCATCCGCGCCACAACTCGGTGACATGTGGTTCGACAACACCACCACTACCCTCAAGGTGTGGAATGGTACCCAGTGGACTAGCGTTGGCGGAGGTGGTCAACCATCCGCAACCGCACCAGCAAATCCTCAGACTGGTCAGCTGTGGTTTGACACCAGCTCTGGCGTGCTGAAAGTGTATGACGCTTCGACTAGTACTTGGACGAACGTTGGCGCAGGTCAGGGCGTCACCACAACTGCTACCCCTCCAACAGCTGGGGCTGCTTCCACAGTTGGTAGTCTGTGGTGGTCGACGTCAGAGAAGATTCTGTACGTGCGCGTAGACAACTCGATGCAATCGACAGCCGATCAGCCACTATACTTCAACAGCTCATGGGCACAGGTATGGCCAAGCGTTACTCGCTACGCTTCCTATAACGAGTACAATGCGCTGGCAACCCGAATCAACAGAGTCATTGGCGCACCATCAACTTCTGGTTCCGCTCCTGATCCCGCAGACAATCAGTGGGGTTGGGGTCAAACTGATACGTTGGAAGTCTTCACTAACATGAACACTCCTTCGCAGTTTGACAACGTTAAGTGGACCATCCTTCTGTCCCGTCTGAAAAAAGCTCTTCGTCACACAGCGGCAGCTGACAATACTGGCTCGATCGGTTTCATTTATGATGGCCGCGGCTCTCACGCTACCGCAAATGCGTATTCGCCAAACGTCAATTGGGTTGCTGGATGGAGTGGTTATGGTATCCAAGGTATCGTTACTAACTGGAATGCTCTCACTGCAGGTGTCGACGCGCTTGAGGCAAACCGCTTCTCGCCTAACGCAGCAAGTATGAACATCTCCTCGCTTCGTTCTGATGCAACGACTGGTACTTGGGCTTCCACACGCCAGTTGGATTTGACGTTTACCTTTGCATCGAATGCAGCAGCGTACGCCTTCTTCAATCAAGCTGGTTCTGCGCGCTTTACCATCTCCCTTACCGATGGCGCAGGCGTTGGTCATGAGTGGTACAACACCATCGTCAATGCGGGTCTGAACACGTCAGGTATCGTGCTTGACTACACTGGCACGAAGATCGGTTTCAATGGCGCGTACAACTCGGGCGGCACGACTACCTACGGCTTCTACGACTTGAATACCACAGCAAGAACGATCGCATCGTTCAACCGTAGTGGTGCGTACGGTACAGGCAGTTTGGTCGTGAATGCAGTGTACAACTCAGCCACCGCGAAATTGACTGTGAGCTTGATCTTCAACGAAGACTACGCAGCAGGCCAAGTCATCAGCAAGGTGACTGTCGCAACCGACGTTCGTGTATCCGCAGCAACCGTCGCCGGCCTGCCATACATCGATACCCCAGCAGTGGTTGTCCCTTCTGTCTCGGCAGCAGGAACCTTCCTCAGCGCAGCAGCAGGAACCTGATAAGGCTAAATAGTCTTGTTACCAAAATGGAGAGAGTGGAAGCTCTCTCCAACTCCCATCGGATATACCCATCATGAAGAGAAATTCTCAGCCTGAAATCAAGGCAGCGATCGACACTCGTCTCGAGGACGTAATCGCTAAAGCCAACTACCGCATCACCCTCAACAACCAAGTCGAAAACGCTCGCATCAAAGCAGACAAAGGTCTCACCTACTCTGTGAATGGCGGCATCTTCAAAATCACCCCTGAACTTATCTCCTTCGTACAGACGCTTCTTGGTATGGGCCAAGAGAACGTCATCTTGAACGATGCGAATAGGAATCCAATCGAAATCACTGATCTCGCAAAATTCCAAGATGACATCGTTGGCAAGTACTACGAAGTCATGAACGAATTTATGGTCGAATACAAGTCGATCAGACAAAAGCGAAACACCGCTGACGTACTAGGAGTGTGACATGTCTCGTGGTGTTGTAATCTTCGGCGTCAATAACGCCCGTATTGATTACGTCCAGCTTGCGATTATGTGCGCATCCTTTATCCGCAAGAACATGCCAGGCACCAACGTCTGCCTGATCAGCGATAAAGGCTCCGTCGATCCTCGCCATGACGTCTACACACTGTTCGACTCTGTGGTGTTGATTGAAGAACAAGAACAAAAGTTCGTCAACAACCGTCGATATCGTGACACTCAATACTATGGGTTCGAAGCCCAATTCAAGAACGAAAGCAGAAGCACGGTCTATGACTTGTCTCCATACGATGAGACCCTCCTAATCGACTGCGACTTCCTCGTCTGCAACGACGTCCTCTCCCATGTATGGGGCAGTGAGGAGGAATTCCAAATCAACAAGTATGCGACTGACCTCTTCCACAACAAACTTCAAGGTGCGGAAGATAGGTTGAACCCATACGGCATCCCAATGTACTGGGCTACTGTCATCTACTTCCGAAAGGGCGAGAAGGCAAAGAGATTATTCGATTTGGTAGAGCACGTCAAAGACAACTGGGACTTCTATCAGCTAACGTACGATTTTCCGGGCGCCTTGTTTAGGAATGACTACGCCTTCTCCATTGCGATCCACATTCTGAACGGTCTGTTCGAAGAGTCGAACTACGTTGTGTCTCTACCAGATCCAACGATCCTATCTGCACTTGATACCGACCAATTCTTCGGCATTAGCTCACCAGCAAAATTACACTTCTTCCACCAGGATCGTCAAGAGACTTGGAAGTACCAAGGTGTGACGACTAACGGTTTGAACGTACACTGCATGAACAAGCTTTCCCTACTCAACAACATGAACGAAATCATGGAGGCACTCAAATGACGGAGAAAGAAAAAGCAGAATACCAGATCATGATGCTCTATTCGACCATGATTCGATATGAAGGTGGTCCTGGATGGGAAGAACGTGCTGTTGAATATCGACAGCACGAGCAGGAAGCATACGCTAAATTGAGAGAAGAACATCCGGAGTGGTACAAATGAGTAGAGGTTTCTTCACTATTGCCCAAGGCGAATCGTATCAACGTCTCGCTTACGCATGCGCACTGTCGTTGAAGCTGTCCCAGACAGGACCAAATGATCTGTCGATTGGTGTAACGAAGGATGAGATCACAAACATTCCTGCCAAGTACCTGGAAGTGTTCGATCAAGTGGTTGAAATTCCTTGGGAAGACCACGCAAAGAACAGCACGTGGAAGTTGGAGAATGAATGGAAGGCGATCTACATGACGCCTTACGATGAGACAATCAAGTTGGATGCGGACATGATTTTCCCTGGTGACATCTCTCACTGGTGGGATATGCTGTCTGACAGCGAAGGCGTGTTCTGTACGAAGGCGAAGACGTATCGTGGGGAGGTTATCACTAGCGATTATTATCGTAAGACCTTCACCGAGTCGAACCTTCCTAATGTCTACAGCGCGATGTTCTACTTCAAGAAGAACGATTTGAACTTTGAGTTCTTCCGTCTTTGTGAGTTCATCTTCAACAACTGGGAGCGCTGCTTCTACGAATTCTTGGAGCCAGAACATCGACCAAAGTTCGTATCAACTGACGTTGTGTTCGGTATCGCGGCAAAGATTCTAGACTACCCATCCTACAACCTCTACTCTGAATCGGACCTGCCTACGTTCGTCCACATGAAGTCGCAACTGCAAGGTTGGCCTGAAGGTCAGTTCATGGTCGAAGACTGGACTAAGATTGTCCCCTACTACTTCAATAGGGATTGCTCGTTGAAGATTGGTAACTACGCTCAACAGCTGCCTCTTCATTATCATGTGAAAGAGTTCATGACCGATAAAATGATCAACACAATGGAAAGGAAGCTGGGAGTATGATCGAACAGCTCATGCAAGTGCTGTCTAGCACGCAAGACTTTGCGCCAACACCCGCACCCGCACCCGTCGAACCAAAATTCTACGTCCACTTTAACAGCACCACTCTGCAAATTAAGTCGATTAGCTCGTGTGACGTGACGGTGGAAGATGAGAAATGTTTAGAAGTGGATTATGAGTTGGGTTTGAAGTTCATCACCGGCGAAGAGAATCCAATCTCGTGGTCGATCATACCTGATGACAAGTTGTTTGTCTTCCAAAAGATTCAACCGCACACTGTCAAACTGAATCGCGTAGATATTGGGTTGGGCATTTATGAGGTGAAGCCTAATGACTGGGATGACATTCGACTGAAGGTGTTGAAGGATGAAGGTGTTGTGGAGATTTACTACGATGGGGAAAAGCTGAAGACGATCTCAAATCCCGTCAAGATGTACTTTACGAGGGAGGGTGACATGACGTACCTGAAGTGCGCCTTCTCGTTGGACGTAAATATCCTCAACGAAATCACCACTTACAACAACCTCCCATCCTGGCCCAATCCAATTCGCCTTAACCTGAAAGACGTTGATGATCTCTCAGTGTTCGCGGTGAGGGGGCCTCTATCCGTATCATTCCAAAATGGCTAAACATTCCATCTCAGACTTCGATCTCTTCTACCTCTCCTATGATGAACCGCAAAAGGAAGAGTTCTGGGCAAAGCTGCAAGATCAGTGTCCATGGGCTCAACGCGTTGATGGAGTAAAGGGATTTGATAGCGCGCACAAGGCCTGCGCGAACGCATCTAGTACTGATAAGTTCATCACTGTCGACGGCGACAACCTAGTCTACGACGAGTTCTTCGATTTGGAGTTGGACATCCCCGCCCATCTCGATGACAAGACGCTGAGCTGGGGAGCAAGGAACATCGTCAACGGTCTCCACTACGGCAACGGTGGTCTGAAGCTGTGGACCAAAGACTTCGTGTTGAACATGCGCACTCATGAGAACGCAACACGTGACGAAGAAAAAGTAGACTTCTGCTGGGACGACAACTACGTCCAGCTCAACAACACCTACTCCGACACGTGCATTAATGGCTCGCCCTTCCAAGCCTTCCGCGCAGGCTTCCGTGAAGGTGTGAAGATGACTCTTGATCGCGGTGCGAAAGCAACAGGTCTCATTCAAAACTCTGTCTACGCAACCAACTACAAGCGCCTGCTGATTTGGGCTTCTGTTGGTGCTGACGTAGAGAACGGAGTGTGGGCTGTCTACGGCACTAGGCTCGGCATCTACATGGCCAACATCGAAGCCGACTTCGACATCGCACAGATTTCTGACTACGATTGGTTCAAGAAGTACTTCCATGAAGAGATCAAACCGAAGTTTGCAACCGAAGAAAGCCTGTTGAAGGCGAGCGCAGACCTGCTCATTCCACTGAAGAAAGATCTGGGTATGAACATTGCTGACATGACCGCTGACGCATCATCCTTCTTCAAGTCCGTCTACGAAGCGCCCAAGCGCAATTTAAATGCAGTCCTAACCGAAGTCGAGGCTAACAAATGAAAATGGCGGAACTATTTGAGGCCACGTTTAGACCACAGATTGGGAAGTGCTATCGACTCGCTGATAAACCTGAGCATGGTGATTACGCGGGTGAGACAGTGTTCGTAGAGACAGGGCCACGAAATGCTGGTCTTCCAAGTGAGCAGTATAGAGTCAGCACCGGCCCAAACAACTATGATGTTGACTGGATTGATACATCAATGTTTGATGGCGCAGTTGAGGTAGATGAACCTCCTAATATTCGATACGTTAAAAAGAACCCCTGAGGAATCAAATGAACAACATCTACGCATACACTGAAGTAACCGGTCAAACCCTCCCCGCCTATGTCTCGCTTAACGAACGAGATGGGAAATACTACCTCTACGTTCGCACTCGTGGTGAGGAGTACGCCTCTGTTATGGAGGTATCTCTAGAGGAACTTCTGAAGATGGGCGCGAGCATCGAACTGAAGTTGGGTGATTAAGATGAACCTTCTCATTCCAATGGCGGGTTTAGGGTCCCGCTTCAGTGCGGCGGGATACACTGACCCAAAGCCCCTCATCAAGTTCCTTGGTAAGACGATGATTGAGCATGTCGTAGATTCGTTCCCTCTTGCAATTAGACATCTGATCTTTATCGTCCAGAAAGAGCACGTTGAGAAATACGACGTGAAGAACTTCCTTCAAGAACGATACGAAGGATGTGATGTGGTCGTCATTGATGGCGTGACTGAGGGAGCCGCATGTACCGTGCTTCAAGCAAAGCACCTCATTAACAATGATGAGCCATTGGCGATCATGAACTCTGACAACATCATCAAGTTCAACGAAGCAAGTGTCACTCCTCTCTACACACACGCTGATGGTGTGATCATGACGTTCGAAGATACCGATCCAAAGTGGAGCTTCGCGAAGCTGGATAAGCATGGGTTCGTAACTGAAGTCGTTGAGAAGGTACCCGTCAGCACTCATGCCACAGCAGGTCTCTACTTTTGGTACAAGGGTAGTCAGTTCGTTGATGCAGCGGAGTTAATGATTAAGAAGAACATCCGCTACAAGAACGAATTCTACGTTGCTCCAGTCTACACTCAAAACGTAGCGCTGGGTCACAAAGTAATTACCATGCCAGTTGACGAAATGCATGGTGTGGGAACTCCTGAAGATTTAGAGGCATACATCAAGCATGAGACTGATCGCGCACCGAGGTAATAGGAACGGCCCGTCTAACCGCGAGAATGAGCCCTCCTACATTGAGGAGGCGCTCGCAGCGGGATATGACGTGGAGATTGATGTATGGTTCCACCAAGGCGGTATCTGGTTAGGACACGACGCGCCCACCTACCATGTCAATCCTTCATTCCTAAAAACGCCAGGGTTATGGTGCCATGCGAAGAACTTCGCTGCCCTAAACACTCTTCGTATTTGTAAGACCAAGCATTACTTCTGGCACCAAGAAGACGACTTCACATTGACGTCGTCAGGTTATATTTGGACCTACCCTGGGAAACAACTGAGCAGGCACTCGATCGCAGTTATGCCTGAACTGATTGGCGACGTAAACGCAATAGATAAGAGCATCTACGGCATTTGCACGGACTACGTGTCCATCGTCACACATGAAACTTGCAATATTTGATCTCGATGGGGTGTTAGTCGACACCTCATCCATTCACACCTCCGCATTCCGTCAAGCCGTACTTGAAGTCATTGGTGAGGAAGCATCCAAACTTCCTCTTCTTGATGCAAGCGACGGCGTTCGCACCATTGACAAGTTGGAAGTTTTGCGCGCTAAGTACCAACTCAAAGCAGCAGACGTCCGCAAGATTGATCTCTTAAAGCAAGAGGCGACGATGTCGCTGATGTCCAACCTGCCTAGCAACGAAGAAGCGATTAGGGTGATGGAACATTTCTCAGCAAATCCCTTCTACATTGCTGTCGCAAGTAACTCTCGTCGTCTGTATGTTGATCTGATCTTGGAAAAGATCGGCGTAAAGCCATACCTCGATTTAGTCATTGCAGGAGATGAGGTTAGCAAGCCTAAGCCTGATCCAGAAATCTTTCAAAAAGTAATGGAAAAGCTTTCGGTGAATTACGATGATACTGTTATCTTCGAAGATTCACCAAGTGGGATAGCTGCGGCACGTGCTTCGAAGGCGACAGTGGTTAAAGTTGACCCGCACACTCTTATCACCATGAAGGACGTAACATGATTTTGTACGCGAACGGGTGTTCGCTAACTGAGGGTAGCGAACTTGGCAATAAACAATTTGGATGGGATGAAAAGAAGTTTGGTGTTGCAACTAGCCGCACTTACAGCGCGTTGACCCCTCAACACTACGCTCATATGGAGTATCATGCGTGGCCTGCGGTGTTGGCTCGCTCGCTCGGCATGGAGGTACTTAACGAAGGTCTGGGCGGAAGCAGCAACGAAAGGATTGCTCGCACTACCATCTCAGCGGTTGGCAAGTTGCTCAAGACACACAAGCCTGAAGACATCTTCGTGATCGTCGGATGGACGGCATACGAGCGGTTTGAGACTAGACATCGTGGGCAATGGCGACAGTTCATCCCTGATCTTGTCGCACAGATCCAAAAGAACACCACTGATCTGTCACCTGAATTTCTAGACTACCTGAAGAAGCACGTTAAGTGGGTAAGTGGTGATCCCATCTACAACATTACCAACTACCTGCAAAGTATCATCTCACTGAAGACATTCTTGGAGTCGAAGAAGATCAAGTACGTATTCACCCATTCGCTCGTGTCTTCAATCCAGCAATACTACGAAAGGGATGACGTTGAGAAAGCCGTCGAGTCTGAAGAGCTACAGACGATGTTTGAGTTGGTCAACTTCAATGCTCCTAACTTCATTTACGCGCCAGAAAATTTCACGCTGCGCCAGCTGTTCAGCAATGTGGAGACAACGTGGTTCTGCGAATGGTCCTATCCTGAAAATCCAACAGGAAATGGTGGTCACCCATTGGAGTCAGGACATGCGGCGTGGGCTAAATATCTGCACGATCAAATCAAGATGAGAAACATCCTATGACCTTCATTAAGAACTTACTCGAATCCTGGAAGATGGCATATCGCCAGTACAAGCGAAAGAAGAACAAATCCGATCCGTTCATCTACTGAGGTTGACATGACTTACGCAGTTTGCTTTTACGGAACCAAGAGTGTGGACACCACTGAACTTCAAGCTAAGCTTCAGAAGTGGTTCCCATTCCCAATGACCTTCTTCCATCACTTTGACGAAGACAAGTTTCTTGCCCTCGAAACTGTATCGCACAAGAAGAAGACAGCTGAATTTCAGACTCACGTCGAATTCAAAATCTGTATGGCGTACGACACTGATGTGATGTTCGACGTAAGGCACATCGAGATGGTGTACGATGCTGACAAGAAGGTCGACCTTCAAAAGAACTTCATCTACTACATGACAGGTGGCTTCGACAAGAAGCATTGGCTGACGAGTGTTAACCCATGCGTGTTCATCGCTCGCAGTTGGGAATTCGATAGGGCGTGTGAGTACCACACTAATCTCAAGAACATTCCCGTCAATCAAATCCGCGGTCCAAGCGTAGATGACGCCGCCAAGTTCTATTACCATCTGCAAACCCTTTCCCTATCCACTGAGTGTGTCAATTATGAGAATCGCAGTCTGTTTATCCGGGCAACCTAGGTCGATTGAGTTCGCTCGGAAATCTATCCTCAGATATTTTAATGCAGAAGGAGTTCAAGTTGACTTCTTCTGTCATGCTTGGGACTACAACACTTGGAAACTTCCTGATCATTCAATAGGCGAGTACCAACAACTTGACAAGGACTGGTTGACTGAACAGCTGTTACAATTCAATCCAATTTCCTACGTCATTGAGACGCAAGAAGATTTGTTCAAGGCGCAGGAGCCAATGGGATACGTTCCTTTTGGCAGTTTGTATTGGTCGATGATGATTGCCAACCATCTTAAGCGTGCACATGAGATTGAGATGGGCTTCCGCTACGATGTCGTGTTCAAATGTCGGTACGATAACGTCTTTGACCCTGACACCAGCGTGATGGATCAATTAAGAGACAATTGGATTGGTGATCGCACGATTTACTTCCCGCACAACTATCGAATGGGATTAGAGTACAACCAATTCAATGCGTCAGATTGCATCTTCTTCGGTGACTCGTGGGGTATGGATCTGGTCTGCGATATCTTCCGAAAGATTCGCGAGGGTGAAGCGCCAAAACGGAGGATCGATAACTATCATGTTCTTGGACCAGGGACCAGGCTTACGAAGTACGGACAGGCCATTAACTTGGACATGAAGGTTGCTAGTAACTTCCCAGAGATCATGTATCGAGCAGAGGTCTTGGGCATGGATTCAGTAGATGACTTCTACGCAATCAAGGACATGCATCACTCTTACTATCGCTAGAGCTTACCAGAGAGGTCCAGAGATGCATAGCCTATTTCGACACTAACTTCTACATCAAGTAGGTAGGAGGTCTCTGGGAGGTCCGCACGTCAAAAAGGGTAGCCTACGCTACCCTTCGTTGTTTGCAGGGAAAGGATTTAGTTGAAGTGCAGATTCTTGATCTCGGTCTTGCCCTTACCCTGGATTACTTCCGTGCCCAGTTCGATGGAGACCAGGTAGTCGGTGCTCTTAATCCAGCCACGTTGCAAAGCGTCGTTGACGAAGTCCTTGACATTAATCTTCATCGAGTTAATCGGGGTACCGATGGGCGCGAAGTATTGGATGGCGTTCCAGTTGGTGATGAAGCCGTTGTGCACGACCTTGTAGGTGACGCCGCCGATCGTTGCTGTTTCACCCGTCAGATCAGAAGGACCGATGTTGCGATCCGTCAGAATGACGATCTCGGTTCCGATGTCCGCGTTGCTCGTGCTATTCGAACTCATCACGAAGACGTCCAGCATCGTTTGGTAGGAGCACGTGGTCTCGCAGCTCGTCTTCACATCCGCATTTACCACCTGGTCTCCCATGCTCGTCACTCGCACAGGGAGCTTCTTCGTGGTGGAGAAGGCGGAGCCAGGGTGCAGGCCGTAGGTGATGTTGGAGAAGTTCACAACGCCAGGGGTTTGCGAGGACGTGATGTCCCAGTTGAAGGTGACGTTGGCGATGTTCGTATTCGGGTCGATCGTCCCCACCACGTTCTCGTAGTAGGCGGAAGCCGACTTCACTCCCCAGAACCCAGTGTTGGTTTGCAGTTCGCCCGAGGTGTGGGACATGTTCGCAGGCTCGAAGCCCAGGGTGTCAGCATTTGCGGACTTGGTGAGTTGGTCGTTAATGTTGAGGATAGGCAGGGAGACCGGGACTTGTGCGACTGGTGGGGTTTGGGTGGAACTACCACCGCCTCCACCGCCACAGGCCGAGAGGATCATCGATACCAGGACAGTTGCCGCCACATTGATTTTCTTCATTTTTAAACCTCGCTGAGAGTTAGTATGGATTTATTGTACTAAAGTTCGCGCTGATTGTAAACAGGTTAAGTGTAAAACTTGTTACAAATCAATTTGAATAAGTACTTCATCGCACTTTATATAATGGAGATCAGACAATGATTATCTGGGGCGTCAACGCCGATAACCATGATGCTTCGATTTCGGTCGTAGATTCGGTCACGAAAGACATCCTCTTTGCTGGCCATGCCGAAAGGTACAGTAGGATTAAGAACGACGAACACCTCAACAACGAATTGATTCAAGACGCTTTGCAGTTTGGTTCCCCAGGCAAGGTCGTTTGGTTTGAGAACCCATGGGGAAGAAAAGCGAGATTCATAAAGGCTGGGCAGTTCGACAAGGTCATGCAGGCTTTTCCGAAAGAGTACATGAAGCAGTTTGGAATTGTTGCGCCGATCGAATACTCCGATCACCACCAGTCCCATGCAGCCGGTGGATTCTACACTTCAGGTTTTGATGAGGCAGTGTGCGTTGTCATCGACGCAATCGGCGAGCTAACCACTGCATCCATTTGGCATGGGAAAGGTTCGAACTTAAAGCGGGTGTGGTCACTGAAGTATCCTCACTCACTCGGTCTGTTCTACAGTGCCGTAACCGACTTGGTAGGTCTGAAGCCCAATGAAGAAGAGTACATCTTGATGGGTATGGCCGCATACGGCAATCCTTCAAGTGCAGACCTCATCGCAGCAGAAATGCAGGAGGAATTCTTCGATGGTCATCTTCACCAAACAACCAATCTCCATCGAGGTATGAGAGGCAGCCAGTTTGCTTGTCAAGCGAAAGGCGAACAAGGCAGATATGACTTGGCTCTCGCGGCGCAGACTCTCATAACACACAAGATTTCGCGCGTTATTGAGATGGCATTGGACATGACAAACTGCAGGAACATCGTTTACTCAGGTGGCGTTGCTTTGAACTGTCTTGCGAACGCTGAAGTAGTAACCAAACTGGGCGATAAGTTCGACAACTTCTGGATCATGCCTAATCCTGGCGATGCTGGTAACTCCTTAGGCGCGATCGCGAATAATCTGCGCACTCAACTGAATTGGAAGAACGCGATGCTTGGTACGAACATCGACTCTGACATCGACCCATCAGACGTGGTGAAAGAGCTGCTTACGACGGGCGTTTGTGGTGTGATGACTGGTAGAGCTGAGTTTGGGCCAAGAGCTCTTGGCAATCGCTCTCTACTTGGTGACCCTCGCAGTAACTTGATGAAGGATCGCGTCAATGAAATCAAGAAGCGACAGAAGTTCCGACCATTTGCTCCTGCTGTATTGGACAGATACAAGCACGATCACTTCATCATGCCTGGAAAGTTGGACAAGGTGCCATACATGCAGGCGGTCTGCGTCGTAAAGGTTCCTACAACTCTACCAGCAGTCTCCCATGCTGATGGTACTGGTCGTTTACAGACCGTTACGCACGATGAGTCGCCCTTCTTCAATGCTGTGCTAGAGGCGTGGTATGAGAAGACCGGCTGCCCTGTTCTGCTGAACACTTCGCTGAACATCAAAGGCGAACCTCTTGTAAACACCGTAGAAGATGGTGAGCGATTTGCAAGCAAATACCAGGTTAAGGTATTCTGACCATAAATACTCCGAACTTTCTTCTTTTCAAGGGCTCCCATGAAAATTTATCAACACGCATCACTCTCGGACGATCCAACGCAGAACATGGACGCCGTAACGAAGCAGTACGTTGACCGCCTTGTCTCTGCTCTTACGCAGGGTGCAGGCGGTGGCGTCTTCTTCACGAACATCGCACCTACTTCCACTGGTAACGTAGGTGCAAAGCAGTATGTTCCTAACACCGTTCCTTCAAACAAGGTCATCACTGATGGTACGACTGACACGAACAACGTTCGTGTTACTCTAATCGCTGAGGGTGGTGGGCAATTCTATTCCCCAACGATCACTGTTGATACCAACCCACCCCTGCCAGGCATGCCAGCAACCGTGGCGCTGGTTGAGGATGCAAGTGACAAACGCTTCTTCACTGGCTACGTTGACCTCACTAACGTAACTGCTGACGTCACTGTCACCGCAACCTCTTCGACTGGCGGTGTTGCGACTTGCGTCGTTCATCGCGCAGCAGCAGGCCCACAGATGGACACCCTGCTGATTGGCGCTCTACCAGGTTCTCAGACTGAAGTTAAGTCGGGCGACGTGGTACAAATTTCCGGTCGTATTGAAAATGCTGCGACCTATGTAGAAATTATTGCTGGCGGCGCAGCTGGTAGTCTGTCTTCGCTCACCCTTGGCGGCGACGACTCCTTTGGCACTGGTTACAAGTCCTTCAGTGGTACCTTCACTGTTGGTTCGGGTGCTGGCGCACAGACTGTTTCGGCACACGGAAGGAATGCACTTGGTACCTTTGGTAACACGTTCGTCTCTACCAACACCGTCACGCTGAACCAAACCTACCCAACGATTGGCGCACGTACGATCACTTATCCTGCTGGCCAAACAGCTCTGAAGGGTACTGAATCAGCTACCGTCACTGCTACCATCACCAACGCAGATACTGTGGCATACACGACTTCTGCTAACCTGTCGGTTGCGAACCCATCTACTTACGCAGCGTCGAAGACCGTTACCCGCGTGTCTGGTACCTACGTAACGGGTTCGAATAACTACACCATCACGGCTACCAAGACCAGCAATGGCGCAGTCTCCACTGCATCTAGCGCGGTCGTTATCGCAGACGCAGCTCCTACCGCTTCGATCTCGATCACTGGTAACCCAACACGTCTGCTGTCTTCGCCAACTGGTGTTGACTACGTCGTCGTCATCACGCCTACTGAAACCCTGTCTTCGGCTCCTTCGCTCACCGCATCTTCGGGTACTTGGCAGGGTGCATGGACCCAGTCTGGTAACAACTGGCAGCGTACCCTGCGCATTGTCGATGGCGATGCAAAAGGCGCACAGACCTTCAGCAACTTGGTGATGACCAACCAAGCAAGCGTCATTGGTAATACGATCACGGCTGGAGCAAGTTACACTGTTGGTGGTTTCGCAACTCGCACTATCACCTTCGCAGCGTTCGAGCAATACCACGCAATCGGCACTCTTATCGGCAACATCGACAAGGTAACCGCAAAGTACTCTGGTACTGCGAACAACCTGACTCTGTTCAAGGATACTGTTGACCACTTCCAGGGCTTCACCATTGTGAACGCGCAAGGTCAGTATGACCCTAACGGTGGGTATCTCTTCCTCACTGACTCTGCATACGCACAGTCCAACACGACTGGTACTTTGATGGTTGATATTACGGAGGCCGCATAATGAGCGCGTTTGAAGACTTCATCCAACGGGAACTTCCTAAGCGTGGTTACCTGGATGTAGACGTTCCTCAAGAGTCGATCATTGTTCGTCGTGGTCCTGGTGCTCGACAGTTCGATGGCGTCACCATGACAGAAGGCCAAGTTCTGGCTATGGTGAATGGTGTGCTGACTGGTACCAACCTAGGTGGTGCTGGCGGCCTGTCTAGTGTGCGTAAGTTCGTACTCGCGGTTGCTTCTCCTGAAACTGTCTGGACCATTGAACACAATCTCGATTCTGAGAATGTGATCATCCAGGCCTTCGATGAGAACAAAGCTGTCATCCTCCCCGACCTCATCAGAATCATTGATGAAAATACGGTTGAACTGCAGTTCTCAGCTGCTCAGGCAGGCACTGCACGCGTGATCTTCCTTGACTAATCTTAGTCAGTAGAAGTAAAAGAAAAGGGGACCTTAAGGTCCCCTTTGTTTTGTGAGCTATGAGCTAAGCCCTAATTACGAACGCCTATTTTACTTCCAGTAGAACGATAGAGAAGAACCACCACTTGAACCTGCTGTTGTAGAGTTCATCACTACCTTGCCACTAGAGCCAACCGCCTGTCCAAAGCTGCGCACGCCGGGATAGTACATGTTAGACGAGATGGCTTGAGCGGACGAGACCATTTTAAGAGCCAAGCCGTGATCAAAACCCACGCTTCTACCACCAGCAGCTACTTTCGCCAAGGAGTAGCTTAATGCTGGCGTCCCTGTTGCTACGTTACGCCCAATACCAAATTTTCTTGTCGCGACGTTGAATGATGAAAGGGGTGAGCTTGTGAACACCACAATGCCTTTAATTGCAAGTGCTGCCATTATGCCACCTTCAATGCAAAGCAGCCATAGTTAGTCAAGAATGCCATGTAAGTATCTGTACCATCACTGAAAGTGTCACCCGTATTTGCAGCGCCATACGCAATTTCTTTGACATCATACATCTTGCCTAGGATAGTTCCATTGCTTCCTGAAAGGCTACAAAGTACCCACATGTCACGGAAGTCATAGTATGTGGCATCAGTAGCGGTTCTATTCGGCCTTCCTGGCGAGCCAACCGTGCCCCCGGCACCGTAGTATTTGGCGCATATTGTACCAGTCATGCCAAGCGCGCTTGTGCCCGTAACATCACCAACACCAGACTGATTTTTAATTCTTGGGAACACCATTGAATAACTGTTGCCGCTTCCATATGGTATTAGCCCCTGGTCGGCTCCCGTGCAAAACGCGGGGTAGTTTGTACCCTTTAGATAGAGGGCATCCCTAGAGACCTCAAATGTTCCACCACCATTGTGAGTCACGATACCATTAGAGATAGTTGCAGGTTTAGCAAAGTAGATTGTTCTTGGGGTGACGTAAAGATAAAAAGTTTGCTTCGACCCGCCGGTGGCTGTTACAGCTGCAGGGTAGGAAGATTGATTAGTACCAGTGTGAGTCGTAGCGTTCCATGATTCGAACAAGTCAAAGCTTACATTATTACTTGCGCCCACCAGAGATAGCCTCACATACTTGATGTTGCCATCCACGTCTGGTGATGAAATGACAACGCCGGTATTTGGAGCGGCGTTGTCAACTAGAGTCCAACCAGGGTTAACAATCTTAGCCAAGATTGTCGTGTACACTTTATCGCAGCCTGTAGACAAGTCAGAAATGCTTCCGCCGGTGCAGAGCAAAGCCACATCGTTAATAATGTTTATGGTCGTCACAGACGCATTAGTTACGTATTTTACCAGCATGTGTTTCTCCTTATGCTACCTTAGCGATCAAAGTCCCAACACCAGTGGTCTGCACCAAGATCATGTAAGTACCGGTGCCATCTGACAGAGTGTCAAGAGGGTTACCGACCGCGCTTAAGTTAGTCGTCTCGAACACATCAATGCACTTGCCATAGATTGCCGCCCCCGCGCCAGAAGTAGCTAGCCAAATAGGGCGAATTTCATTGTAGTATGTGCCATTCGCATCTATGAGGTAGGAGGTTGGCGAGGTAATGCCCCCAGCGGCGACATTGCGAGCGGCAATTGTTGCGGAGAGAGCAGTCGTTGGTACAGTATCTCCTGCGGCAGTGAGATTCTTAGTACGTGAAATGTTCATGTTTTTGTTACTATTGGTAAGACCTGCCAACATACCGACGCATACTGCTGGGTAGGTGGTTCCTTGGAGATAAGCTGCTTCTCTCGTGAATTCAAATGCACCAATACCGCCACCGCCTGCTGGATTAGAGCCGCCACCCATAACAATGAATGATCTCGCGGTTGCAAAAATGAAAAAGTAATTGACAACATTTACTGTCACGCCTGGAGAGGTCGACACTGCACCAAGTGCGGTGGTTGGATTAGTACCAGTGTGCGAGGTGGAATTCCAGGTTTCATACGCCTGAATATCCAAGTACGTTGCATTAGAAGCAAATAGCTTGACGTACTTGGTGTTGCCAGCCAGGTCTGGCGCTGAAAGGATGTATCCTGAGCTGCCAGCATTGTTGTCAGTAATGGTCCAACCTGGGGCAACAGTGCTCAAGAGGGTTGAGTTAGACTTGTCGCAAGAAGAGGACAAGTCAGTAATTGCTGCGCCCGCCAAAAGAGCGGCGATATCAGCGATCACATTTGCCTGAGTAGGCGAAGAAGTGGTTACGTATTTTGCGAACATGAGAATTCCTTTCCTTACTTTACCTTGAGAGCCATCAAACCACTATAGCCTGGGAGAACCATCCACGTGTCAACACCGTCGCTGAACGTGTCGAACACAGTGTAGCCACCACGAGTGATCTCTGCGATATCGTAGAGGCGGCCGATGATCGTGTTGTCGGATAGAGCGATCCAAATAGGACGTACTTCAATGTACTGAACACCGTTGGCGTCTTGCCGTGCAGTGGTTCCAGCCAAAATCGAACTGCTGGATCTTGCCGTGATCGTTGCGGATTGAACAGGGTACGGTAGGGTGTCACCGGCAGCTGTCATATTCTTGCCCCTAGGCATTGACATGGCCGTCGGGCTACTAAAACCGTATGCTCCGCCAGCAACGGTAGCGGGGTAGGTAGTGTTGTTTTGCAGGTATGCGACATCACGAGACACTTCGAGCACACCAAAACCGTCAGCACCACCGGAGATGTATGCTGTTTGCGGGGTACCAAAGACCATGAAGCTCGTACCATTGCTCAAGACGTATGCGCCACTTGGGTTAGTACCAGTGTGGGTGGTACTGTTCCAAGTCTCATACACTCTGATAGCAATCTGCGAAGTGCCTGATGCGTAGATGTACACATACTTCGGATTGCCATTCATATCTGGGGCAGAGATGACTTTACCTAAGTTAGATGCGTTGGCATCTACCAGAGTCCAGCCAGGGGCAACAGTGCTTACGATCGTGGTGTTTGCCTTGTCGCAAGTTGCTGAGAGGTCTGCAACTTGCGCGCCACAAAGAATGGCAGCAAGGTCAGAGATTAGGTTCGCCTGAGTGTAAGAACCCAGAGCAACATATTTTGCTTGCATGTTAGTAGTCCAGTCGAATAGTTAGATCCTTGCCAACACCACTTACGACGTCCATCGTCAGATAGTCGGTTGTTAGCACGCTAAAGTTGGCAGCAATTTTCGTCATCGAATCGCCCGCCTTGATGGTGATGTTAGTCACCACATTCCCATTCTTTCTAACAGTGGCAACAACATCAGTAGTTGCGTTGCTAGACAGCCAAGCAGAGATAGATGTCACCGCGATAACATCGCGTGGATAAAAGCGAGCGGTGCCTGCCACTTGCTTCACATCACCTGGAAAATTGCCAGTCACACAGTTAGCGGCTGTTTGTCCTTGAACGCGGACCCACGTAGCGCCATCAAAGACGAACAGACCAACTCCGTCCTTGAAGAAGAGTTCGCCTTTAGTTCCCGATGGGAAGTTCGGGCCGTTATCTATTGTTAAATTTACAGCTGTTGATGAGTCGATCAGTTCAATACCGTCGAATAGCATAATGCGTACCTCACTTAGAGCCTGACCATCTTGGTCAGGCATTATTTATCAGGTTGACCCTGATTTTAGGAATTTGCTGGCAGAACTTCCAGCGCGGCCAGTTCCTCGACTGGCTCTTCAGTACCCATATAGTAGGTACCCCTGTCTTGTCCCCACCATGCCGAGACGGTGAGAGATTCGATCACATCCTGTGCAACACCGTAGTAGACGTGAGATGCAGAAGGCATGCTCTCTTTCAGTTCCTCGTAGTTCATGGGACTTTCTCCTTTGGTTGAAAGTCATATTTATTCCGCTGAATAAAGATTTCATCTGACGTCGCAAAGCATACAATACAACTCTCACAAGGAGCTACACATGCTAACTATCAACTCACTCGATGAATTTCGTTCCAAGGTTGCGCGCAAGCAAGAGATTCGGGAAGCAGAGATTGCACCCAACCTAATCTCGTTCTGCTACATGGTGTCGGCTGAAGGAACCTTTGACGATGCGTGGTCACGTGAGTGCCGTGGTATCGTGTTTGACAAGCGGACTGGCGAAGTGGTCGGTCGCCCCCTGCACAAGTTCTTCAATGTGAACGAACGTGAAGAGACTCGTCCAGAAAATCTGCCGTCCAAGATCACTCGCTTGATGGACAAGCGTGACGGTTCGATGATCCACACTGTGAAGGTGGAGAATGAAGGTGGCTATACTTTCGCTCTGAAGTCGAAGAAGTCGTTTGACTCGGACGTTGCAAGACAAGCCACTGCATGGATCAATGAGCCAGAGAACTTCTCCTTCTTCATCTTCGCCGAAAAGATGGCGATGGCTGGTCATACCGTGATCTTCGAATACACCGCTCCGGACGCTCGCATCGTTCTGCCTTACAAGAAGGCAGAGTTGCAGGTGCTACATATCCGCAACAACCGGACTGGTGTGTACTGGCCAGTGGAAGAAGTGCGAGCAGCTGCCGTGATCTTCAAGGTAAAGGTAGTGGAAGAGTTCAATGTTGAATTCGCCACCCTCCAAATGCTGCTCGATGCAGCGAAGACCAGCGAAAACATCGAAGGTTGGATTGCGCAGTACGACAACGGCGAAATGGTGAAGGTCAAGACCGACTGGTATTTGAAGCGTCACCGCGCAATGACCTTCCTCCGTGAGCGTGACATCGCTCAGCTTGTGCTGGACGAAGGCTTGGATGATGTCAAGTCCATGCTCGTCGGCGATGGTGTAAACATCGAAGACATTTTGAAGATCGAGAACCGCGTAGTAAGTCAGCTCATCAATCTGCACAACACCGTTCAAGATGCACTGCGTGTGGATGGTGAGATGGAGCGGAAGGACTTTGCGATCAAGTACAAGGACCACACTCATCGTGGCCTGATCATGGCAGCCTTCACTGGAAAGCAGCCATCCTACAAGGAGTACTTCGAGCGGAACATCCTCCGTCAAGAGTACACATTGCGCCAACTGGCGTTAATGGACAGCACGGCAGAGGCAGAATAATGGGAACTGTTACTATTTCAAAAGAGGAGTATGAAAAGCTCCTCGATGATTCGGCGAAGTTGAATTCACTTATCAATGGTGGCGTAGATAACTGGGAATGGTACTGGGAAGCTCTCGCCGAGTATCGTCAATGGAAAGGAGAAGAGGATGAGTAAGCGTATTCCGCATTCGAAGCGTTCAATCAAACGCCTCGTTGGCAACAAGCTGAGCCGTGGAAACGGTCGGCGCTTCTACACACTGTATGACATGGCGATCGTCAAGCTGGACGAAGCCATTCGAAACAGCAAGATCAACCGCGGTGAAGTGGAGCTGAAAGGCAACAACCACAACATCGTCCAATGTGGTTGCGGTGGCACGGGCTGCTTCATCCACTTCTCCTACGAAAACAAGGCAACCTAAATGTACACGATCGGTGATCTTAAACGAGACCTCGCAGAACTTGACGACAGCATTCCGCTCGTCATGCAAGAAGATGATGAAGGCAATGGCTACCACTACGTTCGTGGTGTTGAATTCATCCCATCTGGAGAACATGCCAACTACTACGATCCGAAGTCGCGTGAGTGTTTGACGGGTCAAGACCTGGAATACTACGAACGCGATCCTAAGGAAGAAGGTTTGAAGCTCTGCGCGGTGGTGTTCTAATGGTAGGCTGGATTCTCTTCTTCGCACTGTTGTGGTTCGTGGCGGGTTGTGGCAGCGCATTCATCACCGCTTTCGACCGCCGCAAACCTACTCTCTTTCAACAATTTCTGATGATCCCACTAGCGATCATTGCCAAGCTCACGGGGAAATAATGGAACTACGAGACATCGCAGAGTTGAAATTTCGCAGTGATGATCTGAACGAGACGCTCACCATCCGTGAGTACCTCCAACGTCTCCTCACCACCCTGTGGTATGAGGAAGAAGGCTTCAGCGGCAAGCGACCGTTCGGCAACAGCTCGTGGCAGTATGAAGTGTTTGATCCCCTGGTCCGCTATGGCGTGGTCCCTGGCGACATCGAAAAATGCCCTGATGGTCGAGCGTGGCCGCATGACAACAAGGCAGCGCACAAGATCATCGCTGACCTCATTCACTACATCTTCCAAGGTGATTAAGTGCAGTACATCCTCACACAAGAAGAGTACGATGCGCTGAAGGAAAAGCAGAAGTTGCACTTGGACATGCAGGGGAAAAAGCTCCAAGAGCTCTGCACCAAGATCTGCGACACAATGCCGGTTGACTGGGGTTGGGGTGGTAGGAAGGGTGACCCCGAAAACATCAAGCCATGGGGCTGCATTCTCACCTATGAAGCAGAAGCCAAAGCGAAGGGTGAGCACTACTACCACGACGACTGGTACTGCGATCAATGCCCAGTGCAGGACATCTGTCCTCATGATTGGAAGAGCTGGAGCAAATAATGGAACTGAAACTGTACGTCACCATCCATTGCTTGCCAGAAGAATTCTTCGCCGACGAAAACTACCATGCGAACATGGAGATGGTGAAGGAGTCTCTCCACATTCTGGCTGAAGACATGGGTGGCGACATCCACGATATCGAAATCAAATAAGGAAAACAACATGACACGTAAACTGGTAACAGTCCGCCAAGTGTCGGCGGTAAATCCCATCGAAGGTGCCGACAGCATCGAGCGCATCACCATTGAAGGCTGGAACGTCGTAAGCCAGAAAGGCAACTACCAGCAAGGTGACTTCGCGGTCTACTTCGAGATCGACAGCTTCCTGCCAGATGGTGATGAACGTTGGCAAGACCTGGTCGACAAGGCAGGGAGGGAGTACGAAGGCAAGCGTGGCCACCGTCTGCGCACCATCAAGCTGCGTGGTCAAGTCAGCCAAGGCTTCTCGATCCCACTGCGCAAGTTCCCTGAGATCGCACGGCACATCATCAGCACTATCCCTGACTTCGGTACGTGCGCTGATCTGAACGATGTCGTCGCCAAGGCTGGCGAACATCTGACTGCCATCCGCGAGCAAGACTTCGCTGAACTGCTGGGTGTTGTCAAGTGGGAACCGCCGATCCCGCCGCAGCTGGTTGGTCAAGTGAAGGGTATGTTCCCGTCGTTCATTCGCAAGACTGATCAAGAGCGCGTTCAGAATATGCCGAACGTCGTGAACGACAATGAAGCAGAGTACGAAGTCACGATGAAGCTGGATGGCTCGTCGCTGACCATCTACCACTTCAACGGTGAAGTCGGTGTCTGCTCGCGTAACCTGGAACTGAAGGTAAACGAGGACAACAAGGACAACACCCTCATCAAGACCGCCACTACCACTGGTGTGCTGAACATGCTGCAGAATCTGGGCCGCAACATCGCAATTCAAGGCGAGCTGATGGGTCCTGGTATCCAAGGCAACAGGGAGAATCTGAAGGACTTCGAGTTCCACGTCTTCGACATCTTCGACATCGATCGCCAGGAATACATGGCGCCGGAAGCAAGGTGGCAGCTGTTTGAGATCATCACTCACAACTTCCAGATGGGTAAGAACTTCAAGCACGTCCCTATCCTGGAACAAGAGTTTAAGATTCCAGCTGGCACAACCATCGAAGACCTGCTGGCAAAAGCCGAAGGTCCATCCATCACTCACCCAATCCGTGAAGGTCTGGTTTACAAGCGTATGGACGGCCTGTTCTCCTTCAAGACCATCTCGAACAAATTCCTACTGAAAGAAAAGGACTAATCATGTTGATGCAACAACTGAAAGCAGACCAACTGCAAGCACGAAAGAACGGCAACAAGGCAGAAGCAACTTTGCTCACCACCCTGATCGGTGAGGCGGCAACCATCGGTAAAAACGACGGCAACCGCGAGACGAACGACCAAGAGGTCATTCAAGTCATCAAGAAATTCATCAAGGGTGTTGATGACACCCTCACTATCCTCTACGCTCAAAGGTCGTACGACAGTGCTGAGACGATGGAGCAAGAGAAGAAGATTCTGTCTGCCTATCTGCCGAAACAAATGAATGGCCAGGAGATCATGGATGCGCTGGCTGCATCTGGTCTGCAGCTGAACAAAGGTACCTGCATGAAGTACCTGAAGGACAACTTCGCAGGCAAGTTCGACGGTAAGCTGGCTTCGCAGATCATCGACGAGCTGTTGAAGCAGCAATAAGCTGGGACTTACCAGAGGTGCTCAGAGACCTCCATGCAAAGCTGTTGACAGCCACTACACGCAGTTTTTCGAGCACCTCCTACGTTCTAAAATTTTACGTTAACTAACTTCGATGAAAGGTATCACCATGGCAAAGCAAACTGTTCCATCCATCATTATCAACGCACTGAAAACCACTGTCCGCTCTGACAGCAATCAGCTCCATCACATCGTCGAGACGCAGCTGGGCCGTCGCTATCCAAAGGCCTTCGTCGATCGTACGCTGTCTCGCATGACCGATTCCACTGATGGCCGTGTCCTGAAGAACAAGGCGTCGATGACCGACACGAACGTCACGAGCATCGACTCCAAGTACATCTACTTCCTACCGTGATTCTACGTGCCGTAAATACGGCATGCTAGACATCATCTTCATCTCATACGACGAGCCCAACGCAGACAAGAACTTCGCTGCGTTGAAGGCTCGCTTTCCTCATGCCCGCCGTGTCCACGGAGTAAAGGGTATCGCCAACGCTCACATTGCCGCCTCGAAGAAAGCTCTCACCAAGTTCTTCTACGTGGTCGATGCTGACGCCACTATTCATCCCACCTTCGACTTCTCCTACAAGCCTAAAGAGGGTGATGAGAACTATGTCCATGTCTGGTACGCGATGAACCCTGCGTTAGGCATTAGTTATGGGTACGGTGGCGTCAAGCTATTCAACAAGGCCTTCTTTAAGAACGTCCAATCTCAGCTTGATTTCACCACGACTCTGACGAAGGACATCAAGGTTATCCCGCAAACTGTCTGCACCACTCACTTCAACAGCGATCACTATCGTAGTGCCCGCGGCGCATTTAGGGAGGCAGCAAAGTTGTGGAGGACAACACAGGATCCTATTAAGCCGAAGTTCGTTAGAATGGAAGCCGAGGATCGATTGAAGAGATGGTTGAATCCAATCCCTTGCGACTTTAGCGACATCATCAGGCAAGCCGCAGAATTAGGTGTGAAGGAGGCAGAGAAAAATGCTGATCTCATGTTCATCAATGACCATGACTTCATGCTTAAACTGCTAGGTGATTTGATCGAAGCTCCCTCGACCGACCCAACCATTGATCCTATCAAAGATCCAACTCCAGCACCTGACCATCCAATGAAACAAGAATTCTTCTTCACCACCCGAATTGCTAGCGCGCTATACGATCCCTACGTGTTGGGAAATCTTCCATTGACTGAGATTAGGGATGCAATTTCAGATGGGCAAATCCTCAGCAAGATGTGGTTGGCTGAGAGACTTCAGTCGATGTTAGATGAAGGCGTGTTGGAGAAGGGAAGTAGAGTTGCAATTCTTGGTGGATGGATCGGTACCCTCACTCTCATGCTCCACTGTAAGGAGCTGTCATTGAAGGTGACGTCGATAGACTTGGATCCGCGCGCCAATCGTATCGCTGAAAAACTCAATTACGACTACGAAGGATTTGGTACGATGACGATGGACATGTACCAACTTGACTACTCGCAGTTTGACGTCATCATCAACACTTCGTCAGAACATATCCCAAATATCCCTGCATGGCGTGAGAAGATTCCCGCTGGAAAGCTAATCATTGTGCAGAACAACAACTACCTTCAAGGCGAGGGGCACGTCTCATGCGTCAACAACTCACATGAACTCCGTAAAGCACTCAATCTTTCGGAAGTTCTGTATGAGGGTACGAGGACGTTCATCCAATATGATCGCTACATGTTGGTGGGCAGGACGTAGTTTCATTGAGGTTGCCATCAAGCTACAATAGCTGTATGATAAGGAGGCAACATGTTTCACTTCCATAGTTGGGGCCGCTGGAGCACCATCCACAAAACTGAAATCATTAGCTCACGCACTGGCGCGGTGAAAGGCTACTCGTTCATTCAAGAGCGGGAATGCCAGACGTGCGGCCTCCGCAAATACAAACAACATCGAATCTCACCCTAAGGAGAACTATGAATCAAGCATTTTTCGAATACGCGATGAAGAAGCTGGAAGAGATAACCCCTGCGGAACTGCGCAAGGCTCTCGAAGACGCCGGCTTCGTCGTCCTTGACAAGGAAGAGGACGAAGCCGGTCCGGAACCAACGTACAAACCTGAGCTGCGTCTGTACGCCTTCGTCAACTTCTACCTCAGCTCGATCCAGCAGGGCATCCAAACCGGCCACGCATCTGTGGACATCATCCGCAAGTACGTTCACCCAATGGCAGCCGTTGAACCTCGTCACACCGAAATGGTTGCTGACTGGGCCGACAACTACAAAACCTACATCACGCTGAACGGCGGCCGTCACGTGGACATCAAGAAGGCACTGGTGTTGGCTGAGAAGAGTGGATTCCCCTTCGCGCCCTTCCATGAAGATGAAGATTCACTGGGCGGTCTGATGACTGCAGTCGCGGTCGTTCTGCCTGACTACATCTTCAATCTGCGTCGCAAGTTCGAAAATGGCGTGGTACGTTACGAGTGGATTGAGCCGACGTCCGGCGCGAAGTATCTCATCCAAGAAACTGACGAGCTGTTTGAGTTCGTCGACTTCCTCAAATCGAAAGACCTGGCAAAATGAGCTACAACAACCCCAACTACGAACCTCCGATCAAGCGGCCGTGGTACAAGAATGTAAACATGTTCGCGGCAGCAGCTATCGTGATTGTCTCGATCCTGATCCTCATCACTCTCATCTATGGTCGCTACAGCGAGAAGACGGTGAAGGTCGAAGCTGCAGTGCAGGCCAAGGAGCTGGGGCCGAAGGAAGATGAGCTGACGTTGGATGATGCCTATGCAGCTCTCTTCCGTGAGTACAAGACGCAGAAGATCTGTTATCTCGAAGATCGCAACGGTTACTTCATTCTCTTCGATAAGAAGGATACCGATGATGACAACTGGGATGGTTGGTTTTTCCTGAGGGGCCCAACCTTCTATCACATCAAATCCAACAAGACGTGGTTCCTCACCAACATTCCTGACGGCGACTTCACTCATGTCTGGCCGAATGTGGATGGCTTGAACTGCGCCGAAGCAAAAGATTACGAGGGCAAATGACAGAACTATCCGTCGTCGGTCTCTGCGGTACCCATGGTACCGGAAAGAGCACCATTCTACAAGCCGTGAAAGCTGCCGGGTACCCTGTGGTAGATACCCAACTCTCTCGCACTGCGCAAGCGGTGTTGGGTTGGGACTCCCTGAAGTACGCGCAGGAGTCCGAAGAAAATATGTGGGCCCTGCAAGATGCGATCATGCAAGCAATGTATGATCGCGATCTGCAAATTACCAAAAGTGGCATCGTCACCTTAGTTGATCGTACCCCTGCAGATTTATGGGGCTATGCGAAGCTGTGGTCGAATCGTCTAGGTGGAAAGGTTGATCAAGACCGCCTCTCCGCTTACAAAGCAACGTGCCGCTATCTGGCAGGCACAATGTATCGACGCCAACTGATCGTTCCTATCCGCGAAGAAATCCCATTCGTTGCGGAAGCGAACAGAGCTGATGAAGCGAGTAGAGAGTTCCACGCCAAGGAGGTCGAAGACTTCGTTGTGGGTGGCGGTCTTCCTCACGCTATCATCGAATCCATTCACATCGACTACCGTCTCGTTGAGGTGATCGAACGTATGAAACAAGACTAACATGCTGACTCGCGCCGTTGGATGGAACATCATCTGGTCTATTGGTATGGCCATCACCGTCTTATTGATCTGGCCTGCGCTACTGTGTCAAGCCATCACGACGAAGCCATTACCCTATCGCTGGATGAACAGCCTCCCAACATGCGCGAGTCACATGCTAATCATCTACACTTTAGGAGTAGTAATTTGGCTACTAAGCAAGTAACCCCGGAATTCGGCCTCTGTGTTGACTGGGAAACGTCGGGCGCAGCATGGGGCAAGGACTCATCGATTGAGTACCAAGGCATCCAGATTGGTATCATCGTGTTCCGCACGAAGGACTTCTCCCCTGTCGAGAAGCTGAAGATCGATATCAAGTTCGACGCCTCGAAGTACAAGTGGTCGCCTGAGGCAGAGAAGATCCATGGTTTGACCCGTGAGTACCTGGAAGAGAATGGCTTCACACAGGAAGAAGCGGCAGGCGCCCTACTCGAACTAATCCTGAAATATTGGGGTCCTGATAACAAGGTGATGTTCTTGGGCCACAACCCTGAGTTCGACCGCCGCTTTACCAACCAGCTGACGATGACCGTTGGTATCGAGTTCAGTGTAGAGCGCACCACCAACAGCGAAGGATGGATCCAAATGCACCACGTAGTGTTGGACACTTCAGCGCTGGGCTTTATCACCATGGGCCTGTTCAAGTCAGACCTCCTGTTCGAGGCGATGGGCTTCAACGAACGTGGTCAACATGACGCACTGCAAGATGCAAGCCAGACGCTTGAGACCTGCGCAGTGGTTCGTATGCTCGTCAAAGAAGCTTTGGGTCTATGACCGAAGAGCAGATTGAGAAGCACAATCGGAAATTCAGAAGGGATCGAATTCTTTTCTGGATTCCGGCTATAATCCTATGGATATGGGTGTTGATGACATGAGCGATCCTGCAAAGAAGGTTAAGAAAGTCAAGGAGGAAAAGCCCCTTGACTACATGCGGATGCCAGACCACATTTGGGAAAAACATTGGAAGGAATTCCAAGATACGATGCAAGACATCGAGCAGAGTCTAGCATGGGTTGGTCGATCGATTGCTCGTCTGGAAAAGCACTACGCGAAGAAGTAAATAGGTGGAGGCTGTCATTCGACAGCCAACATCTTGGAGTAGTGCATGAAGACATTTGTGTTTGATGGAACCGAAGTTAAGCTGACGGGTCGCAAGGCCGTCAAACGAGTCACCACCGTCCCAGGCAAGCCGCCACGTGAGATGTCGCTTGTCGAGATCACGCCTGTTGACGACACCTTCGATTGGAAGAAGTGGGTGCCGATGGAGCAGCTGTATGAGGTTGTAGAGGGTAAGTGATGGGATAAATATTCCATCCCACCTATTTGGAAAATCATGAGTTACGTAAACTACGAGTGCACCACGTGCCGAAGAAGCAAGAGCTTTGTCAAGGACAACCTTCGTGTAACGCCGGACAGCTGCACGATCACAAAGGGTTGCCTAGGTAGGCTTATCCCAACGAAAGAAACCGCCCAACCCACTGCTACTAAGGCAGTGAACGGTGTTGAGGAGTGGTATGCTCGTGGCGTGACTCATGCCAAAGCTGGAGCAGTATCTGTCACTCCAAACTTTACCCTCTCCACCTCTGCGACAGGAAGCTTGGTGTTGGCGGTGCGAAGCGACTCTCCAACTGCCCTTCCTACCCAGCTCACCATCTCGCTAGAGCAGAAGAGAGTGGGCGATGTCGCCTATCAGCAGTATCAATTCAAGCCCTCCGCCAGCACTACGCTGATTTCTGGCAAGGACAGTGTTGGCAAGAACCTGCGCTTTGACCAGCTGGCTATTGACGAGGGTAGAATCACCGTGCGGGTGAATGGCGTTGATACGACTGACTTCCTTCTGGAGCCGTCTCGCATCACGTTCAGGACACAGATTTTTGCTGGCGCGATCGTTGATATTATCATCTATACCGAAAAGTCAACTACCACTCGCACTCTTACCCTGACGCGCAACAAAACCCTGTTGCCATCCCTCACTCGTGGTTCATGGTCGAACATAGATTACGTCGTGCAGGCTGAGGCGAATGGTGGAACTTCGAAGTGGTACCTGTACAGCACGGACGTAATCGCAGGTCTGACCGCTGGTAAGATTAGAGTTGTGAAGAACGATGTGAGCGATGAGGCCTTCTTCTTACTCGCGTCTACCCCTTACCAATCAACCGACAGGTACCTAAACTTTGTAGTTGATCAGTCGATTCTATCGGATGACTTCAACACGGCCCACGATAGTGGAAGACTCACCGCCAGCCAAGCACTTCTCTCGGAGTTGTTCCCACCTCTAATGCTGGTACCTGAGGCTTACATCTCAACCGATCTTTTCACGGTTGGATCCTCATCAGCAGTTGTGACTGACACAGAAGAAGCACGCTTTGCGAGCAAGAAAATTCTTGGACCAGTATGATCGCAAACAAGATTCTGCCCGCCCTCTACATCTTGGATTTGGAGGGTGAAGCAGCGAGCTTGGAATTCCTGTTAGGCCAAAACTTCGGCGTCAAGCGGGTAACCATCGGCTCTTACGATTTCACCAACGACATGGAGGCTGCTTCGGCAGGGCAAGAAGCAGTCGACTTCATGCTTGAGAACAACAAGCTTGACCATGATGACTACACCGAATCGGTGGATTACAACCCTGAATTCTTCCCTTCGATTCCTACCATCGAACCCACTGAAGAGCAGTTGACGCAAGAGGCGATCGCTGAAGAGTACGCAGAGAGTTTGGTGAAGGAAGACAACCAATTTCCAGTAGTCGTCACCCGACGGTTTGATCCTCTCGGCGACTACGTTGCTGTCCGTATGCAGTTAGAGGCAGCCAACTACAAGATCAAGATGCGAATCGCCATCAACCCTAACGTCTACATGGATGAGAAGGGAAAGATGATGGAGGAAGAAGCAACCCGTGCAACGTCTGCTCATCGAGAAATCCCACCAACACCGGCTTCTCTGCACTGACCATGTCCAAATACATCTACAATGCTCGGCTCTCTAAGAGCTGCCGGCTCCTTGCTGTGGAGCCCCTGGTTTCCATTGCCAAAAACGCGGCCGAGATGATCATCACCTCACACTACTACCCAACCTATGATGAGTGCCTAAACCAGCTTCAAGGCCTCATGCATCGGCTGTGCGCGCTGCTGAACAAAGTCAGCGACGAGCAATTCATCGTCGTATCCAAATTCCGCGATCGAGACGAAGAGAAGGTTGAGTTTGCCGACAAGCAAGTCGCACGACTCTATGTGGCGAAGGCGAAAGAGTACAAAGAGACTGAAGAGATTCTTTACTCCATTAGCGCGCACATCTCCCTCAGTAATACGATCTAAGTCAGGCAGGCCGAAGTAACTTTACGATGGCTAGCAAATTACAATTTCATAGTTAAGCACCACCTCATTTTAGGAGAAATTTAGATGGCCAAGAATCAACTCACAACGACCGGTAAGAAAGCTTCGAAGTTCCGTGATGTCCACGAAATTCTGAACAACCCGTCCGATCGTGCAAAACTCCAGAACTATGTCGACGAAGCAGTGCGATGCAAGACCAAAATCCTCGATGAACAAGAGTCGATCAAGACGCTGAAGGAGAGCGCAGTTGAGAAGCTTGGCATCGAGCCTAAGATGTTCATGACTCTGGTCTCCCTGTTCTTCAACAACAACTTTGATCAGAAGAAGGCAGAGATCGAGAAAATGGAAATGGCCCTGGAAGCGCTGATGCTGAACACTTCCATCGCCGCATCCGCACAATTCAACAGCATTGAGGAATAAGAAATGGCACAAATCAATCCTATCCTGGACCGCATCGTAGTCCAAAAAGCAGACACCGTCAAGAAGACCGAAAGTGGTCTGTACATCCCCGACACTTCGAGCGAACGCCCTGACCGTGGTGTTGTGATTGCAGTCGGTCCAGGCCGTGAAGACAAGAACGGCAATGTGAAGCCACTGCAAGTTCAAGCAGGTGACACTGTGATCTTCGCCAAGAACGTTGGCCAAGAAGTGAAGGTTGAAGGCGAAGTCTTCACCATCATGGCTGAAGCAGACGTTCTTGCCATCATTCGTGACATGTAAGCAAACTTGATTTACCACGGCTCTAAGTATGTACTCTTAGAGCCATTTTCCTATTCCTATGACTGAAGCCACTAGCAATTACATCGCTGCTTGGATGGACTACAAGCAAGATCGAGTCGTCGTTGTAGAACGCGACATCGAGACGCGTGAGCGCTTCACCACCTTAGTGAAACCTCCTTACTACTTCTACGTCCCTGACGAAGATGGTGAGTATGAGTCGATCTTTGGTGACAAGCTTGCGAGGGTTGACGCAGACTCCAAAGAGGAGTTCGACTACCTTTCTCGTGCATGTCCAGTCAAGTTTGAGTCCGATATTCGTCCACTCGCCCGAGTGCTGATGGATATGTACTACGGACGTCCCACCCCTCCTGTCAACTTCGTCTTCTTCGACATTGAGGTTGATTACAAACAGTCGATTGGCTTTGCAGGCCCTTCGAACCCTTACGCCCCAATCAACGCCAACACTATCTACAGCTCGTGGACTAACGAGTACATCACCTTAGCTGTTCCTCCGCCAGGCTATGTGATAGATGAGACGTTCATGGATAAAATCCATGAGAATTGGAAACAGCAGAAGATGGGCTTCGAGCCCAACATCATCATTTGCCGAGACGAGCTGGAACTGCTCGAACGAACCCTTGACTTGATCCAAGACGCTGACATCATCAGTGGTTGGAACTCGGAGTTCTATGACGTACCCTACGTCTGCGAACGCATCAAGTTGCTCATGGGTGAAAAAGCTCTGTCAAGTCTGGAGCTGCCCGGCTGCCGTCCTCCTCGCAAGGAGATGATGAACCACTTCGGCAACGAAGAACCAGTCTACAAGTTCCAAGGTCGTTCGCACCTTGACTACCGCCAACTGTTCGAGAAGTTCACGTTCGAAGGTCGCACCTCCTATGCGCTGGCAAACATCGCGAACGAAGAGCTGGACGTACCAAAGCTGGACTATGACGGTACCCTGGAAGAACTGTACCTAAACGACTTCATCCACTTCATCACATACAACGCACGAGACGTTGAAGTGCTGGTAAAGCTGGATCAGAAGTTCAAGTTCATTGCGCTAGTCAATCAGATGGCGCACGAAAACACCGTCGACTTCGCAGCTATTCTTGGTACTGTGAAGTACGTGGAGACGGGCATTACCAACCACGCACACAGAGTTCTGAACAAGATCGTCCATGATAAGGTCATTGGGCAGAACAACAAGGTTGAGGGCGCGGTTGTATTGTCGCCAAAGGTTGGCATGCATGATCTGCCAGCATCAGTTGACATCAAGTCGCTGTATCCAAACGTCATTCGTTCCATCAACATCTCCCCTGAGAAGATCATCGGTCAGTTCACCAACACTGAAGATGAAGCAGATTGGGAAGCAATCAACCGTGGCGATCACGCAGTACGTTGCACACTGATTCTGGAAGATGGCACCCAGCATGTGAAGACTGCTGCTGAATGGAAACAGATCCTCATCGACAACAAGTGGGCAGTCTCTGGCTACGGCACTGTCTTCGATCAAGGTAACGGAAGGGGTGTCGTTGCAGACATTCTTGGTTTCTGGTACACTGAGCGTATTCGTCTTCAGGCAGAAAAGAAGAAATACTCCAAGTTGGCGGACAAGGAAGAGGATCCAGTCAAGAAGGCAGAGTACGAGAAGTTGGCTGAGCAGTTTGATCTTCTCCAGCTGACCAAGAAAATCTCGATGAACTCGCTGTATGGCGCTCTGCTGAACGTGGCCTTCCGCTTCGGTGACGAACGAATGGGTGCATCAGTTACCGCATCTGGCCGTCGAATCACCAAGCACATGTTGGAGACGCTGAACTTCTACCTGACTGGTGAGCAAGTCCCACTGAAGAAGCAGCGCATCATCGACGACAAAGGCGATCTGCAGATTCTTTACACGATCGACAGCGATGCGATCATCTACTCTGACACCGACTCTGGTTACTTCAAGTGCGTGGGTGCAGAGGACAATGACACCGCAGTGGCGATCGCTGATGAAGTGGCAAAGCTAGTGAATGACTCGTTCCCTGACTTGATGAGGAATGGATTCCTGTGTCAGCCTGGCTTTGACACCCACATCCAAGCGGCAAGGGAAGTTGTTGGTGTTCGTGGCCTGTTCCAAGCGAAGAAGAAGTACATGATCAAGTGCTTCGACATCGAAGGCAAGCGCGTCGACAAGATGAAGTCGCAAGGCTCGGAGATTAAGAAGGCCGATACCCCGAAGATTATCCAGAAGTTCTTGAAAGAGACTGTGGACATGATCTTGAATGGTGAAGACCTCGACACCGTCTCTGACTACGTGAACAGCCAGCGTAGGATTGTGTTGAAGAACCCTGACAACGTCTTCCTGCTGGGTGTGGCAAAGCAAATCAACAACTTGGAGCAGTACACAGCTGAGTACTTCGTTTGGCAGAAGAACGGTGGCATAGGTAAGAAGCCTCGTGTCCCAGGTCACGCGATGGCAGCTATGAACTACAACATGCTGTTGGATGAGTTCGACAAGGGTGCAAAGTCGATTCGAAGCGGTGACAAGGGTCTGGTTTACTACCTCAAGCCCAACAACTATGGGATGAAGTCGATCGCCCTGCCAGCCGAACTGCTGCGATTCCCGAAATGGTTCGTGGAGAACTTCAGCGTCGACATTAAGAAGACGGAGCAGAAGATGTTCGATGCGAAACTGGGTGGTGTGTTCGCTGCTCTTGGTCATGAAGTCCCAACTCCTCAAGGCGTTCATGTAAAACGTCTGCTTGAATTCTGATGCGAGATTACCCCGCCTAATAAGCGGGGTAAAATACTAAATGAAAACACGTATTAAGGTCATCACGAAAGGTGATGATTCCAAGACCTACTTCCCTCAGTACAAGACCTTCCTCTTCTGGTACAACTTCACTTCCTACTCTGAAGTTCAGTCCTTTGACAGCCAAGCACAAGCTGAGTACTTCATCAAGAACGCTGTTGAGAAAGAGCTGGCGAAGAAGCGCAAGAAGAAAATCCAATCAATCGACTACATCCAATACCCATGAAATTATCCCGTGCTGATGCTGTAAATCTGAACAACCTTCTGGCGACGGTTGCGTTGGGCGGAATCGATGCGATCGTTATCGAAAATGGTCTGGCCAGCGGCTTGAACAATAAGAACGCCGTCTTCATTTCTGACAACGACATCCCTTCCTTCGGCCAGAAAATTGGTCTGTCCCGTTTGAATCTGCTGCGCCAACGGCTGGATCTCCTCGTGAACAACCCTGACGTCACGATCGATGCCAAGGAAAGTGAGCGTGGTGAAATTGTTCAGCTGGAGATCGTTGCTGGTAAAAGTAAGATCCAATTCCGCTGCACGTCCACTGCCCTCATCAAGGCACCGAAGAAACTCAACGACGAACCAGTCGCGAAGATCAAAGTGAAGAAGGACCAACTCCAGCTAGTCCTCAACTCCATCAAGGTAATGGGCGCAAAGCAAATCACTTTGTCGATCAAGAAGGACGGCAAGGTCTTCTTCGACACTGCCGATTCCAACAATGACCGCATGACCATCGAGCTGGATGACCAAGTAGAGAGGCTGGAAGACATCCACGAAGATGATCTGGAGACCCTAGTCCACTACTACAACACGGACATTCTCAGTACTCTTTTCCGCACTGCTCAAACTGACGATGGCGTAAGCTTCACCGTTGGCGGCGCAGGCACCATCAACCTCCTCGTACATGGCCACCCAATGTACGTATTCTCTCAAATTGACGGAGACGATTAATGGATCAACGAGCAGTAGCCAACCTCACTGAAATGACTGAGGCCACCAACCGCATCAAGCTGCTTCAACAGCAACTGGCCGAAGCGAACAAAGAGCTGGTCGATTGGAAGATCGACTTCAATGTTCAGGTCACCCCTAACAACGGTGCGTATGACGTCCACATCACTGGCGAAGCTGGTGGTAAAGTAGTGACGAAGGTTTTGTCGCAGACGCACGCGAAGTACTTCATCGACGACAAGCACACTATCGCCCACTCCCTAGCGCAACAGTTCATCATCGAACTTCTGACTGAACACGTAGTCAGCAAGCTGGGTCCTCCTCTCTCCCGTGCCATCGACAACGTCGATCGTCTCTCTATCTCGAAAGGTCTGTAATGAAAAGGTCGCTCCTGTCCAAACTACAGGAGCTTCTTCGGAAGAAGTCGAAGAAGCCCTGGGCAAGTTTTGAAACCACTGGTCCTATCGATGGACGTCTTGAGTTCACCATGAGCTGGAACGACGCATTCATCCACACCCTGAAAGTTGCTGGTTATGAAGGCCAGACTGAAGAAGAGATGGTGCAGATGTTCTACCTCTCGACTCAGATGCTGCCTGAATCCCTGCTTGAAGAAGATGACACCATCAATCCTTCGGCAACTCCAAACCTCACCAACGAAGCAAACATTCTCCGGAGATAAGATGTACGTTTTTGTAAAGATGTCCCATGACTATGCGGATGAGTTCGATGTCGACTGCTGCTTCGTTGCTGACAAGCGTGAGTTCAACAAGAACATGTCGATAGTTCAACTTGCTTTCGACGCCAACGTTCTAACTGAAGATGACGAGTACTACTTCGGCACGAATGAATTTCTGCAATTCTACTCATTCGACGACTTCGAAATGGGCGTCAGTGACCAGCCATGCAGCGAAGAATTCTATCACGAGTTCATCAACATGTGCGGTGGTCAGGTTGGTTACAACGTGCTTGAGAGCATGGTGGAAAAAGCAACAGCTCGTGCAGCAAAACTGGATCAAGAGGAAGACGAAGAATGAAACGAATGATTGTAGACACCGCGAACGTTCTGTTCCGAGTTGCAGCAGCCCATGGCAAGTACGGCCCTGCCGGTACCCCCGAGGAGAAGGCCGGTCTTGCGATGCACATCGCGTTGAATACCCTCAACAAGTACTACAAGAAGTATCGCCCTGATCAACTCGTCGTCACCTTCGAAGGTGGTCAGAACTGGCGTAAGGAATACACCAAGTCCGCACAGTGCAAGTCGAAGAAGCTGTACAAGGGTAACCGAGTGAAGGACGCTTCGATGGAACCGTTCTTCGAACTGATCAAGGGCTTTGAGGATCTGGCTCGCACTCACACTGCAGTAGCTTGCCTCTCCGCTCCTCGCCTTGAGGGTGATGATCTGTTCGCTGGCTTCGTTGAGCGCTATGGTGTGGAAGACGAATCTTTGCTGGAAGGCGCAGACGAAATCATTGGCATCTCCGGTGACCGTGACTTCGTCCAACTCCTGAAGTACAAGAACTTCACGTTGATCGATCCTAACGATGGCAAGCCACGCACTTGCGACGACCCTCACTTCTTCATGTTCGAGAAATGTTTCCGTGGCGATCCAGGCGATAACGTCATGACAGCTTATCCGCGCGTTCTGAAGACGAAGTTGGCGAAGGCAATGACGGACGACTACATGCTGACTCAGCTGCTGAATCATGAGTGGGATTTTACTGACCCTGAAACCGGTGAAGTCACTCACTACAAAACCTGCGAGCTGTTTGAAGAGAACAAACTGCTGATGGATCTGCACGCGCAGCCAGAAGACATCCGCCAGCTGGTGAAAGAGACCCTCGACTACGAGCTGGAACATCATGGCAAGTTCTCGCACTTCCACTTCACCAAGTTCTGTGGCAAATTCGGTTTGGCTCAAATCGCAGAAAACGCTCAGACCTTCGCTGACATGTTCTCTGCGAATGGCAAGAAGGTCATGAGCCCCAATGGTGTCGTGAGCAATCAGCTTGCAAAGAAGAAGCCTTCGCTCCTGACGTTCTAACAGTTTTTTAAAGTGTTGATGATGTATAAAATGTCATCATCAACACTTACTTGATGAACTCTAATTAAAGGAGCATGACGAATGGTAACTCTCTTTGTACTGTTGACCGATCAATCGGATGGCAGCTTCGACGTTGATTATGTGCTGGACCCCGCCGTCATCGACGCGCTGGAGAAAGCTAGCGATGCTGGTCGCATGGACTATGACGACTACGGCTGCGCCGGTGGTGACTTCAGCTACCGCACGATTACCCTGCCGGCAGGATGCACTGCTGAATCGATGGGCATCTCGGTACTGACCATGGAAGACATCGAACAATTCATTGACGAGGAAGACGAAGAATGAAAGACCTGCAACAGAATATTGACGACGCGATCAAAGCGAAAGACGCAAACAAGCTGGACCTGGCACTACGTGCGATGTACCACTACATGCACCGTGGCAAGAGCGTCGATACATCGATGATGCAATTCCCGGAAGTACTGGCGATCAACCCGAAATTCTACGGATAATACGATGAAAGAACTGAACTTCAGCAAGAACTCCTGGCACTACAAGTTGGCAAAGCTGGGTGAGTACAACGAGTACCGCCCGGACTTCTGCCACTACGTTCGATCGGCAATTTTCGGTGGCATCATCGGCCTGATGTTCCTGTTCGTCGGCACGATGATGATGTTCTTCCTTGGTGACTTCTTCGCATACCTTGCGGCGATGGTTACCACGGGACTATGGTTCAATCTCGATCCGCATCTCGGTGCGCAGGTCATCATCGGCCTGCTACTCATTGCCACGGCAATCGGCTGCCTGATCAGCTTCCACTACTTCAAGGAGAAGCGCCGTGAAGCAAAGCAGCAAAAGCTGTGGGAAGCTCGTGAGCGTGGTGAAGAAATTCCTGAACCTAAGCCCAGCTTCATCGCCACGGCGTACACTTCGCTGAAGGACAAGACGTGCTTCCGAGTTCGCTTCGAATAAAATAGCTTCACCCAAAAATGGACCAGTATCCGAAAGGAACTGGTCCATTTTTGTTTGGAAGATAACCTGACATTCACCTTTGAGTGAAGCATAAATACCAGGCCGTCAATCAAGACGGCCTGTTTTTATTTCTGGGGTTGTCAAAACGTTACACGTTATCCCCTCATACTCAAAGGAGCATTACCATGGCCGCAAAAGACAAAATCGATCTGAAACCGACTTCCCTCCCACACATCTTTCTGTGCGACATCGACGACTCCGGTCTGCTTCGTGAAATCGCTCTAGTGAAAGAGTTTAAAGATGGTTCGATCTACTACATCGACATCGATCCACTTCACCAAATCGACAAAGCACGTCTGAAGAAGATCGTTACTGGTCCTCACGCTGACAAGTACTCTATGTGGGAACTGCTGGCTATGTCCAAGCTCTCAAATGGTATGAACGCGCTGGACTTCTTCCACTCAAACTGCGTCAAAGTGAAGCGTCCGAAGGGTGCACGCGCTGCAGCAGGCGGTCTGGCTGATGCAGGTAACGTCAACGACGCAATGATCGGTGCTGACTTCACCAACCCAGCTGAAGCAATGTTGGATCCTACCACTCGCCGTTTCGACCGCGCAGGTAACTAATGGACGACTCCACCATTAAGACACTCACCGTAAATCCGGGCGATGTGTTGGTGGTGGAGCTTGACTTAGGGATGATGCCGCAATCTGCTGCTACTCGTTACATCGAGCAAGCCAAAGCATCGATTGCAGAGTACTTCCCAGACAACAAAGTCATGATCCTTCCGATGCATAAGTCAAGGATTTCGGTGGTTAGATTTGCAGATGCTCCCGAAGACATTATCGAAGATGTTGAGTTCACGCCGAGCAGCTAACAGCTAAGCACGCAAAACGCCGTACGCAAGGGAGTCATGATGACTCCCTTTTCGCATAAATAAGACGCGTTCAACCCTATTCTAGGACAAATCCTAAATGAAACTACAAGACCTATTTGAAGCGCGAATCGGTAGCCACAAAGTCGATGCCGCGATGACCAAAGTTATCTCCTACTTGGAGCGTGCAGTAGGTGCACGACTCATCAAAGTTCCCGGCGTCGAACACTTCAAGAACAGCAAAACTGCTGGTTGGGGTCTCCGCTACGTGTTTGACGGCAGCACCAAGTGCATCCGCTTCAACTGGGAATCGGAACCAAAAACTGGTAAGTCCAGCTCCATCATGTCGATCGACGTATTCGACGGCAAGAAGGACCCATCCTACACCATGAAGACTGACGGCATTTCGTTCGTCAAGATTCTCCCCGCGCTGGCCGGCGCCGTCGCTAATCCGAAGAAAGGCACCTTCACTGTCTTCGCCGCCAAGCCAGAAAAAGCAATGGTCGCTGAAAGCGAAGCCATCCTTTCTGAGGCAAAGCGTGGTGAGTACACGTACGAATCTGCACTCAAGGACTTCCTCATCCGTATCAAGAAGACCAGCTGCACCCGCACTGACTGGATCGTCAAGTACCACATCTCCACTGTTGAAGCTTTCGACGTGCTGGTAAATGGCGACTACGACGAACAGCTCGTCAAGCAAGGCAAGCGTATTCAGCTGGCTCCAGGTGTTGATACAGACACACTGGCTGCAGCAGTGCTTGCGCACGGTGACGGCGAGCTGCTAGTTACGGCTGGCGGTACCAACGAAACATACCAATCAACTTCGCAAGAAGAGCTGGAAGATCCTGCTGACCGTATCCCGTTCGCTGACTCCCTAGAACACCTGCAAGGTCTGACTCAAGGTCTGATCAAGGGCTCCTTCAACGCACTGTTCGTTGCAGGTAAAGGTGGTACTGGTAAGACCCAAACCGTTGAAGACACTCTGCATGAAGCAGGTCTCCGTGACGGTGATGGCTACTTCAAGAACACTGGTTCAGCTTCTGCAATCGGTATCTACTCGCTGCTCTTCCACCACCGCAAAGACATCATCTTGTTCGACGACTCGGACGGCGCACTCGCTGACCAAGACGCACGTAACCTGATCAAGGCTGCAACCGACACCAAGAAGATTCGTAAGCTGGTTTGGAACAAAAAGTCTTCGAATATGATCGACCCTGAGTTTGAAGACGTGGAGAATCTTGAAGATGATGACGACCGTATTCCGAAGTACTTCAACTTCGAAGGCCGAATCATCTTCATTTCAAACCTGTCACTGAACAAGCTGGACCCTGACAAAGCGCTGCGTACCCGCGCTTTCGTCATCTCGATCAACCCAACTCCAGAAGAACTGCTGGAGCGTATGGAACAGATCCTCCACAAGATTCCTCTGGAAGACGGCCTCAGCCTGACCAAGAAGCAGCGTGAAAACGTTCTGGGGACGGTCAAGGAAGGTAAGCGTAGGGAAGAAGTCTCCCTGCGTACACTTGTACGTGCACTGAACTTGGCGGCTTCTGGTGCAGCAAATTGGGAGACTTTGGTGAAGCTTTACGCCTGAGGTACAAAACAGCACGACTCTATAGGAGTTAATTCATGGAGTCGCGCCGTACAAAGCTTTGAAAGAAGCGCAAAGCCTAGGAAGCCTCGCAAGCCAATTAGTGAGGAAGCCAGGAGAAATATTGCTCTCGCGAGAATGGGGAAGAAGCATTCAGAAGAGACTAAAGCTAATATGCCGAGCTAAATCACGTATAAAACTACTGAAGTCAGTGTATAATTTAATTAACACTGGTTGTTTGGAGGAAATATGGAACTAATGAGAGAACTTATGAGGGAAAGTGCAAGTCGTAAAGCTGGCACGTCGAAAGCATACTACGTTAAATTCCGTAGAGATAACAAAAATCCTGGTCATAAGGGCTATGATGAATTCTACGTAGTGATTGCCAATTCTGAATCGCATGCAGAAGAATTATTGTCTGACAGAGATGAGATTACAAGAATGAAAACCGTTATCCTGAGCATTGAAGAGATGAAAGTTGGTACGATGCTACAAATTCCAATCTAAAAACAGGAGTAAGTATGGAACTGTTGAAACAACTTTTGGCCCTATCTGAGGCCAGCGCGAGTATCAAAGAGGGTAGCCTTTATACAGTCACCAAGAATTTCATTGCGAGCGCGTACGACCAAGGTCGTATCAACGCAGGCCATCAAGCTGGCGATATTCTCCGCGTGCAGAAAATCGAAGATGACCTGGTGTACTTCCTCTCTGATATTGATGAGGACATGGATGGTGACAAGAATCGTCCAGTGTATTCGACCAGCCTGCAGAAGTTCAAGACGAAAGTCGAGGCGATGACTACTGAGTCAGTGAATGAATCTCATCCTGGAGGGGATATGTACGTTGAGCATGAATCCGGTGATGCAGTAATCTCTATCGACTTCGAAGACCCTGAAGAGCGTGAAGCGCACCTGTGGGTCCGTGCTGTCACCGAGGCAGAAGGAAAAACTAAGATGGAACATTTCCATTCGTGGTTTAATGACATGATTGCCATGCACGGTGACACGGAATTATCCCTCATGGACGGCATCCCCGATGACGAGGGTATGGAGGATGGCGGCTATGCGGTGCATCTCAGCTTTCCACCATCCGAAGATTCATTCCACAACGAAGAAGAGGAGTAACCAATGCAACTGATCAAAGAACTGATGGCACTGAAAGAAGGTGCGCCTGACGTCAAAGCACTGATCTTGGAAGCGGTCAAGCGTACGCTGGACGTACGAGGTGCTCAAGGGGCTGATCCTTACGTGGAAGGTAATCGAATTACGTGGGGAGTTCGTTATGACTTCCCCGAGCACGGGGAAGACATCGAGCAGGAAATCAACCATCTCCTTCGCCCAATTGGCGGGGCTACTTTCGAGCTGGTGAGTGACCATGACGAGGACGATGAGGACAACTTCAACCTCATGGCTGGTGAAGCTGTTTACCAGGCAGAAGTCACGCTCATCAAGGAACTGACAGGCGATGAAGCGAAAGACATCGAGGCCGCAATGGAGAAGCTTCTCACTGAAGATGGCCTAAACGAATCGGCTGGTGCAAGCTACGAGGGCAAAAATCTCCAGCAGCATCTGGATGCATTCTACAAGGAACAGCCAGATGAAAAGGACATGCTTGAAAATTCTGACTGGGAACAGGGTAGCTTTGAATCTGTTACCTACTACCTCGATGCTGAGGGACAGACCGTTCACGGCATCGAAATTGCTAAATGCCCAGATGCAGATTCGGTTCTCATCTACGTGACTGGATCCGAAGACGATGAAGGCCAAGACATCCCAAGTGACGACAAATACTTCGTCGTAGACACCAGCAGCTGGCGCAGTGGTACCCGCGCCGATTACGAAGGTGAATGAGATACTGTCGTTCTAACTCCTAAGCACTCAGTTTACAAAGGGCCTTCGGGCCCTTTTATTTTGCGCAGTTTTCGCCAGGTTATCATTTTGTTAAAATGTACTCACTGCAAAGCATATAAATACCTGTCAAGCAGCAAGCTCAGAGACCGTCGGAGTCTTCGGTCGTGCAACCTGGGCAATATAAAAACGAAGCTCTGCTCTCTAAATCGAAAGTAGACCACCGCCTCGCAGCAGGACCTCCCAGAGGTCCTGCTGCTTAATGATGATGAAGCTATCATCTTAACGGTCCTAACACCTCTGGGCGCTTCTAGTAAGCTCCAGCGTATGTGTTATGACACAAGGAAAGGAGCCTTACCTATGAAATGGAGCAATTCCGCTCTAGCGCTCGTTGCAGCGCTTTCATTTGGAATCACATCTTCACTTACTGTGATTCCTGTCATCGCGTCCACCACTACGCCTGTCACAGATGTTGCACCTGAGACCGTCGTTCCTGATGGATTTTCTTTGAACCTGTCCAAACGTTTTAGCGAACACCAGGCCAAGCTGCTCACGATGGTCTACCAAGTAGCGAAGGACGATGGGCATGAACACCCGCAGCTTCTTCAAGGTCTCCTCTTGCAGGAAACCAATGCTGGGGAAACCAAGCTCCGTAAAGGAAGTGATTGCTACGGAATCTTTCAAATCAAATTGGTCGCGGCGCGTGAAGCTCTGCGGGCTTATCCATCTCTCTGGGAAGAATTTGGCTTCCGCGGAAAGTCGGATAAGGAGGTCATCTCCAAGTTGAAGAATGACGAACGATTCAATGCATCAGTCGCGTCTAAGTACACGCTAGTTTTAAGCCGGCTAGGCTATGTTACAATAGCTAAGTTGGCACTAGCATTTAACTTAGGTCCTCACGGTGCCAAATCCAAAAATCCCCGCACTAATCGTTACACGATTAGCGTCTTGAAGAACATCAAATCGCTAGAGTCTGACCGACTATAAGTTGGTTTTGGAGGACAGCGTTAACCTCTTAATTCTGTCCTCATCTTGATTAAACAACAGAAACTCGAAGACCTCATACTCGAGTCCATCAACTTACGTCCGACGTCTACTGGCTGGTACACTTGCAAGTGTGTCCTCTGCCATGACTACAAGGATCGTGGTGGATTCAAGTTTGACGGTGGTGCTGTAGGATACTCGTGCTTCAACTGTGGTAAGACAGGGAAGTACGAGGAGTACAGTGGTGAGATGAGTAAGAGCATGCGACGCATTTTGAATGCGTTCGGCGTCGACGACTCCTCCATCAGTTCTGTAGTCAACTCGGCGTTCTTCAACAAGAAGGAGGAGACCGGCAAGATCACCTTAGGCGCACTGCAGAAGGTGAACACCGCCACTCCTCCGGTTAAACTCCCACTGAAGTCCTTCAAGCTTGGTGAGACAGACGAAGGGTTAGACTTGCAAGAACGCATCGTCGATTACCTCGTCAATCGCTGCATCGACTTCGACAAATACCAATTCTTTTTCTCGCTCGATCCACGCATGAAGGATCGAGTGATTGTCCCCTTCTATCGCAATGGCAATCTCATTTACTGGCAAGCACGTAGCATCGACCCAAATGAGAAGAAGCGGTACGACAACGCGATTGTGTCTCGCGACGCGGTCATCTTCAATTTCGACCAGCTCCAAAGCTACTCACCAACTCCTCTCCTCGTATGTGAGGGCATCTTCGATGCGATGATGTTCAACGGCATCGCAGTGCTGGGCAGCAAGCTCAGTGAAGCAAAAGTGGAGTTGCTTGCTAAGACGAACCGTAGGTTGGTGTTCGTCATCGACAAGGACAAGAACGGGGCCAGCTTTGCTGACTCTGTCATTCGAGCTGGCTGGGATATCACCTTCGCTCCAGATGGAGCCGCCGATCTAAACAAATCCGTACAACGCTTTGGCCGTTCCTGGACAGCCCGACAACTCATCAAGAACATCCCTGCTGACGAAGCCTCAGCAAGGCTGGCCATCGCCTTCAACTGCAAATGAGACGACTGATCTTTCAACGACACGAAGTAAACGACGACACTCTCTACACTCACATCTCCAAGCTCACGGTTGATTCTCCTGTGATGGAGGTGTTTCGTATCCACGACGAGATCACCATCATGAGCAGGGAGTGGCCACTCGTTTCATACAACTTGTTGGAGCAACTGAATGCGCTCCTTGAACATGCCATGAAGCGAGAGAACATTACATACAAAGAGCTCTGCAACAGAGCTATGTGGCGAGACGAAGACAACTAAAGGTAAAACATGGATATTGAAAAGCAAAGACTGATCCTCTCCGCGCTGTGCGCAAACCGAGACCTCATGGCACTGACTGCCGGTCTCCTGAAGCCCAGCTATTTTGACCCATCGCTGAAGAAGACCGTCAAGTTCCTCAGCGACTACTTCAACCAATACAAAGACGTACCAAAGATCCAAATCATCCGTGCCGAAACTGGCCAACTGTTGGATGATGTTGGCGTCATCTCTCGTGCAGAGACAACATACATCAGTGAAGAGATCGAAAAGTTCTGCCGCGATAGTGCGGTGACTGAAGCGATCTTGGCTGGCCCAGAGCTCTTGAAGAAGGGTGACATGGGCGCCATTATTGAGAACTTGAAGAACGCCATTACCACTGGCCTGCAGAAGGACATTGGTATCGATTACTTCGCCGATCCAACCGCTCGTCTTGAAGCAACTTTGCAGACGCAATCACGCATCAGCACTGGTCTTCCAGAGATTGACGAGCTGATCGGTGGCGGTCTGGCTCGACAAGAACTCATCACGTTCCTCGCTAACTCAGGCGGTGGTAAGTCGATGAACATGTTGAACTTGGCCCACAACTTCCTGAAGCAAGGTCTTAACGGCATCTACATCACATTGGAGATGGCCGAAGGCGTGGTGACGAAACGTCTAGACTCGATGGTGTCCGCGATCAGCCAGGCTGATCTGCTGAAGAACATGCACAAGGTCGCAGCAGCGGTTGAGAAAGCTGGTGCAAAGGGCTACGGAAGATTCTTCGTGAAGCGATTTGCAGAGAATCGTACCAACATCCACACCATCCAAGCTTATCTCCAACAGTTGGAACAAGCGAATGGTTTCCGTCCTGACTTCATCATCGTCGACTACATCGACATCATGGGCACCACTCACAACATCTCCCTTGACAATCTCTTCATCAAGGATAAGTACGTCACAGAGGAGATTCGTTCGCTGGGCTTTGACTACAACTGCATCATGGTTTCTGCAGCTCAGCTGGGTCGTGCAGCTATCGAAGCAGAGAAGCTGAATCAATCGCACATTCAGGGTGGTATCTCCAAGATCAACACTTCTGACTACGTGATTGGTATCAAGCAAGATGATCTGATGCGGTCGCAAGGCGAAATCCAGTACGACATCTTGAAGTCCCGTAACTCTGGCGGTGTTGGTGCAAGCGTACGACTTGGTTGGGATCCAGTATCGCTGGTTGTTTCTTCGAGGGCTGGCAAGAAGCAAGAGCTGAAGGTTCCTGGTAAGCGTCAAGTCGTTATCCCTGAAACACCGATCGCGATTGGCGGACAGAAGAAGGGTAACGACGTAATGAACTTGTTCCAAACGGGAGGTTAAGATGGTTCAACAAATTTCTGAGATCATCATCGACGACACCAGCTACTCACTCTCCAAGTTCAGTGAGCAAGTGCAGGACTTGGTCGCTCTTCGGCATCGATGGCAGGTTGAGTTGGAGAAGGAAAGGGAAGCCGCCTTGAAGACTGAAGCAGCTATTCGACAGATCGACATGGAGCTGGCTGCGATCGTCAAGCAAGAGTTGGGATCGTAAGAGGTGGGGAGCTTCGGCTCCTCATTTCCGCTAGACTGGTTCGGTCAATAAATAACCCGTTGAATACACATACCAGATTATGAGCAGAATTCAAAAAGGCGAAGTGATCAGAGAGGGCATCGCCCATCTCGAGGATCTGCCACTAGAAAAATTTATCGACACCGTAGAGAATCTCAAGAGCAAGGTTGCTACTGAGAAGCTCGATGGCGCGAATCTATGGATCGGCGTCGATGAGAAGGGCTTCTTCACTTCGCGAGAAGGTAAGGGTAAGCGCAACGGTAGATTCTACTCCGTAGACGACTATCCAGTTATCGCTGCCTTCAATGGATTCCGCGCTGCTCACCTAGCCCTGGAACAGGTTAAGAAAACCATCCTCAAGGTTCTCGCTGTTGGTGATATCGTCGAGATTGAAGTTCTCTTCGGTCGTCAACCGAACACCGTCACATATGACATGGATGGTAAGAATTACATCGTCATCCTTCGTCCCATCACTGCCGATTCAAAGAAGGTTGACGCTCTTGGCAATCGCCTAGACAACACCATTGTCAACGTCACCTCTACGGTAGTTGATTCACCTGATGGTGACCAACTCCAATACAACGAGGAACAGTTGCAGTGGGAGTTTACGCAGGTTCGCCCAGTCGACAATTCGAAGGTGAACACCGCCGACGCACTGAAGAAGTTGAAGGAGCTGGAAAAGTTCCTACGCAAGTCAAACGCCACGTACTCTGATATGACCAACAAAGAGGTCGCAGAGGTTAAGCTAGGTAGTGTTGAGAAGGCAGGTAGGGAGAAGATGAAGGCGGAAAGGGAGCGAATCCTTAGCGTCATCCTTCAGACTTATAAGCTGCCCATCAAGGAAATCCTACTGAACAACTACGTCAGGAAGATCAAGCCACAACTCCAAGCAGACGAGCTGGATCCAAGCGAAGACACCGGCGTTGAAGGTGTGATACTTCGTGATCCCGACACCGGCGACCAAGTGAAGTTGGTTGATCGCGACGTGTTCACTGCACTTAATAGCTTCAACAATTCCATTCGCGATGTAGCGAGTGGACCGGTTGTTACTGACGATCAAGACGCCCCACTAGATAAGCGAGGTGGTGCATTTGGTCAAGCAAAGATTCGTATTGCCCGTTTGCTGGGCATCCGAGAATTGGCGGTGTCTTCGTCCGCACGAAAGACCATCGCTAAGTTCAAAGGCGCGACTCCCCAAGAGACCGCCGAAAATATCGCAAAGGTGACTCACATCCAGAGTTTCCCAGCGATGCGCCAAAAGGTTTCAGCCATTCTGCAGAATACGATCGAAGAAGTAGATGAGATCGTTGACAAGTTCAAGGCTGAAGCTGACACCTACAAACTAAAGTTAAAGACTGGGAGAGAGATCGGACTGTCCCCTACCGTGATCAAGCGCACCCTCACTGCATTCGCAGAGATTAAGCGCGACATCAACTTGATTGATCAGGCTGTTGATAAGTCGGAGACCCCGGCTGAACTCATCATGTCGCTGTACGGTAGAACTATCCAATCGCTTTTCAAAGGGAGCGATAAAGTGAAAGAATCATTCAGCTTGCTGAAGGCATTGAGCGAGGAAGACGTTGCACCAAGCGGTGTTCCCGCTGGTGTCGTTCCGCAGCAGCCAGCAACAACAGGAGCGGATGCTATCGCACCGCTTCCACAATCAATCGGGTCTGGAAAGAACATTGTCAAGCGTAAGCGAACCTTCGTCGTGAAGAAGAAATTCGCAAAGCCTGGCGTAAATGAATCTCTTCTGCAGTTGGTAGAGTTCGACGTCATGAACCAAAATGCTACTGACGTCGATGATACGGTTAGCGCCCAGAACGATGTCGAGTTCAAACAGCTGAGAAACAACGCAAGCGTTGGTGACAACGTGACTGACGCGGACGTTACTCGCTACCTTGACAAGGCGCACGAGTTAAACGATGAGGTTGACACCGTTGCTTTCGGTCTGGAGATGGATGATGGCTCGATCGCAAAGGTCTACGTCAATGCCACCCAAGCCGACGGCTTTGAAGACGCTCTGTCGCAGAAACTTGGTGAGACCGACGATGCTGAAGAAGCGATCAACGATCTGGCAATGACCTTTGACATCGTTGACGTTGAATGGCCACAGAATTTCCAGTCGACTGGTGAAACCCCAGTTGGCGTTGATGCTGAAACCGGCGTCGAGGGTTCTAGCGATCCAGTAGCTAGTGACGCCAATGCCAGCGCAGAGGTTACCGACACGAACACCGATATTACCCCTTCAGTTAACCCAGTCATCAACTTGGGCGACATCAAACAGAATGGCGAGGAAGAGGAAGAAGAGGAAGAAGACTACGAGTCAACTCCTGAGCCGGCAGGCGAGACCACTGATTCTGGTATCGACACCACGGTCTTTTCTGACGACGATGATGAAGGCGGTTCACCTGGCGACGACGACAACATTGATGTCCAAGATCAACCTGCCGCTGACACCACGCCGGACGAGGTAGATAATCCAGACGCCGTTTCGTCGGATGACACCACATCTGAACTCGACGATACGACTGACGACACTGACAACGATGATGAAGTCGTAGGCGGTGAAGTTGCAGCACCAAGCGATGATGACACTCCTCCTGAAGAGGGCGATGATGACGAAACACCACCACCACCACCATCTGGCACCGACGATGAAGAGGAAGAAGACGATGATGAAGAAAATGCCACCAAACCCAAAAAGACAGAGGAGTCCCACAACATGACATTCGGACAACAGTTCAAATCGAAGCTTCTTACCGAAAAGAAAGCTCCAAAGAAAGTAGAAGACAAAGAGGAAGTTCAATCGGCCGCTGAAGCCGCAACTCTTCCTGCTGAAGTAACCAAACTGCTGCAGTCGTTCCCTAACCGCGGGTCGAAGGCAATGGTCGTTCTGCTGTACCTGCTCGGCGCACCAATCGAAGCCATGACTTTGAAGAAGGCAGACCTTCGCAAGTCGGTCGCTGAAGCTTCGGACAAGTTCCTGAAGGACAGCCAGTTCCGTAATTGGGTTAATCGCCTGACTGAAGAACTGATGAAGGCGAACACCAGCCCGCAAGAAGCAACCCTGCACGATGAGCTGGGCAATGCAATGCAGAAGATGATTCTGGAAATCATGCAGAAGGTTGGTCTGCCAGAATCGGTCGAGCGTCTGGGTCGTGCTACCCTCCGCACTGCTCTGCGTTCACGTGCTAAGCTCGCTAACTCCAACGCCAAGATTCGTCAGTACCTGAAGATGGTCGCTGAGCAGCTGGGCATTGACGCCGTTACCGGTGATCTGAAGGAAGCGGTGAAGAATGTTAAGTATAGGATCGAAATCCCCGCAACAGCATCGAAACTGCGTGCACTAAGTGCGGCTAAGAAAGAAGACGCGATCTTTGGTGAAGAAGAGGGTGACGACAGCTTTATTCAAAATCAAACCGTTGTAACCGTTGATTCAATCACCGTCAAGGGCAACACGATCTATGTTCTCCCTGCGCTCGATCTTGATCCAGAAGACGTTGCGTCAGGTCAACCAAAACTGCAAAAAGCATTTGACCGTTGGTGCGCGCAGTTTGAGCGTCGTAAGGTGACAGAAGCCGGCCCTGCGATGGCAGCGCAAGCAGCTGCACCAGCACAAGGCGAAGAAACCGGTAATGAGTGGGTTGACGAGATTATGAAGCTTGCTGCTTCGCTCGGTATCCCAGAAACTCTGCTCGACTATCGTCGTAAGCAGACCGAACTGGCTGTCAAGCAGAAGCGTCAGCAGATGCAAAACTACGCATTGGTTCTGCGTAACATCAAGAAGCTAAACGCAATCATCGGCAGCAACCAGAAGTAATAGGATGTTGGAGGGAGTGAATGCTCCCTCCAATAACTACCATATCCTCATAACACAGAGCCTTGGCCATGAAATTCAATTACCCTGACATGCAAACCGTCTCAGTCAATGGGATGCGCCTGTATGAAACTCCCGAAGGCGACTACCTTCCATCGATCACCACAATGCTGGGCAAGACGATGAGTGAAGAGAAGTCAAAGTCACTTCAAAAATGGCAAAATGCTCTAGGCGCACTCGCGACTAAGAAGACAAAGGACGCAGCAGATCACGGCACCGCCGTTCACTTGCTGGTTGAGCGCTACCTGAAGAAGGAAGAGCTGATCCAGAAGAACGACAACTTCACGCAGCAGAATATCAACGCGTTCAACGCACTTAAGCTGAAGTTGAACAAGATCGAAGAGCTGTGGGGACAAGAGGTTGCGCTGTATTCCAAAGTACTGGGATTAGCTGGCCGCTGTGACTGTATCGGTGTTTATGGTGGTGAACCATGCATCATCGACTTCAAGACGTCGGGCAAAATCAAGGATGAAAAGGCGATCGAAGATTATCGCTTCCAACTCACCGCGTACGCGATCATGCACAATGAAATGTTCGGCACGAACATCAATCGTGGCATCATTTTGATGACGAGTGAGATGGGCTTCCCACAAGAATTCAAAGTTGATCTCCTTGACTACTACGAGCCGCTCGCTCTGCGTGTTGAGAAGTTCTACAGCACCCTCAAAATCTAAGGAAAAGAAATGAAGGTTACCATCATCGCCGATCTACAAGACGAGTCCTGTAAAGATCACTTCATCAGTGTAATCACCGCCGTTGGTCATCTGAGTGGCGTCACCATCAGTGTAGTTGATGACGAGCCAGCGGCTGAAGCACCAGCCGTAGACCTCGACGCCCTTGCTGCAGAGATCAAAGCGAAGGAAGCAGACATGGAAGCCCAAGCTGCACCTCCTGCAGAATTTAGCATGGAACTTCCTGCTATCGAAATCCCAGCCGTCGAGATTCCTGCCGAAGAAGTTCCTATCACTGTCGCTAATGAACCAGCCGTTGAGTTGGAAAAAGAGCCTGAAACTCTGCCATCGTCGGCTGAAGTAACTGGCGAAGTGGATGTGGGCAAAGTAGTCGTCATGTCACTGACATCTGCAAACAGCGTCCCCGCTATCATCGCGCCTAAAGCAGACAAATCGTATCTGTCCGTCACGACTGACGTAGTAAGTAGTGATGGTTTGCTAGACTTCTGGTACGGCTCGATCGAATTCCGCGTTCCACCAGCAGTTGATGCGGCTGCAGTAATCAACCCATCTCATCCTATTGGTCCTACCACCATTCGCGTCGTCGTACGTAAGATGGACAGCTCTGATACGGTCGCTCTTCTCGTGGATGTTATCCGCGGTGACATGGAGCTGCTGACTATCTCCGGCGCAGATGCGGCTAGTGGATTCTCAGGTTAACGAAGAAAATAACCTGAAAACCGGTAAATGAGGTAAATAGCAACGATGACAGTTCAACATCGTTGTTATTTTCACCTACCTCTAGGACCATCAAAATGCCGACGCAACAAGATTACCCGCGCTCTGACAGAGACTTGCTGATCCGCTTGACGACCAAGTTTGAGTCAATGGAGGAGAAGTTTGAGGACGTGTCCGATCACCTTCGTTCTATGGAACGAAAGTTTGAAGACGCACTGAAGTCGATCAAGGACGACGCAGACAAGAAGTACATGACCAAAGAACAGTTCAAGCCATATCAGGAAGTGCTTGACGAGGTTCGTAAGAAGGTCACAGCCGCTGTTGTCTCTGGTGTGGTCGCAGCCATCCTAGCGATTGGCGCATTTCCTCTCTACTACTCCGCCTTCCAGACTTACAAGTCTGTGGCCCCACAGCAAACTCAGCAGGCGGACAAGTAACGAGTGTGTCCTGAACATACTCGTTCTTTCCAAGGCTAAATACGCCAATCAAATCGTTCTATCTTAGAGGCATAATGAAGAAGAGTCCATTCCTCATTCAACAGGATTTTCTCTCTCCGCTTATCTGCGAGAGTATCATAAAAGACATCGAGATTCAGCAGCCCGATGTCGATCGAAACGGCGATCCGATCAAAACTGAGCGTCACTGCCTACAATGGGAACAGGAAATCATCGAGCGATTCCATGAGATCATCCCAGACATTGAGGCGCGATACGATGCGACCTATCGTCGTCTAGAGAAACCGCTGTTCCAGTTCTATCCTGAGAATGCGAAAGCACCAGCAGAACAGCCGGGCTGCGAAAGCTCCCAATACGTCCGCAAGAAGTGGGTAAAAACCAAGGACGTAGATTTGGTGGGCTATGTTTGGTTGAAGGATTTCAACAGCGATGTGCCACTTGATCCACGCCATGAAGTATTGGGCGGCAAGCTGGAATTCCCTGCATACAACTTCTCCCTCGTTCCACAGCGTGGCACTCTAGTGCTGATGCCTGCAGGCCCACACTTCATTAACACTATTTCCCCAATTCTGCTTGGCTCGCTGTATCAAATTAAGCTGAACATCAACATCAAGACCAAGGACGGTGGCATGTGGTTCTACCAGCCATCCAATTTCCCTGGGCGTTGGAGTGACTGGCTTGCGGAGTTCATGTGAAGATCAGAGAACTACTGGAAAGAACCGACTTCGAGGCCGAAGCCCTAATGAAGAAGCAGCGCGACGACGCTTACGCTCGCGCAAAGTGGCACAAGGAAATGGCGTTGAAGTACAAGGGCAAGGATGATGAGGACAGCAAAGCCGCTCATCAAGCCCATGACACTGCTGAATTTGATTGGATTCGAATCAGCCAAGAGCACCAATTCAAGAACCCTCGCGTTGCGGCTAACATGGCTAAACGCGCTGAGGAAGATCTTGCGAAGTCTCATCTTGCTAAAGCTGATGTAGACAACTCAAAGTATCGTCAGTGATATAGCTCTGAGGTCACCAGAGGACCCCAGAGACCTCCTGCAAAATTCGACATAGAAGTCATTAAGGCCCAGAGCTAACACCTCTGGGCCTTTTAGTTTTTGTATGATTGATGTCGATTTACAATGATAGTATCTTAAGAAGAAAGGTAAACATGGAACACGTATTAGGTTTCTTTGTTGGCGGATTCTTTGGCTTCCTGGCAGGACTGTTCCTGACCTACATGTACGGTGTGTATAAGGTTCGCCAAGTGATGGCCAACGCCGGAAGTATGGCAAAAGATGCGGCAAGTGGCATCATCCAGAAGGGCGTGATGAAGGCCTACGACAAATATCGGAGCAAGAATGAGCCTCAACAAGAAAAGTAAGTTCCTATCCCTACTGCTGCGCCATAAACCCGACGCACTGGGCCTGACGATGGACGCACAGGGCTACGTCGAAGTCCAGCAGATCATCGACAACAGCAGGAGTGGGAAATACCCCTGTAACCCATTCTCTTTTGATGACATCAAGGAGATCGTCTTCACCGACGAGAAGTCACGGTATTCTTTTGAGAACGCCGACATGAATTACGTGCGCGCAAATCAAGGTCACAGCATCGATGTCGATCTGGAAATGCAGTCGCTCACTCCTCCCACCTACCTCTACCATGGCACTTCGAAGAAGGCAATCGAGTTCATCAAGGTGGAAGGCATCAAGCCCATGAGTAGGAATCACGTTCATCTGTCTCTCGACACGAACACAGCAGAAGACGTGGGTGGTCGTGGCAAGCGCGGCGTGCCTATCATCCTTCGGATTCGCGCATACGATCTGTGGAAGACGGGTGTGAAGTTCTACCTGTCGAGCAATGGCGTCTGGCTGACCGAGGACATCATCCCTTTCAACTTCGCGGAGATTTACTATGCTGCTTGATGCAATCCAACGATCCTACGACATCATGGAAAAGCGTGGATGGGACACCATTTATTGGGCAGTGGATCTGCACGGTGTCTGCCTCGTCTCGAACTATGAACAGGGTGGCTACACGTGGATCAACGACACCGCGGCTCGCGCGCTAAGGATGATCGCGGCCCAGCCAGAAAACAAGATCATCTTGTGGTCTTCGGCGCATGAAGAAGAGCAACCAACCATCATCGAGTTCTTCAAGTCGCATGGGATCGATGTGCTGGCATTCAATGCTAATCCATTGGAAAAGAACACGAAGACTGGCTGCTTCGACAAGAAGTTCTACTTCAGTGTGTTGCTCGATGACAAGGCAGGCTTCGATCCCGATAAGGACTGGGATGAAATCATCTCCTTCTACTACAAGCGAGAGCTAAAGTGAGAGTGTCGTACCCTGCGCTTAACGAAGATGGCAAGCGCGCAGTAGCTCGCAACTTAGAAGTACGAAAACGAAACTACTTGAAGGCAATGAATGATCCTCAGTGGGTCAAGGGCAGTATCTTGATCATTGGGGATCGGCCTGGTCCTTCCGCACCACAAGACCCCAACTACCATCATACTCCCTTCTACTCAACGAAGCATTGCAGTGGATGGCTAAACGCAGCTCTTTACGTGGCGCAGATTCCAGAAGAGCGGCTCATTTGGATTAACTCTGCTGACAAGGATGGAGTACCGTTAGATCCAACTATCTTAGATAAGTTGGAAGCGGATAAGACGATCTGCCTTGGTGGGAATGCTGCGAAGTGGTACGAGGCCGCGTGTGAGTATGGGTACGAATACTACAAGTTCGATCACCCTCAATACCACAAACGCTTTAAGAACAGTGAGGAGTACCCATTGATTGAGTTCCTTGGTTGGGAACTCGGGGTGCGAACTCTTGAAGAAGGAGCTTACTTTTGAACAAATATCTTTTCACCATTCGGCCCACGCTAAAAGGACCCTATGTCGCATCGTGGCATCAAGTCAATGCTGATGACGATGAAACGAAAGGGGTCCTCTTTGGGATGTCGATGTTCGCGAAAGTGAACATGGCTGAAGGCCCACTCCTCATCAACTCGGAAGAAGAGTGGACGGCTGATCTACTCCAAGACTACCTTCGCTCCCTGTCCAATCTTGCTCTTCGGGAGTTCATTGAAGAAAGTAGACTTAAGCAAAGCCAGTCTCTTTAACCTTCTTACGGAAATAGTCTACGCCCTGTAGATCCTTTCCATTCACAGCGCTACCAACTCCATCATGGTGAATGAGTCCATAACAGAACTCTCCCTTTGACAGAGATGGATAGCGTTGGCTATGTGGTGTTGGCTTGATCGGCTTATTAGCAATCTTTGTTCCACCCGACGCCTTGTATCCATCGTAGTACGACTTCAATTCCCTCTTGTAGAACTCGATCATCGCCTGTGTTGCGTACTTAGCATTGCATCGGTTAACGCATGTTGGTGGAACGCCGATAATGCCGAAGTACTTTACCGCAATCTTGTCCAACATCTGATACAATCCCATCGCCGAACTTGTTGGGTTCTTCGCGTATGGATCGAACCTACTCTCAATCTGTGCAATGAAGCGAATCAGTTTCTTATCCTCTGCGTCCAATCCCGCTGCGCCGTTGAGCGCCTCATCAATCATCGCACTTACTTCTGAATAAGAAGGTCTCTTCTCTGGCTTGCAGTCGCTTGTCGTGGCGGCCTGGTTTTTGAAGTCGTCACCTGGTTGTGGGTAGCTTGAGTTACTATTCACCGGCGTCGCGCCCGAGTCTAGCACTTGAGGGCAGTCACTTGCAGTGCGGGCGTTCGTCTCGCTAAGTGTAATAGGCGCCGCAGCGCCACCGCTGTTATCGACCGTCTTAGGAGGTGGTTGCGTTCCATCTGCCTGCGCTGGTGGTTGGACGGTGAAAGTTCCACTGAGGTAGGGAGCTGGGTCAACGTGTTGCTTACCGCCCAGTAGCACTTCAAAGTGGAGGTGATTACCAGTCGACGCACCAGTTGAACCTTCCTTACCGACTGCCTGGCCTTGAGCAACCTTCTGACCCCTAGTAACGAGGATTTGTGAGAGGTGGTTGTAGGTAGTTTGAACAATGATCGAACCGTCAGCAGCTAGGTGGTTGATTCTAATTTGGTTACCGTATGCACCAGCATTACCACAGAACACGACCTCGCCATCGGCGGCCGCGACGATCTTACCCTGTCTGCCACCAACCCAATCCTGGCCTTTGTGCAGCTTCATCACTTTGTGGATAGGGTGCATGCGAGGACCGAAGCCAGAGTTGACTCGTGGCGTTTGACCATTCGTGCTGACGTATGGAATGCAAAGGGAAATGCTTTCACCCTTCTTAGCCTCTGCAGCAACGACGGTAAATTCTCTACTGTCGATATCTCCTTCATCATCGCTTACAGTGACAGTCACCTTATAAGTCCCTTCGTCAATGGACCCCGTCAGCTTGCCTTCGTCATTGATGGTTAGCGACCCGGTTGGTGGATTGATCTTCCACTTCTTAGCATTGCGCGGTCCTTTCGATAGGGTCATCTCTTCATCCACCTTGAAGTGCTTACCATCAGCGGCTTTCACCACTTTAATGGAGGTGTTTTGAATTCGATTTTCTGGATCCTGTCGCGCGTCATCTTGCTGGCCAGTTGGATCACCAGCTCGCCGCGCGAAGCAGTCAATGTTCTCACCAGGCAGCATGTCTGTTGGCTGTCTCAGTTGAGGAATGGGAGTCCAGAGCGATGTGCGCTCTGGAGGCGGGCAATTGCAACTCATTTGCTATTCTCTTTCTTGGCTTTGTCGTCCAGCTTTTGCTGTTCGTCGGTGAAGAACTTGGCAATGGTGATGAGCTTGTTTTCCAACTGAATAGTGTAGTCCTCAGAATTGCTCATGAAGTTGGCGACATCACTTTGCTTCAAGTCCGTTTTGTCCACATCGATCTTCGCTGGCTTGGCAGGCAGTCGCATGGTCTCAGCAGGCGGAACCTTGATGACGTACTCCATACGAGGAACAACGATTGGCTCTGGCTTAGGAGGAACGTGACCACATGCGGCGAGGAGGATAGGAAGGGTAAGGATTAGACGCTTCATTTGGAATCCCTATTCGCTTGGATTTGACGGATGGTTTCTTTCAGCACTTCAGCAACTGGGCCATCATTGTTAGGATCCTTTGCAAGAGCCGCGACGGTCTTGCGTAGGGTGTCCAGCGCTTCTTTGCTCTTGGTATTCTGCGCAGCGAGCGAGGCGATAGCTGCCTTAGATGTGGCTCTTTCCTCATCAAGCTTTTTCGCAGTGTCGTAGTTGGTTTGGTTGGAGTCGACCAACGTGCCTTGATTCTGCTTCAGCACCTTGTTGTTCTCTGTTAGGATCTTGTTGTCAAGCGTAAGGTCGGCGATTTGTTTCGCCTGTGTTTCGACCTTGCTATTCAATTCGTGAATTTCGATCAGCTTCAAGCCGATGAAAGTTGTTGCAAGGGTGAGAAGTACAGCACCAACGATGGCAGAGATTTTGGTCCCTTGACCGCCACCCAAGATTAGGGCAAGTAATGCGCTCATGATTTTCTCCAGATAAAATGAAAGAAGGAGAGCCGAAGCTCTCCCTCTTATTTACACCTGAGCCGTCGCCAGCAAGACTGAGCCTGTTCTGGGAACAGACCATTGAATTACGATCGTGTTGACGTCTGGATAAACCATAGACAACGGATAAACCTTCGTAATCTCGCCATCAACGCTTGCTCGAACATCAGCCACTGGGATAAGACCCATATTGTGATTGACCGTCCACGTATCCGAGGCCACGTCAAACGTGAACACCTTCGATTGAACTCCGCCATAAGCCATGTTTACCTCCTTTAGGCAATGATGGTTGCAGAGCCGCTACGCGGTGCCGAGAATCGAATGATAAGGTTGTCCTTATCAACGATCTCAACACCTGCAGGTATGAGCTTCTGAACTTTACCGCTGTCAGTAACGGTCACATCAACAATTGGTACGCCTTTGGTTCCGTTGCTACCAAGGTTATGCTTAATCGTCCACGTATCCATCGCAATTGCTTGCGAGTGACGATAAACTCCAGGGATGAGTCTCATAATAACCTCCCTTAGATAAGCTTAACCTGTCCAACCTGCGGAGTCGAGAACGTGATGGTGATGGTATCCATCGAGTCAAATGTGACGGTCTCTGGCTGAACTTCCTGATTACCGACAAACACACGGACGATAGGCTGACGTCCAAGACCGTGATCAACCACCCAAGTAGTCGAAGGATTGGTTTGGTAGAACTCAAATGCGTATGTTGGCTTTAGCTGACCATCGAAGTGACCAGACACCAGAACAACTTTACCCTTAGCAGGGGTACCAAAGTCGACAGTGACTTGTGAAGCGCTGTTGACCGTGATTTCGCTTGGGATAACAACACGACCCAGTTCATCGTAAACCGTTGGGCTAACGCTGGTAGTATTGAGGTTGTGGTTGATGACCCAAGTAGACGACTCTGTGCTCTGTACAAACGTGAACGCAGTAATTTCCTGCGTCATTGGTACCCACACAGGCATACCGTCAGCCATGATTTCTACGCAGATGTACAGGATACGGCCGGTGAACGCCAGCTGACCAACCTTTGGATTAGTTGGGAAGGAGGTGTCCAGCGGGATGACCGCTTCTCTGAGGTTATTTTGTTGAAGATGGGCGTCGCCGAAAAATTTCATGGTGTCCCCTTTGAACTAAAAATTAACTACGTGCTCTATTTATGGCTCAACCTGAAAAAGAGAAGGGGAGCCGAAGCTCCCCTCATTCAGCCCTTAAGCCAAATTAGTTGTTTTGCTGATTAGGCTACAACTGCCAGACCCATCACGATGGCCTTGCACTGCAGAGCAGAGGTGAAGGACACAGTGAGTTGGTTATCCGAATCGAACACGATCGACTGTGGGATCACCACGTTGTCGGTGTCGTCGACGATGGTCACGTTGCAGTACTTCTGACCCAGGTTGTGAGTAACGGTGTGAACCGTTGCAGCAGCACCTGCTTCGTACAAGAAGTACATCTTGCCAATGCGAACATTGGTTGCGTCGATGTTGCCCTGCAGGGTGGTGTCAGCAGCTTGACGATCCGAAGTTTCGGTTGCGATCTTACCGTCCAGAGCGGTGTCTGCTGCGGTGCGATCGGTAACTTCCTGGGCCAGATCACCTTCAACGCCGTCGATACGAGTACCGAGAGCACCTTCAGCCGCTTCTGCACGGGTCTGTTCGGTTGCTGCTGCGCCAGCTGCATCAGAGATGGACTGGATAACAGCATTCGAAACCTTCAGGCCGTTTTCGCCGCGGGTCAGGGTATCGCCGTCCAGCTTTACAGACAGCTGCGAAGCGGAATCGGTCGAAGGAGTTACGCCGTCGATGGTGAGGAACAGACCACCAGTGCCGAGAACGTCGACGCCGACTTCGTCGGTTGGCAGCTGTGCAATACCTGCACCGAGGTTAACGTCAAGTTGGTTACCAACTTTAACCAGGCCGATACCAGCAGCGATTTGACCGGTACCAGTGAACTGGACCAGATCAGTGCCGTTGAATACGAAGCCTTGCTCGTCACCCTTGTGGAAGAGTGCTGCGCCTTCTACCAGGTCTTCACCTGCGTCAAGAGCGCCACCAGCGACGGTGAAGATCTTCTTAGCGGTGGTGTCGACGATACGGTAGCCATCTGCTTTACCAGTCAGATCAACTGCGGTTGCGTCAGCAACGATTTCGTCAACTGGCGCTTCCCAGGTCAGACCGGAGAGCAGCGAATCAACGTAGTTCTTGTTGACTGCATCGTCAGCTTGGGTAGGAGCTCCCACGCCGATGATCTTGTTGCCGCCCATTGCAAGCTGGCCAGACATGGTGTCGCCAGCTTTCGAGACTTTACCATCAACTGCGAGCTGCAGATTGGTGTCTGCGGTTTCGCGGTCGGTAACTTCTTGCGCCAGATCAGCTGCAACGCCGTCAACGCGGGTACCAAGAGCAGCCTCAGCGGAAGTAGCACGGGTTACTTCTGCGGTGAGGTCAGCGTCAACGCCGTCAACGCGAGTGCCAAGAGCTGCCTCAGCGTCGGTTGCGCGGGTGACTTCTGCTGCGAGGTTATCGGTCAGCGTCTGGTCGGCTGCTGCACGAGCAGTAGCTTCTGCAGTGTCAGCTTCGGTACGAGCGGTTTCTTCAGCGGTGATTGCTGCCTGACGGTCAGCAACTTCGGCCGAAATAGCGGATGCGTTAGCATCAGCCAGTGCTTGCAGTTTTTGGATGGCGTCGGTAAGGGAAGCAGTTCCTGCCAGGGAGCCGGTGAGGGCGCCAGCAACGTACGTTCCGTCAGCATTTACCAGACCGCCAAGCGATGCTTCGATAGCGTCAACTTCTGACTGCAGTGCTGCTGCATTGCCGCCAGTTGCGAACGGTGCCCAAGCCGCGCCGTCGTTGTAGTAATACAACGAGCTATTAGTATTGAAGTAGATACGACCCTTCTGCAGAGCATCGAACGTAGGCGCCGCAGCCAGGCGTTCGATATATGCGTGTTGAATTTCTCCAGACGCGTCCGAGTTGAGTACGAGATTGCCATTAAGTCTCATGTGAAGCTCCTAAGTGAGTGGCGTGAAACAAACTTACTACTTTACTACAGGTACTACGATACTACTAAATCTTGAATCAAAGCGTTCTACGAGATGCGGTGGTCAGTGCTTTGATCGCAGAATTGAAAGCCACAGGCTCTACCTTGAGGTTCCCCAGATCGTAGTCATTGATCACTTCTTCATCAACGTTTACAAAGTGGAAAATCCCTTTGTTGCCAACTTTCTCGATGTGGTCAAGACGATATCCGAGCACCTTGAGAGTAGCTGCCAGAACAATGTCCTGTGTCTCAATAGTTTTCTTTGACATAGCCGTCTTCCTTAAAATGTTTCTTGGTTGATTGACAGGTTCTATTTATATCAGGACGCAAAATTTAGAAGAGAGTTAGGATCCCTCTGCCGCTAATTGCTGCGCTGAACATGACCGCCACCGTGTTCGGATCCATGATCTTTACATGGTCGGGAATGATCAGTTGCCAATCATCATCGTACAACGCCACTGTCGCACGGCGTGTATTCTTTTCATGCGTTATGAACCACATCTTTGCGGGCGTGGTTTGCACGTGCTCATAACCCTGCACGCCACTGATACCGCCACCAGTATTTCCACCACCCGCGTTCTCCACTTTATTAGACAGAGCTTCAATTGCGGATTGAACGTCCGTTGATCCCGGCAGGGCCTCAATGGGGTGGATGTCAACTTGAGACGCCGTGTGGCGTCCATAAGTACCAGCAATATGCGAGTCAAGATCGCTCTTGAGTTTCGCAATGTCGATCCCATTAAAGAGACCGGTAGTGATGAGGTTGCCATCCTTGTCGATGCGGAATACAGGTGGTGTGCCGTAAGTTCTGCGTACTGTTACTAGGTCGACAATTGGTACGACGCCTGGATCTGGCTCAATTACGAGAGCAGTCGTCGTGCCCGTCGATGGTGAGATAACCCAGTGGTCACTGTCTTGAATGACAGTGTTGATGACGGTGCTTTGACCAAGAACTTCCAAGTCACCTGTCAAAGTGACCTTACCGGTTTCAGAGTCAATGCGGAAGAAGACGTTCTTGTCGTTGTCGTCAACGATCGAGAAATCTTTTCCCGTTTGTAGCTTGATAGTTGCCTCACCATGGCGAACCGTTTCGTCGTAGACCTTTTGAAGGGTTAGACCGGTTCCACCTGGTGCTGTAGACGAAGCATCGTCAAATACAAGTCCTCTACCGTTGACGGTGAAATACTGACTGTTCGTACCACCAATGTTAACGATAGAACCATCCGGCAACCTAGCGAAGATACCTTCGTCATCTAGGTAGATTGGTTTCAAAACTAATTCTGCCATACTACAACCTCACTGGCGGAAATAGATTTAGATAGATGGCATCTTTGTCATAAACGAATCCCACCTGCTGAGACACACCTACTTGGGGTGGTGTAAGGGTGAGATGGCCGGAAGCAGAGCAGAAGAGAGGCTTACCAAAGCTAGACTCTGGCCAGTTCCATTGCTCATTACGAATAGCACCATTCGTAATGACTTGGCCAGTTTCGTTTTCATTTAGGTCATCAACAACAATTCCTGCAATGAACTGATTCTTGTTCAGGTGCGTGCCTAACTTGATGCGACGATCTGGACTAAACGAAACCAAATAGAACTTTGGAATCTCCTCGCTTGCTTGTGCGAAGACTACAGCGGAATCAAACTTAACGTTTTGACCACTCGTCTGTTGGACGATGAGGTCAGTTTCGGTGGTGGCAAAAGTGCCATCCGATTGGCGCAGCGGCTTATTGTTCGTACCTAGAAGGATCGCACCAGCAGAGTACTCGCCTTTGGAAATCCCTACTTGCGAGCCTATGATTGTTGGTACGAATGGAACGATTGCTCCCTGCGCCGTGTACGTGCCAGCAAAGACACGAATCTTATCCAACCAGTGCGCTGTTGCGCCAGTCACACGGCGGACTTTCATCACGTTCTTGCTTAGGTCAAACCAGTGCTGATCGTTGGGCGCATTCACTGGCTCGGTTGCCGATACGATGAGAGCCTTATCTGTCCAACCTCTACGCACAGCGCCGGTGCTCAAGTCGATATCCCAATACAGATATTGGATACCAAACTTGTCGAGCGGACTATTGTTGATGTCCTTCGAGGCGCCAATAACAGCCTCGACCCCACCACCCCAGGCTGAGGTCACGTTTCTACTTTCTTCAGCCAAATAGTTCGCGCCATAATGGGCAAACGACACGACCGTCGGTTCCTGTTGTGAAGCGAACAGGTCGACGGTCGTACCCTTAGAACTTGGCTGGATGAACAGCAATGTTGGTGTTGAAGTGGCACCGCCCGAGGCAGGCACCATCTTACAACGGACTATACCTTGTCTAAAAGAGACCTTCACTTCTCCCTCCTATGGAAAAGTGACGGGTTTATGAAACGCTAATCGTCAGGGTATAAGTGATGACCAGTTCTCTGTTTTGCGTCTTCAGAATCGGGGAGAAGATAATGTGCGTGAGAAGACGGTTGTCTGCTGAGAACAGACCAAGTTCGTCAAACGCAAATTGAGCTTCAGGATTCGGGTTCGGAGGCGAGTCAGAAACGTCTTGACCTGCTGGTTCGCCAGATGCAATCGTGGCGGTGCAGATGACGATCGTAGTATCGTTCGTCGGACTTTCCTGATACGTCACCGAGTTCTCCGCAGGGGTTGATGCCTGCGCTTCATCGATGATTTCCGAATAAGTCGGATTGTAGAGATCGGCCCCACTGCCCGTAACGTTAGGAGCTTGGTAGGTGATTTGGTTCATGCTGTCGATCGATGAACCACCATTGCCCAGCTTGATCTTGTAGATCTGGTGGTTGGCATCGTTCGCAAGACCACGCGCCAAAGCGATGGCCATGTTCTTGTTGTGGACAGCATTGAACTTGTCGAGGAGCACCTCGCCTGTGGAAGCGTCCTGCACAAGGACGTGTCCTTTAACGTGGGTGTTGACGATGGCTGCAGTCATTATTTCTCCGTTAATATGGTTATTTCGCCAGGATGAAAACTATGGCATATTTATGGTATGGTATGGTTTACGCCAGAGTCAGTTGGAAGGGACCCGTTCCATCAGGTACAGAGAACTTGAAACTTGACAGCTGCGCGCCAGCGACAGGAGTATAGATCATCTCAGGGAACACGACGAAGGATGGCTTAGTCGTATCGTCAGGATAAACGATGACAGTAGGAGTGCTGCCTTTCTTGTTGTGCGTGACAACGTATTCTTCAGCTGCGATCGCAACGTGGATACCATTCACGTCGGTATTTACGTCATAGTTCAGGCTGACGCTCAAGATCGTACCAACAGGGCGGTTGTCGATGTAATCGTAGTAGGGTTCAGTGTCGTACGGGTAAGTATCGTAACCAACTTCTGCATCTGCAGTCAGACGCATGACGATCTGCAGACCTTCTGAGAAGTTCGTGCCAGCAATTTCAGTCGGCTTCTCTTTGACTGAAATGGTAGGCTCAGGCATCGGAACAATCGACGTGATTTCGTTCGCGTCCACCTTCGTGAAGAAGCCACCTTCCAAGAACGCAGCGTTGAACTCATCCTGCATGTTCAGGATGGCAACCGTCTCCCATGTTGCTGGCGTAATGTCGCTCACCTTGACCATTGCGATATCATCAAAGTTCAGTCGAATACGCGCGTAGATGCGGAGGTTCTCACTCACCTTCACACGAATGGTTTGGCTGTAGCTGTCCGTTTGGTTAAAGCGCAGTGAGAAGTACTTACGCTCAGGCAGATACTTCTTAAAGAAGACGTCATCAAAAATCAGCGTAGCTTCAGCCGGTCTATTCGTCGTCTTGTAGCGAGGCTGCGTGATGGTGAACACTTTAGTGTCTGGATCCGAAGCCAAGTACGCATCAAGGTAGGTCGCGAGATCAGGGAACTCTGCAACAGAGTCGTTGTTGATACGACGATCGTAGTAACGGAATTCAAGAGGCACCCAACCATTCGTCGCTGCCAACTCTGCAGGCGGAACGACTTGATCTTCAGCTCCTTTGCCGATGCGGAAGTCGATAGACTCCTTCATCGCCTTGTCAACGATGATCTTCACACCATCGTCAGCAGGTGTGGTGTTAGGGAAGATCAGCGCGTCTTGGTTGTAGTGGAGTGGGAAGTACTCCTGCAACAGATCAAGAGGGTATTCGATCTTACCGATGTGCGTGTCAAAGACGGTTGTGTCGTACGGCAGTTCGTCGTAGTTACCGTTCGCGATGAATGTAGCCTTTGGAACCAAGTAGACGTCGATTTGTTCACCTGGACGGTACACGTCGTCGGACGGACCAATCTTGAAGGAGCAGTATTCGTCTTGCCAATTCTCATTAATCTTGAAGCCCTGACGGTATCCGTAGAGATTATTTTGAACGGTACCACCGACGACTGAGCCGCCATTCACTGGGGAACGGAAGGTGATGGTGTACATCGAAGGAGCAGCAGCCGAATGAGGAGCACGAAGCGGTACGAAGTTCGCAGGTACGCCGATGACGTGTTCAACTGTTACAAAGACTTGTTCCTCAGCACCGAATTCGATCGCGTTAATCGGCTTGGAGTCGTACGAGGTCCAGGTAATTCCGTTAAAGGACTTACACATGACGCCGCCTCTACCACCAGCGAGGTAGCGACCAGCACCGAACGCAATATCGTTGAGCTCAGCAGTCGTGTTGCTCACGCCCTTCGCCCAGTTCACACCGTCCTTGGACGTGATGATTGTGCCGTTTGTACCTACTGCCCAGAACGCGTCATTCAAGAACTTGACCTTGTTCAGGTTCTCAGTCGTTGGCGAAGTAGTGACAGTCCAGGTGATGCGGTCTTTCGAACGAAGGATGGTACCGTTATCACCGACAGCAATGATCCAATCATTAGAGTAGGCGATAGAGTTCAGCGACGCCTTCACATTGCTTTCACGATTAGTCCAACCAAAGCCGTTGATAGAAGTAAGGATTGTTCCGCCTTCGCCCACGACGATGATAACGTTGGGTGATTCACCGCCACTTACTGGGATTACCGTAATACCCTTCAGTTTTTTCGTGGTGTGGGTGGCAACTTTGTACCAGGTCTCACCATCTTCAGTCATCGCAACAAGGCCGTCCTCACCAACGATGGCAAGACGCTTGTCGATAGTTGCGAAGTTAGTTAGGTCGTCAGACCAACTCGTACCGTCAGTAGATGCGGCTACGATAGACTTTGCGCCGCTTGCAATGAACGCGTTGTTGATGTAGCTGACGTTGGTTAGCTCTTGTCCATTCACGACAACAGGCTGCCAATCGTCACCATCCTTCGACGTAGAGATGGTCGAAGACCGCTTCAGCGCGTAGTAGTCGAGCTTAGGAATTTTGAAACCAATCTTACCGTTCCAATACCACTGACCCGCAGTTGCAGGCGCCTGCCAACCAGACTTCGAACCATACACTAGGTAGTTTGGCTTGAGCGTCTTGATGGTGAATGAGAAGCTGTCGCCTGCTTGGAAGCCATTGAGCGGAGGAACGATCGTGTAATGGATGAACTCATCTTTGAAGCTGCATCCATCTATTAGGCTAACGGTTTTTGGATATCCCGCCAGCTGCTTGTTGACGACGTCCTTCGTGCTAATGACGTACGTCGTTGCATCAATGAACGTGATGGTCCAATCAGAGCGAAGCGTCCACTCAAGCGATTGTCCATAAATGGTAAGAGCAGGCGTAGACTGAGCAGGGATGCTGCTTGTGCGCTTAAAGAGTGGAGCGGCCTGGAGAGCCTGTGGATTGGTCTTGATGATCGTCCACGTTTCATCTGGTGCGTTTGTCGCAACCGTGATCTTCTCACGAGGAGTCAAGATGAACGTATCACCAACATTCAACGTTGGCTGCTCAGTTGCTGGATCACCATACGCTGAGGTGAAGGTGAAGGTGATTTTTGGCGAGGTGAAGGTCTTGCCGAATTGACAAGTACCCAAATTACCAGAGATCGAACCAACGACGGTCAACGCGGTGCCATTCCATGTCAGCTTGAACTCTTCGTATGTGCCTGGGATAATGTCGACAATCGAACCGAACTGCTCGTAGACATTGTTGAAAGCCAATGCACCTGGATTCTGCGCAAAAGAGGTGAGGTCAGCAACAGCTTGTTCTTTCCACTTGCTACCGCCGATGGTCTTGAAGGAGAATGCGCCAAGGGAGATGTGATAGTCCACACCTTCAACCATGTGCTTGCCATTCTTCTGAACGAGAGGAACACCCGGGCCGTCAAAGCGACGATTTGAATAGACGCCGCGAATCAAACCAGGGATTTGCTGGTTGTCGTTCACACCTACTACAAAGGCGTCTTGGCTAGACTGGCTAAGAAGCTTTGGAACGGTGGTCAGTGGGATTGGGAACGTTCTACGTGTACCATCCGAAATCACTGTCCTTTGCGCAGACAGAGTATCGGCAGGGCGTGACGCACCGATCTTATCCCATACTTTCAACGCGCTGTTTGAGCCACGATTGAGGAGGTCAGGTCCAAGGACCAGAAGCTCTTGATGTTCCTCCTCGATCTTGACATTGATGGAGTCCTCAAAGAGGAACTCCTCAACAATCTCAGACAGCTTCGTGTGATACGGCTTTACGTCAGTGACGTAGCTGATCAGACTGTCAATGTGACCACTCGCTACCGAAAGGTAGCGAGATGATTTATCAGAATTTGCCATCCTCGATTTCGCCTTCTACTTGTTCTTCAACCTTCGTCGTGGAGTACACCGAGATCAGAGACGTTTTGAAGATGTCGCTGAATTCGTAGTTAGATGCAAGAGCATCTTCCAGTACTTCGAAGAAGATTTCGTTGATTTGACGTGGGCGAGCCGTCGACCAGATAAGATCCATTGTTGCTCTTGCTGCGTCATCATCTGCGAACCATTCATCGCTCTTGTCGAAGTTGAGAGCGGTGATGTAGTCAGGAATCGAAGTGTTACCGAGCTTGATGCTAAGCGATGTGTTCAGAATCGTGTTAACGATCGAAGCACGAACTAGGTTGGTGTCGGCAAAGATTTGACCTTGCTTGAAACCAAACTGCGTTCTGGTGCCATTGCGTTCGTCGTAATCGATACGAGACTTCGAAGGCAGTGGGTTACCAACAGCATCATGAGCAGCGGCCGCATTTGCAAGATGATCCCACAGCGTCTTAGGAATCTTAGACGACTGGCTGCGACGGATAAGCGCCCACTCTGTATGAGTGTTCTTCAGACTCAGTTGCTCAGGATCATCACGTAGGGTGTGGTTGCGTTGGAAGCGCAGCTTGTACGTGTCGTTGTTCGTAACCAGATTGTTCAGACCAGCGATGACGCACGAGTCGAAGTTGCCGTCAGTTAGACGGGCAAACATCATGAACTGCGAAGGTCCGTTAGTCAGAATGCTCTTTGCTTGCACGAGTGACATGCTCTTGTTAGGTTGAACGACGGTCTTATCCTGAACCCAGAAGTAGTACTTGGCACCTACGATTACGCCCGCTTCATTGCGAACATCCACTTTCGTGTACTGGTAGTCTGCCTTGTACTGAGTCAGAACGGCTGCATCATCCTTCACCGCTGGATCAAACTCCAACTCAGCTGCGGTTGGTTGGTAAGCGCGGTAGATCAACAGAACAGGCGTTCCTTCTGGCAGGATATTTACGATCTCAACTACTTCCTGTCCAACGCCTCCCGAAACAATGTACGTTTGCGGGTTCAGCTGAACACCATTCGCGTAGATGGAGAGACGATTCACATCTACCTCTGCCTCATCAGTGAAGGAGCGATCAAAGCTAACTTTGTTCTCACCATCGCTGATCTTCTCAACCTTCGCGGTCTCCAGCTTGACCCAGTCGGTCCAAGTAGAGTTGTAGCGGGTGATCTCGATACCACTCTTCAGAGTCAGGTTAGCTTCGCCCATTGCCTTAACAACAGCAGCGGTTGGTACGATGCTGACTGGCGCACCGACGTATGGCATCCATGTGCTGCGTGGTGGCATCAAGTCACTGGACAGATCTTCTTGAGAAGGAACGTCCCATGCCTTCCACTCATAATCGTGGCTGAGATAATCAGCATCAGTTGGATCGTTGACGAAGACGTAGTCTGGGAGAGCGATGATCTCTTCAACTCTTACACCTTCGCGAACATAAACGTCGCTCCAAGCATTAGCAATCTGTGATGCGATCGCCAGCGCGTCAACAGTAAGGATGATACTGAAATCGTCGAAGCGAATTTCGCGCTGATCACCAGCAACGCCGTTGAATGCAGGCAGCTCAATCTCTTGCGAGAAGTTGAAGTCGTCTGACATCGTCAGGTATTCAACACCGTTCGGAGCGGTGCGAGCGTTCAAGTTGATTTGACCGATACGATCACCGAATCGACCACCAACGATGAGAGAGATGCCAAGACCGTCAACTTGCGGAGTAGCAAGCGAGGTGGACGAACCCAGGTCGTAGACGATCTGGTCAGTGATGACGACTTCACCAACTGGCTTGTTGTTCAACCATGCACCAAAGTGGCGATCTTCCACCAAGTTGATGGTGAGAGTACGGCCAGCGTCTGCGAAGAGAGCACCACCAGCGTAGTAAACTTTCGTCGCGACTGCAGGACCAAATGCTGGGTGCGCAGCTTGATCGCCAACGCCAGCTTTCGACCATGCGATAGGACGAACAGTGATTTCTCTGTCTCGCTTGTAGTAGGACTTTTTCGCTGCCTTACCAGATGCGCGCTGTTCAGCTGGAATTTCCGAGCTACCTTGCTGAGCGCTAGCCAGTGCATCGTATTCGGTAGGAGGAACAGTGGATTCTGTCCATTCGCACAGATCGATAGTCGCCCATTCAGCAAGACTGCCCCAACGTGCGTTACGTTCGTTGCGATTAGGATAGACTTGCGCATCGTAGTACGAGACGTAGCCGAGGTTGTCGGTGTCCCACCATACTCTACCAACTTCCTTCTTGCCCCATGGGCGAAGAGTGGAAAGGTTCGGGTTGTTGGTGGTCTGCGTCGAGTAGTTGTACAGCGCAGGATCTGCCTTCGAAACGGTGTTGATGATCTCCAGTGGCTCGTGGGCGTGGATACCGATAGCTGGGTGCCACAGCGCGATCTGCTTGACCAGTGTGTTGGTCTTGTAGTCGAACAGCTTGACAGGCGACTGCTTTACTGGGTTAGCCCAGGTGTATCCATTGACGACGTAGGTACCAGCAACGTTCACCTTCAGGAGGGAAGCGTTCACCATCGTGGCGTCGTTCGTTGCCAGACCATTCTTCGTCACAGTCGGTGCACCATCATCTCCGTTATGGAAGATGGTGTTGAGCTGGTAGTAGCCAACATTTGCCGCGGTGACGGTGACAGAAGTAGGCAGAGCATCGAATACCATGCCCACGCCCAGATCATCAATGCTAAACCAACGAGCGTCATCTTCCTTTTCGATTTGGATGAACTGAGGAAGCTGGTCGTGGTCCGTGGTCGCGTCGTAGAATTGCAGTTGAGTGAACGACTGCTGGCAATCGGCCTGCTCAATTTTGATCTCAGGCAGATTGCGAGGGCGTGCATCACCATAGTCAGCAACTTTGTAAGCCCAGTACTCATCGACGGAAGCGTCAGCGAATTTCTTGTAGTTGACGAACGCATCGATCGACATGTTCGTACCCTTAGCTTGAATGAGACCGCGCCAGAAGTTGAACTGCGTTGCGTCGCTGATTCCGATGTCTGCGAAGTATTGCTTGCTACTAAAGCCGAGCAGAGATAGTGCGTGCTTAGCTGTCGCTGGCTCGTTAAACGTCTTCGATGCATCGTAATAGTTGGCGATGGAATCCACGCTCGATACGATGTTGCGCCTCACGTCATTGCCGTTAAGGACGAAGCCGTGGAACCTAGGCTTCCTATCTACCTCTGCCTGACGAGTGTATGCGAGGCGAGCGGTGTCGATCCTCATACCCAGGAATGGGTCGAAGATGGTCGAGCTACCGATTTCATCCGACAGACGGGTGTTGAAGACGATCACGTGTTCAAACTCATCGTTGAAGACGTGGGCAGAGAAGATAGGAACATCCGAGTAAGTGACGGCAGAATCGTCCGTACGAACAACGTAGAGGTTGTTCATTGGGATTACTTTGCCAGTCACGTCGAAGATTGCCTGCGCCGCAGTCGTGTCGATGAAGCTGCTTTCAGTGTAGCGTGACAGCAGACCAGTAGGAGTCTCAACGTAGAGAGCGTGGAGGAATGGATTCAATACGTGACCATTACCTGGTCCCATGTTCGTGTAGATACGATCCACCAGCTTTTCAACTTCCAACTGCCAATCAAGGTTGCGGCCGGTCTCTGCATCAACGACAACATCCTCGGTCATGTTGATTTTGAAGCCAACTTCTTCAAGTCTTTCGATGTAACCGAAGATAACGTCGATTAGGTTCTGCACGCCAGTGATGGCGATAGGAGTAGTGACTTGGTTGAGATGTGCGCGCTTAGTGCGGTGCTTCCACTCAAGCTTGGTCGTTTGACCCTGCAGTGCGTTGAAGGTCAGGTACTCGTCCTGCTCATAGGAGTAGTACTCGATGAGCGGGTGCTGTGGGTTGTACGTCTCTAGACGGAAGACCCAGTCTTCGCCTGCACCAACAGGAATGTAGTTGCCCGCGCTGGTCGCGACACGCTTACCAGCTTGAACCAGCTGGATGCGAAGAGCAGAAATCCACTTGCTGTCCAGATACTCACTGCGCTTCAACAGCAAATTGTATGCGGTCTCAGGCAGAGTACCAAGCGCGGTGTCGATTTCAAGAGAGTCACCGCGGATCAGAGCGCCAAGACGGTGAACCAGGCGAACGTCCCAACTACGATATGCGTTGGTTGCCTTCGACATGTCAGTGTCGATGTAGTTATAGCGCAGCAGATTGGTGTAGAGTTGACCAACACCGTTGTACTTCTTCGTCTTCGCAGGGGTAAAGGTCCAGACCGAAGTCACGACGACTTGTGGGTATGGAAGAGTATCATTGGTTCCTGGGACGACGCAGCCACAATCTTCTGGATCGACAGGCGGTGCTGGATCAACTGCAGGGTCAGGCGTAGCGGTGTACTTGATAGTGAATTTATCACCAAGAGAGAATGGGATACCCATGTCATCTATGATGACGTCATTGATAATGACACCGTCACCACTCAAACTGAACACTTTACCTTCCTCAACGATCATCTTCAGCGCGCCGTTGATGTAAGCGTAGAAGTAGGTTTTGTTGTTGTCAGTGTGAGTGACTTGGAACTCAACGTTCGCCGTAGCGGTGCTGCTCATGCGCACCTTGCCGATGAAGTGTTCACTTGCATCACGCTCAACGATGTTGTGGAGACGCTCACCATGGAGGAGGAACTTCGATGGCGACGATGGCTGAGACAGGTTTCGTTCCAGACGCAGAGCGTTGCTGGATGGGTAGATGTAGGTGGTGCCCCACAGATTCTCAACGAAGCGCAGAGGCTGACGCTTGAAGTAGATGCGAGCCAAGCTGTAGCCGTACTCAAGTGACTTTCTCCAGATGTTCTCAACTGGACCGTTGTCTTGGAAGCTGTAGGTGTTCGCGATGCCTTCTGGCTTAACGGTGGTAAGCGCGTATTGCGATTCAGGCAGCGAGGAAGAAACGTATGGTGGGAGCAAAGCGTCGGTGTTGATGTCAACGCACAGCTTCAGGCCTGGCTTTGCAGCCATAATGTCCAACCACATCTCGGTCTTCCACAGACGGTCAACACCTGCGTTCTTAGCATCCCAGTCAGAAGGCTTATCGGTTAGGCCAAGCAGCTTCCAAGGTTCAATGTTAGGACGCTTGAGATCAACTACTCCGACTTCATTGTAGAAGTAGGTGGCGTAGACATCGAACCATCTTGCATCGCCAAACATCATACTGTAGTTCCAGGTGAATGCGTCCGACTGATCGAAGACTGTAGCGTAAGTGTCGTAACCGTACTTAGCCGAGAATCTGGCCAGCTCAACAGCGGCCATGTCGTCAAGGTCGTACGATGAAAGCGCAACACGTGGAGTCATCGAAGGATGAACCGAATCAGCCAACTTCTGTTCAACGGCCAGTACGAGGCTGTTACGAATCGCTGCACTGTTGAGAATGGTCCAACGGCTGGCGATGGTAGATGCGCTAATGACCCACGTGTTGGATAGGCTATCCCATTCACGCAGTTCATTCGCAGAGCGCTTGTACCAGAACTGACCATCAACACCAGATGCAGGAGCTTCGTCCGTATCCGCAAAGACGTCAAACACCTTCAGTTCGTTCGTCGATGGCCTGAACCACAGCTGACGAGCGTAAGGAAGGTTTGGCATTGCTTCCGCGAAGACACCAGCCGAAGTGGTGCTGTCAGAGCGACGAACCAAGGTGCGAGCGAGGTTACGATCGAATTCAACATCAGTCGCCGCAAGTGGTGAACGGTGGTTGTCGTGGTGAACGATAACATCGATACCTAGATCCATGTCGAACGTGATAGTTGGCTTCGTCTTACGCGTGATACCCATCATAGGCAGCGTGACAGGCCAGTTCTTCACCAACGCGGTAGAGTCCGAGAAGACGTCCTTCAGGAGTTGGTCGTTCGCACGAAGGTTCTCAAAGGTGTTGAGAAGGTTCTGTACTTGCGCATCAGTTGGATCAATCAAGCTAAGCGATGGAACTGCAGTGGTAGCGATGTAGTTGGCCAGCTCATTCGACAGGAATTGGTCGATTGATGCCAGAGCAGTCGCATACTGCTGCTCACCAAAGTCGATGATAGACAGAGGCGACATACCGGGCTGCATCAGCAGGGAAGCAAGGAGTGGGAAGTTTCCGTTGTACTCACGGATGTTACCGCCCAGACCATGGTTGTGCGAGAGTTGACGGTAGTTGTTGATACCGAAGCTGGAACCTTTGAAGCCGTCTTGCGACTTGATGATCGAACGGCAGTGATCAACCAAGTCGCCGTATGCGATCTCGGTGGAGAGAGTGCGAAGCATGTTTTCGAACATGCGACGAGGAACCATCCACGAACCTTCCTGCGCAGTATCGCCAAGTGGACCGCCTACGACGTTCACAACATTCCCATCTACCTTCTTGACGTAGCGTGGCGCGACCACACCCGCAACGTTCATGGTGAAGGTGTCGCCCACTGCATACTCTACGCTTCCTTCGTTGATAACAATTTCGAAGTCGTCGGGAGCAGTGAATGCCACACCTATGATCGCATCGCCTTGGTAACCGCTACGGCTGCCAACGACGCTAAAGGTAGTTGCAGACTTTGCAGTGATGGTCCAAGTTTGGGTGTCAGCCGAGCTAAAGACTTGCGTGCTAATGCTGCCCTTCATCTCGCTTGCTTCTGCGTTAAGAGTGAGCGAGGTGACAGATGCGGTGGTGTTGCCTGGAGCCCAGATGGATTTCAACTCACCTTGCTTCTTGAAGAAGAGCAGGCGACCGTCTTCATCCTTCACACCCAGGCCAAACATGTAGTCTGCGTTGACAGTGAGCTTGGTACGACGCAGCAAGATCGCGTCAACGTCGAAGTCAGGGTCTTCCTCGTAGAAGAAAATACCCGACGTCTTCTTAGCGTGGTGGCCGTCGTAGTAGAAAAGGTCGAACTGTGGAATTTGGTTGAAGCGCGTCTTTGACTGAGGCGCAGAGGAACCGATGGTTGGGTAACCATCATCGTCGAAAGCAGCGTTCAGTTGCAGATCATTGTCGTACTCGATAATCGGGCGAGTAGCTTGAGTCGCGTTCGTATAGGTTGGGTCCAGATCATCCTTGTGAACCCAGAAATTGTAGATCTGCCAGTCGTTTACCGCAATCGCAGGGTTGGTAGTGTCCGGTGCGAAGACGATAGGAGACACACCCACTTCAGTCACGGTGGATTGCAACGTGAATGTCTTACCTGCTTGCGAACCAAAGTAGACGTAGATCGAAGTACTGGCTGGGAAATGTGATGCATCGCTGTAGTTGGAGAGACGCAACCATTTGTCCATCTTCACAACGTAGACGCCATTCTCAGCAGCGTTAGTTTGGTTCTTCACCAGCACAGTGTCACCGACTTTGACGCGCACACCGTCAACCATCATCAGCTGAGAGTCAGCGACGATGTTCGACACGAAGCCCTTGCTCAAAGTGATTAGAGATGGACCAGGGGTGAAGGAGACAGTGTTCGAACCAGTAACGTAGGTAATGTCGATCTCGAACTTGTCGCCCACTTCAAATGCTTCACTACCTTGAGTGATTTGGAAGCTGAACAGGGCGAGGCTGTTTGGACCGGTGACAGTGAGTAGCGTCTTGATGCCAGTCAGTTGGTTCTTGTCAACAGACAGTGGACCGTTTGAACCGGTGATTGTGAACGTGTCGTTGCTTTGGAATTCAACCGTGACTTTTTCTGGCTCTCTTCCCTTACCATACAGCTTGATGTCATTGGTCGTTGCCAAGTTGACAGGCAGCTTGATGTTGGAAGTAGCAGATGGGCGCTTGATGACGTAGTACTCGGCGTTGAGCGCGGTATTCCAGGCCATGGTCTGCTCTGCGCGAACAGGCTTCGCGTCGACTGCAGTCCAGTAGTAGTTGGAGAAGTTGATGAACTTGTCCAAGTCGATAGGAGGAGCCAAGTTCAGACTTTGTTCAGACAGTGAGGACTTCAGATTGTTGATGTCCACGCCCAGTGCCGCCATGCGGTTGAGCAGGTCGTCGAACGTGAACAGACTTTCCTCAGCGCCTGTCTTGAAGTACAGGGCGGGAACGAGCGCGTTGAGTTCTCGGTCAAGGTCGCTGGCTTGGATCACCGCATCATTAGGATCGGTAACCTTACCAACCTGGCCAGACACTGATACGCTCTGCTCTTCGGAGAGGAATCGGTTGAACAGGTTATCAGCGAGACTGGTGTTGAGTTCATTCCGAAGATTAGATGGAATGAACTTTTTGAGATCGATCTTTTGTTTATTTGCCATGGCCTGCGTATAAGAGGTTGTGCCCATATGAAGTATGGGATATTTATCCTCCTAGCAGGATCTGGGAAAAGCGATCCCAGATTAATCTAGACCGTGATCCTTCATGTACTGCTGGATCTGCCGTTCTCTTTCTCTATCGTCACGTACTTCCACATCCGTTATCCCTTCCTTCTTCGGTTTAAATACGAAGTGGAAGGCTGATAAGGTCTTATCGATGAACAGCGTGTAGTTCTTTGGCTTGAACTTGACAGCCATCTTTTGGTACAGCTCGCCTCTCTTAGTATAGTCTTCACCTGCCAAATTATCTGCCCTAAACACGATTGTTGGCGAATCTCTTGTGTCAACAATGTGTTGGATGAATGCCTTTGCGGATGCAAAGACCTCAAGTTCACCACGATTGCCACTAAGTTGGTGTCCCCAGCTGCCACGCTCCTTGAAAGATACTTCCCAAAATGAATGTGCAGGATCCTTTGCGTTGTTTAGACCTGCTTGAAACATGACACGACGGCCATTGATGTCGGCAACAGCCTCCAATTCTTCAGGCCAATCCAAAGTGTAGTGAAGGGAAGCTGTCCTATCGAGGAGTTCAGTTAGGTAGGTTTTGAATGTGAACATTGTATATCCTGGAGCTTACTAGAGAGGCCCAGAGACCTCTCTGCTTGAAAGTAAGATGCTTCTACATCGAGCAGTAGAAGCATCTCTGGGCCTTATAGAACCTTTTCGATTCTTGCTTCACCTGATCTCGTGGGTTTATCTAGCTTCAATCCCCAATCAGAAAGCAACTTATCAACGCTGTTCATGGGAACTTTCAGCGCCCGAGATTTAGTACCGAAGAAATTCACGCCGGTCCAATACTTCCATTCATCGCCTACATCTCTACGAGTTGAGACAATAACTTTTCCATGCTTTGGGAAATTGCCCTGAACAACCTCACCCTCTAGCAGTTCTTTGATCTTCATGTTTGTTTCCTTTATCTAATTTGACGCAGTACCGATGGGGTGAGTGCGTCGACAATCTCAACGTCGTTCACCGTTGCGCACGACTGAAGAATCTCATCGAAGCCCGAGTCAATCGTAAACAGCGAACCGAAAGAGTTGACCGAGTACGAAGGCACAAGCACGACGGAAGCGATCTGAGTTGGCAGACGCTGGTGAATCAAGGAGATCAGCTCAGTTGCGTAGAACTTATCGCCAAAGTCCCAGTTGCCGATGTCGAAGTAGGAGTCAATGACGGAGATGATCTCGGTCTTGATACGTTCATTCGAGAAGGTTGCGCCTGGAGCTTTCACCACTCTGAACTTTGCACGAAGCTGAGCATCAGCCATCGAGCCGAACAGCAACTTGATCTTGCCGCTGTGGAGTACGAGAGTGTCGGACAGCATCTTGTTCTTCAACAGCTCACCATACGAAGTACGCAGGTCCAGCGGAGTTGGTGGAGTTGGTTCGACGGTCGATACGCCTTTGACGAAGTCGATCATCGAATCGTAGTAGCCACGAGTTAGAATGAACGCATCGTGGATGTTCGTCACCGATGGATCGATGAGGTTGGCCGATGGTGTGAAGTGCTGCCACATGAAGTCCAGCCCCGAACCGCTGCAAGGAGCTGGCATTAGGCGACGACGGAAGATCATCGAACCTTCGTGCTGTTCAGAGAGGAAGTTGCCGCTCTTGAAGACGAACGTCTCAACGACTACTCCAGTTGAGTCCAATACTTCCAAACGGCCCGAGTCGTAACCTTCCTTCTCATAGACGGTCGTGTCGTAGTTGCCAACGTAGCGATAGGTACCGCAAGTCATCCACTCGACGTTGTTCGCGTCGTAGTCAAAGCGACCGAATTGATAGGAGTCGGTGGAGAAGTTCTCAAACTGTAGAATGTTGTCAGGCAGACCATCACCAGACTTGGTGAAGTTGATGCTATCCGATGGCAACACTTCCAGCTTCGACGTCACAATGTTGCCATCCTTGTCGTAGACAAAGCCCACCACGTCGTAGATATCGTTCGCCATCAGTGGACGGTTCTTACCATCGAGGTTGGAGCGAAGGATACGAATCTTGTCATACACTGGCTTCAAGGTCTCTGCGTCGATAATCTGTGCGGATTGGTTGAACCAAAATTTAGTCGTTGGACTCTCTACAACCAAACGCATGTCACGGTACCAGACAGTGAATGATAGTGGATTACCATTCGCGTCGTTCTCACGCTTGATGATGAACACCCAGCTCTTAGCGGAGTCAGAAGGATCAAAGTCCACAGCCGCGCGGGCCCACTTCACAGAGTCAGTAGGGTCAATATCAGTCAAGTCGTCCGCACGAATCAACTCGAACCAACCGTTCAAATTGACTTTCGTTTCGCCGTTAAAGAGGCGAGTTGTTGGAACCCAGCCAGTGCTCGTCCAACGCAGATCAACTACGAACGCATCACCTGCTTCAAACGCTACATCGCCTTGAGTGATGAGGAAGTCGATAGGTTGAGTTGTGTCGTTCACTTCAGCGTATTGAGAGTTAATACGTCCATCGGCAAGACGACCGCGGATGTTACTCACGACGCTAAGGGTGGTCTTGTCGCTTTGCACTTCGATCGTAAACACTTCAACGCGATCGTTGAAGGCATCAACGCCAGATGCTACGCTCGACAGAGCGATGTCACCGTTACCGAACGCTTTGAGGAACCTATTGAAGCGAACACCGAAGAACTGCTGGTTGGTAAGGAAGGTTTGCAAACCAGAACCGATGTCACCTGGCGGCCAAGTGTTTTCACCGTCGATGGTGCGCTTCAATCCTTCATCATACAAGTTGCCGTCGTCTGCTGCATCCGCAGTAGTTGGGTCACTAATGACACCATGACGGATACCGTCGATCGTGACGTACGACTTTGGCTCACCGTACCAGTGGCGGTCGAGTGCACCTTGAATTGCCGTCTTCTCACGGAGCGTTGCGTCGTTTGCTGACGGAGCCACTGGACCGTAAGGGTTGGTTGCTTCGCCAGTCAATCCATCGAAGAAGACTGGACGGTTGTCTTCCATGAACTTACGACGAGGGTTCGAAATCACGCCATATCCCAGCTCATGAGTAGCGGAGATGTGGTTGAGAATGTTGAAGACGCCTGTCTCCTGGAGCAGTGGCTCGAGCACACCATCGATGAGCGAGCGGCTTGAACCAGTAGTCTCAACGCTGTTCGCGTTAATGTCGTAGTACATCAGAAGGTCATCACCAAACAGCTTGACGTTCTGATAGGCGCCCGATGCGTCGTTCCATTCGATGTACTTTGGCTGACCAGCGAAGGTGCGGTTGATGGTCTTGAGTTTGAGGATGGACTGATCCTTCAGAGGATAGGTGTTGTAGTCCTGTCCATTGACCATCCTGTTCTGCGCGTAGTAGGTCGCAGGCGCAGCTTGACGAATGTGCTCAGTCGTTTCTGACGCGCTGTTGTTCTGCAACGCACTAGTCAGCGAGAAGGTAGCAGCGAGAGTTTGAGTGGAGTTCTGTTGAGTGGAGTAGTTGAAGCTAAGCTTCTGATTCACCACTTGGTTCTTCGGGATGGTGACATTGCTGTTCGTGGAGACGCGAGTCCAAATCTGGAAGTTGCCAACAGGCGCATCGCTGAAGTTGCCATCACCGAAGATCAAAGCGATACGGTCGTTCTCAAGGGTCTCAGCCTCGAACTTCTTACGAGAAGAAGAATCGCTGTTGAAGACCAAATTCTGTTCGTTGAGCGTCTCAACCATCGACCAGTTCTCAATGATGCGACCTTCGTCATCAACGCGGTAAACCCACACGTCCGTGTCGTTGATGTTGATGGCGTCCAACTCGATGCGACGATTTTCAGTAGGCTCAAGGATGGTGTAGTCAGTGCGCAGCAGCGTGCCTTGCTTCATGAACATCAGGAAGCCAGTGTAATCAGAACCATCGCCACGACCGTCCACAGCATAAATCAAACTCATCTGGGCGTTGAGGTCAGGAGAGCGTTCGAAAGGGCCAGTCTCATCGATGTCAGCGGGAGTAATTTCTGCTGGGAGAGTTTCGTTCGTGCCACCAACGGAGAAGGTGTAGACACCATTCTTGAAGGAAGATGCGTTGTTGTTGAAGGTGTACAACTGCATCGTGACGTCACCAATCTGGAACGACTTCTGTGGCTGACCAAACTTAGTCGTGAGAGACTTGTTCATCACTAGGAAGAACTGCTCCTTCCAGTTGGAGTTGTTTGGATCGTTCCAAGTTACAGTGACGTTCGACAGATCGTTGCCGAGCGAGTCAAAGATTTGCTCAGATGTACGGACAGAGGTCAGCTTTACCAGGCCACGAGCTGGGATATTTCTAGAAGCTCGATACGAGATGAGTCTTGCCAGGCGCAGGATGGATTGCTTCCTCTGCGCAGTGGACATGAAGTTCTCATGACTCATAACGTCGATACGGTAGGCTAGCTGTTCAGCCACGTACGCGAACGCTTCGATGTTCGCCACCAGTTCACCTGACTCGATGAAGTCGTTGAAGTGTTCTGAGTGGTAGATCTTCAGGTACTGAAGAAGGGATTCCTTAACGGTGTCGTAGTCGTACGCCGTGAAGTTGATTTGCTGGAAAGCGTTGTAGATCTTGTCCCAAGCTTCCGCTGCGTAGGTATTTCTGATTGTCATTTAGCGTCTCGTAAGGTTATTGGGTCGCCACTTCAATGTGGAGCTCGTCTCTAACGTCAAGCTCAACGTACAGCAAATCTGCCACAGCAATGATCGCGTTGTTGTCAGGTAGACTTAGCACGTTCAAACCGAGCAGCTTGACGCGTGGGTCGTAGGTGAACACTGCCGTCAAATCATCCTCAACAACCTTCCTAGTCTTCTCATCGTTTGGTTCGAATGCTAGAAGAGGAATGCGTGTGCCGAAGTTAGGCATCATTACGCGTTCACCTTTGATAGTGTAGATATGATTGAGCAGGTCGCGCTTCACGATCTCCAGGTTGGTCATCGAGAAGGTACGACGCTTTCGCCAGTCCTTAGTTGAAAAGCCTTTGTAGATGGTGGCCATGTAGTCTCCTTGCTGTGGAGCTATTTATCCAACATCCTGAAGTTACAGAATCATGTAAATAGCGAATCACGCGGTCGACCGCAACATAACTAGGAGAAAAAGAATGAAAGATCTCAACAAGCTTCGTAAGCTGGCCGGACTGCCGCTACAAGAATCCGTCATTGTCACGGAAAGTGTAGACCAGATTCCTGATATTGTTTCCGCTCTGATCGCAGCAGGCGCAATGCGCAGAGGCGGTATTGAGTGGGTTCATCAAGATGACGATGACGAAGATGTGAAGGGCCCAGACGGTAAATCGGGATGGTTCAATGATGGCAGCCTAGCTCATGCTGTTGAGGACAAGTTTGATCCCGAAACTATCCGTCAGGTTGTTAGATTTTTTTGGATGATCGAGCGACTTAAGGAAAGCGGTGGACATCTTGAAAGCGAAGATCGAGAGTCGTTGAAGAAGATGGTTCCTTTCGCGGACATTCCATCACATTAAGAAAATGGGAGCTTTAGCTCCCATTTTTCATGCCTTCCAGTTTTTGTTACGCTTGCCTTTCGTTTCAGGCCTCTTCCATGGCTCATGACCTGGAACAATCGTTGGGCTCTCTGCCGTCGCAGCACAGTCTGCTTCCACTGCCATTTTCGCAGCAGGACCATTGACGTCCACTCTGCTTGCGCTAAGCTTCATACCACTGCCACCATTCAAATCCATCGCTCTGCCGCCAGTGACCGTCATGTCGCTCTTAGCACGCAAGTCCATGCTCTCTTTTGTTGTCAAGCGAAGCGCTCCGTCAGATGCTTGGTGAAGTCCACCGCAGACGGTGAAGAAGCCGTCCTTGACAGCATTCAAGTGGATCGATCCACCCACTGCCACCTTCAAGTCACCTTTGTCAGCCTTCATGTTGATGCTCTGTCCAGCTTCCATGTTGATGTTCTTGTCAGCGTAGAGGTTGATGTCAGCGCCCGAACGAACAGAGAAAGAATCAGCGCCAAAGATTTGGATATGGCCGTCCAAGTCCATCTCAATCCAGCTCTTGCCTTTCGCTGTAGAGATGTAGATACGTTCATTCGCATCGTCTAAGATAACCTGGTGTCCCTCAGCTGTTTTGATCCTTGCCCTAGCATGAGCAGGGTCGTCTTGAAAAATGATCGCATGGCGACCAGGAGTTACCCAGCAATAGGTTTGGGGATCCAAATACGACTCACCTGAGATAGGCGTCTTAGTGTAGCCCTCTGCACCGTCCTTATCCTGCTTCGCCTGGGCGATCTGTCTCTCGTACAAACCTCTAGTGATTGCCTCTGACTCCGTTAGTTTGTTTTGGAACTGGTCACGAAGATTAGAGTAGGCTGGCTCGATAGGATTCAAGTTGCCCTGGCCGTCGCCAGCATCACCCCATGGACCAACCTTACCATTCGGATCCGTGTTCCTACCAGCAGGGAGAGAGCGGTTGCGATGTAGACGGATTGAGGATGCAAAGTACGCACGACGAGTGGGATCACCGCCCACGCAGAAGATGTAGACGGATGCACCGATCTTTGGCACAGCCCACATGCCGTAAGCGGTGTGAGAGTTGTTTGGTCCACCATTGCCGCCTGGATAATCGACGGTGAAACCGAAGAATGAAGGAGCGTAGTCTGCCCAAGGCAGTGCGTCGATCTCAAAGTTCTCACCGTCAACTGCAGGCACCCACACCTTCACCCTTCCCATTTGGTCAGGGTCGTCGGTCTTTACTACCTGTCCTTCATGAATGAAGGGGATGAAGTTTGCGAAGGTGTCGATTGCGTTCATTTGATTGCTTCTGTTGATTTGCTGAAGGAGCCATCCAAGTCGTATGGCATCAAGTTCATGACGTGCCTGAATGTTCCGCCTGAGAATTGAGTCTCAATCTGCAACACCATGTAGACGCCGTCGTAGAAGAATTTATTGGTGAACATGCCGCCATCAGTTTGATTGCCCAGGAAGTCCGTGTTCGGCGCGTAGATGTTGACCATGCAATACAACGGGGTGGTCGCGATGTCGTCGCCATGAAGCAACGGGTCCGTACCATTCTGCTTTGCCTTGTCTTCTTCGATACGCGGCTTCACAAACGACGTGTAGTAAAGGGCCTTCTCACTGACCATCCTCGACTTGATCGAGCCGTTGTACGTGCTCTCAGCTGACCCGCCAGAACGAAGTGAGCGAAGCGTGTCAGGCGAACTGATAGTTGCAGGGTGGCGAGCGATGCCGCCACGAAGGTTCCTATCCGCGTACTTGCGAATGATGTTTGGGTTGCCACGAACCGTCAGCTGAGCTTGAAGCGAAGCAACGAAGTGAAGCAAAGCCATAGTGTTGGTGTGTTGCTGCTTCGCCTTGATCATGTCCTGAGCTTCTTCCTTCTTGTACTCTTCAGTCGACATGTGGCCAAAGTTCGTCTGTTGATCTTTCGTCTTCAGTGGTGGGAAGATTGGCTCAGACTTGCGAATGAGCGGGTTGTCATTGACCGTCTTGCTTTGTCCGTTCTCTTTCACTTCCTTCTGCTTCTGGCCAGTCGATGCGTTCTCAGCGAGTCGCGTCTGACCAATGCTCAAATCCATGTCAAGCGCAACAGCCGCGGTGGGAGCAAAGTCCACCTTTAGATCAAGCACGTGTTCGTTCCTGCCGCTGAACAGATAGTCGTACTTGATGAGGTTCTTGATGTCACCGTTCGTCAACCGCTTTTGAGTCTTACCATCGCCCGTCGCAACAGTGTTCTTCTTTTCATCAACCTTTGGAACGAAGTAAGGGTAGATGTCAAAGTGGATCATGTACGTGTTCGCGTCGCTAGTGATGCTTACGATGGTGCGATGAACGGTTGCTTGACCCTTCTGCTTCTTCTCTTCGCTTGCCAGATCCAGATATTCCTTGCAAGATTCCAGCATTATCTTGATCGCCATTGGAACGTCAGTGGTTTGAGAGAAGGAGTAATAGCTAGCACGATCACCGGACGGCGCAGGTGCGGCAACGGTCTTCTCTTGCTCCACCTGCTTTGGATCTTTGTCTGGAGTCTTTGACGCCTTCGCAAGGAACACCTGCTCGACGTTCGCGCTCTTACCAGCACTGTTGATGCGGAAGTTCTTCCACTCATCAGGGACGGTGATCATGTACTGAACCAGCTTACCCGCCTTGTCGAAGTTTTTCTTGTCCTCGGCGGTGGCTCTTTCGTACGCTTCGTTCGTGTACTTCTGGTAGAATTGGAGTGAGCGGATGTTGAGACGATCTTCCAACGATTGCAAGATACCACCTAGCGTGTTCGACGTCTTCTCCGTACTAACAGCTTGAATGTCACCCAAGTCTACGAGCTGAGGAACAGCTCCGCCTGGATTGCCTTCAACTTCCCAGAACTCGATGTCGAAGATAGTCCCTGTATTGGTGAACTCAAAATGCAGAGAGGTCAAGATCATCGGAATGAAACACGTTGCGACCGTCTCAGTGTGCGGCTCTGGGCTATCGTCGGTGTGACCGTGGAATGTGATAGTAAGAAGGAAGAACGCGCTAGCACGGGTCGATTGGATTTTAGTCCTCATGATATCCATGAGGAAGTTCATGAAGCTAAGACCTGTGCTGTCCACGACGCGCATCTTCGCCGCTGAGATAGGGGTTGTTGGGTTAGCAACGTTACCCGTTCCATAGCGATGGTGCATGGTGAAGTCAGTGACTGAGAACTGGGAGAAGCGCCTGGTGTCAAGGATGAGGTAGGCGCTATCGCCGCCGACATCCACTGCGCCGCCCAACATTGCGTTGTTGACGGCTTGGATATACGAGCTGCCTCCGTTGCCCGCCATCTCAATCATCTTGCGATGCGCTTCAGTAGTGTTCGCGACCGTCAAGGTAAAGTGGTATGCGTGCGACCTAAAATTGTCGAGAGGATTTGGATAGTTATTCTGTTGCATTTGTTAGATGATGACTGGTGGAATCGAAGGAACTTCAGTTCTAGTACTAGCAACTCCGCCTTGTCTGCCTGTTAGCATGAGCGATAGACGATCTTTTGTTGGGATCAACAGAGCTCGACCTGCTACGACCTCAGATGCAGGGTCAAGGATGTTGTTGAACTGCGCAAGCACCCACCAATAACGAGGATCGCCGTAGAAAGCGTTAGAGATGTTGTCGAGCCTGCCTTCGTAAATTGGCTCGACAACATACACACGATCGGATGGATCCTTCGCAAAGACAGAACGTTCCCACCATTCGATGCGGACGTTCTGTGTCTCACTCACTCCGCCCTGCACATAGCGCGAAGTGTTGAGGAGTAGACTGTTCTTGTTTTTCATTTTCTTGTAGGCTCGTCAGTTGAGACGTTCGTCTGTGCAGCAGTTGTCGGGGTAGCAAGAGTGAGCCGCTTAAACGCACCATCAGCACTCAAGTCTCCTTGTTTGTACTTCACCAAATCAAAGCCACTGAACTCTGCAGGCGACCAACTTTCTGTCATCGCCAAGCTAATGTCTAACAGCACAGGAATCATCGCTCCTGTATCGGTTGGCATGTAGTCCATGTCGTTGCCGAAGTCCCAGTTGTAGGAGGTCAGCACGCACTTGACAGGGCCAATCATGGAAGGGCCGTATCCAGTGAGGGTGAGGATTGGCGGCGGTGCGCCTAACTTACCTTGCGTCGAACTGTCTTGGTTAGTTCCCTCACCGTAGAATGGCATGCGCCATGACCTGATCATATTCAGGAGTTTCAAGTTTTCACTCGCCTCAGCAACAGTGCGAGACATCAATCGACCAGAGACGTTCCAAGTTCTAGGCGCAGAGTTTCTAAACTTCTGAATAGAACCTGGGTGGTGCGTGGGCGTAATCGCCTCATACTCAGCTCCACCCTGCTCACTAATCCTTGGCATGACCTTGAAGACGATCTCATTAGGACCATCACCAACCTCTGGGTCTTGCTTGATGGTCACCTTCAATTCGTTAGTATCCATTGACGGGAGTTGCGGCATCTCAGCAGCAGAAGCCTGTCTAGCTTGCTGGTTGTTTGCAAGCTGTTGATCAGCGACTGGATTTTGACCACCCACATAAGGAGCTGCGAAGTTGTGAGCCTGACCTGTTGAGCGTAGTTTCTGCTGCGCCTCGCTCTGCAACTTCATAGGACCTGCAGTTGAGAAGTCAGTGGGTTGGTTGTTGTCAATGTTTGCTGCAGTTGGGTTCAGATAGTTGTCGACCGACCCTTTGACCTTTGGTGCGAACTTGTCGCCGATGTTAAACGTTGGCATCGTCTTCCTTCGTTGATGGTGGAAGAGCTTTCTTGATCTTGTCAAAGAGCTTCTTCGCTAGCTCAGGCTTGTCTGGCAAACCTACAATCTCAGCAAACTCCTTCTCATATCCCAATTCTACGGCACGACGAGCAAGAGAGCCGCTTACCAGGTCAGTGTCCACATGATCACCATTCTGCATACTGCTGAGAATGTTATCCATGCTTGCTTGCTTCTCTTCTGGATCCGCCTCTACTGCGTCATCATCACGATCGAGATGAACCTTGTAGTGCTTGATTGGGGTGTCGTCGCTGTTCTTGAAGTAGTGATTGAGAATACGAACGTAGTCGTCAATGCGATCGCTACCTGCCGCAATTGCGATTGGCTCTAAACCTGCGTTGCGGCAATTGGTGAGAGCTTCGAATGCGTTCTTAGCGTGCATGAAGTTGCATGCGTTCGCATTGCCTGAGGCTTTCATAAATAGAATTCTCTCGTCAACCGAGAGTGGATTCTTTGCTTTGTCTAGATCGGATTTTCCACCGCCAATCACAACAACGACTGGCACCGCCTCAAGACTCAGCTTAGGATTGTCCTTAATGAACTTCTTCACCTTGTTGATCACAGCGTAGTGCCCTTTCGTCGGCGGATTGAATCGACCAATGACGACCGCGACACGCTTTGTGCGAGGCGCTGGTGCATCCTCAAGTAGCTTTTTGAATTCCATGGAAGTTCCTGTTCAATGATGGAGTATTTATTACCTGGGTCTTTTCACGCCCGGACGACTACGTGCAGTTTTCGCTGACTGCACCCGTTGATATAATGAATGTATCTCCAAAGCGCACCGTCCGAGGAGAAATTGTTTTGAAATACCTAAAGAGAGAAAAGTCCACGTCAACGCGTGGACACTACGTCACCAACGCTCAACTACTTCCTGCAGTTTTGGAAGCCAAAGAGCTCGGCAAAGTCACAGACAAGCTTATTGGCATGATCTGGATGATTGCTGAACGCTACTCCCGCAAGGGCAACTTCGTAGGTTATTCGTTCCGTGAAGACATGGTCGCCGCGGCAATTGCTAACCTGTGCAATAACGCACTGAAGTTCAACCCTGAAAAGTCAGCAAACCCGTTCTCGTTCTACACGACTGCTATCCACAACTCGTTCCTTCAGTACATGGCGGACGAGAAGAAGCACCGTAAGGTTCGAGACAGGCTGCTGATCGAGAGTGGTGCAAACCCATCGTATAACTACGGAGGCGAAGAGAACCACGAGGTTGTGGACTCCGATGCTTCTAGTTATCGTCCAGCCACCCTGACGCTGGATGAGGACGATGAGCAATTCGCAGCACTTAGGGCTGTGGAGTTGGATGGCGCAGCAGTTGATGAAGCACCGAAAGAGAAGGTCATCAAGCACCGTTATCTGGGTCGTCAACCAAGCGCAGTCAAGGTGTTGGTCCCTGGCGTTGACTTTACTCAAGACGAGGAAGGCAACATCACATTCATGAACTCAACTGATACTATGAGCGTTCCTGCAGCAGTTCAAAAGAAGCCTCGAGTGAAGAAGGTCAAGGATGAGACCACACCAAAAGCTACTCGCAAGAAGAAGGTCGTCGAAGTGAAGGTGGAAGCACCTGTCGCCGTGGTCGAAGTTGAAGAAGTGGAGATGGTATAAGTGAGTTCGCTACCTAAGAAATCCAAGGTAGCGATGTTCACCGACATCCACTTTGGTAAGAAGAACAACTCGATCATGCACAACCAAGATTGTTTGGATTTTGTGCTGTGGTTCTGCGAGCAAGTCAAGAAGGAAGGTGGCGTCACGCACATCATGTTCCTTGGCGATTGGTTTGAGAATCGAAACGCAGTCAATATCCTCACTCTCAACTTTGCGCGTGATGCAGTAGAAGCACTCAACTCGTTGGGCATCCCTGTCTACATCATCATTGGCAATCACGACCTTTACCATCGTGAAAGCAGGAAGGTCTTCAGCACGAAGGTGTTTGAAGAGTTTGAGAACATCGTGCTTGTGAACGAGCCGACCGTCGTTGGCGATCAGTTCCTCATCTGCCCATATTTGTTCAAGAACGAATATCCAACCCTTGCAAAGTACAACCATCTGCCGTACTGGATGGGACACTTCGAGTTCCGTAACTTCGTTGTGACTGGTACCGATCGCCGTATGGATCATGGACCAGACCACACGCAATTTGCTGGACCAACCCACATCTTCTCGGGTCACTTCCACAAGCGTCAAGCCAACGACAACGTCGTGTACATCGGCAACACCTTCCCGATGGATTACGGCGATCAAGGCGATGACGATCGCGGCCTGTGCTTCTTGGATACTTCCACCGATAAAGTGGAGTTCATCAATTGGGAAGACTGTCCAAAGTACCGCAAGATCCGTCTGTCTTCCGTTCTTGATGGCAGCATGGATTTCCCACCAAAGTGCAGGGTTCGATGCCTAATAGACATTGACATCGCCTACTCGGATGCGCAAGCACTTCGTGAAGAGATGGTCAAGACCATGGGGCTGCGTGAGTTCTCGCTGGAAGAAAACATCAGTGAGAGGAAAGACGCAATCGCGGGTGAAGAAGGTGAGATCGATAACTTCGATCTGTCCTCACTCAATGATGCTGTGATTACGATGCTGCAGACCGGTGTTTCCGGAACTTCAACCATTGACGCGACCAAATTGGTCGAAATCTACAGCACACTATGAGTATTCCACTTCGTCTAAAGGGCATCCACATCCGTAACTTCATGTCGTTCGGCAACAACATGACCGAGATCGACTTGGACCATTACGGTAGCACTCTCATCACTGGTGAGAACGTGGATGCGTCAAGTAACAACGGTGCTGGTAAAACAACCATCATCAACGCAATCTGCTACGCGCTCTACAACAAGCCGTTTGACAACATTAGTCTGCAAAAGCTCATCAATGCGTCGAACAACTCCAAGAATACTCTGATGGAAGTTAGATTGTTCTTGGAGAAGGGTGAAGACGAGTACGAAATCTACCGCTGCCGCGGTGAGAACTTCAACATCAACATCCTCTGTAATGGGGAAGATGTGACGCTTGACTCGGTCTCGGGCAATGACAAGTTCGTTGAAGAGATTATTGGCATGTCTTACGAGCTGTTCACCAAGATCATCATCTTCTCTGGTAACACTCAGCCCTTTCTTCAACTGCCGGTTTCGCAACAGCGCAGCCAGATCGAAGAGCTGTTCAACATTACCCTCCTCACTGAGAAGGCCATTCTGTTGAAGGAAAAGATCAAGCAGACTGAAGGCGACATCAACGTTCAAGAGGCGATCATCAAGCAGCAGGAAGGTGCAGTCAAGCTGTACCAAAAGCAGCTGAAGGATGCCGAAGATCGTGTCAATCGATGGGAGTCCGACCGTGAAAAGCAAGCCGCAAAGCTGCTCGAACAACTAGACTCCGCAAAAGAGCTGGAAGGCTTTGACATCGATAGGGAGAAGGAGCTTCATGCTAAGTACGCAGAACACAAAGCAGAAGAAGCCACCCTCAGCAAGAAGCTTGCGCTGTTGAAGAAAGACATCACGCTTGCTGCGAAAGAAGTTGAAGCGCTGAAAGGAGAGATCACCCACCTCGCTGACGCTAAGTGCCCATACTGCCAACAGTCGTTTGAGGATGCTCAAGCCAAACTACAGGAAAAGTGTGAGCTCCTGACCGTCAAGACAGAGCGTGAGAACGAACTCGATGTGGAACTCGGCACGTTGCAGGAAGAGATCCATCTCGTCCAAGTTGCGATGGCTGAGCTGAAGCAAGACATGCGATTCAGCTCTGTTGAGGAAGCACTTCGTGCAACTCAAGCCGCGGCTACGGCACAGGGCAAGATCGACGAACTACTTGCGGCTGACAATCCACACGTTGAAGCGTTGGATGCGCTCAAGCAACAAGCAGTGCAAGAGGTTCAGTACGATGAGCTGAACCATCTGAAGAAAGAGTTGGACCACCAACAGTTCCTGTTGAAGCTGTTGACGGACAAAAACTCCTTCATTCGTCGTCGCATCATCAACAAGACTGTTCCATTCCTCAACGCTCGCCTCATTCACTACACGAAGGATCTGGGTCTGCCCCACATTGTGAAGTTCGATGATGACATGTCGTGTACAGTGAGCGAGTACGGTAGGGAATTGGACTTTGGTAACCTTTCTAGCGGTGAGAAGAAACGAGTCAATCTTTCCCTCTCACTGGCTTTCCGTGATGTCCTTCACCACCTGCACGCCAAGGTTAATCTGCTCTTCATCGACGAGATTGACGCAAGCTTGGATAGCAGTGGCGTTGAGAACGTGTTCAGATTGTTGAAGCAGAAGACACGTGATGATGGACTGGGTATGTGGATTATCTCGCATCGCCCTGAAGCAGTCGGTAGGTTCGATCGCAACATTGTCGTCAGGAAAGAAAACGGCTTCTCACAAATCGTAGATCCAGAGTAATGAACCCAGCAACATGCAAGCACGAGAAGGTCATGCCTGCATTCGACGAGGAAGCCTCAAAAGGGCTTTCCTCTTCGGAGGTTAGGAAGTTATGGCCAAGGTTTTCAGGAATGTGCCCTGATTGTAAGTCAACCGTGGTGGCGTACAAATCCATGCTCCACTACATCGCAGGAGATTGGTAAATGAATCTTAAAGAAGGTCTCATCCAAATAAGGATGGGTTTTGGCACTTTGTTTAGCCCTATTACGAAGGCCCTTGCTGAGTCGGCTAAGCCTGGTGGTAAGCTCCACGTCCCAAAGGTTGGTCTTACCCAAATTGCTCAAGGCGTGAAGCACATCTTCGGTAAGACCGAAGAACAGAAAACCGCTGCACTTTACAAGACCCTCCTCGCTACTGTCCCCGCCCACAAGCAAGAAATCATTCTGCAGTTGTTGAAGAACGCAGATGGATATTCGCGAATGGATGGAAACGTGATGGGCAAAATGTCTCGCGTAGACTATCTCTCACTGATTAGAGACATCTTCGTGATGAGCGCAGTTGGCAACTTCGTCGGTATTCAACCGATGGAAGGTCCAGTTGGCCTGTCTTACTTCCTTCGTTTCACAGCTGTGGATCATGTCGATGTTGAAGGCAAGCGCATGGTACTACAGATCGTGAAGCAAACAGCAACCGCTGGTACGCGTCGTCTACAAGCTCGATTTACCACTGAGGCAGTGCAGGATCTGGCAGCAATCCATATTGACGCCGTCAACGAGTTCCACTCTATTCTCGCGAAGCAAATCGCAGCGGAGATCGATAATGAATTCTTCACCGACATGTGCGATGTTGCTAAGGAAGTGAAACAGGAAGATGGCGCCACCCTTGCCCTAACCATCAACAGGGCATCAAATGATATGGCAAGAAACACTCGCCGTGGTGCTGCTCGCTTCGTTATTGTCAACGTCGACTCCCTGCTTGAACTGCAGATGGATCCAAAGTCAAACTTTGTTTCAGTGCAGGGCGGAGGCAATGATTGGAGTTTCAAGAAGGTTGGCGTGCTTAATAACATGAGCGTCTTCTTAACCCCGCTGGCGCTAGATGGTAAGGCAGTGATTGGATACAAGGGCGGCGGAATGTTCAATGACGAGGTTGATGCTGGACTGGTGTTCAACCCATACGTCCCATTAATGTCTTCAGGTGTAGTGATCGATCCTAATACGTTCGAACCACAGATCACTTTAATGACTCGCTACGGTAAGTCATTTATCTCCAAAGAAGACATGAGTAACTACTACACTAGGATCGTGTAAGATCAGGGTGAGGGTCCTGTAAATAGTACTTTCCACTATTCTATAGGATTCTCACATGGCAATGAAACCAGGTGGCGGCAAAGCCAAGGGCTCCGGATTTGAAGGTCAGCTCGCAAAGAAGCTCTCCGCCGCTCTCACCCCTCTCAACTTCATCCGCACTCAGGGCTCAGGTGCTCGCGTAGGCGGTAAAAATTTCCAAACTATCGGCGCGATGTTTGGCGAAGATGCATTGAAGCTCTTCGTCGGCGACGTGGTGCCCGTCAACGAGAAGGATACTGGACTGACGTTCAAGTATTCCGTTGAAGCAAAGTTCTACAAGACGCCTGACAACTTCACCTCACTGGTCTCTGGCACGGCAAACGTGTATGGATGGTTTGAAGAGTCTGTCACTGACGCAGTCAAGATCAACAAAATCCCAATGCTCGTCTTCAAGTGGAATAGGACGGCGATCTTTGTCATTATCGAAAAGACCGACGATGTACTCCCAGTCCAGCCGAAATTCGAACTCGTACAGAATCGTCACCTGCAAGTCTTCCTACTTGATGATCTGCTAGAACACCCTGCGTTCTGGGCATCATGACAGAACGACAAGCACCACGTTATAATGGTAGAGCGGACATTCTCCGCTCTACCAACAGCTACAACGATCTTCTTCGAATCGTTGCTTCGTACTACGAGATGTATGAAAGAGGAGCAAGATTCCTCTCACCTTACATCTCACGGCAAAACTCCTCTGATTTCCCGTTCATCCCACCAGATAAGGACATGGTCAAATCAGTGATGGGTAAGCCGAGGAGTTGCATGCACTCAGTTGTCCATAATAACTTCATGAACGAAATGATTTCGTTTGCTGAAAAGACAAAAGGAAGTAGAGCGCTAATCCAACCCCATCAAACTACGCACCACTCGGCGCAGTTCAGCTCAGGCACCTTTGAAATCACCAAAGCTCCGCTCAACGCAGTACCTCCCTCAAAAAGCAAAGTTCCTCGAAAAACTCTTCATGCGATCAGCGTATTTGGTAGTGACGCCTGCTTCTTTGTTGAAAATTTGCAGTTATCGTCTGATGACGTACATTTTATAATTGTAAGACCGAAACTTGGAAAGTTAGGCACAGCCAGTATCAACAACTGGGAAGTCCTGCTCTACAAATCTCCGCACGGCTACCTGATCGATCACGTTGACAGCGATCTGAACCCAACTTATGCAGGAAGGTTCTGAGACCTCCAACATGCTCGCTAAGTAAGCTATCACGTAAGAGTCCCGAACATCTCTGGGCCTCTCTAAACACCTCTCATAATACATAGGACATAACATGAACGAAAAGAAAGCCAAACGCACTCGTCAACTGGTCAAGCACCTGATGGATCAAGGTGCAATCGCTGGTCAAGGTTGGCTGGTTCACAACACCAACGTTCGCCTTGATCAACGTGAAGTCGTCGTTGGCAAGACCAAGGATGCAGAAGGCAAGGACGTCAATGTCACCAAGCTGGTCAACACCCTCACCACTGCTCCTGCTGGCACCGTCTTTGGTGGCACCGTTGCACTGGACCCGGCATGTGGCCGTGCCATCTACCAACAGATGAAGAAGCAAGCCCACTCGCACCGCGCGAGTTAAATGGCACGCCACACTCCTGTTAGTGCAGCCCAATTCGCAGTGGGTATGGTGATGACGCTCATTATCGTTCCTGCAGTACTTGTCTTGGCTGTGCTCTACTACATCTTTGGCTGATAGAAGCTAACCATTGGGAGGAGGCACGCCTCCTCCCATACCAAGTAAGGTGATGAAGATGAATATGAAACCGTCCCAAGTTGCAAGTCTCCTGCGCGGGCTGAACGTCTTCAAGCCACCTGTCAGGCCAGACGAAATGCTTCCCTACAAGACGAGTGTTTTCTTAGCAGGAAGCATTGAGATGGCCAAGGCGGTGGATTGGCAAACCAAATTCGAAGACGAAGTGAGTGACTTGGATTTGATCGTTATGAATCCTCGTCGCGATAGTTGGGACTCCAGCTGGGAACAAAGCTTGGATAATCCGCACTTCGTCGAGCAAGTGAATTGGGAGTTGGACATGCTGGAGGCCGCAACGATTGCTGTTGTTTACTTCGATACAAAAACTCTCTCGCCTATCTCCCTCATGGAGCTAGGTCTGTTCGCCAAGTCTGGCAAGCTGCTTGTTTGCTGCCCTGACGGCTTCTGGCGAAAGGGTAACGTGGACGTCGTGTGTCAGCGCAACAACATCCCCACATTTGACTCGCTTGATGAGCTGATTGAGGGTTTTCGTAAACGCTACAAAGAGGTACAATGAATGGGTGACCACTACAGCTGCTCTAAGTGCCATGAACGCTACGATATGTGTACGTGCAGAGAAGATACGCCAGTAGAACGGCGTATCTCAGCAGGTCCAAAGATTCCTGAAATTCCTATCACTGGTGGTATCCTCACTCCCCTACAGTCCTGGAATGAATCTTTCTTGCAAGAGATCGCAAAGAGCAAAGAAGTTGGTTCGCCAAATGAACGCCTCTGTGATCTGATTGCAGAGTTCACCCGCCATGTGTACGAGCGAAAGCAGAACAGATTCGCGTTTCTTAGTGATGATGAGCGTGATAATATGTTCGTGCACGCAACGAACATCTTGATTCGTACTTGCTTGGTTTTCAACCCTGACAAATCGAGTAACGCGATGGCGTTCTACCACACTGCCATTTATGGCGCATTCATCAACTACACTCATGCATTAAGGCGTTAAGATGCTCTTCTTCCACACCGTCGAATCTGACGTAGAAATTCGACGCGACAATCCTCTCTTCGTTGGTCACTTCTTTGACCTTCAAGGGATGTGGTGGACTAACCGCAAGAAGCGACAGAAGATGATCGTCTCTGTCGCCTTCGCATGGTACAAGCTGGTGAAGAAACAATTGAAGACTCCTGGCATGATAAGCGAGGAGTTGATCATGACAGCTCTCACGAACGAAGTGAGGGACGCCAAGATCATCATCGAGAAGTTCTTCACCATCACTCGCCTAGGTTTCAACTTGAAGGATGGGATGAACAAGTCTCCCACCCTCGTTACTCCTAAACGACTACCACTGAAATACGTAGAGGCGATCGAAGAGATCGCATCCAGAATTACCTTCAATCCAGGTCTTCCTCCTACGAACAAGACCCTAGTGCAGACCACCGTGAGCGTTAGGAAGAACAACCTCCCACTGATACGTGTTCGCATCAAGGAAGAAGAGAGGGAAGAGCTGATGCCAGCCATCGATTGGCTAATGCAGCAAGAAGGTCCCGTCACTTTCTACTATCGCCCTGCCGGTAAACTTCAGGCTCGCGACACTTCTGTCTGGCCCATTCGTGCCATCGAGACATGGCCTGGATGGCTGAGGACTGAGATGTTTGGGGCAACCATCGACATCGAGAATGCATTCTGCCAATTCCTTCTTGACCATTTAGAGAAGAAGCATGAAGGCAAAATGGAGCAACTTCGTTTGAAGTACCCAGACCTACTCCGTGCAGCATACGACAAACAGAAGTTCAGGGAAGAGCTGTGCTTAGAGATTTTGCATCGGCCACCAACAAACGAGAACATCTCCACTGTCAAGAAGTTGATCATGGCATTGGCGAATGGTTCAAATGCATCTCCTAAGCTGATGGTTGGTGATGGACGATTACCAGAAGCAGTCATGATCGTGCGTCAAGCTGCGCCTGAAGTTTCTCCTACACAGATGATGAAGAGCGGTAAACGCCTTCAATCCATCGCGAAGCAATTTAGGAGTGCTAAGCGCGAGCTGTGCATCATGCTCTTGAACAGCAAGCCAACGCGTCTTGCGCAGAAGCAAATCTTCCAACTCTACTTCCAGTGGGAGAAGGAAGCAAGGTACAAGATCTGGGAAGCGATTGGTCAAACTGGTCTGATGCTTCACGATGGACTAGACGGTGTGATCACCAACCTATCAGAGCGAGAGCTTGTGGAGTTGGTAAAAGAGAAGACAAACATTCGAGTCTCAGCCGAGACTCCAACTGAAGAGGAAGTAGTATGAGCAGCATTATCTTGATTCGACACGGTGAGTGTCTGGCAAACGCCGACTCCAGGTACTTTGACGTCCCTGACCACGCAAACATTCTGACGCCAAAAGGCGTCGACCAGGCGCTAGCTCTGCACAAGACCCTGCCCTCTATTATGAATGAGGATCGATTTGGTACTCACACCACCATCATCGCCTCCAAGCATAAGCGCACTCAACTCACTGCTGAGATCGCAACGTTCGGCATGGGGTACCCCATCGTCGTTGATTCGCGAGTGAATGAGTGCTGGCACCAACCGTCTGAGCATGACCCAGAAGATTACGTCAACACGGAGAGTAGGGAGTTCGTCGTTGATCGTGTTAAGCGAGTCGTCGATGCTCATGAGTTCGACCTCATTATCTTCTGCCACGGTGTTTTGATGGACGTGCTGGACCCACGTGGCTATCGTGTTGAGAACTGCGAAGTAAGGAAGTACGATCGTAAGGACTTCATTGAAAGGATTCTCAAGTGATCAAGGTTGGTAATTGGCTGTGCCGAGCAGATGAAGTTGGGCTGGCGGAAGCGGTAGGATACAACTCGTTCCGCGCAATGTACCTGGACGGTGGTGAGTACCAAAATTGGCAGGATGTGGTCCAAGCGTACGATCTGGAAGAAGTGACCACGTTTACATTCAACAAGATTCGTAACATCGTAGTGCTGGAGATTGCTAATGGTGGGATCAACCAGGTGCTGTCGCTCGAGAATGAGGATGAGACCTTCACGATTTTCGGCGATGGTCGATGTGGCGGTATCTTCAACACCGATGGGGCAGCTTTTATCCAGTACAAGAAGGGTGGAGTGGAGCGAGCAGTCTTCATGATCGACAACTCACCATACGACGTGAGCGAGGAAGATGAATGGTATGAATTTACCTGCAGCCGCGATAAGGACATGACGCGTGACATCGCCTTGCAGGAACTGAATTTGTTCCTTCGTAATCGTGGGGTAGACATTCATCAAAATCCATTCACTTCTGAAAACACGATCTTCGTAACGCAACTGTGATATAATGCTTCCATGTTGATAACATGGAGGTAGCATGGCACTGGTCAATCAAGCTGAACGTGAAGAGAAGCAAGTCAAAAAGCTTCTCTCCCAAATCAAGAAAGCAATCAAGGAAGCCTTCCCTCACCATGGCGAGATCGAACACTGGAAAGATTCTGAAGGTGTTCACCACATCACTGTAGAGAATGGACTTGGTTGGGTGACAAGGACTGCATTCGCGGGTTTCTCCGGTGTGATGAGGGACTTTGTCAGGGAATCTGAGTTTGCGACCTACATTGGCCACGGTGAAAAAGCCGGTGAATACATGTGGGATGCAAAGGTTTACATCAAGGATTCCTCTTGGGTAACTTTCAAAATCTAAATTCGAATGTGTGATAAAATTAGAATTATAGTAAATACTGATTTTATCTCTATCCTCCAGGAGAAATCATATGGATCAAAATAAGCTTCGCAAACTCGCGGGTATGCAGACCCAGACCACACTCACCGAATCCCCGAATAACAAGCGCTATCTGGCGTGCTCAGGCGGTGATGGCGTTGATTACAAGGTGTTCAATACCCCTCATGACGCATACCACTGGGTTGAGGATAACTCCGACTTCCAGGAGATCATTGAATTCACCGGGGAAATTCTCTCGATCGTGGGTGGCAGCCGTGGTGAGATCGTCCTGAACGATGGGAAGAATGCCGAAAGCATCTACCACTTCGAGCATGGTGCGGTGTATCATGACCGTGATGGTCTGAGCGGTGAAGTTGTCGACGAATAAGAGGTGCTGAGAGACCTCCTAACAATGAGATGTAGTTGCTAGTGTCAAAGTCGTCTGAACATCTCTGAGCACCTCTGGTAAGCTCAAAACAACAAAGGGAGCCAATGGCTCCCTTTTCTTTTGCGTGTCCCTTGCAAGTGTCTGAATTCCAGGACAGATCAGAAGACTGGATGCTGCATTTTTCCTGCGGCCTTTAGACGTTCGTTGATGAACTCTACGGCCATCTCCCTTTCACCAGCAGACATCGCAAGGACTGTCTCGTACTGCCATGCTCCTCGGCTGAAGTAGGAAATTTCCAGCGACGACTTGATGAGCGATTTGATCTCTACACCTAGACGGTGGATGAGACCTTGAACCGCTCTCATGTCGCCAGCACTAATCATTCGGTGAAAAAAGACACTGGGTTGATTGGCAGTTCAACTTCGAAGTCGCCATTGCAATCACGGCACTTCCCTTTCCATCTCATCGTAGGACCCCAGTTGTTGATGCCTTCGATCTTGCTTGCGATGAGCGAGACGTAGGTGGTTGGGATCTGACGCAGCCATTCATCGATCATCTTCTTGTCGGTGATGCCATCGACTTCGGTAACGACCGAGTTCAGCATCATCATGAGGTTAGCTTTCGCATCCTCAACAGTGATCTCGTCCTTGCCTTGGTTTGCTTTCAGTAGAGCGACAACGTCTGCATAACGGGATGGCTGCATCTTGACGACTTGGCCATTTGGTACCTCGACGGTGTAGAGCTTGTCTACGACGGTAGGATCGATCGCAACGGTTGATGCAATGAACTGATCCACGTCAGCGATGTAGGTGTGATCTTTGGAATTCTCGCAGTAGTGCTTTGCAGCGAACTCATAGCCAGGACCATACGTAACAGTGCGGAGGAACATCATGATCGCATCGACGTCTTTGGCCAGCAGTTCAGTTGGTTTCTCTACGCCTTCGACACACTCTCTAAAGACCGTTGCAACCGCTTGACCTGAGAACAGCTGGTCAGGGTTCTTCATGTGGATTTCTGCGAGTGCAGACATAGGTCGAACGTGGACTTCACCGTTCGAAACGTTGTCACTCAGCTCACCGTTCTTGTAGAAGAGGCCTAGCGAAGGGAGTTGGAAGATTCGTCCTGGGAGTTTAACTTTGGACAGTAGTGGGTTGTTCTGTTCTGACATGGGATTCCTATGTGTGTTTTCTATAATCTGGTGCAACCATAAATACTTGCTAGATCTATTTATCCGTACGTCAGTCACTCAGGAAACACCTCCCATGGGAATTGAAGAAGATAGCCTCCGCGCGTTGAGAGAACTCAACCAAAATATTGCCTCGCTTACCCGTTCATTGGGTCAGATGGGTGGCCAGCAATCGTTCGGCCACAGGACTACTCCGAGCGGACGACCAAGACAAACACCTGCCTCATCGTTATTTGATGACGATGATGATATCTCGCTGCGCAGAGGAACTATAGCGTTCAAAAGCGCAAAGCGCGCAGCGAAAGGATATGACCAAGCGGCTAAGCGATTTTTGCGGGTATCTGGCGACCTATCGAATGAGGTCGCTGACGCCAACGAGGATCTAGCAGCGCTCCGCACTTCATGGTCTGAAGGTGCTGATTCTATGCATCACATGACCGAACGTATCGATAAATTCGGCACGTCCGCGGCAGCGCTGAACAACCAAGCAACCTTGATCGTTGCCGGCATGGGCAGGTTCACTGATGAATTGGCTAAGAACACCAAAGCTCAGTCGCTACTCCATGCTGAGCATCTCACCCTCATCAACAACTTCAAAGAGTTCGAAAGAGCTGCGTACTTTGACGAGTTGGGTAAGGCTGTCGGTGGTCTACAGAATTTGTCGAAAGCGACTAAAGACAAGCTGAAAGTATTCGATAAGGCAACGGGTAACCTTCGCACTGACCTAGGTGTTGAGGACTTCAAGCGTCTTCGCTCTACGATTGGTGAAGTTGAATCGTCGATGAAGGAAGTGCTGTCACAGACAGGATTCAAATCGTTTGGTGACCTTTTCAACGCACGTCAGTTCAACGTCTCACCGGGTGATCACCTATCTCCTGAAGAAGCAACTAGAGCTGCGATGGGTCAAGATGGTGCATCTATCAACCGTGATGCGGTCGCTAGAATGGCAGCTATGTTGCAAGAGCGCGGTTTGTTCCATCCACAGAACGAAGCCCATAACGTCCTTGACGCAAATGGCCAGATGCGTGGTAACCTCGAGAACATTGACTGGGAAGGTCTTGCTCAGGAAATCGCAAACCTTGAATCGACGTTCGGTAACACTGCGCATAACATCGATCGCAACACTCAGCTGTTCCAAACTGCCCTAGGTAGGTTCATTGGCTCAATGAACAACGCAGCTGGTCAGTTCTCTGCGATGGACAGCATCAAGAAGATGGTGACAGACTTCCTCTCTTCGACCGCGGCGTTCAAGTTCGCAGCTCGTAAGATCAAGGAGATGTGGGAAGAGATTTCTGACTTCAACATCGCCCAAATCCCTGCCAGCTATCTGCAAGTAAACAAAGCATCTGTAGCGTTGGGTCTCTCCTTCAAGGAGACCGTTGCGTTGATGGATGAGAACAAGCGGATGCTTGCGATCTATGGCCCTGAGAAGTTCCAGGCCGCCATGGGCATGATGCAGAAGACGTTCCAGAAGTATGGTTACACGATGAAGCAGGCGGCCGAAACTATCGGCCCAACTGTCGAATCGGCAATCTCTGCAGGTATCAACATCAGGGATCCAGGCGAGCTGAACAAGTACGCTGACACCATGATGGATCAATTCCAGAAAGTATCTGGAATGGTCAAGATTTCTGCGCAGGAATTTGCAGCGCTTAACAAGACTCTGTTCCAATCCGATGGCGCCTTTGGCATCATGCTGGGTATGGACACGCAGCGTAGGAACATGTACGCGCAAGAGCTCGTGCAACTGCGTACTAAGTACGTTGCGCAAGGTCTGGAAATTCAGCAAGCACAAGAGCTGGTAAAGGCTCAGCAGGAACAGCAAAGAGGTCGTCTCGCTGAACGTACTGGTGATGCAGCCAAGCTTATGCAGCAGGCAATGCTCGCTGGCATGGGATCAGACCAAGCGATGGAAGTCTACAGGCTCGCATCTAAGGGTAGAAGAAGCAAGGACGAGCAGGCAAGATTTACCGAACTGACTGGCCAAATTGGCCAGGAGTTTGAAAAGAGAACGAATGAAGGATATGGTGCTAGCGGTAATGGCGCAATGGGCGACATCTACAACGAGCTTCGCCAAGATCTTCAGCCTAGCGGCCAAACGCAGCAAATTCAGCGATCTGGTGAACAGATCCAGATGGCGAAGGAAGCTGGAGCACAGGTAAATCCTGACGAGCAGAAGAAGGCGAGCGAAGCAGCGAAAGGTAACGAGTCCGTTGCTGTGCTGGGTCAGGCGATCAACCAAGTCTCTAGTGTTATCAACAACGCATTCCTTGGTGCAATCGTCGGTTCCACCGCTGCACTTGTCGCATTCGCATTCCAGCTTTCTCGCACATCGTTGCTGATGGGTGGTCCAGGCGGACTGTTGTCGGCGCTGAAGAACATTGGATCTGGCGGACTCAACGCTGCGCGTACTGGTGCTAGCACTGCGGCTAATGCTGTTCGTGGTGCGGCAAGCAGTACATGGGGAGCCGTACGTGGTGCTGCACCTCGTGTCGCCGGCGCAGTTGAAGGTGCAGCTGGAAGCGTGATGAACGCTGGTAGAACTGCGGTGGGCGCCGTGCGAGGTGCAGCAACTGGTGTTGCTGAGGCGGCACCTGGTGCGCTTCGTGGAGCTTCATCAGCGGCTGGTAGCCTCATCAAGGGTGGAGCTGGTATTTTGGGTAAGGCAGCTGGCCCACTGGCTGGTATCATCGCAGCGTATCAAGCGTGGGGCGACATCGACGATGCAGAAGAACAGCGTAAGAAGGGCGAGATTACTGATAAGCAAGCCACTGTGAAGAAGACTGGCGCAGTTACCGGTGCGGCTGGTGGTGTGGCGGCTAGTCTCGCAGGTGCAGCAATCGGTCAGGTATTGATCCCAATTCCTGGCGTTGGCGCTCTTATTGGTGGTGCTGTTGGCGGTGCACTTGGCAGCTGGCTAGGCAAGACTGGTGGTGAAGCAATCGCTGACGCAGTTGTTAGCGACAAGAAGCCAGATGCGCAGCAAGCTTCTACGCCTGCCCCAACTCCTACGCCAGCGCAATCAAAGCCAGATGCGCAGCAAGCATCTCCTAAGAAGGACATGACACCTGCGCAGCTCGGCCAGGCCGTTGGACAGATGATCAATCCCCAGAAGGATGACAAGTCTACTGTTGCGAAGCCAACCTCTGATGACAAGCCGGCGAATCCTATCGTCGATGGAATTAATCAAGCTACTCCTACGCTGGCAACGGCAATCGCAGACGCGATCAAGGCTGTCTTCGTAGAGGCAGGTGTAATCCAAGCGAAGGCAACCGGCAAGCAAAGCGATGCGTTGAAGTCCTTGGCAACAACCATGACTTCGACCTCTTCACTGAATCCTCTTGCGACGACGATGGGCGATCTCTCGACGACTATCAAGACAGCAACAGATGCTTCGACTTCGACTCCTCTGCTGGATTCGATCTCGCCATTTGCTTCTACGATGGCAACCCCACTGAACACTTCAGTGCAGCCGATTGCGCCTCCAACTCAGCAAATTCAGACGGTGGATTCAGCTACCGACGCGCTGACCAAAGGTATAAATACCCTCACGCAGGATGGAGAGAACCTTCTCGATGTCAAGGATGAAGCAGCTCTTGCACAGCTTCAAAGCATCGCAACCAACATGGCACAGGCAGTTGCTTTCCTTCAGTCGTTGGTCGATCAGAAACCTTCTGCGAATACCTCGGCGACAGCAGCACCACCGCCAAACAACATGAACCAAATCCCAACAGCGTTCCAGTTCACAACTGGACGCACAAACACATAGGAGAGATGAATGGCCGCATGGACCAATTACTGGCGCATCGTCACTCCTGCTACACGTAAGGCGTCTTACAATCAGGCGCCCGTTAGGCAGGATGACCAGGGTCAGTCCCCAGGCTTTGCATCGTTTGCAACCGTTTCGTGGTTCACGAACGTGATGAAAGGCGCGGCATCGCGCCTTCAGAAGTACAAGCAATATGACAACATGGATGCAGGCGACGTATCACGTGCGCTTGACACCATTGCTGAAGAAATCTCGAACGCCGACAAGCGAACGAATCTGCCCTTCATCATCGATTATCAGACAGAAGAAAACCAAAACATCAGCGACACCACCGCTACTACCCTCCGTGCAGCACTTCGCCACTGGAGTAACTTCCATGGTTTGAACAAGAAGGTGTACAACATCGCCCGTTCGATGTGTAAGTACGGTGACTGCTTCTTCCGCAAGACCTCCGATACAAAGCCATGGGAGTATGTGAATGCGACTCGTGTGGTTGGTATCGAGATCGATCCTTTCACTGGTGAGAAGATCGCTTACCACATTCGTCCAGCGCAAATTGAAGGCCAAGGACAGACTGAGAGCGTGGAGATTGTTCCAGCCGCAGCAATGCTGCACTTCACCCTGTCGGATGAGATGGATGACACCGCGCCGTTCGGCCGTTCGATCCTTCAACCAGCCTACCTTGACTGGCAGAAGCTGCAAATGTTGGAAAGCGCTGCGATCATTTACCGTATCGTGCGTGCACCAGAGCGTCGTGTCTTCTACATCGACGTTGGTAATATGCCACCGCAGCGAGTGAAGCAATACATCGAATCGATCAAGAACGACATTCGTCAGAAACGTATTCCTTCGCAAAACAGCGGTCAGAACACTGACTCGCAGTACAATCCTGAATCTATTCAGGAAGACATGTTCTTCCCAGTCACCGCAGCGGGTCGAGGCTCACGCGTTGAGACCTTGCCAGGCGGTCAAACTTGGGATATCCCTGAACTCGATTACTTCCTCAAGCGTCTGTTCCGTGCTCTTCGCGTTCCTACTTCCTACATGGCTGGTCAAGATGCTCAAGGCGCGCAGTTCAGCGATGGCAAGGTAGGTATTGCGTACATTGAAGAACTCCGCTTCGCTAACTTCATCATGCGTCTGCAAACGTCGTTGGAAGAAGTGTTCGATCGTGAATTCAAAACGTACCTACAGGTCGTAGGCATCAACTTGGATAGTGAGATTTTCCGTCTGTCCCTGCCAGAGCCACAGAACTTCGCGCTGTACCGTCAAGCAGCACTTGACACTGACCTCATCAATTCGTTCAAGTCGATTGAAGACACTGAGTATCTGTCGAAGCGATTCATCTTGAAGCGTTACCTTGGTCTGACTGAAGACGAAATCCAGATGAACGAAGCAATGCTGAAGCAAGAGCGTAGCATCGAAAACCGCCCAGAGGTTGGTGAGCTGCAGCAGATGTATGACCCAGCTGTTTACGGTAACCGTGAGAAAGTTGAAGTGGACGGCGATGCGGCGATGGACGATGGTGGTATGGGAATGGGTGGAGACATGGGAGGTGGCATGGACAACAGTGAAACCTTCGGCGCTGCAGCTGAAGCAGGTGATGAAACAACTGATGACACCGCTACTGACGACACCACAGATACCGGCACTGCAACTGCCAGTACTGCGGCCTAATGTAGTTTGAGTGCGCTGCTATTATGGTGGCGCACTTTCTAACCCCATAAATAACGGGTCTAGACTCAGGCTATCCTGATAACTTAAAGGAGATAAACATGAAACAGCAGCTCCTCATCGAGCGTTTCACACCGGCGCAGGCCGCTCTGGTAGAATCCCGCGACACTGACAAGAACATCTATCTGGCTGGCCGCATGATGGCAGCTGAACAGAAGAACCTGAATCAGCGCGTCTACCCGCACAGCGAAATTTCCCGCGCTGTCAACTTCATCAATGAGAAGTGCAAAGAAGGTTCTTACGTCATGGGCGAACTCAATCACCCAGACAATCTGTCGATCGACCTGAAGAACGTTTCCCACATCATCACTGAAGCTTACATGGATGGCAACAATGCTATCGGTAAGTGCAAGATTCTCAACACTCCATCGGGCCTCATCGTGCAGAACCTGATCGCCGGCGGCGTGAAGCTTGGTGTGTCGTCGCGTGGTACTGGTAACGTCACGAATGAAGGTGTCGTTGAAGACTTCAACTTCGTTACCGTTGACATCGTTGCTCAGCCTAGCGGCCCAGGCTGCTACCCAGACGTCGTACGTGAATCGGTGGAACACGCCAAGATCCGTACCCTGGCAGAAGCTGTCATTGAAGACCAAAAGGCTCAGAAGTACCTCACCGCTGAGATCAAGAAGTTCATCGAAAAACTCACCGCGAAATAATCATGGATCAAAATAAACTCAGAAAGCTGGCGGGTCTTCCACTGCTTAAGGAATGGAAGGAAGTCGTCGACGCTCCTACTAACGCTAAGCCAGCGAAGAAGGACAAGGAAGAAAAAGACGACGCCAAGAAGGACGACGCTGACCTCGATATCGAAAAAGGTGAAGATGGCGGTGATGCTGAAGGTAAAGGCAAGGACAAAGAGAAGGATGACAAGGATGATCTCCCAGAGATCATCACTAAGATCGCTCAAAGTGTTTGCAAGAAGTTCGGCATTGGTGACCCAGACGGTGGTGAGTCTGATGACCTCACTGCAATGGAAGACTTCCTGAAGAAGGTGTATGACGCAGGCGTTGCTGATGGCGCAGCCAAAGGCGATGACTTGAAGGAAGACGCGCAAAACATCGCAAGCGTCGTGTCAGTCCACAAGGCCTACACTCAGAAAGTCAACGCGATCAAAGCAGCGCTGGAGAAAACGCACAGCGTGGATGGTGCACCGCTTGAGACTTCGCAGAGCGACGACTACGTTCAAATCCACCTGCCAAACAAACCGTACAACACCGTCGGCGCTGTACAGCAGACCCTGAAGTCGTTTGAGGGTAATGGCTACGAAGCTGGCAACGTCAAATAAGAGGATCACTATGCTAACGAAAGACAGAATTCTAGCTCTTGCGAACTACTGCAAGGAAGACACCGGCTCTGCTCCTTCGTTTGGCTTGCAAGATGAAGAGAAGGTGAAGACTGCCTGCATCACCATCGCAAAGGCTGGTGTGGCAGTCGACATGGAGTATTTCATGGACATGTTCTACTTCAATTTCAAGACGACGAAGGACTACGAAAAAGCTGTCAAAGCACTCAAAGGGAAGGTCGATTCGTTCGACGCCTGATGACAGCACCTGCTAAATACGTGCACGACTCAGTCGTGCACTTAAAGGAGAACTTATATGGATAAGCGAGAAGCACTGAAGAGCATGCTCAACAATGTCATCAACGACAACACTGACCATGCTGCACTTGATCTGCACAACTACCTCACCGTGAAAATGCGTGAGGTGTCTGGGCTGGCACAAGTAGCACCTGTAGCAACACCCCAAACAAATGAAAACACTGAATCGGATGACGACATACTGGGTGAAAGCCTAGAAGACGACGTCAAGGTAATCATCGACGAGATCGTTAGCGAACTCGCAGGCAAAGGTATCAGAACTTCCGCTCGGGCTGTTCGCAGTCTGATGGTTGGCGGTGGTAATGCCGGCGATTCTCTTGTTGCTAAGCTTGAAGACAAGTTTGATTTCGACAGCGCTGGTGGTTGGGAAGAGAACAAAAAGTTCTTCAATGACATTGGTGTAACGAAGGCGAAGTACAATAAGCTTGTAAAAGCAGGCGAATAATCTAACAGGTTCACGAAGAACCTATAAGTAAGATTACGCAACCGCTGCTGAATGTGACAGTTTAGCAGCGAACCGCAACAGATTTTTTAGCGGTTTTCAATGGAATTTTGCGCCACCCCATAAATAGGATCGCTATACCAAATAGACGTTTCTATTTACCGCGTCAAAGTTCATAGCCGTAGGATATAACGAATATCTTACTCCCCAAATATTCAAAAGGAGAACTTGCAATGGATGAAATCCTCCAGAAACTGCTAAGCTCTGAACTTCTTAGCGAAGACGCTAAGAACGAAATCTCCTCTCAGTGGACCGAAGCCGTATCGCAGTACAAAACTGCAGTACGTGAAGAAGTTTCCATGACAGTGAGAAGCGAGCTTGCAGAACAGTGGGCCACCGAACGTGATGCTTTGGTTGAGAACGTCGAGCAATTCGTTGCTGCGAAGTTGGAAGAAGAAGTAGCCGAACTGAAAGCTGACATCGAACGTTTCCGTGATCTCGAAGCAGAATATGCTGAAAAGATCGTCGAGGAAAAGCACTCGATGGCTGACCAGCTAGCAGAAGAACTTGACTCTCTCATCGATAAGATCGACTCGTTCTTCGAGCTCCGTCTGAATGAGGAATTTACTGAACTCAAAGAAGACCTTGACATCGTCAAGCAGAATGAGTTTGGTCGCAAGATCTTCGAAGCATTCGCTACCGAATTTACCAAGTCGCACATCGATGAAGACTCGATCCAATCGAAGCTCCAAGCCGCTGTTGCTAAACTCGATGACGCCAACAAAGCAATCGCGACTCTTGAGTCCGCAAATGCCAAGATTGTGCGTGAATCGAAACTCGAAAAGATTCTTGCCCCGCTGTCTGGTAAGAAGCGTGAGCAAATGGCATTCGTACTCCAGAACATCGAAACCGATCGTCTGGAAGAAGCCTACAACCAATTCATCGGCCGTGTTCTGAAAGAAGACACCAAGCCGGCTGCTGCAGCAACTCCTCTGACCGAGGGTGCTAGTGTTGTAAAAACCGGTGAAGAGCGTGCACCTGCTGCTCCAGCCAAGTCGACCACCGATCAGTTCGCGCAACTGCGTAAACTCGCCGGCCTAAACTAATCCAAGAAGGAGTATACTCACATGGAACTTTTTGAAAATTGGACAGCAACTAAAGAGACCCTTCTTGAAGGTCTCTCTAGCCAGAAGAAAGCAGTCCTGGCGCCAGTCCTGGAAAACCAGATGGCATATCTGAAGGAAACCGCTGAAGCCGGCACCCAAGGCGCAGGCGCGATCGCGAACTTCCAGAAGATCGCAATCCCAATGATTCGCCGCATCATCCCTTCGACCATCGCTACCGAACTCGTCGGCGTTCAGCCAATGAGCGGTCCAGTTGGTCTGGTTTACTCGCAGCGCTTCCTGTTCGCTGAGTCGGTCAATACTGGTAACCCAGCTACCGACATCACCGCGGGCGACGAGATCTGGGCACACACCCACTCGAAGATGCGTCGCTTCTACTCCACCTCGGACGCAGCAGCTCCAGCAGGCGGCCCATCCCCAGCAACCTCGACCGGTGTCGCAGCAGCAACTGGCGACTTCGAAGCATACGGTGGTCGTACCATGACCCTGGAACTGCTGAAGCAGACCGTCACCGCTGGCTCGCGTAAGCTGCAAGCTCGCTGGACGCCAGAATCCATGCAAGACCTGAAGGCATCGCATGGTCTGGACATGGAAGCTGAACTGACTTCTTCGCTGTCCGCAGCAATCGTTGGCGAAATCGACAACGAAATCATCAACGACCTGATCGCTCTGGCTGGTACCGTTGAATCGTTCGACATGGCAGGTACCTTCACCGGTGTTCCTCACTACGTCGGCGATCGTCACGCAGTTCTCGGCGTGCTGATCAACAAGGTCGCAATGGAAATCGCACGTAAGACCCGTCGTGCACAAGCAAACTGGATCGTTGTTTCGCCAATGGTCGTAGCAATCCTCCAGTCGGCAACCAAGTCGGTCTTCGCACCTGCTGTTTCCGGTTCCTTCGAAGGTCCTAACAACACCAAGCTGGTTGGTACCCTGAATGGTTCGATCAAGGTTTACACCTACATCTACCACGAAACCGGTACTGAGCCAATCCTGCTCGGCTTCAAGGGCGGCAATGGTGAACTGGACGCTGGTTACTTCTACTGCCCATACATCCCTCTGATGTCTTCGGGTGTCGTTGTTGACCCTAACACCTTCAACCCACACGTGTCGCTGATGACTCGTTACGGTAAGGCAACCTTCACCCAGACCTCGACGTCCCTGGGTAACTCGGCTGACTACTACGGTCGTATCAACGTCGCTAACCTGTCGTTCGTATAATGAGGTAGAGGACTTCGGTCCTCTCCTTGTTGAACAAGGCTGACGTTAGAACTACAAAAAGTAAAATCAAAATTAAGGGAGCCTAGGCTCCCTTTCTTTTTGCTCAGAACCAAGGTCAAGTAAATACCACATCCATTATCAGGAGCCCAACATGAAACTACTCCAAGAATTGCAGGCACTTGCAAATCCACAGGTGACCATCACCATCAAATCCGCACAGGAAGAATATCTTCCTTTCTACGAGAAGAAGAACGCTCGTCTGAAATTCACCACAGCAAAAGGTACCAACGCTGGTCTTGTGAACTTGACCGTTACTGGTTCACGTGATGACGTCATCAACTTCCTCATAAAGGACATGGGAATCAAGGGTGAAGACAAAGTCGTGTTCAAATACCCAGAGCTGAAGCGTGGCGTGAATGAAGCAGCAGCACCAAAGAAACCAAAAGCTCTTGAAAAATTCACAAACGACATTGACACTCTTGGTGATGGCGTATACTTGATCCCATCGTCGGCACCCACTCTTTTGTTTGATAAGACCGAAAGTATTGGTGGCGCATACGTCGCACACGTGATTAACGACTACCACAATGCCATCGACACCGATGACAAAGAAGAACTTGAGAATGGTTGGCATACTGGCATGCCATCAAAGGTCCTAAAATTCCTGAAGCAGCATGATAAAGTTGTTGAGATCAGCTCTTACGACGGCAGCTCGGGCGAACGCAGCGAGACACTGCTAGTCGCATGTGAACATTCTCAGGTGGAAAAGGTTATTGACTTTGTGCAGGACCCATCTCACTATGAGAAGGAAGACTTGGTACACTTTGCTGAAAGAATTGCAAAGAAGACTAACATTGACGTCGAGAAGCTTAAGAAGTGGACCAAGACGTGGAAGCGTCCAAACAAAATCTACTCACTGGATGTTGGCGGCAAAAAGCTGATCATGATCGCGGAGAATGACTAATGTTACTTCAGGATCTATTTGAAAACACAGTGACTGAGAGTCTGTCATCTGAGCTGGAAGACATTATCGGCATGAAGACTCGCGAGGCAACTGCGAAGATGAAGAAGCTGGGATTTGAGAAGCGCAATCCACCGGGCGGCTCGAAGAATGAGCTGGTCTACGTTGGCAGCAACGCACTCACCAACTACAAACAGAAAACCATTATCTTCCGCGCTGAAGATGGTGTCGTAAAATACAAAGGCTAACACATGCTGATTTTAGATCTATTTGAAGCACGCGACAAAAAGAAGACCTACGATCTTCTCGAGATCAAGGGCCAAGTTGAGCGCGTCACAGTTCGTCTAGAAGGCAGCGAGTCTGCCGCCTTCACAAAGATGGCAAGAGAGTACAAGAAGATTGACGTCGAGCTGAAGAAGCTGCAGACGCAGCGCGACAAGCTCAATGCCAAAGCTAAGGAAGCAATCCAAAACTACTTCGACGCTGAAGACATCATCTACACCCGTGTTATCGAGACTGTGTCGATGTCCCTGTCGATGTCGAAGCATGGCAAAGCGGGTACGAAGACTGACAATGACAAGGTGGTCGAAGAGCTCATCAAGATCATGCCTGAGCTGGCTGGGAAGATTGCAGAGCTGCAGAAAAAGTTCGAGTCGGAAGTTAAGGGCCGAGCTCCATCCCTGACTGTGACTACCAACATCGACGAAGGCGTGAAAGACATCGTCAAGCGCATTGCCGCTTTCATCAAGGGTCTCACTGACTGGGGTACCCGTTACGATGCTAAGCTGGCTAAGATCAAGATGATGATGAAGCCAATGCGCCAAGTGCGTGAGTCCTACTACGCCGACAAGGCGCCTGATGAAATCAAAGTCAAGAAGTTCGTCAAGAAGCTGAAGGATGAGGCGAAGAAGGAAGAGCCAAAGATCACGCAGGAAGATGTAGATAAGGTGGTGGAAGAGCTGGAAGAAACTGACGGTGATCAAATGCTGAAGCGTAAGGATATCAAGCGCCTGTGCAAGAATGCAGAAGTTGACAGCGCCACTGTTCTGCAGGTAATTGGCTTCGATGAAGAGCCGGCAGAAGAGCCAGTCGCCGAAAACGTCGTAGTAAGAGACAAGTCCACCCCAATCAACCGCACCGCAGAGTACATCAAGAAGGCCTCAGGCCTAAAGGTGGGAACTGGTTGCATCAAGACGCACTATCCTAACAGTCGCCTCTACATCGGCGATTGGGTTCGTGTTGGTAGGGGTGAGAACCCAAATACCAGGCACGCTGATGATGAGTATGGCTACATCGTCAGCAAGGCCGATAGGAAAGGCCCTAGCTGGGAGGAAAACCTGATCAAGGTTGACGTCTCTACTGGTGCTGAGCCAGAGATTATCGAAGTCCCGGTGTCTCTGCTGAAGTGGAGAAAGAGATGGAAGGACAACGAGAACTTCATCGACGCTGGTGGTAAGGAAGCTGAAAAGATTACAGCGAAGAAGGAAAAGGACACTGCAAAGAAGTCCAATACCGAATTCACCCTCACTGATGGGACCGCATGTAGCGTGTATGGCAGAGCAGCAACTCAGCCAAACATGAACTTCCCAACTGCTGGTCAGGCACTTCACGTTGATGACACGAAGCCACGCACTGCCGCTGAAAAGAAGGCAGCTAAGGAGTTCATCGCAGGCGTGGAAGCGAACTTCAAAATCCACAAAAAGTTCGTCGAAGAAAATCCATCGCCTAACACTAAGGATCGTGAGCAGGTTCTGAAGAACGCCGAACGCGTAATCAACACGTACAAGAACGTGAATGGACTGCTCGATGAGTACGTGGGGTTTATCAAGGTGCTCAACACCACCGCAAATAACGGTGATCGCGAGCTGTTCGATGAAGCGCGTGAAGAGCTCACGAAGCTTACTTGGAAACTGCGTGATGACTTCCGCACCATCAAGCTGCGTGCTAGTCTGCCATCTTACGCAACTCGTGCTCGCGTTTTGGCTGCTGTAGCGATTGAACACATCCACATTGAGCGTGACAAGGTCGACACCTGGGCAAAGCGCCGTGATTGGAGTGCAGCTAAGAAAGCCGCTGCAAGGAAGGCATCTGATCGCATGAAGCTGGCGTGGAAGGAATGATCGGAATTATCGGTTATGGTTTTGTAGGGCAGGCCTTAGGGTCTGTCTTACAGGATAACTTCCAAGTAGTAGATTTTGCCTGCGAAAGGGGTATTGATTTTGACACCCTGATGAGCATGAACCCTACCACTATCTTCATCTGCGTGCCTACTCCTACCACTGTCGAAGGGTGTGATGACAGCATCGTCATGCACTACATAGAGCGTCTTGTGAGCTATAACTGCGTTGTGATAGTGAAGAGTACCATTCCTCCTTCCACTATCGATAAGATAATGGAAGTGCGTCCATCGACTGTCATTTGGCCTGAGCTATTGCGTGAGAGACACGCCAAGCAAGACATGCGCCAGCCTTCGCTCATCGTTGTAGGCGCGAAGGACAAAGAGATTTTTGCCGACGTGCAACAATTTATAATGGAATGTACGAGCATTGAGATCATTCCTCAGTTGATTCGTCATGTCACGCCCAAAGAAGCCAGTCTTTTCAAATACACCGTCAATACGTTCCTAGCAACGAAAGTTCTGTTCATGCACCAAATGTCCATCTTCGCTGAGAGTATTGGGGTGGAATGGGACAACGTCGCGGATGTCCTTGCGCTTGAAGGAAGAGTCGGTAAGAGTCACCTTCGTGCACCAGGCGAACATGGCTTGGGCTTTGCAGGGACTTGCTTCCCAAAGGATACGAAGGCACTGGCTGAGGATGCGAAGGGTGAACTTACTTTGCTCGAACAAACCATCCTACTAAACAACGAACTAAGGGCTCGATGAGTACCTACCACTACAAGGAAAAGCAGACGCGATTGTGTTACCCACCAAAAGGAGCACATCATGTCTCGTACCATCCGTCGCACCAAGAATCAGCGCCAACAAGGCAAGCGTCACTACTCGTACAAGGACTTCATCACCACGCCACATAAGGATTACACCATTCCTAAGTGGCGCTTCCACTCGGATATGATGACAAGGCACTTGAGCTTTCAGTACTTCTACTGCGAGCCGATGGAGCCTGCTAACCGCACCAAGCGACGTAAGTACGACTTGGAAGTCATCAAATGGCTGAAAGATCCTGACTACGAAATTCAGTTCCAACGACCTCGCCAAGTCTGGGACTATTGCTGAAAATGAAAGGACCCGAGGTCCTTTCAATGTTTACTTTTGACTCAAGTCAATGTACAATAAATCGATTGTGTTGCGATGAGAGTTTCCTGATGAACATCTTTTTTCTCGACAGAGATCCAGAAGAAGCTGCAAGGGCAATGATTGACAAACACATCGTCAAGATGCCTACCGAATCCGCGCAGCTTCTTTCATGCGCCCATCGCTTCCTTGATGGCGAGTACCTACTCTATGAGTTTTGGGACGAACAAGATAGGGATCGAAAGAAGAAAATGTGGGTGCTACCAGATGAGGACATCAAGATGGGATGGATTCTCGATAATGAGAGAGGCCCTCGTCTTCGTCCTCACTATACTCACCCACGTGGGTTCACACTCTACGCTGCCACCCATCTCAATCATCCCTGTTGCACATGGTCGATGCAAGGTGAGTTGCAGTACGAGTGGCATTTCCAACTGTTGCGCGCTATGCTGAGGGAGTACACGAAGCGCTATGAGAAGATTCATGGCGTTGAAAAGCTCCTCCCTCTCCTTGAGCAACTTCCTAAGAATCTCCCGAGGGGAACACCGTGGACGGATCCTCCGCTCGCGATGCCCAACGCCTACAAACAATCTGACCATGTCGCTGCGTACCGCTATCTCTACAATCGTGACAAAGCTCGCTTCGCTAAGTGGACGAAAACCGATCCGCCCGACTGGTTCCATCCCCAGTTTTAGCATGAACGTATTCTCTCACGAACATCTCGACAAACTCCAAGACGAGCTCAAGCTAATCAACATGACCCTGGGCCGTCTGTCGAAAGACATGTACTTCAACCGTACCTACGGCGCGCAACCAACTTCTCAAGCCGTTCAGAATCTCATGATCAGACGCATCGAAGTAGAGGCGATGATTGAGACGCTGAATGATCATCTGAACGGCTAATAAATAGGCTGTTAACAAATAAGGAGACTCCTATGAGCCACATCAAATCCCTAATCAACAACTTCATCAATGGACGCACTGATGAAGCAGGTTTGGATCTGCACACCCACATGAAAGGCGCTCTGCAAGTAGCCCTGAAGGGACCACAGACCGTCAAAGAAGAATTCGAAGGCAACAACGGTGAAGCTTTCTTCGAAGCAATCACCAAGGTAGCAGGCTTTGAAGCAGAAGTGCAAGACGTCGATGAAGGTCACGCCGAAGCATACGTGATTGGCGATGATGGTGATCACTACCGCATGGTCGTTTCTGGTGAAGGTCTTGACGACACTGGCACCGCAACTATCACTCACGTTTCTGTCGAAGCATATCCAGGTGACGCCCGTACTCGCCCAACTACCGAGCGCTTCAAGCTGACCTTCAATGGCGGCGACGCGAAGAGTGTAGAGGATGCAGCATCGCACGTGTGGGGTAAAGTCGGCCACGCTGTCATCTAAGGAGAGATGAATGTCTCATATCAAATCTCTAATCAATAACTTCATCAATGGTCATCTTGATGAAGCGTCGCTCGATATCCACCAACATCTGAAGGGTACACTGCGCAAGCTGCTTGAGAACCCGGTCAAGATGGAAAAGAACGACATCCTGAAGATCGCGCAGTCGATGAACATCCCTGATGTCTACATGTGGGAAATCAAGCGAGCTGTGAAGTTCGACGAAGACTACTCACGCGAAGACCTTATGCGTGTTCTGAAGCCAGTGGGTCTTGAGCACTTCGCTGATGAGATCGCTGACAAGTTCGAAGCTGGTGCAAAAGTGACAGAGGACCATGGTGAGCAAATGTACAAACTTCAATGGCCAAACATGAAGTTCGGTGTTCGCAAGGGACAGACTCTCATTGTGCCGTTCCGCTGGTTCAGTGGCGATGGTGGCTTTGATAGGGCAGAGCGTGCTCAAATCAAAGCCATGGTAGTTGGCGACAAGATTGAACTTGGTGAAGAAGACCAACTAATCACTATTGAACGTGTCAGCGATGACACGCCTACTAGCGACAACGCTTGGTAATCAGGTTGCGTCGATTCTCGGCAAACCTATATATACCTACATCAGTTAAACTTTTATCGACTTAGTCGAGGAGAACATGGCTTCATTACTTCTGTCCACATCATACTATCTCCCTGCAGTTCCTGCGGCGGGTAGCGTGCTGTCGGCCCCTGGAGTAAAGAGTCCTAGTTAAGTTCTGAAGTAAAGAATTTCTCTAGGGACTCCGCGAAAGCCGAGTCCCTTTTTAGTTTTTAGCAGTAAGGCAATTTGATATAATTCTCTTATACCAAATTGCACAGCAGTAGAAAGTGTTGGGGAGCTGGGGTGAAGTTCGTTATCCAGTCGAACACTTTTCTTCATCGAAGACCACAACGAGTTTTCGATAAGTTGGTAAAGAGTTATAATGACTTCTCTACCAAATTGTTCTTCTACAATTTGGAATTCTTTTTGGTCCCTTAGCTCAGCGGTAGAGCAGATCCCTTACACGGATAAGGTCGTAGGTTCAATCCCTACAGGGACCACCATCAAGTAGCTTCCTTGAAAAGTCTGACTCTCTTATACCAGTATGGAGTTGGCGGCAGCCAGGGTTGCTACTTGATGGTTTGATGTAGACCCGGTAGAGTACTCTGAGTGATCTCTAGTTAAACGGGGAGTCTAAGTGCAATTACCGTATCTCCACAATACTTACTAGAAGTGTGGAAGCGGAAAAGCAGTCCTAAGCGGACCTAAGACTACTAACGGGAAACTACTTCAAATTATCAGCAATAAACTTTGCAACCGATAGATAATGATTATCTCAAACAGGTGTCGCAAGACGTGAGGGTTCGAGTCCCTCTCACCGAAGAAATTTGGTGATGGCGGAATGGTAGACGCGCCGGTCCACCCGAAAGGGTATCTTCGTTATCGCTCCTTTGTTGCTTATGCGGGTGTAGCTCAGTTGGTAGAGCACTTCCTTGCCAAGGAAGATGTCAGGGGTTCGAGTCCCCTTACCCGCTCCAATTTTCAAGTATAAGGTCCCACAGCCGGTCTTCAGAGTCGGATATGTCGTCTTATACGTATGGGGGATTAGCTCATTTGGGAGAGCGCGTGCTTTGCAAGCATGAGGTGATCGGTTCGAAACCGATATCCTCCACCAAGTTTATGTTTCACCAACAAACCGTTTATTGAAGGTTATCCTTGCTTAAGAATGACATGGTTCGAATCCATTACTAGAGAAATCTAGTAGCTCTCATGAAGTTGGACGAGAGCAACTCCTTCAATTACTTTTGTTTGTTTATGGGCTGTCTACAGGGGTAGACACTGCACTTGCACTGCGGTAGGAAGGGTTCGAGTCCCTTACGGTCCACCACCGCGGGTGTTCTCCTGGGAGAGGACACAGCCTTCCAAGCTGTCGGAGAGGGTTCGAATCCCTTCACCCGCTCCATCTAAATGCATCTTCGAAAGAGGGTTTATCTAGATGGAAACATCACGCTGAACGTCTTTGACGGTGGGAATGGAAATCGGCAACTGAGAGAGGAGCATCTCCCAAATCTCTCTTAATCCTATATTGATCACTTAATAGGATTGGACTTAATAGTGATAATGAAACCGTAGATTGTTGGTTATCGGGTTAATGCTGCCGATCTTATTCGGCTCGCTAGAGCGGACATCGAAGTCCGACACCCTCGAAAGAGGTTTACCGACTTTCACTTTCGTTTCATTCATTGCCCAAGTTACGCAAATTGGTAAAGCTACTGAGCTCAAACCTCGGTGATCTGTCGGTTCGAATCCGTCCTTGGGTACCAATGCCTCGGTGGTTAATGTAAATCTGGTACAGCTACTTGCCTTAGAAGCAAGACCCTTGTGGGTTCGAATCCCACCCGAGGTACCATTTGAGAGTATTCAGTTGCGGGTTAGAGAAGTGGTCTATCTCGTCGGTCTCATAAGCCGGAAATCATTGGTTCGAATCCATTACCCGCTACTGAGTGCTTTTATGTTCTACACAATCTACAAAATTACCAACACTACGAACGGTAAGTTCTACATTGGTAAGCATCAGACGCTTGACCTTGACGATTCGTATTTTGGATCTGGTAAAGCACTGAATGCAGCGATCAAGAAATACGGTAAAGACTCTTTCGTGAAAGAGATTCTCTTCATCTTCGACACAGAGGACGAAATGAATCTCAAAGAGAAAGAGCTAGTGACTGAAGATTTTGTTCAACGATCTGATACCTACAACCTTGGCGTTGGAGGAGAAGGTGGACCACACTTCAAAGGCAAGAGCCACAGCGAAGAGGTCAAGAGCAAGATCAGAAATTCAGTTCATGGCTATGTCTTTACTGAAGAGCAACGTAAGAAAGTTTCCGAAGCCCAAGTCGGTAAAAGATTGGGTGACAAGAATCCGCAGTTTGGCAAGTTCTGGATAACTGACGGCAAAATCAACAAGCTGATTAGACCAGATCAATTCGAACAGTTCCAAGGATTCAAGCGTGGAAGAACATTGCCCACGTAGCCTAATTGGCAACGGCAACAAGCTTAATCCTTGTGATATGTGAGTTCGAATCTCACCGTGGGTACCAAGTTTTTATTTGCAAGCAGTTGGTATAAAATATCATCTCTTGCAGCACAGAATGCCCAGCTCGTGCTAATAGCGAGCTCGCCTGAAATGACGCCCTCGATGGTGGCAGGCATCAGTAACGATTTTGATCGGTAGTGGACTACTAGATGTTCACGCGAATGGAGTTGTAGGGAATTGGAAAACCCATCGAAATCCCCGATTACAACTTTTTGTTGTTATGCAACCGCCTCGTAATTGGTTATCCATGTAAAGGCGACGCCTCTGGCTTAGGTAGGTTCGAATCCTACCCAACTCCACCAAGTTTTTAGTTGCAAGAGTTCAAGTTAAAATATCATCTCTTGCAGCACAGCAAGTTCAATTGAGATGTGGTGTAATGGCAGCACACGTAAACATCGATCGCTAATTTTTGTTGCTTACGTAACCGGCTTGTGATTGGTTATCCTCTCATATCGGCGTGGATCTGGTTCGAATCCAGACATTCTCAACCAAAAACGAACTTACAGTTTTTCAGTAGTACAAAGCGTTGTATAATTTACTTCTCTTCAGTAGCAACGAAGCAGCAATTTGTAAGAGTAACCGCTAGCTAGTTGGTTATCTTTTTAATGGAAATAAAAACCGAGTGGGTTCGATTCCTACATGTCCTATGGTTAAGGTGGACAATGCCCGACGGCACTTTTTGTTGCTCTTACAAATTTCTGTTTCAGATGGCCTTAGAAGCCATCTAGAAAGTCTGACAACCGACCGGTGATGGTTACCTTCATTTTGCGAAAACCTCTCCGTCACCTTATCTTTTGTTGTCAATATCCGGGTGTAGCGCAGTCTGGTTAGCGCACCTGCTTTGGGAGCAGGGGGTCGAAGGTTCGAATCCTTCTACCCGGACCATCGAATTCTTAGCATGCACGGCGAAGTTGGAGAGTCGCAGCGGACTGTAAATCCGTTCCCTCTGGGTGAGTAGGTTCGATTCCTACTGCATGCACCAAAACATTGCGTACGCGACGAAGTGGGAGAGTCGTGGCAGGCTGTAACCCTGTTGCCTTTTGGCTGAGTAGGTTCGAATCCTACAGTACGCACCAAGTTATACCAACCGGACGATCGAAGGTTATCCCTTTTAACGATTACCCCTTCGAACACTTACTTTGTTGGTTACTGTCTACTGCGGATATGGCGGAATTGGTAGACGCGCAGCGTTGAGGTCGCTGTGGCCGAAAGGCCGTGGAGGTTCGAGTCCTCTTATCCGCACCAAGTTTTACCACCCTACCCAATGGGTTCTCGACAGTGGTTGGAAGGATCGAGACAAGTAGCAAGGATTGGAATGTCCCCTTCGACAGGGATGGAGAGTTCGATTCTCTTCACTATGTTCGTGGTAAATTAAACGCACTGATGAGCTGCTGAAATGCAGCGAAACAATTTGATGAACAGGAGGTTGAGCGCGGGCTCCTTCTGTAGTAATCAAGTTGTATGCGTAAGAGCACTTTGTCTGGGTGTATTGTCAGCCCGGTCAGACGGCCCGCCTTGGAAGTGGGAGGTCGCTGGTTCAAATCCAGCCACCCAGACAAAGTGCTCTTAACGTAGGGGGAGTAGCTCAGTGGTAGAGCGCTTTGAATGTGCGCACATCGAAGAGGTCGAAAGTTCGAAACCTTCCTTCCCCACCAAACTCTCGGTAGCTCGGCGTAAGAGCAGCCCACCTCGAGTGGGAAAGGTCGGTGGTTCAAATCCATCCCGAGAGACCAATGCCCGCATGGACAAATCTGGTAGAGTCGCCTCGCTCAGAACGAGGAGCCGCGAAAGCGTATTGTGAGTTCGAATCTCACTGTGGGTACCAATTCTTTTTAGCTCGACGGGGTAGTTTGCTTTTCGCGGAGCAGACGATTGATGGCCAAAACTCTGGTTCGATTCCAGAACGTCGAGCTAAGTAGAATTGTGGAAGAGTGGCAGAGTGGCCTATTGCACCATCTTGGAAAGGTGGCGAGTCTTAAAAAGCTCCGCGAGTTCGAATCTCGCTTCTTCCGCCAGAACATGGAGACGTTAGCCGAATCGGCATAGCGGCAGCTGCCTTGAAAGCAGAAGGCTCACGAGAGTGGGTGTGTGAGTTCGAGTCTCACCGTCTCCGCCAAATTTTAAGCTGACGTCGCATAGTCCGGCCGATTGCACTGGCTTTGTAACCCAGAGGGGAAACCCCACGTGAGTTCAAATCTCACCGTCAGCACCAAACAAAAACTTGAATATGAAAACAGAAATCTGTAAGCCAAACTTCAGTGGTTGTGATCGCGTTGTTTTCGCCGATGCAAATGGCAACAAACAGTACGCAAAGCTTCCGAAGAAAGCTAAATCTGTTCAAGACGCAGTTCTTCATCGTGAAGACGGCCCAGCCATCGAGTATGTGAACGGCTACAAAGCCTACTACAAGAATGGTCTGCTACACCGTGACGATGGTCCAGCAGTTGAGTTTGCCGGTCGTGCATGTTCCTTCTGGAAGAACGGCATAAGAGTAGATTGACGGTCCTACAGCCCTTATCGTTCAGCGTCGAAAGACGGTCTTTAAGATACGCCAAGGGGACCACCAAGTTTTGAGTGTAAGCCAAGCGCTATATAAATTCTACGGCATAGGTTGAGCGCTGTAACGGGTTCAAAGCCCGACCTCAGAAGAAATTCACAATCAACATTGGAGGATGCTATGACATCGCTAAACGCAACAAAGGTCAACCACGTCATTCAGTAAATGGCGTAAGTAAGAAGTTCCGACGACAAGCTGAGCTCTACAAGTATTTTGCTCGTCACTGGGAACATGTATTGGACTTCAGTGATGAGGCCCTTTTACAGATGTTCAATAGTGAGTCGTATGGAACCTACGTTGACCCAAAGAATGGTTACCTTGTCGGTAAGCATTGGTTAAACGTGACTGTAAGTTGTTGGAAAGAAGACATCGCGTTAGGTACTTTGTTCATCAAAGAACTCTACCAAGATGGCAGCTTTCCAGAGTGGTGGCTAGATAGCATTTTCAAAAAGTTTTAAGTAGATAGACGATTTGTGCGGGTAGGGTCGCAACCCCCCTGGTGAACTCGAGACAAGCCCCCTTTACGGGCTCTACTTATCGGAGTGTAGTCCAGTGGCAGGTCGCTTGCTTTGGGAGCAAGAACTCGTAGGTTCGATTCCTACCACTCCGACCAGATTATTGCGGTGTAATTCAGTGGTCAGAAGAGCGGGCTCATAACCCGTGCGTCGTTGGTTCGAATCCAACCATCCGCAACCAAATTGTTGGGTATAAATAGGTCGCAACATATTTGAAAGGCATCCTATGAACACCCTACTCAAACAAATCTCCATTATCGAAGATGTGGAGCAAAATAACGAAGGCCTTGATGTAAAGGTTCTAATTGATGCTCTGTTGGTAACCGAGTTCTCATCACCAGTAAGTGGTGATGAGTTGCTAGAACAACTTCGAGAAGCAAAGTACCAAGTAAAAGCTGGTAACGAGTTTGATATCAAGAGCGCGAACATTGTGCAGTTTCGCCGATGCAAGCTGTTCGATCAAACCCTCGCAACACACCAAAACGTTACCTCGAAACTACAAGAATTTATCGCCTTCAAGACGAACGATCCAATGGGAAGGTTCGGTAAAAAGGACCAGCACTTCATTAGTGGCGGTATTCTAGTTCAAACAGGGCTAATTCACGCTCACCTCACTGGTGACATTAGCATTCTGTACAAGAGATCGGGCAGAGACCCAGTCATCATCGACTTGGTTGCCATCCTAACCCACGATGAGTTAGGAACTGGACAGCCGCCGAACATCAAGCAACAGAAGAAAATGGTCAAGACGCTCACGTCACAGACGTTTGAGTCGAAGAAGGTTGTTAGCTTCAAACGGCTCTAAATAGCTGATCTTTAATAGAAAGGATCAGCATGAAAGTCAAAGAGCTATTTGAAGAATATGTTCGCCCAAACATTGAAGGACAGAAGATTACCGCATACCACTGCGGTAACACCTTCGATGGTGACTTCGATTTGAAGTTTTCTGGAACTGGCGAAGGCTATCGCATCCTTGGTCCAGGAATGTACTTCATCACGAACAAACAATTCGCGAAGAAATATGCAAAGCACGCGAACACAGATACCGCAACAATGTACACCGTCGAAATCGACGTAGACAACTTCTACAACAATATGTTGCTCCCAACCGACAGGATGAGAGAGACGATGGAGAAGATTGCCGAGTACATGGGCTTCACGCGTAAGACAATGCCGCGCGATCACAATTCACTGAAGAACGGTCGTGGTTTTATCGGTGAAGTCGTTAACCACGTCGGGCACCGGAAGGCACAACAGATATTCAAACGATTTGGTTTGAATGGTGCGGTCGAAAGCATCGATTACACTTCTGAGAATATGGGTATCATCTGGGAAATCGCTGTGTTCGACCTTAACAAGATCAAGATTATCGATCGTGAACCGGTTGATAAGGAAGTAAAGTAAAGAATTTGGAGAGTTATCCACTTAGGTAGTGGGACTGCCTGCTAAGCAGATCGCCTGACTCATGTCGGGTACGGTTCGAGTCCGTAGCTCTCCGCCAAGTTAACAACGAAACCTCTAAGTGACGCGACTGGTTTGGTGTCCCTTGAGCGCCTCTGCCAAAGGTGCAAGAACCCGTGCGGGCTATGTTGAGAGTGTGGCTACTCCCGTTAAGCCTAACGCTAAGTACGCAAAAAGCGGGGACGCGTTGTTATTCAAATGGAGGATAGGTCTGCTGGGCAGTAACGAGTTTCGAAAGCTCGCCCACTTGGTATCCCCAGGTGATGGTTCGATTCCATTATCCTCCGCCACTTTCTCTCTATCTACTACATGCAAATCAAAGTAAACGTGTTCGACCTCTGGGGCGATCACACAGACAAGCTTCGCCAAGAAGTCCTTGACGCATTCAAGATGGAAATCCCTGATCATGTCATCTTGTATTTTCCTCCGGCCCTCATTGAGAAGATGAAGGCTGTTGAGAAGGTGACAAATGATCTCTCGCTTCGCACTGTCAAATTCAGTCTCTCGCTTCGTGAGAGTGAGGACAGGCCGAAGATCACTCCTTACACCAAAGACGGTGTAGAAATCCCAATCACCACCTACGAAGAACATGGTGTCTTCGAAACGCTAAACGAGTTCTCCCTGTCGTACGACTGGTTTAGCAAAGCATTTAGCGCGCACTTCCACTACAACTGTAGTTGGTGGGAGATGAACTTCGAAACCGATCGCTTCGTTCTTGGAGAAGATGGTATGACGAAGTACCCAAGGCGCAGCAGCCGCTGAATGTAGTTTTAGTTGTATGCCCTCTGGCATATAATTCTCATATCAACTCTTTCACTTGTTTGAAACCCTTTAGGAGATTTTATGTCGAAGAACACCAAAAACGCCAAGCGCATGATTGCTGCACGTGAGATGAGCGCTAAGCGCGTTGCCGGCGGCAAAGGTCCTGCAAAGACCCAGCCGGTCCATGGCAAGCGGAATGCCTGGTTCCAGAAGTTCGACACCTACCGTGAATTCCTGGCTTCCAAAGCTAAGAAGCCACGTCGTCAAGACGCAGTCGCAGTCGCTTCAGCAGCATAATGCTGTTCGCAGCAATCCTCGTGTACTTTGCGAAGGAGCGCATGATCGGTGGAGACGGGATGGTCGGTTTTTCCTGTCTCGCCATCGCTGAACTTGCGATGGAAATCGGTCTCCTTGCCGCGATAGTTACACGGCACTAATCACTAGGGACGTAGCTCAATCGGCAGAGCAGTGGTCTCCAAAACCAAAGGTTGGGGGTTCGATTCCCTCCGTCCCTGCCAAAATTCTTGTTCAACTGTTAAAGGACTACATGCAAATCAATCTTCGTCAGGCTCGCCGCCTGGAACGCAGCATTTTGACTGCGCAACAGAAGCTCGCAACTGAACTGAACGAGCACCAAATCCGTGTCTCCATGCACGAGAACTTCGATGAGACTGTCCAAGCAATGCAGGGCAAGATCGAGAAGGCTGCAGTTCAGAGCGTCAACTTGGTCGGTCTGCGCTTTGCAATCCGCAAAGCAATCGAAACCCAAAACGAAACTTCGGGCATCAACAAGCTGATGAACGAAGAAGCCAAGCTGAAAGAGCTGGCGAAGATCGTGACGCAAGCTACCACCCACACTGTCTCTGACGCAGAAGTGAAGGTCGCAAAAGCTCGCCATGAAGCAATGGTGAAGAATGGTCCGACCCAATCCAGCTACAGCACCATCGACTACATCGATGTGAATGGTGCAGTTACTTCCACGTTGGAAGCCAACCTCACCACCGAGAACAAGTCGCTACAACGACGCCTCGTGAAGATTGTCGAAGAACTCGGCGTTCTGAACACCACCACGCTGATCCATTTGTCCCAAGAAGACCTGGATCTGCTGGACAAGTTTGACATCGTTGTATAACGGTGTCTGAGGATTACCGGGCTTGCATAGAAGTTTTTCCTAATGGAAAGTGCATGTTTCGTCGGTTAACTATTTGGAGTTGTTTGCTTCCAGGCTTGTTAGACTGTCCCGACGATCGCACCTCACTGTTGCCTTGTTAGAATGTTGGGCCTAACCGCTATGTCAAGAACTTCTTAGCTACTCCGGTAACTCCTCCCTCAATGGGCAATCTTCGGATTGCCCATTGTTGTTTCTATTTTCTGAATGTTGCTCGAAGATAAATACTTTGCCAACATGATGGCACTTTCAACGTTTATAGTTTACAAAGGAAAAGTTTTATGGTTACCATCTCGAATGTTTCTTTCACCAACGAATTCGGCAACGTCATCCAGCCCGGAGACACTGTCATCGTAGTCGCCGAACGCTACAAGAGCGTATCGATCAAACAAGGTCGCTTCATCGGCATGAATGGCCGACGTGCAGTCGTAGAAGTCAAATCACGCAGGCTTGTGTGGGATGACAGCTCCTACAAGAAGTACCACTACGAAGATTACATGCGCCGCTCCCACCTCTTCCGCAACAGAATTTATCCTGCCTCAACTCCCCTCTCCTCGTTTGTCGACAAAGGCTTCTAAGCATCTCTGAGACCTCCGTATGGAGCGATGTCATTGCTAACATCGCTCCATCATTGTCATCTCTGGGCCTCTCTGGTAAGTCCTAGCATACGTACATTGAGTTTTCGTATGAAGCACCGCAAGCTATAATTTCATTGTAGCACAACACAACTTCTTTTGATGAGGATTATGATGAACAAAACTCGTGGCTTTACCCTGATCGAACTGATGATCGTCGTTGCAATCATCGGCATTCTGGCTTCCATCGTTAGCGGTTATTTCGCCAACAAGAACGGTTACGAGCGAGTCGAATCGTCCCATCCGGTTTCAACGCAGCGAGTGGAGGATCATCCTGATCTCACGAACTGCAAACCCCTGAAAGATGACAATCGCGTCATCTATTCCTGCCCTGACGGCAAAATCTACACCAAGTAAATCCGTGTAGGGGATGCCGTCCATCTTCTGGACGTTATGACTATTCCATCCCTCGAACTGATTCAAACCCCTGAGTTCCAACAAAACGCACGTGAGCTGGTTCTCCAAATGCTGGAGAACCAGCAGCAACTGAACCTCAAAGCCTACTCGACCGAGTGGTTTGAAAAAGGTACAGCGCGTGAGTTCCACTATCCTGTAGCAGCAACGCAAGAGATCGCTGAGTTCATCAACTCGTACTGGCTTCCTTGGTGGTCCAAAGCTGAGCAAGACATGGTGAACTGCCGCATCGAGATCGTCGATGCCATGCACTTCATGCTGTCCCAAGCCATTATCGACATGAAAGGCAGTCTGCCAATGGCAGCTGACTGGATTGCGGCTAGTCTCATTGAAGCGATTGAAGTGTACCATCACTTTAGCGCATCTGGTGAAGACACGCTGGAATTTGCCCGACTCCTGCAAGCATCGCTCAACACCGATAGCGAGCACGTCTTCATCGATCTGTTCCTGCTCAGCTATTCGATCGGTTTCAACATCGATCAACTGCACGCCCTCTACATGGGCAAAAGCATCCTAAATCAGTTCCGCCAAGACAACGGTTACCGCCAAGGCAACTACAAGAAGAAGTGGGATGGTGTTCGTGAGGACAACCACTTCATGGCGGAATGGGTAAGTCAGCAGACTGAACAATTGACTGGCGATGCTATCCGCACCTACCTCGAAACGACGTACGCCCAGTACAAGTAAAGTTTTCGGTTTTGGACGTTCCGTATAAAATGTCCGCTCTTACTTTTATCATACTCAAAAGGAAACACAAAATGAAAAACTTCGCAATCGCCGCTCTGATCATCGCCGCAACCAGCACCGCAATGGCTGCTCCGACTGTCATCGTGGAAGGTGGCCGCACCTACGCTGGCACCGATCGCAATGTTGGCCGTGTTGGTGTCTCGACTGGCACCGTGCTGGGTCTGACCGCGCAGGCAGACTACACCCGCTCCTTCAATGACCGCAGCGAGAAAGAAGCTGCGGCTCTGATTCTGCGCAAGGATCTGGTCAAGGTCGGTGCCGTCACGGTTGATGCATTCGCTGGTGGTCAGTTCGCCCGCACTGACCGTGCAGCAGGCCTTGGTGCTGTTTATGGCATTGGCGCCCGCCTGCCGCTGACCACCAAACTGGACGTCACCGCTGACTTCCGCCAAGTTCGCGGCCAAGACCGCATCCAGGCAGTTGATGGCAACACCGTCGCCGCTGGTATCTCCTACAAGTTCTAAGGAGTGGGGCTTCGGCCCCTTTCAACATGGCAAGTAGAAACGACATCACTGGTGATTCTATTGCTACGAAGAATACGAGCGATTCCTTCCGCGATGGTTGGGATCGCATCTTCAGTAAGAAGAATCAAACAACTGAAAACAAGGAGAAGAAAGATGATCAAGAAGTACGCAGTACGACTGAAGGGGAGTGACAAGTTCCTGTCGACGAAACCTTCGTCTGGCTCCCGTGGCCTGGTCCATGTGCAAGACGCAGCTCTGTGGACTCATCGTGGCCATGCACGCCTTGCACTCAACTACCACAGCAACAAGAAGTATCCGCTGGAAGTGGTGGAGTTCGGTGTGCTGCTAGTGGCCACTGACAAGGGATACATTGGATGAAGTTCGAGCTAGAAGATGATGAACTGGCTAAGCTAGCAGAATTCAGCAAGGTACAGTACGCTAAAATTGTCGAAGCTCAGAAGGGAACGGACGTCGAGCGATGGCACGTAACGTGTGAAGACGGTATTACGTACCCGTATCTTGGTGCGATCGGTGGTTGCTTCACGTATGAGTTCACTCCCACATCCATCGGTACTGTAGTGAAGGTGACCTTCTGTAAAGGCCACCCAGACTACGAAGCCACAATTGATTTAACAGACTACGCGAGTTGGTAAATGAGACACCGAATTGGTAAGAATGAAAATGGCGGCCGTGACTTCGTCATCGGCGATCTGCATGGTGCCATCGAACGTCTGTACCAGTTCATGGCCTTCATCAACTTCGACAAGACGAAGGACCGCATCTTTTCGGTTGGCGACTTGGTGGATCGGGGGCCTAACAGCCTCGAATGCCTGATGCTAATCTATGAGCCGTGGTTCTTCGCCGTTCGAGGTAATCACGAGCAGCTGATGGCTGACTTCTTCTTTAACGGTCCCACTGGAATGTGGTGGGCACCTAACGGTGGTTCGTGGGGTATCCAATACGCATACCCTCACAACCCTGACGATGAAGCGGCTGTCGTTCGCGATGCAGTGAAGAAGGCAAATGAACTGCCCCTGATGCTGACGGTTAAAAAGCAAGACGGTGGATTCTTCCACGTCATCCATGCAGAGCTGAGTTCGCCTGTCGAACTGAGTGATGAAGATCTAGACAATGAGGAGACTCTCAACTATGTTGCGCGAGCTCCCTCAGCAGACGGCGAGTCGATCATCTGGGGTCGATACATCTTCCTGCCTCTGTATGGTGCGAAGTACGACAAGGATCGTCACAGCAAGTACTTCGAAGGCAGCGACGCTGGAACAATGTTTGGTCCGAAGCTGTCCCACATCTACAGCGGCCACACTATCATGCGCCACCCAACCCGCTTTAAGGGTCAGACCAACCTCGACACTGGCGCATATCGTAGCATCAGGGAAGTAGCGAACGGCAAGAGCCGAGAACCAGATGATTGGGCTGCTCTCACTGTAACCGAACCCCTCACTGACAAGTTCTGGAAAGTCAATGAGTTGGGTGTCCATGAAATCGAACCTATCGTCATATGATCAAAGTACTCTTCTACATTCTGATCGGGATTTTGGGAGTGTTGGCTGCTCCCTTTATCCTAACCTTCCTGCTCGTCGCACTTGCGTACGGCGTTGGCATCGTCGCTGCAATCGTCGGTACCATCCTCGTGGTGGTCGGTGGGCTGCTTCCACTTCTGCTAACAATGGCGGCAATTGGGCTGTTCGTGGTCGTGATTGTTAAATTGTCCGACTGGAAGGATAAATAACCTCTCAATAACAAAGAGAGGTCTAATGAAGCTCTTCGAACTTCTCTCTGGACTCCGTAAGTCGATGGAGTCCAGAGAATATCAAATCGACAACGACCCAAAAACCTTCCGCTTTTCAGACCTCCAGGCTCAGGGTTTCTCTTTCAATCAACTTGAACACATTCGCTACTTGAAGCCTGGCGAATTCAGAACTCTGAATGGCAAAGTCATTCGTCGCGTAGATAGGGAGTAAGTTTACGCGCACACCATTTCTTCATACAATAACAGTCCACATAGGAGATAGCGTTTGAGAAAAGATCTGAACAAACAGCTCTGCGAGCGTGAACGTCATGGTTCCTACAAGCGCTTTGGCGATGATCGGCACGTCAAGCTCTTCAACGACACGCGCGGCGATGAGCTGGAAAACATGCCATCACGAGAGCCAATGAAGCGACGCTACCAGCAGGGTTGGCGTGAGAAGGATCTGAACGAGAACCTCAATCCCCTGTACGGACTGGTTCGTAAGAACGTCAATCGTCCCTGGAACAAGGTGTATTCGGAGCTGTGCGAAGTCTTCGACATGAAGAGCGTCATCAACAAGCACATCCTCGAGCACCTGTTCCAGATGGTTGAGCTGAAGACCTTCATCGACGACGGTGGTGAGCTGATGTACCGCCACACCTATCGCACTGGTGCTCGTCCTATCAAGGACGAGGATGGGCCTGAATACTACGTGCACCCCACCACCGGCATTCTGCTCAAGAACCCGCATTATGTCTCGTGGCGCCAACGTAGGAACAAGCAAGCCAAAGAATGGCGTGGTGGTCCGAAAGATACTCCGCTTCGCAAGTTCATTAGCAAGACTATCGAACTGCGCCGCCACACTGAAGACGGTCCGTGGTTCATCTGTGAAATCGAGCCGATGCCTCGCACGGAGACCGTCATTCGTAAACGCCTGCAAGCGGATGGCACCTACTCCGATGTCGTTGAGACGAAGGATGTTATCCGCTTTGACGCATGGATCAAGCATCGCGTCGACTATACTGGCAAGCCTTACCTTGGATGGTTCGGTAAGAAGCCGAAGAACGACTACGCGAAGATGGGCTTCTACGTCAAGTCCATCAAGACTGCCTCCACCAAAGAACTCAAACAGTACGGTTTGAAATGAAATATCTGGAGTACGCGCTAGGGATTGTGGGCATCGTTATTGGCGGTGCCTTACTGATCCTCTCAATGCTTTTCATGGCCTTCATTTGGACCGTGTTATGGGTTGTTGGCTATCCCGTACGAGTCACTGATGAAGGTGGTAAAACCCTGGGCCACTACAAGTGGTTCACCTTCTACAGGAGTAAGGATGCCAGCAGCACAACGACTCAATGATCCAAACGACAGCAAACCACCAGGAAACATCATCAAGGTAGAGCAACAGACCGTCTTCGTGAATGGTCAGCCTCTATCGGTTAATGGTTCAGAAGTGAGTGGTCACCCAGGTGGTAAGCCGCACTCAGACAAGCCGAAGACGGCAAATGGTAGTAGCACGGTCTTCGTTAACAACAAGCCAGTCAACAGGGTAGGAGACGCTGACACCTGTGGCCACAAGCGCCTGACTGGATCAAGCGATGTATTCGTAGGATAAAATGAAAACTGCAAACTTCCCACGCGCCGCCGTCATGAAGGTCGGTGCTCGCAGCTTCCCATTCCCGGTTACGGAAGATGACTGGCTTATCTCTATCACCGATGAGGGTGGTCAAGATGCTAAGCTCGCATATCCTTTCGCCAAAGTTCTCTTCCAAAAGTTCGACGACACCAACGACGAGATCAACGGCAACGCAATCGCTGCCTATCAAGCAGCGCAGATTGCTGCCTTCATCAAGGAGGCAAGGGAGCTGAAGAAGAATGTATGGGTGAACTGCCACGCTGGCATCTGCCGTTCTGGTGCAGTGGTCTCTCTGCTTGGCGACCTTGGATGGGAGATTGTCAATCATCCTGAATCTCCAGGTCGTATTCCTAATCATCTCGTCTACACAAAAGTTCGCAAGAACTTCCCTGAGCTTACGAACTCATGGGAACTGGAGACGGACATTTGGGTTGCTGCGAAGGGGTGGTGATGAATTGGCTTAAATGGTTCTTCATCACGACGCGTAGGTGTCAACATGAAGCAGGAGAATGGCGCATGCGAGATTCGGGCATGGGCAAAATCCAACACTGCGTGAAGTGTGGCAAGTGCATGGGACTGATATGAAAGTAATCTTCCTAGACATCGATGGAGTCTTGAACTCCGATCGTTCAATCTTTGCTCTTCCTATGAGGGAGATTTTTCCAGGCGAGTATCGTCTGAACTATCTCCTATCAAAAGCAGATCCAGTCGCCATCGCAATCCTCAACAAGATCATCAAAGAGACAGGCGCGAAGATCGTTGTCTCCTCTGCTAATCGCAAAGTGTTGGGCTTTGATGGTGTTAAGCAGGCCCTTCTGCTGATGGGCGTGGAAGGCGAAGTGATCGGCGTCACTGGCACGACTGGCGGAAACCGAGGTACTGAGATTCAGGAGTGGCTCGACAACAATGAGGTTGAAGCCTACGTCATCATTGACGATAGCAGCGACATGCTCGAGGAGCAGATGCAGAATTTTGTTCGCGTCGATCCATCCTGCGGTCTTGCATTCCCTGATATGAGAAAAGCAATTCACATCCTGACCGGTACTCCGCCAACGTCGTTCATTATTCTTTGAATACAGTTTTTGTTATTGTGAGGAAATTTTACAATAACTCATACCACAAATTTAGTGGTGTTGAAAATGGAGATTTAAAGATGAACGCTCAAGTAGTACCGATGGACGCAGGCTTTTTCACGATGGACGTTATTCAGGCTGTTTGCGAGGAGCGTGACCTAGCAAAGGCCAAGCAGATCGCAACCGATGCGGTGAACAACTACGAAAGCCACAAGGCTCAAAAACAGAACGTCGTGAAAGCGCTGAAGGCGATCGAAGTCGCCAAGTCGGTACAGGCGCTGGGCATCTCGATGGCGAACTTCCTGCTCGCTCATCCTTCCGAAAACCTCAAGTCGATCCGATAAATGATTAAGCTTTTTGAGAATTTCCTGCTGATGATTGCTGGCATTTGCATCGTAATTGGTGCTACCGCAGTTGGGATCATCTGGGCCATCGTCCACTTTCTTTTCTGATAAATAGTAAGACCGCCCATAGCTCAGTGGATAGAGCAACGGACTTCTAATCCGTGGGTCGCTGGTTCGAATCCAGCTGGGCGGACCATTTCCCTCCTCATGATCAAAACTCCTGGTCGTCAACCAACTCGTAGTCAGCAACTTGCTCGCCACTACGAGAGTCTGGTTCCTGCACGATTTCGTGATGAAGTCACCATCGTGCACCACGTAACTGAAGATACCCCGAAACGACTTCAAGTGGAAGTCGAACGCCGCTACCCTGGCGGCATCACCTTTGAAAGGGTTGTACTATGATCTTGCAAAGCATGCCTGACTCCAAATGGAACAAGCTGAAAGAGTACCTGACGGTGGGTGAGCGATACGAAATTTTGGGCACCATCGGCAATGGCTTCATTATCCATCCGAAGAAAAGCCCAGACCCTCTCCTCGTTCTGCAGTCGAGGTTCTCGAATGATTAAGGCCAGTGAAGCAAGAGAGCTGGTCAAGACCTCCGACATGGTCGCTGATCGTCTCATCAAGTGGATTGACCCACAAGTCCGCAAGCTAGCTGAAGAAGGCAAGACCTCATTTGACATCTACAACGACGAGTTGATGGTTCGAGGCGAAGGATACTCTGCTGTCCTGAAAGAAACTCCCATCATGTTGAAAGTATTGGAGAGGTTGAAGTCATTCGGCTATCGCACAGAGTTCGTCACACAGAAACAGGAAGTAAGCAGAAGAATGCTGGGCTGTATGGATGACGAGGACACTGTCGCGAACATGCCACCATCCTATTTCCGCTACATTCGCATATCATGGTGACCTACCGAAGTTTGTACTTCTGCCGAGATTGTAAATGGTTGGGCACGAACTTCGCGGTTGCGTTTGGCAATTACGCTCTCTGCCCAGCATGTAGGAAGTACGACATCACCTATACTGGTAAAGAGCAAGGCGTACTATGGCCGGGAACGATCAACTAGAAGTGCTTCGCCGAATCTCTGAAAGAGGTTTGTCACTTGCGCATCGGATAGACTGGCGTTTCGTCGACATCTTCCAGCACTTATTGGATGAGATTGAGAGGACTAAGAAATGGGACGAAGACCCAGACCCAGATTAGTTCACTTCAAGAGAGCTCCATACGACGTCTACATTGGTAGGCCAAGTAAGTGGGGCAATCCTCATCCAGTAGAAGAAGGAAAGCGCACAAGATCGGAAGCGATCGAAGCGTATCGACAACACATACTAAGCAGCCCACATCTTCTCGCCGACCTTCATGAGTTAGAAGGCAAGACACTTGGTTGTTGGTGCTACCCAAAGCAATGCCATGGCGACGTCCTCTTAGATCTTCTTGAGGAGCGTCGCCAAAACATGTTACTTGATTTTTAACTGAGGCTTTTGACAACTGACGAAAATAAAAGTTTTCATTAGGAATCAGAAGTGATAAAATATTCCTGTCAGTAAATAGTTGGTGCGAAATGTTGATGGGTTAGCGCCGTCGACATCCCAATTTAACCCATTTGACTGGACCGGGAACCTGTACGTTCACTCACGCTGCTAGATGCGAATTTTCGCACCAACGCTGACTTTTAAAACCTAACGGAGAAAACAAAAATGTTGTAGATTTCCAAAACCTACCTGTACACCATCTCGCGCCGAGACATCCCACTCGCGCAACAAGCTGTTCAAGCTGGCCATGCCGCCGTCGAACACGCATACACTTTTGGTCGCCCTGCTGACCATCATCCGTCGTACATCCATCTCACCATTCGAGACAAGCAGAAGTTGGAACAGCTTCGCGCCACGCTCAATGAGAATGGAATCCCAACTGCCGAGTTCCACGAACCGTACAAAGATTGGGGATTGACTGCGATTGCTTGCATTCTCACTGAAGAGAATCGCAATCTCCTGAAAGGCTTGCAGCTTTGGAAGCTGCCTACGCAAGGAGACGCAGCATGAAGTACGAAAACTCCCTTGAAGAACTCCACCTCGCAATGGAAGCTTGTCTTCAGGCTCCTAACCTGAACATGCTCCAACACGGCCAACTTGTGCACGAGAAGTACAAAGAGCTGATCGATGAACTTGAGAAAGGAGAAGCTCCAACTGAGCTTCAACAAATCTACTCCAAGTTTAGCCTTCCTCCAGCTTCGGTGCTTCAACCATACCACGTCTATCACGATTGTGGCAAGCACTTGACGTTGACGATTGATGAAGATGGCAAGCGCCACTTCCCAGATCATGCTAACATCTCTGCTCAGCAGTACAGTCATTTGTTTCCCGACGACCTCTTCACTACCAACCTCATTCGTCGAGACATGGACTTTCACACTGCTCGTGGTGATGAACTACTCGAGCTGATCAAGCACCCACTCGCACCCATCCTTTTCTTCACTGCATGGGCCGAGATCAACGCCAACGCATCTATGTTTGGTGGTAAGGATTCGCAGAGCTACAAAATCAAAACCAAGCGACTCATTCAAGCAGCAAAGAAATTTCTCAAATAATCCAAGGAGCAAAACATGACCTACTTCAACTTCAATTCCCGTGAAACCTACATCGCCGCAGCCGCTCAGTGGAAAGCAGACTACAAAGACCTCTCGCAGAAAATCCGCGACGTAAGGAAGCAATTCAATGATGCACAGAAAGTATTCGCAAAATCTAGCACCCGTGAAGGCACCTACTGGCCAGCATGGAAAGAAGTAGAAAGGCTGCGCAGCGAACGAGACGGTCTCCGTAATCAGGCAACGTACATGATCGATGGCCGTATCTCCATGAAGGCGCAGGCACAGGAACAGTACGAGGCTAGTCAGTAAATAGAGATGGGAGCTTCAAACGAAGCTCCCTAAATCCATAGGAGAAGAGATGAAACTTTGGGAATTCTTTGACGACAGAGCTGGTGGGGATGACGATGAAGAGATGCGAAAGAACATTGGGAGGACTGTTCGGTTCAACATTCCTTCTGACCCAAGACTGAGAAAGAAATTCTTGAAGGACCGAGGAACTATCTCGCTTGAACTCCATGAGATCACAGATGTTCAAAGTAACTACGCAGGTAATGCTTGCTACATTGTAAAGACTGTGGGATGGAGAGAAGCTGAGAAAACAGCGACTCCATGGCGGGCAGATCAAGGACGCTTCGCATCCCCCAGCGAACTGCACTTCGCTGATAAATAAAGGTTGCTAGTTTTTACTTCAAGCTGTGTTGAGTATAATTTCATTGTGCACAGCAACAAAACGGCGTGTTAGCTCAGGTTTGGTAGAGCAGGGACCTCTAAACTCCTTGGTCATCGGTTCGAGTCCGATACACGCCACCAGGTTCCATAGCTCAGTTGGCAGAGCCGGGTCTCTAAAACCTAAGGTCGCGGGTTCGATCCCCGCTGGAACCACCACCAGATTTGAAAGCTTTAAATGAAGACCATTGTAATCGTCAGTTTAGTTTCCTTACTTGCTGCCTGTGGCGAACGCCATTATCAAGACACCCCGCAAGAAGTATGCGGGGGTAAGTTAGAAAAGGTAAATGATAGGCATCTAAGAATGACTTGTGATACTGGGCGAATTATCAACTACACTTCGTACAAGTATTCGATGACAGAGAAATAAATACAACCTCTATCCTTAAGGACATGATCATGGCAAAGAAAATGGTCGTGCCAAAACCACGAGCTACCATGGTGAACGAGATTCTCCGTAGCAAGACCGGTGGAAGGCACCAAGAACGACAGGACAAACGCTCGAATCGAAAGAGCGACACAAGACGAGAGATCAACAACTCTCTGAAGGGTTCCAAATGGAACCCTTTTTTCTGCCTTGGGACCGGAGGTGCTCTGAGCACCTCGTCGACAGACGTGTTAGCAACTATATCTTGAACGCCCTCGCATCTCTGAGCACCTCTAGTAAGTCCCAGGTCATATCCAGTTTCATACCGATTTGCTACAAGCTACAATATCAATTCATACAGCAACTTAACGAAAGGTAGTTGAGGATTTACGATGGCACTGATTTACGCTGGAAGCAAGTCGGCGAAAAAACAGAACAAGAAAGTTGGCTGGAAGAAAGAGCAAGAGGAGTATGAGGCATGGTTAGCAAAGCACGGAGTGACGCCGACGTCCAAGAAGCAATCAAGCACGTCGAAGAGACCATCAAGAGTGGTGGTTACAGGGCCAACGAGCTTGTCGTACTCTGCGCAAGAGGAGGCAAAGGCAAAACAGTTATCGTTGATGCCAACGCCGTCCGTGCCAAACTCAACTCCAAAGGAAGCACCGAAGGTGCATGACCCTCGTGTGTTGTACAAGGATAACCCTGAGATGCTGGAACGCGAGCTGAAGGCAAGAGAACGAAAGTTCATGACAGCTCCGGCGTACAACAAGGGTGGCGATATGTTAGTCACTCCTGAGATGATGAAAGACATCATGGCTGGTGGAGGCCGAAGGAGAAGCTAAGTGCAAGACCCAATTGACGAAAGGATGAAGGTAGTAAGCAAGATCCAAGACATAACCAATCTGGTGAGCGATGCAGTTGCTCTTCACTTGAAAGATCTTGTCAAGGAGAAACTGAAGGAACACGCCGATGAGGTGCTGGAAGAAGTGGCAAAGTCCATTGCTGAAAATCTAGCGCACTCTATCGAGTCGTACAACATGGTTACTGGCGATGTGCAGGTGAACATTTGGCTGGGACCAAAAGACGCAGCAAGGAAGTTGGTGCGTGATGTGCAGTACAAAGTAGAAACGAAGTAAGGATTCAAGGAGCCGACGATGAAAGTGTTTGAAATTCTGCAGACCAAAGTTAATGAGGAAACCCTGACTGCGCGTCTGAAAGGCTTCGACTGGAAGTACGAATTCGCCGATGATGTACGGCGACAAAACCGTGGTCACCAAGCGATGATCCAACTAGAAGCCATGGTGTACGAATTCTGGAAACAGAATCCTGAACGAGCATGTGAGCTGTGGGTGAAGCACTCGCCATTCGGCCGCCCAGGAGTTACTCCTTCGTTCATCCTTCGTCTCGAGCAAGAAGGTAAGTAATGTTCTTTTACCGTCATACTGTAGATGAGAGAGCCTTTCAAGAAGATGGGTGTAGGCTCCATCGGATGGCCATTGAAGAAGAGGCAACTGTGGTTGCTCGCGTCAAAGACCAAGTCTTCATCTACAAGTATGAGAACGAAGAGCGTGACCAAGTAGAGTACTTCATGATCGACTATTCGATCGAGCTAAGTACGCCAGAAGATTTTCAATCGTTCTGCCCTGCATTCATGGGCTTCTGCGCGCTAAGCTATCTTGAGGATTGGGCTGCGATCGAGACATCGATCTTGTACGTGAGCCCAAACTTCCGTCGAATGGGAGTTGCTGAACAACTCTATGACGCAATCTTAGATGATGGTCAGATCGTCATCTGTGGGTGGTCTCATAATCCAAAGTCTCGTGCTTTGTGGAAGAAGATGATGTCAAATCCCAAGTACGTTATTTGGGCGCAAGACATGAATGACATTGACCGCATCAGCGATGTTTGGTTCGATGAAGAAGATGAGATGGTTTGCAACTTGAAGGTCTATGTGGACATTAAGGTGAAGACCTGTAAAGAAGACGTAAGATTGGTAGCGATCAACCCGGAGAAAGTATGACACTGTTCGTATTCAAGAATGACAATGAGAACCATAGTTCCATCGCAGTGAAAGCGAAGGACATCTTTGCGGCGATGGAAGATATCCGAACGAACTGGTTTCCCCACTACTTCGACTACGACTTCAGCGTCATCATCGTCCAAGGTACTAGTGGAGTTGGCCAATGAACACTGAAGAATTTCGTAGGACTGGCGGCATCGATGCTAGCAAGCCCACCTTCCGAAAAGCTCTGAAAGACTCGAGCATCCCTCCTGAAGTTCAAGAGGCGATCATCGAGGCTGGTAAGCAGGCAATGCCGAAGAACCCCGGTGGTGAAAGCAGTAGCCAGATGTTGCTTGACAGCTTCAACCACTACCAAGAAGGTGTGCTTGCGATGCACATTGGAAACCTTCTGAAGAAGGACCACTACCACCATCTTCGAATGTGGACTGGCCGTAAAGCCGCTAGACAGAAAAAGCTGCTGAAGGAATGGAGTAGGAACTGGCTAGCATACACGTTTGCCCATGAGATCCGAAAAGAACTCGACAAACAAATCATCGACGAACTCGTAGAATTAGCGAAAGGATTGAAATGAAACTGGGAAACAACATCTCGCAAATCCGTTCTTACGGCGACAGCACTTGGTTCCGCGCAACTTGCGGTTGCATGGACGCACAGCATGATCGTACTATCGTTGTGGAGAACGATGATGGCATCATCAGCTGCACCATCTACGCTGAGTTCAAGTACTACGACTGGGATCGCAGCAACTCCAGCGTCTTCAAGAAAGCCATCAGCCGTGTTAAGGCCGCACTCCGCGTGCTCTTCACTGGCTATATGAAATTCGACGGCGAGTTCATGTTCCACGACGAAGGTGCTGCTCGCGACTACGCAAATTCTATCTTGGACGCAATCGATGGACACAAAGTGCCCGCTGTGCAAAAGACCACTGGGGCAGATTAATGTAGATGCTCACCATCTGGTTCCGAAAACCTTCAAGGGAAAGGAACTGGTGGAGTTGCATAAGATCTGCCACCGCAAAATCCACGCTACCTTCACTGAGCGGGAACTCCTACACTACTACCACACGATCGACAGGTTGCTGGAGAATGACCACATCCAGTCCTTCGTGAAGTGGGTAGCTAAGAAGGATCCCAGCTTCTATGATGGTAGCAAAGAAACCGCAGAGAGAAAGAAGAAGCGGCGCTGAGGATAAATAGGATTCATATTCATTTTGGATCCTATATTCCATGGCAAAGCTCTTCGAACTAATCAACCGTATCAACAACCACGCTGACACGTTGAGCGGTGGGCGGCCGCAAGGTGATGACCAAGCAAAACCTGACGCAGTAAGTGGTGAGTCTGCCACTGAGCAGGTTCTTGGTCGCATCTTTGCCGTACCAAGCGACTCAACCAGAGTGGTGATGTTCCTCAACGATGCTGACCTCAAGGATCGGTATCTTTCGAATGGCGGCGAAAAGAAAGTCGTCGACGCACTCACTGACGATCAGATTAAAGCCATCTTCCCAGCGCTTCACGGCGAACAGGATAATGCAGTTGCCTTCCTGATCGGCAATGACTTCGACTTGAAAGCGCTGGACAAACCGCTTGTCTCTAAGCGCCCATACGCAGTCCTCTTCAATGCCCCACATTCTATCGCTGAGAAGCTCCGTACTGCAAACGACCTAACACAGGCTCGTGAAGATTTTCTAGCGGTTATCTCCCACAAGTACTACGTAGCAACTCTCAACGCGAATGCGATCCAAAGGGCAGGTGTTGGGGCGCTTGACGATCGAGAGGAACGTCTTGAAAAGTTCAACATCAAGAAGTTCGTCACCGCATTCCCAGTCCGCGCTGTCATCAACAACGCCCGCGCTGAGCAAGACGAACGAGACAAGGGAGCAAGCGCAGTGCCCGGTAACAATGACGATGCAGCTAATAGCACGCAACAGCCCCCTAAGAAAGTCACTCTCACCGCTAGTGAGATGAAGATTGTTAGCCTTGTTGCAGATGACGCAAGAAAGATTTTCTTCCGGGTATCTGGTTCCCGCGACAGCTCAGGCTGGCCGACCACCCCTGAGGGATTGAAAGAGCTACGTAACAAACTAGTCACCGCCCTGACTAAAGATCCTCGCATCCATGATAACCAGAAGTTGATCCCAGCTATCATCCACGCCTTCTACAGCGATCCAGTCAAAGCTGACCATCACTATCATGACCTCGTTGAGCTGTTGAACGCTGATGCTAACTTCACACGTCTTGCAGGCGGTCAGGCAGACGATCAAGACGATCAAGATGCTGACCCTAACGCTCAACCAGATCCAAATGCAGATCCAAATGCTGCCCCGCCAGCAGACGTCGCGAACAAATCTGCGGATGAGATCGCAGCAGACATCAAAGCGAAAGGTGATGACTTCGCAGACCAAGTCGCTAAGATTTTGTCTGGTAACGCAGGCGCAGCTCCCGCAGCTTCAACTGAAGTCCAAATTCCTGACGAGCTGAAAGCTGAAGTCGACCGACTGAAGAAGGTCAAGGCGAATGCAATTAGCCCAACTGTTCGTTCAAAAGCAGCTGCCGATCTTGCAAAGATCATGCATGATCTGGAAGAGAAGCAAAGACCGCAGAAGTCGAAGAAGGCTAAGAAGTGATAGTCCAAATCACCTACGCTGAAATCCTCCCTATTTGGGAGGAACAGCTGTGGGTTGATCGAAAGGATCCTATCGAACCAATTAGCTGCATGACGTACTTGGGTGGCTACCAAGAGAATCAACTTGTCTCGCCGACATTCTTTGCTTTCATGCAAGATGGAAAGATTGTTGGTGTGAACAGTGGTCACCCTTGTGCTGACGGCAGCTATCGTAGTAGAGGTCTTTGGGTTAACCCCTCCTACCGAGGCAGAGGCATTGCCAAACAACTACTCTTCGCGACCATCCGACAGGGTGAGGGGAGTAAGTTTTGTTGGTCCTTTCCTCGCAAAGACAGCTGGAAGACCTATGAGTCGGTCGGTTTTCAACTGACTAGCGAGTGGGCAGAGAATGTAAATAACGTGAATGCATATTGCGTTCTACCATACTAGGGAAAGAAGATGCTAATCAAAGAACTGTTGAATCTGCGTGAGGCCGCGGCACAGCACGTAGAAATTTCCAATGAAGCTGACCTCAAGGCATTCATGGAGCACATGAGCGGTCTAGAGGACGATCGCAGTAACCCATGGCGTGAATCGCAAGCTCAAGCTGCTATGAAAAAGTTGTACGTTTGGGCAAAAGCAAATAACGCGTTTGTGATGGGCAAGCGAGTGGAGAAGGGCAAAGCGTACATCATGATGGAAGGCGGATGCTGCTACAGCGATTCGGGTCACGCGTCGCAATACTTCCAACGTGGTGCCGTTGTAGTGATTGGAGATGTCATGCCATCTGACGCGAAGATATTTGACGAGCGAGAGACCTATGTCGAAGTCCACATTTCTGGCCGCACCTTCAAAGTCATTGCTGACGGTAGCTTCGGAAATGAATCATCGCTCTTCTCTTCCGGCCGTGATACCGCCGAGGGCCGGATTCCGCTGAACCGCCTGGTGCTCGTTGATCCAAAGGACGCCTTGACCGCTATCAAATGACTGTCACTGACCTAGTCGCCAACTTTGGCGACGTAATCGAGATGAAAAGCCAGCCCTTTGACATGCACCACATCAAGCAGGTGCTGGCCAACTCTCCTCATTGGAAGCAATACAATCCACGTAAGCCCATTAACCGCTACGGGCTGTCGGTCACGTCGTTGGATGGTGATTACTCTGGCACCCCTGACCTTGATTCTCTTCGTGAGTACAACCTACTCAATGGTACCAAGTTCGGTGAGTTTAGCTTCAAGACACGCACACCTATCGTTGATGAATTAGGATTGGGCGGCTTCCTGGATATGTGGGGCAGGTTTTTGGGCCGCTCACACTTCCTTCGTCTTGACGCTGGTGGATTCTTCCCTCCTCATCGTGACAATGGTTTCGCACTTCCTGCGGGGACAATGCGTATCATGGTCCCTATCAATTGGAGGAGGAACCACGTTGTGTGGTTACACGAAGGTAAACCTCTTCATCTTGAAGAAGGCATCCCCCACTTCATCAACACCAGTAAAGAGCACTCACTCTTCTCCTTCGCTGACAACACCACGCTACTCGTCCTAAACGTGCAAGCGACTCCTGAGTCCATCCTCACAGTGGCGAAGAACGCAGCAGTGATTTAAGTTTCATTAGGGCTCCTAGCAGAGTAAAATTTACTATAAGGAGCCATGATGAACATTCACAAAATCACTTACCCTACGTATCTGTCCCGTGCTCGTGAAACGAGGACGCTCCGCATCGACCTGAATCACGTTATGGCGATTACTGGTATTCACACCAGCTGGCGGCCGGTGAACTCTGGCTGTCAATACTACTCGTCGTTCACCATCTATACAGACATTGCTGAGCGCTCGTTCGAAATTCAGGTGAACGACGCCACCACTTACTCCGCTGAACAGAAGGAAAAACATCAATGCGCTGATGAACCCTTCATTCCTGGGTGTGAGACATTCGTTGCAGCACTTCTCGCCGAAATCGACGCTAAGTGGGGTAAGTGATGCAGCACGAGCATACCCATCAAGATGAACATGGCATCCTTCACAAGTGCTACCACCACTGCCGAAACACCCTGCTCAGTGCGAGCTTCTGGATCGGTATGACCCTCGGTTACCCCTTCGAACACCTGTTGTGGGAGAAGGTTCCTCCATTTGCCCAACTCAATAACCTCTTACACTCCTTACTATGATTTGGCTTCTCTTCATCTTTCTGTTCTTCCACTTCTTAGCGGACTATCCGCTGCAGGGTGACTTCCTGTCGAAGGCAAAGAACAGAAACTCCTCCATTGGCAAAGTGTTTTGGAAGCACGCACTCTTCGCCCACTCCTTTATCCATGCAGGCTTCGTCGGCATTGTCACCGCTCTCGCAACTGGTAGCCAAAACATCGGGTTGATTTTCGCAGCGGTCGAACTCATCGCTCATGGCTTCACTGACTTCCTGAAGTGCGAGAACAAAATCACGTTGAACACGGATCAAGCTATCCACTTCGCCTGCAAGATCATCTACGCAGCACTGATCGCTTTCGCAGTATGATCAGCGACATGATCATCGTAAGTGGTGAATCATCGTACGCGTGGGTTATGAAAGTGGGTTCCTTCTGGCGATGCTTCGCTACTACCCTCCATAATACGCACGAACGTGACGGCAAGGTCACCTTCAATGGTCGCTACTGGGCATCTGAGAACGAGAAGTTCATCAGTTATCCAAAGGCGATCATCGACGACTTCGGCACCCTCACTCCTATCGCCTGACACAGGTCTGTTGACGAAGATAAATATCCGTATCGACGTCAACAGACTTTAATTTTGCGCTCCCTAGTCTGTGAGCGGTTTAAGAATCGTCAGAAGGAAATAAATTGATGTACTCCAACAAAATGGCCGCAGCCATCAAGGTAAACAATCGCGTCCTCCGCGAGTTCGATGGTGACAAAGTCTACGTCCCATTCAATTCTGAATACCAAATCTCCCTCAAGAACCTAAACTCTCGCAGAGCTATTGTGCACATCGACATTGATGGTGTACGAGTGACTGGCGACGGCCTGGTTGTTCGTGCGAACCAAAGCATTGACTTGGAACGCTTCATCGACAACGGTAATCTCGAAAGCGGTAACAAGTTCAAGTTCATCGAACGCACCAACAACGTCGAACGAGCAAGGGGTATCTTCGTAGAAGACGGCCTGGTTCGAATCGAGTTCGAATACGAGCAGATGCTTCCGCAGATCAACTGGGACAGCGCAATGTTTAGGGGTGCTATTAGCAAATCTGCTGATGCTGTCTCCACCACCTGGCTTTCCAACACCTCCTACGGTGGCAGTGATCTAATTGCCAGAGGCAACTCCACTCTCTCCTGCTCTGCTTCGGCATCTGCTACTTCCTATTCTGCTCCTATGCCACAGAATGATGTTGGCATCACCGTAAAAGGATCTGTCAGTGATCAGAAGTTCCACACTACCAGCTTTACTGGAGATGGTGTTAAGGAAGTCATGGTACTGAAACTGCTTGGCGAGACAGAGAATGGCAAGGTTGAGCAGCCGATCACAGTCAAAGCAAAACCAAAATGCACGACCTGTCATCACATGAACAAAGCGACGGCTAAATTCTGCAGTGAATGCGGAACGTCTCTGATCATCGTGTAAGTCAGGACCTCCCAGAGCACCTCTAGAGCTTCGATGTTAGTAATAGCATCGAAGCTCTTTTGTCATCACTGGGCCCCTCTAGTAAGTCTCAGAATATGTCTGTGTCGTATTGTAGACAGCTAGTTTTTCAGCTCCTCACAATGACGTATAATTACTCATCACGTTGACACATCCTCTAAGGAGCAAGTATGACTGCAGTTATCGAACGCCAATCCTTCCAAGTTAAACTCGGCAGCAAGTGGGAAGACATGGAGCTGGGCATTTCGAATCTCGCAAATCTCGCAGCGAACGTCATGTCGGCCAAAGGCCCGGATCTTCAGAAGATCCATAACATCATCGCACAATTCCATGGCGTAACCAAGGCGCAAGACCCCACCCTTTACGCCCTCGAGAACATCTACTACACGTTGGAGTCCGTCGATGACGACGTGCTGAAAATCTCCTACCGTTTCCGTGCAGTCTTCGGTTCATTGAAGGACCGCGAGAAGGCGGAAAAAGCCCGCATCAAGCATGCGGCGAAGGAAGCCAAAACCAAGTCGAGCTGGCCAGCACCGAATGTGGTGAAGGAAGACCGTGAAATCTCTGGCCTCATCACCCTGATGCCAGGCAATTAACGCTTCTTGCCAAACACCTTCGTCTGATGGCGGACCAACACAGGAATTAACGCTTGTGTTGCCGCCCTTGGAACATGACTCCCATTGATTTCGTGGTACTTCTGTAGAAGCTCCGCCAACTCCTCTCCCATAACGTCGTGGCAGTTGACCTTCTTAATCACTGCCTCGACCGTTTCTCCCGCTTTGAACATGTGCGGCCAAGCACGTGCACGAACCTTGATCATGGTGAATCCTAAATAAGTCTCAAACGACTATTTAGAAATTCCATGTCACCATCCCAACTCCTCACCCTCATCCATTGCAGAGATTCGTTTGAGTACTTCTGCGAATCCCAACTAGGCATCACACCACCTACTATCAAGCAAGGTGAACAGAATGAAGCAGGCGTGGAGCAATCCCTCGCCTACATTCTGTGGCAAGCAATCTTCCAACCTCTTCGCACCCATCTCGTAGTATCGACCAATGTTCAAAGCCGGCGTGAACGCGCTGCAGAATTTGGTAAGATGCTGGACAGCCTACCTTCCGATCTCTACATCGGACTCCTTCGTAGTAGGACGAAAGAAAGGTATGAGTTCAGTGATGGAAGTCTAGTCAAGTTCCTGAGCGGGCCAAACGCAGGTAAAGGTCACTCCATCTCCACACTCTGTTTTGATGGCACGCCTAGCGATGACACCCTAGCAGGCATCTTGCCATGCACTGCTGCAACACGTGGGACGGTAATATTTTCATGAGAATCCTAGTCACTGGTGGGCGTGGCTTCATCGGCACACGCCTCGTTAACCATCTTTCGGAAATTACTGAAGACGTCTTCATCATTGACAAGGTTGATGGTCAGTTGGTGCAAGACACAGACTTGGGCCAGTTTGGTGAGTTGGACTTCATCTTCCATCTTGCCGCAACCCCACGACTCGGCATCTCACTTGTTGATCCAGCGGGTAGCATTGAGAACAACATCACATCGCTGACGAAGGTGCTGGAGTACTGTCGTAAGAATCCAACTACGAAGCTGATCTTCATCTCATCGTCGTCTGCTAAGTTCGCAAATCTCGCTCGCAATCCGTATGCGTTGTCGAAAGCAATGGGTGAGCAACTTGTGGACTTATACCGTGACACCTACAAGGTTCACGCATGCTCAGTTCGTCTTTTCAACGTGTATGGGCCTGGTGAAGCGTTCGCCTACTCCTACACTACCCTCGTCAAGCAGTGCAAGATAGGATTGACAACGTGTCGCGGCTTCTTCATCGAAGGCGATGGTTCGATCATTAGAGACTATACGCACGTTGATGATGTCTGTGAAGGACTCGTTCAGGTGATGGACCACATGGCGCTTCGTCCTGGTTGGAATCTTTACGAACTTGGCAGTGGTGAAGCATCAGTCACGGTGAAAGAGATCGTTGAAGAGTTCCAACGTGACACCTCACTTGACATCGAATATCGTGCCGCTAGGCCAGGCGATCCTCCCTATACCTGCGCCAATCAGTTCCTGCGTCCCAGTGGTTGGGAACCAAAAATTAAAGTGCTTGACTACATAAGAGAATGGAAGGCTAACGGTTACCCCAGCGATCGATAAATACCTGATCGTACAATATCGACAGGGCTTCCAATGTCTGACCTCCAAAACAACGCTCATGATCTATGGATTGACGGTCGCAAGATGACCGTCAAAGTCCAGCAAATCCCAAACAACTCGCTGAGAGTTACTTGGACCTATCCAATCTCTGATGTGATTGACGGCGCAGTCGTCCTGCTTTCAGAAAGCAGATTCTCTGGTGATGAATACCCAGAGGATGGCAAGCGCTACACGCCATCTACCAATTTCGCAGCACCTGCTGACAAGATCGGCACTGCTCAAGTAATCGCCGCTTCGTATGGATACTTCAACGATGATCTAACCATCGTGTCCGTTGACGTCTCGAATGTGGATCCTAACAAGGTCTACTACGCGTCCATCCATGCCGCATCCAACATCCTGCAGTACTTCACCATTGGCGTTCAATCCTACGCGATCGAAACCACGGTGAATGAGCGCAGTGTTGACACTTACGCCGGCTCTATCCCAGCTCAGTCTATTCCTCCAAGCAACCCATCGAATGGTCAAGCGTACTATGACCATGCCTCGAACAAAGTGCTGGTGTGGAACGCCGCTACTAGCACTTGGCTTGAGACTTCGACTGATACTGTTCCTGTTGGTACGGCGCCACCTGTCGGACCAAATCATATCTTCTACGACATCACATACAACAAGCTTGTCTTCTTCGTAGGTGGTATGTGGGTGGACTGCAATGCATCGAATACCCGTGTTAAGTTCGGTTCAGGTTACGTACCTCTTGGTAGGTTCCTTCGTGAGACCCCAAGCGATGCGCAACCAGGCGACATCTCTTACAACATGGGGCAAGACCCGCTTGGTGCAATGCCAACCCCTCAGATGTACGTCTTCACATTGGGGCAGTGGCTGCCATTCACTGGCAATCTCTTCCAATTCCAGACAGGCCCGGGTGAGTGGACCACCGCAATTACCGGCGATACAGTTTGCGACTACCAACCTCCTGCTCCTCCAACTATTGGCGACTTCTTCTATCAGACCGTGGGTAGAGATTTGCTGGTATGGGATGGTGACAAATGGAACAAGGCTGATACTGACAGCGAAGGCTCTGCAACGTCTGACAAGATCGGTATTGGCACCGACGGTAGCTATGATGAGCGCCTGCGCCTCATCAAGACTCTGAAGAACCAGATGGGTTGGCCAAAGATCTGCATTGAGTTGGCTGAAGAACAGTTCAACGTCGCAATCGATAATGCTCTTGACGAGTTCCGTCGTCGTGCTGACAACGCGTATCAGCATCGCCACATTCTCTTCACGGTGAAGAACAATCAGTCCACCTACTACCTCAATGATCCGCGCCTAGGCACTGACAAGATCGTCAACATACTGAAGATTCACCGTGTTTCACAGTCCTCGATGAACGCATTCGGTGGTTCTAACATCTACTCGCAGCCATTCATTGAGCAGTTCTACAACGGCCAAAACATCGACTTGGTTTCCATCCACCTTGTGTCGCAGATGGCTGAGATGTTTGAGAAGATTTTCGCTGGCAACATCATGTACACTTGGGATGAAGCCTCTCGACAGCTCACTCTATATCGCGACATTCAAACCAGATCTGAACGTGTGGTGTTGGAAGTCGTGATTGAAAGAACTGAACAAGAGTTGATCAATGACCGTTGGGCTAAGCAGTGGATTCAAGGCTGGGCTGAAGCCGAACTGAAGTACACGTTGGGTATGATCCGCTCTAAATACGGCTCTGTTGCAGGTCCTAACGGCGGATTGACGTTGAACGGCGACATGCTTATCTCAGAAGCGAACCAAGACTTCGCTGAGCTGCTTCGTCAAATCACTGACTACGAAGCTGGTAACGGTGGCGTCAACTTCGGCAACACAGCATTCTTCATCGGTTAAAAATGAGATTCAAAGACTACATCAAAGAGCAATATCGAAACAACGGTGAACCGACTTTTCCATGGGACGACGATGAGGAGACGATCTCCACCCCAAACTTTCAAAACATGCGGCGGGTCGAAGAGCATGAGGTTAAGGAGTGGATTAAGAAGAACGCCTCTCGCTACATTCAGAAGCTGAAGGATGGCAGCGCATCACCGATCTATCGTGGATTCACGGCAGAGGCACCGTACTTGATTGGTGATTCGAGATCGCTCAAGCGTCGTGCAGCCTATACTGCCAATTACATCAACTTGTTGGTGAGCAATGACGCAGCATGGAAGCGGTTCCCACCTCGTTCGTCTTCATACATCTGCACGACGAACGAGCACAAGGCGGAACAGTATGGTGACCTTGCACTAATCATTCCTGCCGACAGCGCGCAAATCGGAATCTGCACTGAGTCAGATTTTTGGGACAGCTTTTCGTTCCTAAAGCGCAGACACAAGAACGTCGACTCCATCAACACGATGCTGGAGTTCATCAAAGAAGAAATGAATCTGAAGTTAGATGAGCAGAAGATGACCTTTGACGAGATGAGAAGGGTGTTGAGCGATGTGACCACCGAGAAGCTTCACGATTTCGTAAATCAGTTGGAAGGGTTCGACAACGACCATCCTGACCACACCCGCGATTACAACCAGCGTTGGGCGAAAATCATCCGTGAAACCATCCTGCAGAGCCCGAACATGGGAGACAGCCTGTATGAATGGCTGTCCAAGTCGATGGATCCATACACGAACAAATTCCAAGTCTTAAATGGAAGAGAGTTCGACATTCATGGAGACCATGAGGTGTGGGTGCATGGTGAGGTAGCAGTTATCGGCCACGCCGATAACCCACTTGACTGGGTAGAAGAGTTAGAATGAGATTCAAAGATTACCTAAAGGAACAAGAGGAGAAGTACAGCTACCCGCATGCTTCTCCAACATCAAAGGAAGAAGTGGTTGAGTGGATTAAGCAGCATAGCAAGGCGCATGTTGCTGGTCTGCTTCGTGGTGGTCCAATTATTTGGCGTGGTCTTTCAATGGGTAGGGAAGATCACCCATACGGTCTAGGCGATACGAGCAAATTCGTTCGAAAGGCGGCAAACACTTCCAACTTCATCAACTTGTTGGTTTCCCGCTCTTCTAAATGGAAAGACTATCCTAAGCGTGAGAGCGCCTACATATGCACTACTGACCTAGATAACGCGAACAACTTTGGTGACCCCTACCTGGTAATTCCTGCTGACGATGCGGGAATTGGCGTTGTTCCAGCTTTCGACTTCTGGTGCGGCTTCAAAGAGTTCGATAAAATGTTCAAAGGTGGCGGTGTTGAGATGATGAACGAAGTCTTGAGCGCCATATGCCAACGATTTGGTGAACCAATTGACAACAGCACTGACTACGCAGAACTTACCAGGATTTTGAGAAGCATTTGGCGTGAAGACTTGGAAGACATGATTGGTGATCACCCTGATACTAACAAAGACTTTCATGACATGTCGGACAAGATTCATGTCGACTTCCATAACGAGTACAGTAGAAGGATTAAGATGATCGCCGAGAAGATGGACTATCGTGAGTCCATGCTAACGTTCTTAGAAGGCCTACTGGATCCAGCCGCTTCTGGTTTCACTCACACTAAGGGCGAGACCTTCCATGTGGAAGGTGATCATGAAGTATGGATTGGCGGCACATGTGCGTTCATCTCGATCAGTGAATTTGTCGACGAATATGATTACGAATCAGCAGAGAAAAAAGTAAGGGAGTGGCTGAATGCGCTTTAAGCAATTCATTAATGAGTCGGACTTCCACGTGCTAGGAGCCGGGATGAGCGACAAACCAGTCATCGCTCCTATCCCTATCGGCCCATTTAGGGAGTGGTGCAAGCGTCATGCCTCCCACTACATCACGAATGTGTTAAGTGCTGACAACTACATCGTGAGAGGCGTGCCGTCTGATACTCAATATGCAGTGGGTAACTCGGCTATGTTCAAGAGGAAGTCGGCTAACACCAAAAACTTCGTCAACTCATTCATTGCCACTTCGCCACGATGGAAGAACTATCCTAGTCGTGAGAGCGCATACATCTGCGCCGACAACTTGCACACTGCTGCTAAATACTCATCACGCTACGATCCATTCCTAGTCATCCCAGCAGATAACGCCCACATCGGCATCTGCCCACGTGATGACTTCTGGCCATCGTTCGAAAGAGGTCTAGCTCATGCTGACCTTTGGAACATCAATGACGTTGCAGACCTGAACACCTTCCTCACCACCACCGCTGAAACTCTGAATGTCCATCTTCCTGAGACCGATTCAGAGAAGCTGCATGATGTGCTTCGATCATGGACGAAGGATGTGATGAAGAAAGTCTACCACACTGCCGTCGTTGATGCGATGAATAATCTGGATGTCGATAACATGGACGACCTGCTTGAGATCGTCCTTGGCCCCGAGCTAAATAAGTTCTCACAGACCACGGCGTCTAATTATCACAAACGTACTGGTGATCGTGAAGTGTGGGTTGCAGGTAGAGCCGCATTCATCAAGGTCGACGGTCACAACATCGAAAAAATTATCAGGACTTTGAAAGATGCGGTTTAAGTCATACCTACAAGAGCAAGAATACCGTAAGCCATTCACCGTTACGTCTCACGCAGCAGAGATAGTAGATTGGATTCAAAAGAATGCAGCGGAAGGAATCCACAGCATTTTGGATGATAGCAAAACCAACAATCGAATCTATCGCGGCATGCGTGATTCCTTTGATGACTTTGCTATCGGTGATTCACGCCTCTTCAGAAGGAGAGCCGCAAACACCAGCAATCACATTCACTCGCTCATCCCAACCTATCCTGAATGGCAGTCGTTCCCACCACGTGAGAGCGCGTACATCTGCTCCACCTCCCTGTCGGGCGCAGACCTCTATGCATTTCGTGGGTATAGTTCAAAGGATCCTGATGCAGAAGGTAGTCTGTACTTTGTCATTCCTGCGGACACAGCACGAATCGGTGTCTGTCCATCGTATGACTTCTGGGCATGCTTTGACAAGGTAGGTTTGAAAGGGTCTGGCTTCTTTGACGTCGATGACGTTAATCGATTCATTGACAAGCTCAACACCCCTTCCACTCCGATGCCAGAGAATAATCCTACAAAGCTTCGTCACTCGCTCAGCAAGTATAACGAGCAAGAGTTGAAGGAGTCGATGCAAGACATTCGCATTGTTAGACCTCTTGTAGAGTCGATGAAGAAAATGCACGCTGACAACATGGACGAATGGTTGGAAAAAGCACTCGATCCAAATGCAAATGGATTCATCCACACAAAGGGCGAAGACTATCGTGGCGTCGACAGCAGACGAGAAGTATGGATCAACGGTAAAGCCGCGTTCATCAAGGTCACTGGCAACAGCGATCGCGACATCATCGAATTCCTGCGTAAGGAGTTGGAGCTGTGAGATTCAAAGCATACCTTGCTGAGGGTGGACCTCAATCCACCGCCATCTCGAAAGAGGAAGCGTACGATTGGATTAGGAAGAACTCGAAGTGGTACACTAACGCCCTATTCGATAATCCTGACGTCGCAATCTTCCGTGGCATGCCACTGCAACAGGACTATGCTGTCGGCGACAGCAGCAAGTTCAAACGTAAGGCCGCCTTCACTTCGAATGAGACGAACGCTCTCGTCTCTTCATCACCACGTTGGAGCGATTATCCCCGTCGCGATCAAGCATGGATCTGCTCATCGTTTGAGCAGACTGCGTGGCAGTATGGTAAGGCCTTCCTCGTCATTCCATCCGACAACGCACACATGGGTATTTGTCCTGACGGTGATTTCTGGTACAGCTTTAGAGAGGGTCTTCGCGGCACTGGGTTCCCTGACATTGGTGATCTGAACCAGTTCTTTGGATGGGTGAGACTGCTCTCCAACCACAAGTACAAGCTGGACCCTGACAACATTGACCAGTTCAGGAATGAGCTAAGCGAAATTACTGCCGACATGTTACGGGAAATGGTAGGAACTTTGCAGGATTATGAAGCAGACACGATTCGCGCCGTCATCGTTAACATGAGGGGTAAGAAGGACTCTGATCTTCAGGCCTTCTTCGAACGAATTTTCGACCCTACCCTGAACAAGTTTTTACACACTGATGCGAGTGATTACGGTGGCGTGAACGAGGCTAGAGAAATTTGGATTCGCGGTGAGTGCGTGTTTATCCGCATCGAAAGTGATCGCATGGGTTCGCACACCCATAAACTAATCAACCAATTGAAAGAAGAACTCTATGCGGTTTAAAGACTACATCATGGAAGAGGTTGCTCTTCCAAAAGTCCCATCATCAAAAGCTGTCAGCTACAATGAGGCAGTGGAGTGGGTTAAAGCGAATGCGTCTAAGGTTATGAAGAGGGTAAAAGATGGTAAGCTAAACTTGGTGCGCGGTGTCGACGGCACCAAGGGCGAGTACCAATTGGGTGACTCCACCTCCTTCAAACGTGTGAGTAAGAACACTCACAACTACTACACGAAGTTCATCGCCACTTCTAAGAAATGGGAAGCATATCCTAGCCGTGAGAGCGCCTACATTTGTGCGTCGACCGATCGCATTGCGTCTGGATATGGCGACATCTTCTACGTGATCCCAGCTGATGACGCGAAGGTTGGTAAGTGCAACTCGCACGATATCTGGAAATCATTCCCAGTGCTGGAGGAATCGATTGGCTTGCCAGGACTAAACTCCCTCAATGGCCTCCTAATGAGCTTGATGAAGCTGATTAACCGTGGAATCGTCCCTGACACCGACGCTGAAGCAATTCGTGGCACTCTTCGTGGATGGACGATGAAGATGCTTTACGACTTAGTCGAGAAGGCCGATGCGGGCAAGGTCAAAATCAGTCACCAGGACGTGGTGTCAATTGAAGCAGCAGTTCGCACGATGGCGAAGAAAGGGTTTTCGAACTTTGAAGAATTGCTGGAGTACTGTCTTGATCCTTCGATAAATAACCTCACGACGGCAATCGCTGCAAAAGCAACCGTCCCTGAGAAGCCAGGCGTTGAAGCTTGGATAGAAGGTAAAGCGCTCTTCATTCGTGAAGACGTATTCAAAGAATTCCTAGAGCAATACAAATGACTTACCCTTGCGAAGACGCGGCTGGTAGCCTAAACACCCAACACGACGATACACCTTCGTACGTTCCCACTAATCCTTGTATGGGCGAGTGGGAAATCTCTGGTGAGGAAGACCTCTGCGCTCGCAATGAAACAGCGCTGCAGGAGTCCTACGCTGCAGAGAATCTCAACATCAATGGTGCCCCACTCAACATCTACAAGCTGCTAGGTGTGCATGAGCAAGGTGATGGTAGTGTGCTGTCTAAAGGCACGCTGATGTCATCGACCCCAGCACCTGGCTTCCCAATTTCCAACATCAACAACGGTGCATGGCGAAGCTTCCAAGCAGGTAGTGACGTAGCAGGAAAAGCCTATGTAGGTGTTGACTTTGGTATCGTCACTGCTCGGCCTGGCAACGAGCCAGAAAATAGCCCTGCAAAACCTAACTGGGTAAAGGTGGGCGCCGTCGTCATCAAGCAAGGTAACACTGCCTTCAATTTTGCGAAGCAAGTTAGAGTTGAGATCGCAGATGGTAAGGTAGAATTTGGTGAGGTTACTTTCAGTGGTCTTGGCAATGGCACGCTCACACCAACAGCAATAGGACAGAACCCGGTCGCAGGCGTAGTGACGCTCGTGGCAATCAACTCAACGTCCTTCCAAGTTATGTGGAAGCCGGTCGTGGGTGCTATGAAGCAACTTGGCGTCGCAACGGTAAATTCACAGTTTGTCTCCACAATCGTCAACTTCACGTTGATTGGTGGCGGTGTGGACTTTATGACAGGCGACATGTTTAGCTTCCCAATCAACTACGTTTGGAAGCGAGTGGGCGTGTTCAACCTAGTCCAGTCTGTATCTCCTGTCACGATGAATTTACAGACGGAGTTGTTGGTGAAAGCGATTCGTGTCGTACCAACGATGTTCACTGGAACCGATAGCTGGGAAGTGCTTGAGCTGGACATTCTTGATAGCCCACCAACTGACATCAATAACGTGCAAGACTTGTTCTTCCAAGAGAACAGGGACCGTGACTACGCGAAGCAGCCACTGCGAATCAAGGCGCAGTATAGCACGAACGACAGTATCTCCGATCTGTCAAAATTCGGTCTGAACATTCTCGATCAGTACTCGTTCACTGTATCATATGCCGTGATGGTCCAACTGATGGGTCGCCCTATCGTTACCGGTGACATCATCGAGGTCATTCCTGAAATGCAGTACGATCATAACCTTCGTCCTGTGAAGAAGTTCTTGGAAGTTACCGACACTGGATGGGCGTCTGTTGGCTACACAACTGGATGGAAGCCAGTGCTCTACCGCTTCCAAGCTCAAGAGGCAATCCCGTCGCAAGAAACGAGAGACATCTTCGGCACGTTCGACACTCAGAAGTATCTCACCGCTGACACGATCCTTGCTGATGGTGCTGGTCACATTGATGAGTCTGTGTTGGAAGTAACCGAAGAGACGATGAAGGCGGCAGCGAAAGCGGTTCCTGAACGCGGATCAGATGATGGACTGAGCATTGAAATGGTGCACATGACTCCGCCTGTTCCTACTGGAAACGCGAAGGGTCAACCAGCGCCAGTGAAGATGAAAGCAAGGGCGCCTACCTATGTCGAAGATGGTCTACCAAAGAATGGTGAACCGTACGTCGAAGGCTACCAACTCCCTGACCCAACGAAGTCGAAGGATGGTGAATACTTCCGTCTCTACTATCCAACTGATACGAAGATTGCTCCACGACTGCACCGCTTCAGCGCTGTGAAGAACCGTTGGATCTTCATTGAGCAAGATCGTCGCACTGAGTACACTTCGGCTAAACCGACCATGCATCAGATTCTAAACTCCTCCACCAAGCAAAGCATTGGGAAGAAAACAATATGAGATTCAAAGATTTCATTCAAGAGGCGGTAATCGACGCCCGCGACAAATTCCAGGCGCGTCGTGCCAAGGCTACTCAAGATAGGAACTTCGACACGGAAGGATACCTTCAACAGCTAGAGCGGGAAAAAGCTCACGCTAACGGTCACGCACAGCGCGAACGCGGAAAGGTCAAGGATCGCATTGAGCAACTCCAAGTCGCGTTTGAAAAGAAACTGAAAAAGTATAGGTTGGAGCTGGCACCTGTCATCAGTGGATTCCATTCTGACGTAACCATCATGCAGCTTATCGCACACAACTCCCATCGTAGCGGTTCACCTAATAAAGACGTGACGAAGTTCGTGAAGGATCACTATGTTGAAGTCAAAGCCGCAGTCGATGAGTACGAGAAAGGCCTAAACGACCTGTTCAATTGGCTGCAGACCTTAAAGGAACGCCATGGGCTTGATGCGGTGAAGCACGCAAGAAGAGAGCTGCGCAATCAAGTCAAGCGTGCAATCAACGACATGAGAGGTGCGTGATGCGATTCAAACCATTCATTGAGAATGTCATCGACGCAGACGATGACTTCAAGAAGAAGCGCAGTGATGACTTCAGAAAGAAGATTCAGTCAATCGCTGATGATCTCCCTAACGCCTTCCAGAAGCAGGAAGAGTTGGAGAAGTACGTTGACGATCAACTCGTGGTCTTGCGTGCTAAGATGAACGACTCACTTAAGCGGTATCGCCTTGAGCTCGCTCCTATTGCAAAGGAGTACCAAGCCAACACTACGATCCCGGATCTAATCTACTTCAACAATGATCCACGTGATGAGCACTACGACTTGGCGAAACAGTTCATGGACAAGCACGGTGAGGTGGTGTTAAAGGCCGTTGAAGACTACATCGACGGTATGAAGGTCCTGAAGAAGTGGAGTGATGAACAGAAGTGGCCTACTGGGCAAGACAGTCTGTCTCGCTTCACCAAATATCGCTACGACATTCACCACGCCCTGCAATCACTGCTTCCAACTATTAAACGGATGATGCCAAAATGAGAACCCCTGCGGCCAAAGCTAACTGGCATGCTAAGATGTCTCAGGTTGGAGAAGACGGTCTCACAGGTTTTCAAAGAAGAGGTCAGGCGATCAAGGCGGCTAAGCTTGCTAAGAATCCTGACTACTTCAAAGAACATGGGAAGAAAATCATTGAGACCTTATCCGCTGTCGACGAGAATGGGGTAAGCGGCTTGCAAAAGCGGGGCCGCAAGATTGCCAAATCGGTTGATCTAAATAAGAGAGGTCAGGCCATCAGCAAAGCTCTCCGTGAGAAATATCAAACCTCGGAAGAGTACAAACAACAGTTGATTCAGTATAGGAATCGGGTTGCATTTCTCTCAAGAAAGAATGATCTTTCAGCTCTTCCTGACTATGATAAATGGGGACAGGGCTACGAGCTTGATCATAAGTACTCTATCAAGCACGGATTTGATAACGGTGTTGAGCCAGAAATACTAGCCCACATTTTTAATCTTCGATTTATTCCCAAGTTTGACAACGTCTCGAAGGGAAGAAAATCGGTAATTTCACTTCAAGAATTAAGAGAGGTCGCTTCATCATGATGGATTTCTATTATTACGACGGACAACTCCGCTCCTACCTCCTACAATTCTGCAACATCTTCGCTGGTATGAAGGTGCAGACTGGTAAGGGTGAGTGCGACGAGCCAGAATTCATCACTGTCCCTATCGTGATCGGTAGCAGAGACAGAGTCGTTGCTGCGATCAATGCAGGCAACACTCAGAACAAACCCTTCTCGCTTCCTGCAATGGCTGCGAACATGACAGGCCTGTCTCTTTCGCCGGTGCGTAAGGGTATCGGCGTCGTCGACAAGAAGACCTTCCTACCAGCCGGTGGTGTCTACCCGCAAGACTTGAAGGTAGTGACTAGGGTCATGCCAATCCAGTATGTGATGGCAGTCGACCTAACTATCTGTGCAAGTAACACGCAGCAAAGCCATCAGATCCTTGAACAGATCCTGATGCTGTTCGATCCTGACTTGCAGATCCAAACGTCTGACGCAGCATTCGACTGGACCAAGCTGACTCGTGTCGAGCTGATAGGATTGTCGAATGAAGAGAACTATCCATCCGGTACCGACCGTCGCGTCATTTCGTGGACCCTCTCCTTCGAAATCCCTATCTTCATTGCTGGCCCTGTCGACGTGAAGGAAGACATGGTGAAGAAGATCTTCATCACGATTGGTGACCTCGCAGGATTTAGCGTTGGTGAGTTCGACGAAAACGGCGACATGATCCCGTTCACGACTAAATATGGCCAGACCGTAATCGATGGGACGAAGGAATGAGTGTCCAAACTTTGATTTTTCTGCAACTGGAACCCGACCATCTCATAAATAGGTAGGTCATCAGCCGGCGTGACATGATAGAACCGGCAAAATTTAAGACAAGGAGAATAACATGGCTTCGCTAGTTAGCGCAGGTGTAAGCGTAACCGTCGTAGACGATTCGTTCTACATCCCAGCATCAGCCCCAACCGTGCCACTTTTTTTCGTGGCAACCCGTAAGGGCAAGCTTCAGCCAAATGGTGTAACACCTGCGGCTGGCACAAACGAACACTCGGTAGTCCGAACCGTGACCTCTCTTGGTCAGTCGGTATCGCTCTACGGTGTTCCTTACTTCTGGAAAGACTCCGGTGGCAACGAGTTCCACGGTGATGCTCGCAATGAATACGGTTTGATGGCTCTGAATCAGTTCATTAGCGTTGGTAACCGTGCATACGTCGTTCGCGCAAACGTGGACCTCACTGATGCAACTGAACAGTTCGTCGGCGTTGGTACCCCTGTTGCGTCCGATGCAGTTCTGTTCGGTATCGGCAATGGTACGATCGGTCACATCGTCGCAGCATCGGCATTCGTTCGTCCAGAAACAATCAGCGTTGTATTCACTAGCTCCACGAATTACACCGTCGTTGGTTCTGTTTCGGGTATCATCGGTACCGGCAGCCTTGACGCAGACTTCATTTCGACGAAGGTCAACTTCACCATCACTGAAGGTTCGGTTCCATTCAACGAGGACGACTACTTCCAGTTCGATCTGGTGTACACCTCCGAAGAACTCGAGCGCATTGGTAACGGTAAGATGGTCAACATCCTTCCTGACTCTTCGCTCCTGGCTTCCTCGCCTGTTGCAAACGAGACTTGGACTATCACCTTTATCTCTGACACTGATTACGAAGTCAGCGGTTCGGCATCTGGTCAAACCTCGAATGGTCTGGTTGGTGTTCCTTACGACAACAACTACGTGAACTTCCTCATCAATGCGGGCGATGTCGCTTTCGCAGCTGGTGATATGTTCCGCTTCACCCTGCAGCCTGTGAATCTGTTCAACCCACTGGGCGCGAACGATGCAGCTAAGCGTGTAGCAATCGCAACTGCTCTTGCAGCAGAAATCAATTCGAACACCGAAGTACGTTCGGAAATGTACGAGTACAACCTCATCGTTGCTCCTGGCTTCCCAGAAGTTGTTGATGACCTCGTCGCTCTGTCCGTAGACGTGAACGAAGAAGCATTCGTAATCGCTGACACTCCAGTCAACAAGACCCCTGAGCAGACCGCAGTTTGGTCGATGACCTCTGAGCGTGTCTCGTCGAATGACGTCGCGTACTACTTCCCATGGGGTCTGGCTTCCAACCTCGATGGCCGTAACGTTGTCTGCGCACCTTCGGGTATCGCACTCCGCACTTACGCTTACAGCGACAACCAGTCGTACGTATGGTTCGCTCCAGCAGGTGCACGTCGCGGTGTCGTAACTGGCATCCAAACCGTTGGCTTCGTATCTGGCACCCTCGGTACCGCAACCACCTTCGTTGAGAGCAATCTCTCCCAGGGTCAGCGCGATAACCTGTATGAGTTCGGTAAGAACGTCAACCCGATCGTGTTCTTCCCAGGACAAGGTCTGTTGATCTGGGGTCAGAAGACTTCCGCACCAGGCGCTTCGGCTCTGGACCGCGTGAACGTTGTTCGTCTGGTTATGTACCTGAAGCGCGCATTGCGTAAAGGCGCATTCCCATTCGTCTTCGAACCTAACGACAAGATCACTCGTGACAACCTCAAGTCGGCAGCGGATGGTTTGCTGAACGACGTGTTGGCTAAGCGCGGTCTGTACGACTTCGTCACCCTGTGCGATGAGTCGAACAACACCCCACAACGCATTGAGAACAACGAGCTGTACCTGGACGTTGCAATCAAGCCAGTCAAAGCGGCTGAATTCATCTACATCCCAATGCGCGTGCTGTCTACCGGCGCATCGATGAAGTAATCAAAGTTTTGAAGCTGAAAGGAGCCTTCGGGCTCCTTTCTTTTGCGCGGCGCCCGGGCGATCACATAAATACCCCATCGCATGGAGCACATAATGAGATTCAAAACATTCCTACAAGAGAACCAAACCTTCCGAAACCTGGAAGAGATTGTCGCAGAGATTAAGAAAGATTGCCAACCATACCTCTCTCAAATCGAGCATGAGCGAAAAGGTATGATGCGTGGTTTTCACGGAGCGCAACGCGGTTACTATGAGCGCCCAACAAATCGCCATCCTAGAGACACTACCCCACTTTTCAACTTCATGTTTGACGTAGGGTTCATTGCTGCCTTCGGCATACAAGATGTTCGGACTAAGACGGTCTTTGCAACTGGTGATGAAAAGAATGCACGCGTCTATGGGGATCTATCCTTCGTATTTCCTAAGGGTGAGTTCGAATTCTACTGGTCACGCACTATTGGCGATGTGCTGGATTTTGACTACTACTTCTACCGCAGCATCGTTAGAAATCTGATACAGCATGGCTTCAAGCCAGACGTGGAACATCCAACAGACAATGACGACATTCGAATGGGTCGAGAGGTCTGGCAAAAGCTCTGGGTCAAGGGAGTGTGGTCCAGAGACATTCTCAATGGTAAGGCTAATGCAACTATTCAGAAAGAGTTGGGAGTGACCAGTGAGGCTCTGGTGGCTGCTTGTAAGGAAACATTCCAAGACTACTACCGAAATGATGATCTAGGTAGGGCTATCGAATCAGGAAACGAGATCATGATCACCAAGTCAGACGGCTACTACATGATTCCAGCGTCAGACATCCCAGGCAAAACCGCATTAGACAAATTCAATGCTTTGAAAGGCATGCTATTCCAATGAGATTCAAAGACTTCATCTTAGAACAAGACGATCGTCCAGCACTTGGACTGAACTTCCGACAAGTGTGCGAGGACATCAAGTATCGATGCAAGCCCTACTTGCACGCCAACCCCACTGCTCCAATTTTTCGTGGAGTGTCTGCACGGTACATGAGAGCAGGGTTCACCCCTCATCCCACTGAGCGACCACCTCGTGACTCTGGCAAGGCATTCAACTTTGTCTTCAACGCAGGATATCAGCTTGCCCGCAAGGTCCCATCTGTGCGTACTAGAACTGTGTTCGCGTCAGGCAACGCCGCCATGACATCAGAGTATGGAGAGTTAGGATTCTTTTTCCCAGTAGGCGACTTCAAATATGGATGGTCAACGGACATCACTGACTCCTATGATGAAGAAGGACAGATCATGCAACAGATCGGGGCAGAGTTTAAAAGGATGAATGACGCTCCAAAGCCCGATGCAGGGAGCATAGGTCAACTTTTCCAAGACATCTCGTATGAGATGACACCCGCAACATGGGTTGCAAATCGTAATGACGCGGGTGAGGATATGACGCTACAGACGATCTCCAACCAACCACCCGCAGCAATGTGGTCTCAGGTAAAGAACGCCTATGGCAAATTGGTCCAATCTCTCCACAACGCCTTTGACACCCTCTACCTAGACAATGAAGACTTGGAAGCAGCTGTGAAGAGCGGTCATGAGATCCTCTTCTATCGCACTGACGGATACTACATGGTCCCATATTCAATGGTGCAGGAAGAGATGGAAAAGGCTGGGTTGAAAGGTACGCACTTCAACCGTCAAGAGCGCTATGATTGGTTGATGAAACAGATCAAGAGCGCAGATGAGATTTAGGTAACACAAGAACCGGCACCGGTAAACTGCGGGGTTGAATAAATAAGTCTCGTAGACAACCGGTGACCTGACACCACTTTTAGTTAGTACTAAGGAGAAAACATGGCTACTCTATCGCAGATGGGTATTCCTGGAGCGGGATTTGGTATCCTGCATCCAAAGCAAAAGCACCGCTGGCAGGTGACCTTCGTTGGTCTCGCACGCCTCGTTCCATCGGCGAGCTCGCGTGAACTGACTCGTCAGGCCACGACTATCACTCGCCCGAATCTTTCGTTTGAAGAAGTTCCAATCCACCGCTACAACTCGGTGGCGTACATTGCTGGTAAGCACACTTGGGATCCAGTCTCTCTGACCCTCGAAGACGACATTACTGGTCTGGCCTCGGCTGCAGTTCAAGGTCAACTTGAAACTCAGCAGCGCCTGATCGGTGGCGATCTTCCAGGCGACTGGCTGAATGCTGGTGCTACTGGTTCTGATTACAAATTCGGTACTATCCTGCAACAGCTGGACGGTAACGAAGGTGTTGTTGAAGAATGGCGTCTTGAAGGCTGCTTCATCGTGTCTGCGGACTACGGTGATCTGGACTACTCGGCTTCTGACGCAGCAACTATCACCCTTTCCATCCGCTACGACCACGCACGTCAAGAACTGATGGGTGCTGGATACGGCACTGCACTGAACGGTAACCTGTAATATGAAGCAAGCAGATTACCTCCGCATGTTAGCCTCTCTGCCAGGCGTCAAGCTTGACTTCGTCGTGGAGGCAGCTCACGCTGTTCAACACGTCGCTGAAGAAGTGAAGCACGTCGTCGACGAAGTTGTCGAAAAGGTAGAAGAAGTCGTTAAGGAAGTCGAAGCAGTAGTTGAGCCCGTAGTTGAAGAGAAGGTGGAAGCGCCTGTCGAAACTCCAGCTCCAGCTGAAGACGCACCAAAGACCGACGAAGCAGCTTAATACAAGCTAGCTGAACGTGGGAGCCTTCGGGCTCCCTTTCTTTTGCGCGCCGTCCGGCTTCATAAATAAACCGTACAACCACCTGGACAATAATCGTGCCAAAAGATATTTCAAAAATGATCCCATCGGGTGTCAATTTGGAGAAGAACGCGCTTGACAAATTCGGCGCCGCTGTTAGCGGGCAAGACAAGAAGATGTCTTTTGGCTCGACCTCCAAAGCATCCACCGCATCACAATCAGAAGGCGCTCCTTCGGAATGGATTTCGTCTGACTACGCTCATGATCTGATCAAGAACAACGTAGCATTCAATCCTAAGCTGAAGTTCATGTTCAAGGTGAGCTTCAAGTTCAACCCAGCTATCATCGCCTACGCCGAGTCGATGGGTTATCCGGTGAAGCAGCTCCAAGAGAATCTCACTTTCATCGTTCGCCACGTTGATCGTCCTAAACACGACTTCGACTATGAGGAAGTAAACCTCTACAACTTCCGCACTAAGGTGTTGAAGTCCATCCGCAACCGAGAAGTTAGCTTGACATTCTTCGACGACGTTGGCAATAATGGATTGGGCTTCGTCAACATGTACCGTCAGCTCATTCAACCGATCTCTCGCAGACAGTTCATGCCTTCGATGACGCATGAAGACTATGGCTTCGATTATGGCAGCGACAACAACACCGCATGGCGTGGACCACTCCCAAATGATGCGAAGAACATCTTGGAAGAAATGACCGTCCACCAAATCTTCGTTGAGAGGAACAGCGACGTAAAGACTCCTTCGGCGTGGGTGAAGGTTGTGAACTTCATCTTCATGAACCCAAAGTTCACCAACATCGATATCGACGATATGGACCATGAGAACGGCGGCAACTTCAACATCATCACGATGTCAGTTGACTTCGACTCTGTCTTCATGGATCACGTCAACGCCTTCACCACTGAGACAGGCGGTCCACTGTTTATGGGCGGCGATATTCCGATGGACGGTAATGGTGGGAGCTCTGCACAAGGTGGCGCAAATGGTAGCGCACTGAATCAGGGGTACCGCGACTACGCGACTCCTAACTTCACTACCATCTCAGACGGTGGTGCATCTTCTGTACAGGACACAGTGGTTGGAAACAAAGTCAATCCACTAGGAAAAACAAATCAATCATTCGCTCGACCATCGACGAACTTCTTAGCTGACAACACCACCTCACCAAGCGTGGTCGAATCGCTGGCAAGTCAAGAGTCTAGCGACGATGGAGAATACGCATAATGGGTTTCGCACAAGGAAGATTCGTTCCAAAGAATCCGCAGAAATACGCAGGTGATGCAACGAACATCATGTTCCGTTCATCGTGGGAAATTGCTATGATGAAGTTCCTGGATAGTTCACAGGCTGTCATCAAGTGGGGTAGTGAAGAGCTTGTCATTCCTTATCTCAAACCGGTCATTGACCCTGTGACTGGACGTCCAGGCTTCAAACCGGCCAGATACTTCCCTGACTTCGTCGTGGTCTATCAGGATAAGGACGGCAACATTCAGAAAGAAGTGTTGGAAGTCAAGCCGTTGAAAGAGACGCTGGCTGAAAAGGCAAAGAGCGATCGTGACAAGATGGCGCTGGCAGTAAATATCGCCAAGTGGAAAGCCGCTGAGGTCTTCTGTCGTCAGAACGGCATGAAGTTCCGCGTCATCACTGAACAGTCCCTCTTCAAGCAGGGTCCAAAGAAACAGGCGAAACAGGCGAAAAAACCAGCAGGTACTAGAAAGACTACCGGTACTACAAGAGGCGCGAAGAAATGAAATTCAAAGATTATCTTAACGAGGTTAGGATGAGCCCTAGCGCGCTCAAGAGCTTCGCATCATCATCTCCTCTACAAGTGGGATTCGAACTGGAAGTATTCTTCGATGACGTTGAGAAACTCACTGGTAAAAAGGGTGTGCGCTTTGATTACGACATTACACCAAACGTCATCGCTAACTTCTTCAGCATGTCCGATGACGCCTTCGATAAGTTAGATGATGACTATCAAAGATGGAAATCCCTTGCGGGAAGCCGCGGTCAGATTAGTACCACCTTCTTATCCTACATGACCAGCAAATCCATCTTCTCATTCTCTGACTTTGCTGAGGTTTACGGGTACGATCTGCCCCACGGTTACGATGAAGCGTCAGATGACCCCTACCTTGAGTTCATCAACACTGCTAAAGCGATTGCGGCTAAGTTCGCAAAAGACCTAAACGTAGAAGAGCCAACTGTTTTCGGTGAGCACAACGAAGCGACGAAGGTATCGACCAAGTGGACGTTTGAACCTGACGACAGCATAAAGGCCAACTTTGGCATTGAGATGGTTAGCCCTGTTTACAGCTCAATCAGCGAAGGATTAACTGCTCTGAAGAACGTCTTCGCGTGGTTAAAAGAGAATGGCGCAGAGACGAACGCGTCATGCGGGCTCCACATTAACGTGAGTGGCGAAGGTCATAACAAACTTGACATGGTAAAGCTGGTGCTGTTCCTGGGTGACGAACACCTACTTGCTGAATTTGGTCGTGAGACGAATAGGTACTGCGAGTCAATGTACCGGAACATGAAGGACGCACTTAGCCGCGATCCAGAGTTCGTTGAGAAGCAACTGAGGTTGATGCGTAATGGCGTGACTCGAATCGCCGCTGACCAGCTACAATCAAGACGCGATCTGGGTAAATACGTCTCAGTCAATCTAAAGCGCAGTCACGTCGAGTTTAGATCCGTTGGTAGTGACTATCTGTCCATGGAAGACAAGGTCATCAACGCCGTATCTAGATGCGCGCAAGCATATGCATTGGCCATCGACAACAAGGCTGAGGTTGAAGAGTATCGAAAGAAGTACTACAAGTTGGTTATGTCCAACAAACGTGGCGACGAGACCTTTGAAAAGATCATGGCGCTGTTCGCAAGATACGCAGCAGGAAATTTCGATCTGTGGAACACCAAGGAAATGATCAAGAAAAAGATCGCCAAGTTCCAAGCACAGAGAAAAACCGGCGAAAAACCGGGCCCATGGCCATTTGAATAAGAGAGCAGAAAATGAAACACCCACTAGAAGACGTCTTCAACATCGAAGAAGGTTCATTCAACCCAACGAGCGGTGTTGAGTTCGATATTGAGCAAGAGTATGGAATGACTGATGTCACCCAACCTAGCAACGTTCAACCTACTGAGCCGCAGCCAGACGTGAAGGACGCGGATGACATTGAGACTGAGAAGAAGATTGACGAGGTGTACAACTCCGCAATTAGCACTTTCCAGAATCAGATCGCCTACACCGAGATTATCGAGCCTCGCTACGCCGCACGTAACGCTGAGGTCGCTGCTACCTATCTAAACATCGCACTCGCCGCTGCTACCTCGAAGGCGAAGATCAAGGTGGAAAGAAAGAAGGTTAACCAGTTCATTCCTTACGCGAATGGTGGTAAGACGACCAACAACATCGTCGTCGCCGACCGTAACGACATCTTGAAGATGATCACCATCGACTCGCAGACGAAAGAGATCAAATGAGATTCAAACAGTTCCTATCAGAGGTAGTTCGCATAAGTTTGAAGGCGAACCCAGGCCTCGATGCGTTCATGAAAGAGTATCATGAACAAACGACCCCGCATCCTTGGAGTCCACGTATGGCCATCTGGCAGGACAAAATGATGGCGGAGATTAGCAAGTGGCAAGGCATGATCCACATCAGTAGCATCATGTCGATTGAGAAGAACCAAGGCAACGCTCGTGAGTTCATGAAGTGGCTGACCGACCTGGCTGACAAGCATCAGGTGAAGATGGACCTCACTGTTAAGCCGCTTAAGAACGCAGGCGGAAGGGAGGGGAAGAATCTAACCAAGACACAGCTCAAGGCATGGTACCAACGCAATGGCTTCAAGAAGATCACAGGCGACATCATGGAGCGCGAGCCAAAGCCAATCACTGAGGCGGTCGTCAAGCCATGGGCCGTCGAGTATGTCGATGTGAAGAAAGCTGTTGACCTTCTCAACAAGCACTGCTCACGCGGCCTTCAAGCAATTTCGACTGGTGGTCTGCTCTTCCGCGGATTCAAGCATGACGTCGCAGTTATGACGATCGACGCATCGCAGGGCGAGCGCACCTCAAGAGATACGAACAACATCTACCAGTTGATGATGGACATTTCTGATAGCATGAAGGATTTTCCATCGCGAAGCAAGTCACTTATCTGCTCTTCTAACATTGCTGAAGCGGCGAGCTATGGTATGCCGATGGTCATCGTTCCATTCGATGGCACCAAAGTGGTGGTGAGTAATGTGGATGACTTCATTCACAACGATATCGTCACGTCTTGGTCTGATGGTATTGATGTCGATTTGTTCTCTGACGAGTTCGAGCACCTCTTAGAGGATATCGGGCTGGAACTTGGCGATGGGAAACAAATGACTATGGCCAGCGTCAGTGCTATCAACGACTTCATCGACAGCAACACCGACGATTTCGCTGAAAGATGGTGCGATGCATTTGAAGAAACGCCGAAGAAAGAATTGATGGACATCCTCAGCAAGAATAAGGGAAGGGGACTTCAAGCTCTTGCCGCTGTTATGTTCCACCCTGACACCCTGAACTTAAAGATGGTTGAGTTCGGACGGAAGCTACCAACGAATGTTGAGTGTTGGTTCAGCGGTCCATGTGTTGCGATCGATGCACGTCTATTTGCGGGCGTTGTTCATGCTCTTCGACAGGGCGGCCATGCAGTTCACAGGAAGGTTGAGAATGCGTTCGTAGACTTCTTCCATCGGTGGCCTTCGCTGAATATGGGTGAACTAACTGACGACGCTCTTGAGTACATTCAGTCTCACATGAAGTAAATAGAGCCTGTATCCCAATCATAAAAGAACATCATGGTTTCATTCAAAGAGTTCATTTCAGAATCAATCGAAGATCGCGGAATTTTCAAAGCTGTCTTCGTCGTCGGCATTCCGGGCTCTGGTAAGTCGTACACTGGGAAGAAAATCAGTGGTGCGATCCAACCTCGCGTCATCAACACCGACATCGCCACCGAGTACCTCACACTCAAGACTGGTCGTCGCGTCAACAGCATGAACTGGATTGCATTCCAAGATCAGACCCATCGCATCACGAAAGGCATGTTGGGCAACTATCTGAATGGTATGCTGCCACTGCTTATTGATGGTACATCGAACAGTGCAGAAAACATCCTTCAGCGTGCTGGTATTTTGAAGTCGCTGGGCTATGACGTAGGCATGGTGTTCGTTGACACACCACTTGAAACGGCGCTTAAGCGCGCAGCAACTCGTCAAGAGCGCGATGTGGATCCCGAATTCATTCAGCAAGTCTACAAGCGGTCAGCGGAGAACAAGGAATTCTTTAAGCAGGAATTCAGCTCATTCTTCGCCGAGATCAAGAATGACGAGGGTGAGCTAACCGATGCGGTGCTTAGAAAGGCGTTCGCATCGATGACCAATTTCTACGACGCTCCAATCGCTAACCCGATTGGCAAGCGCATGGCAGAAAAAATTCGCAGCCAGAAATCGAAGTACCTTTCCGATGTAATGGATGCGGACGTTATCAAGCACAAGATCGATGGGTGGTACAAATGAGATTCAAGCAATACCTCCAAGAGTCCGCGCCGCTTAACTTAGAACAGTTCAAGAAGGACTGCGCCTACTACTTCTCTCTGAAGGGAGATAGGTATCTTCACCATGCAGCGCAGCACGTACCTGACCATGCCATCATCCCGTTCCGTGAGCGCACTGGCCCTCGTGACAGTCCAACTGATCTTCATGATCGCGCCAATGAATTCTTCAAGAAGGAATTTGGGTTCCCATTCCGCAACGGTCTCTTCACTTCTGGCAGCGCCAACAACGCTCTACTTTATGGTGATCAGCTAGGGGTGGTTTTTCCGATCGGTAAGTTTGAATGGTTGTGCAGCCCGGACTTCCATGATCTGACCGGCAACATGGAGATGCACCGCGACGTTGTAAGAAATCGCGATGGTGAACAGGACTATGATGTGGCCACAGAGAAGGCCATCACGCTGGTAATGCAGGACATGAACAACGCTGCATGGTTCCACAACGATCACTTCCAAGAGTGCTTGAAATCGAACAGCGAAATCATGATCAAGTGCGAAAAGTTCTACATCTTCAACAAAAACGAAAGTACCTTCATGGATCAGGTAGAGCCCTTTATCAAGAGCTTGAAGTAAATAAGGGATGTGCCGATAGGCCGCAACAATCTTAGGAAAGAATATGAAACTACTACGTGAACTCCAAAACATCGTCAGTGAAAAGGCGACAATCAAAGACCGCGATGAATGGATGGATGCCGTGAAGAAGGCCTACCCTGATAAGGCCGACAAGATTCGCTTCAAGGGCGGTGTCGAAGATGGTAAGCACATGTTCTGGGCACACATCCCAGGCGAAGACCGCGCGTATGGTGTGTATGACATGGACGACGAAGAAGGTGAAGTGCTGGGTGAAGGTGTCGTCCGTGAAGGTGGTCGTCCAGGTTGGGTTCGTCCGGATAAGCGTAAGAGCACTGTGACTGGTGCAACTGCAGGTCGTGCAGACTTTGGCAACGCATCTGACATTCCTCATGATCTCATGACTGATAAAGAAGTCGACGACAGGCTTTCTGACCATGAGTTCGCCGATAACCTCTCAGCCCCAGATGCGGTGTTCTTCATGAACATCTTTACGAAGCGTGAGCGCATGAAGGCGAAGCGCAACAAGTTGGCAGGCAACCGCTACAAATACGCATTCTTCGAAATCTTCGATACCCTCGGCGCCGAAGTTCGTGCTAAGTTGGAAGAGATTGAAAAGCACGATCATGGTCGCATGAATTGGACCGACCTCGAGCAGCGCATCAAGAACGAGGATAAGGATATCCTCAAACGCAAAGCGTAATGGACGAGATCAAAATCCATGATGATAGTGGAAAGCCGGTAAGAACGGCTTTCTTCGTCAGCAACGAGCGCGTCAACCACTACTCAGACTTCATCGAGTATTTGGCTAAGCAGGAAGTCGCTCGTTGTCAGACGGAGGATGGGTTCACTCCCACACAGGACCAAATTGACTTCTTCAAGAAGGAAGCCACTCGATATGCAACCATCCGTCGTGACCTTGAAACCGCACAGAAGCTACGGATCAAGAAGGGCGGCAACAAACTATTCGGATAAAGAAAATGAAATTACGTGAGCTCCTAAAATGAAACTACACGAACTTTTCGAGGCTAGAACGCCCACACGCTTCACCGCCCTAGATGTCGTAAAAGATATTCTGGGCCAGGATAAAGTCGTGACCGATACTGATGACATGAAGGCCGGCGCATACATGGTTAAACAGGGCGATGAGCCAGGTTTTACTCCTCCGCTGAAGGGGAAAGTAGAGGATTGGATGGCTGAGCTGGGGTTAACCGCAGCTGATACCCCGGGAACCATTTACCTTATCAATCTTCAAAGTCGAGATGCAGCGGATGTGGCTCAAGCAGCTCACGAAGCGTATCACGCATGGATGACGGTCAAGTCGCCAGGCAAAATATATCAGAACGAGAAGCTCACTAACCAGCTCGCAACGAAATGGTTGAAGAAGAATCTGTCAGGAATGGAACTGCATACGGCTCTTGAAATGATCTTGAAGAGCAAGATCGATTACGGTCACAACTAACTGACGCACAGGTTCTCCTAATAAATATCTGCAGGGTTTCCAAAACGTCACACGTTATCCCTGCATATCTAACTTAGGAGAACTACATGCCCGCTAATCCAGCGATTAAGCGCCCAAACTCTACCAACGAGTACACGCCTGAGCTCATCCAAGAGCTCGTGCGGTGTCAGCGCGACCCAATCTACTTCATCGAAAACTACATCATGGTCGTTGACCCTGTAAAGGGCGCCGTGCCAATGATCCTCTATGAGTACCAGAAAGAGATGATCACGTCCATCCACAACAATAAGGACACGATCATTCTTGCCTCACGTCAGATGGGTAAAACCACCGTCGTTGCGATGTACGTTATCTGGCTCACCTGCTTTGCCAACAAAGACGAACCCAAACTCTGCATCATTGCGTCGAAAGCAATGGCTCACGCAACCGAAATTATGTCTCGTATCAAGTTTGCGTATGAGGAATTGCCAGAGTGGATCAAGCCAGGCTGCAAATACTACTCACGTACTTCTATCGAGTTCGACAACAACGCCAAGATCAAGTGCGAAGCAACTTCGGAAAAGACAGGTCGTGGTAGCTCGCCATCCTTCCTCTTCATTGACGAGATCGCGTTCCTATCTCGTCGTATTCAAGACGAGATGTGGGCATCGCTTGCACCGTCTCTATCGACTGGTGGTAAGTTCGTTCTAACCTCGACCCCTAACGGCGACTCTGACCTCTTCGCGCAGCTGTGGCGAGGCGCAAACAGTGGTCAAAACAGTTTCAAACCTATCAGGGCGATGTGGTATCAGCACCCAGACCGGGAGCAAAAGTACTACGACGAAATGATCGGCAAACTTGGTCCGGTTAAGGCCCGCCAAGAACTTGACTGCGAATTCCTTTCTAGCGAGGCGTTGCTCATTGACTCACGTTGCCTGCATGCGATGCGTGCTAAGCCGCACATCCGTGAAGAGATGGGTTTCAGGTTCTGGAAAGACGTCGGTGGAGCAAACAAAACTTATCTCGTCGGCGTTGATCCGGCCACAGGTAACGGAAAAGACTTCACTGCAATTCAGGTTGTGGAGTTCCCAAGCTTGGAACAAGTCGCTGAGCTGAGACTGAATAACGTCAACATCCCTCTCATCTATGCTAAGATCAAGTGGCTGTTGAAAGAGCTGAGAAAGCCAGATCAAAATCGTCGGCGCGCTGAAGTTGTGTGGTCTTTTGAGCGAAACGGTGTGGGTGAAGCGCTAGTCGCCATGATCCAAAACGATGATAGCCCAGACGGTGGTACCTACTTGGATGGCGTAGAGCGGTACGACGAAACACCAGGCAAGTTCGGTACCTACACGACCGGTAAATCTAAGCTCGTCACCTGCATGCAGATGAAAAACTTGGTTGAGAGAATTAACAACGGTTTGAAGATCAACTCCGACATCTTACTCTTCGAACTGAAGAACTTCGTGGCCAAAGGTGGATCGTATGAGGCGAAGATCGGCGCGACTGACGATACCATCATGGCAATGGCAGTGGTCATGAAGCTAATGCATCGCCTTTCCCACTACGATGAAAAGGCCAGAGAGCTCGTGTACGAAACGATGGCTCCTGACGCAGACGAAACCGAACCGAACTTTGACCACTTCGGCGGTGATCCTGTGCCTTTCTCAATTCTCTAAAATCTGTAACGAGTTGTAACAGAGAGGGAAGAAATTCCCTTGATCTCTCTGTTACAATTTTCTTGTGTACATTCAATTGTGCTTGTGGTACAGTATAATTACAAGTGACCTGAACAATTGGAGGATTAATGGCTTCGCTTATAGATAGTGTGGTGTCCGAACTCGAGGACATCGTGGATAGTGGTAACCCGGATATTGACGAAATTCCCCAGACCCCCACGGACCTCTGCGCCTACTTTGACATCGACATCAATGCGGTATCGTCGATTGAGGGATCGTGGGAGCGGGTGGATGTGGGTGATAATCGTCATCCCCAAATCAATGGTCTGTGCGGCGACGTGTTCAACACGGAAGGTCCTGCGGTTTACAAGTACGACGACTACATGATCGTTCGCGGTCGTGAAGACGTCCATCACGTGTTCTTCGCTTTCGAACCCACCGTGTAAGGAGCAACATGCAGATCTTCGGATTCCGTAACGAGGGTGACTTCGAGGTTGTGCGGGAAACCTTCATAAACAACCATCCCGATTGGAAGGTAGTCGAGCACGATCGGGATCGCCACACTGGATACCCCGCCGCATGCGTCTCCCGCCTGTGCCGCGAAACCAGCACCCTGAACTTCCACTACCTGTCCGTCGGTGAGGTCGTGCGGGTTGCGGAGGTGGTCAAGTGAAAACGCCGGCTTACATAGCCGGCCAACAGGCCTACTTCGACGGGTATAATCCTCTTGACGTGGAGAAGTTCTACCAAGAGGAAACGGCCGACGCGAAGGAATGGATGAAGGGGCTAATGGATGCCAAGAACACCGCAGATGTTTTGGGTGTTCCTCGGCGGATCTTCTGTACCCCATCGCGCCTAGACACCGTAATCATCGATCCCGAGTGGACACGAGATGCGGTGGGGAACCATTGCTTGATTGTCCAGGGCGGTAATCCGAATCGCATGAAGGATTTGGTTGCGTACATCGACACCGTGCCGCGCGTGAGGGTGCGGATGTTCAACACGTGGCTGCCTGGCATGAATCCTGAAGCCGACCCCGAATCCGTAGATCAGCTTAATTGGGTTGCTCGTGGCTTCCCTGTACTCAACGAACAAGATGCCCATGCAAAGCATTGGTGTGATCTCATGCTCATTATGTTGGGCTTCACGTTTGCAAGGTAGGAAGGAAAATATGGTAGAGCGGAAAGAACGGAACATCGTCATCGCGTACATGAATGAAAGACTTGAGGTCATCAAGAAGGTACCTTGTATTCATCCTAACCCAGCCGCCGAAAGGGCCAGTGGTTATCTCGCGAATCAACACGTGTATGATCCCAAGAAGGGATATGCCGTCAGAGCTGAAATTTTTGAAAAGGATTCTCCCCACATCGTCCATGCGGTTTGCGTGTTCACCATGGGTACAGGCGAGGTCAACACGACCTACAAACGAAACCCTCGCGACTTCGAAAACCGATATGCAGTTACTCCCCTCCTCGAAGAATCCGCCCGAAGACACAGCAAGCGGAAATAATCCCAAACAACTTCTATTATAAGGGCCTTCGGGCCCTTTGTTTCTTCTAAGTAACAAACACCTGTTACAATTCTTTCTGTGTACTTTCTACCAGGTTGTGATACGATAGCCTTATCGAAACACAAACGTTGGAGGAAGCATGGAAGCGAAACCTATCCGTATGGCCCAAGCTGTTGCAATCCCTACCCCTGGCGCCATCATCCCCGTGCCGGTGGAATTCCGGGCAGTCATCTGCAATGGTGCGGCGAACGAACTCCGCCTGGCCAAGAAGGACCTGTTCGAGAACGTCATCCCTGAACGGTCAATGCTCGAGAAGACCCACTACCTCCACGCCTGCTGGAAGGCTGCCCAGAACTTCATGAACATGAGCCAGGCCGTTCGCGAGGCCATGCAAGAAGTTCGCAACGCAATTGAAGTATTCCCACTACATGTAGAGGATGATTAATGACGCATCTTATCTTCGTCACCGATGGTGAACCACCCAAAAATCCTGAAGGCCCGTGGGTGGAGTTGAACCGCCTGGGCCATGTCGAGAGGGGCGATTCCCCTACCGTGTTCGTGGACGTGAACAACCCCATGCTCGGCATTGGCGACGACCAGTACCAGCGTCGTCGCCTCATCTACAACTTGGATCACATGTGGGCATGGGGCGGGCTGGTGCCTGAAGCCGAGGGCCGCCCATGCATGAGGGTTCACTTCACAAAGCCGGAGGGTGCATGAACTGGAAGTACGCCGCGCCGCTGATCATCATCGCACTCGCGCTCGTTGTGGGCATTCTCGCCTCACGCTAAAACCCACCGCACCAAAAACTAAGGGAGCCTAGGCTCCCTTTTTGTGTTGTTTCTGAGAAATCACCGCACTCCCCCAGGGGAATCAACATTAACGTGGGTGCAATTACTTCTAGAAAATGTTGCTTCAAAAAAATGTGCGTCTATGTTATGTGCATAACACACTTTTGCTCGCATCTATAGTAAAATTAAACTGTCGACAACGACGAAGTTGAAATTTCCTTCCTTTAATTTTTCAGGAGAAATATCATGGCAACTCAGAAAGACAAGGATCAGGGTCAACAGCAACCGGCAGTGATCGTCGAGCAACATGTGAGCCGCAAAATCAGCGTGGGCGAAGTCACCTACGAGACCATGCAGGGTGAAGGCGACTTCCAGGGGCAGGAAGTCGTCAAAGTTACCGGCGATGGCATCCAGGAGCGCACGCTGAATCCTTCCGATATCGACCAGCTCTCGCGCTTCTTTGGCCGCAACGTCCGCTACAATGCAAACGTCCGGAGGAACGGACCTCGCGCGACTGACGGCCGTGGCCAGGTCAACCACCCCGAATCTGACAGTCGCTTGAAGGGGAATGAAGAACTTCGCCCTGGCGATCCGGGCGGAGCACGCCGCGCCGGCCACTCCGCAAGCGGGAACGGCGGCAGATAATCCCACCTCCCCTAGTTGTTCGTGCCTTGGGCCTCCTGTAAAAGGGAGGCCCCTTTTTGGGGAAAAACATGAGCCAATTTTATTGGGCTGTCGTATGGGGCGACGAAGGCGACAATTATCGCAAGGGTCCAAAACAGAATGGTGTCATAAGGATGAGCACCAAATGCGAAAACGCAGAGATAGCGTGTAGGAATTGTTTCGGGTCCGTTGCCAAAAATATGTGGACTAAAAACCTTGGCTCCAGTGTCGCGCCTATTCGATCTGACAAACGTCGCATTGAGCTGCTCGACTTGAACAAGGGTATTTGGGTACGCGTAGGTAACAATACGACCTTTAAAGATGGTGTGGTGCAGTAGTTTGATTTGATGTGGGGCCCCCACCTGGGGGCCCCTTTTGTTTCTCGTCAATGCGCAAAGGTTTCTTTGAAGTAAAATAAAAACAGCACCTCTTACTTCAAGGAGAACGTCATGAAAGCCCTCGCATTGCTCTTCGTGGTCGGCGTCGCCCAAGCGCAGCCGTCTCTCGTCAGTGTCGTCAAAGCCCGCCAAATTCCGCCCCAGGTGTTTCAACAGGCGGCCCAGGAGGATGCCAATAGCGAGATGTTTTCCGTCGTCTGCAAGGGCACACCCTATGTGTGCACGAACAAACAGCCCGACAGTTTGACCACGTACATGGAGCTGACGAACAATCGTGAGAAGGCAACGTACTGCTACAAGGGCGTTCTCATGAAGAAGATGGAGTGTCAAAGTGCCATCATCGACAGGCCCGAGCGCCGCGACCAGGACTTGCACCCACGTAAGATCGACCCCAATGAACCCAACCATTGGGAGTACATGGCGCGAGTGGGACCTATGCCGCTTATGGGTGCTGCGGACTATGAGGAGCATCTGACAAAACTCTACTCCAAGGCGGTCGAGCCCTGCTACCGCGCCCAACTCAAGGGGATCGACGACGTCATCTTGTGGCTGGGCAGGGTCAACAAGAAAGGCAAGCTCGCCAAGACGTGGGTCGGCCCGAAGTCTCCCTTTGCGGATTGCCTGTCGAATAACCTGAAGGTGGGGATGACGATGGGAAAACCCCCAAAGTGGAATGACGGCGAGGTCAAGAAGGAGGGCTACCCCATCAAGTACGAGTGGAATCTCAAACTCCTGCGGGAGTACTGGGCTCAACAGGAAAAAGCCAAGAAGTAACCCCTCGAGCAAAGGACTTTCCTAGGGAAGTCCTTTTTCGTTCGCAAGTTCCGTGTTTGATGGGTGTCAACACCAAATTTCCTAGGAGTAATACAATCAAATTATTCTAAATCTCGGAGGTGAACATGAACATGAACCGAATAATCTTGTTGTCCTTCCTCGCATTTGGCATTGTGTTGTACACGCAAGGAATCTCGGTCCAAGCCAAAGCCCAAGTATCCCACAAGGCTTATTGATCGTGCGCGGATTTATCCTCCCCATCGTGTCAGTAGTTCTGGCCATTGCAGTGCTGGATCATTGCCAAATGGTGGACGGTCGTGCAATGGCCCATATCATCTACGCAATGGGCGAACATCTGGTAGAAAAGATGTTCTAATAGAGGACCTTCGATGGTGTCCTCTATTGCATTCTGGGCTTACCAGAGGTGCTCAGAGACCTCCGTATTGTGCGTACTATATGATCATTAGCAACGCCTTGGGTCACCTCTGAGATATTATTGAACTAACCTCAACAATAACCGAGGTTTTGATCGAAGTCAAATTGAAAGGAAACGATCCATGCGTATCATTGGTTGGATTCGTAAGGATGATTTCGCCGCTTGTGGCGCAACTGTACTGGAAGGCGTCGAGTTTGTAAAGAGTATGGGTAGGCCAGTCGCCGTGGTTGGCGCGAAGATATCCTGCTCGAAAGGCTGCGTTATCGCAGAGGGATACGAGCGTTCGAAGGTGAACGGCGTTGCCAAAGTTCTGCACGGTATGAAGACGAGCTGTGGTTGCCCGCTCATCTCTACGCTGAACGACAAGGACGGTGTAACCAATACATCAGGCGAGGAAGTACCGATCCGCTTCGTGGAGGAGAACGGCCAGTGGGTAGGCAAGACGAACGAGGGTTTCGATCAGCAATTCGTTCTCCATGACGAAGCAACAGGCGACATACTCATGCATCGTGGGTACAGCATCGAGTGCGAAGGCAGGGTCATCGAGGGCAGGACTGACGGCGAAGGCAAGACGGAGAGGATCGAGATGAGCGATCCGGCCAATATCAAGATCACCATCATGCCGGAAGGGGCCTAACATGGCCACCCCTCTGTTTGAACCCGTGGTCGTAAAGGCTGAGCTTACGCCCAAGTCAGACAAGACACCAATCAAGATCAAAGTTGGAAGGCCGCGTGGTACCGTGTACTGGGGCGGTGCCGGGTTGAACGGCTCGTACATCGCCGATCAGGTTGCATCGTTACAGGAAGCTGGCATCAAGCATGTGTGGGTCGGCAAACGCACGCAAGGTCAGATACGGGATGCCATTCGCTCTGCCTTAGACTTGCGCCTCAACACCGCTGGCAACGAGAAAACGTGGATGATTGAAGGGTTGGAGCAGGTGGATGCGGACCAATTTAACCTGATCGGCTACTCCTATGGCTCGTTGATGGCTGCGCATACAGCGATGGCGTACTCCCGTTTTCACCACATCGTGGACCACCTGGTGCTGATCGCTTCTCCGATCAGCAAAGACTTCCTAGGGAAGTTGCAGAACAACGGCAACATACGGCGCGTCATCGTCCTCAACCTAACGCATCATGGCGATCCGATTTATGCGGGTATGCCCCTGTGGAAGCTCTGGCTCTCTAAAGGCCAGCTCGAAGACGAGAACAAGCTGTCGCAAGACATTGCCGGCTTCGGCCACTTCTACTACAGACCGAACACTCGACTCGGACGCCAGCGGCGAAGGGAGCTCGCCAAGTACCTGTACGAGCAGGGGCTGCGATGAGGAGGCTACTCAATTTGGCGGCGGTGCTAGGCGGTGCTCTTAGCATCATCGCTAGTCTCGACTACCTGAATGGCTTACTGCAATGGGGGTTGCAGACTAAGTGGCATTTTCAGTACGTTGGTGGCTGGGGTTTTCGCTTCCTCCACCACCTCGATTTTCTACTCATCGCGTTGCTCCTGTGGTTGCCATCAAAGCCCAAGCCAAGGATAGCCAACGCACTGTTAGTGGTGGGCATCTCGCTGTTTATACTCGCTGCAGTAATCGAGACGATTGTCTCGAAATATTATCCGTGAATGGAGGAAATCATGAAGTACTACGATCCTATGCCCCTCATGCTCGTGATGTTTGGCCCCCTTGCCCTGCTGACGCTGATGTGGCTGCCAACTCCACCTGCACCTGCAAAGGACTGACATGGAATTTTTTGTCGGCTTCCTCTGTGTATTTGGTGGACTTCTATGGCTGCTTGACTGGCTACGAGGAAAGTGTCCGCCTCCTACTAAACCACGGAAAGGTCACTTCCTTACTGATTGACCTGTATCAACTGTTGGATCCTCTTACAGGAGCCTAGTGAGATAGGCTCCTGCGCATCTTCTGGGCCCTCCTGAGGTGCTCAGAGACCTCCGTACGACAATCACATAAACATACACATTCATCAGGTCGAAGTTTTCTGAGCACCTCTGGTGCGCTACAATATCATTTCTAATTTCTTTTAGGAAATGATCATGTTCCAGAAAGCTCGACACTTCAAGTGGTACGCTACCCATGTTGGCCACCACTATCGCGAGTGTCACCGGGCCTACCACAACGAGCGTCATATCCAGGACATCTTCTGCATGGCGCAGAACATGAACCTACCGCTGTCAGACGAACAAGTTCTAGCCCTCATGTACCACGACATCGTGTACATTCCAGGGACTACACTGAACGAAGAGTTGTCGGTGATGTTGATGAAGACCCACGTCGCCCAGAACGAAGATGACTTCAACGATCTGTTCCCAAATACCAACATCAACGCCATCGAACAGATCATCTTAGACACCAAGACCCACAAAGCCACCATCCAAGAATCCGAGCTGGTTCTGGACTTGGACATGGCGATCTTGGCTGCGAAGCCCGCACGATACGAGAACTACAAGAACGAAATTCGCCGTGAGTTTATCCAGTTCAACAATGATGCCTACGTCGACGGTCGTTGCACCTTCCTTCAAGCTGCACTGCAGTCCAGGATTTTCATCACAAAGGAATTCGAAAAGATGGAAGTGCTGGCGAAGGAAAACATCAAGTGGGAACTTGCCCAGTATGGTGAAGCATGATCATCACAATGGAAGGCAGCAGCGCGGCCAAGCGCAAGTTCCTCCATGGCTTCGCCCACATGTTGGCCATAGAGTTGGAGATCGACCACTTCGACAATAAGGTGATCATCTACGTCAAGAAAGACCTTCGCAAGGATCGAGGATACGCTGGTGTTTCAGGGCTGCTGAATGGGACGTGTGGTGTTGGTCTGGATTCAAAGCTGGGCTTTGAGCGAACGATGTCCACCCTTGCTCATGAGATGGTCCACGTCAAGCAACTCCTCGAGGGAACGCTGAAGGTAGAGCGGGATGATGGCAAGGACATCTTCATCTGGAAAGGTGAGGTCTTCAAAACGGAGGGCCTTCTCTACGTGGATCGCCCATGGGAGTTGGAAGCCTATTCGCAGCAGGAAGTCCTTGTGAAGCGAATCACTGGCAAAATTTGCGGTGAAGACCAGGTCAAAGTTTCTTAACGCACATAGAAGAGCTACAATACAACATGACTACTGCAAATGAACTCTACGCCCGCTCAACATCGGACAAGACCACCAAGTATCTGCCGCTCCACACTCTTGTGGGCTGCTACTACAACTTCATCCCTGAAGTTGGCTTGGAAAGCTACGAACTGAATGAGATGGCATCGCCTCTCGTCGAGGTTCGAAACATCTTTGATTTCGACTTCGACTACCGCAGGATCTGGCGTCTGTCCACCGTGTGGTTCGAGGGTTCGCCAGTGATGATCGTCCAAAACGCTGGTCGTGAAGGTGATGATCACTCAGTACGGTTCATCACCGATGAAGTGCAATATCGCAAGATGATCGAGCACATCATCGCACTGAAACCAGTCGTGATCGAGGAAGTGGAAGACATCATCAGCGCTGACGAAGACATGGGCGACAAGCTCACTCGCTTCTACGGCAATGAGCTGGATGGTCACTTCGCCCGGTACACGTACTAAAGGAGAATAAGAATGACACAACCCTACACTGAGGCAGTTCGAAGGTTCGAATCCTTCTTCTCGAAGTTCAAGGAGACGGATCTGTGGGCCAACATGAAGGCCACGGTTGAGAACTCGCCATGGCATCGTGAAGCGAACGTCGCTGTCCACACCAAAATGCTGAATCGCTGGTACATGGAAAATCTGGCCATCCACCGTTCGGATCGCCAACGCCTGCTGACCTTGGTCGCAAACACCTTCCATGACGTGGGCAAACCGCCTTCTGAAATCCAGAAGTATTCCGAAGCACGCGGTAACTATCGTGCCTACCATGGTCATGAGCAGATTTCGGCTCGTGTCTGGGTGGACTACGCAACTCAGAACATGGAGTTGGTGAAGGAGCTGCTGGGCTTCACGTTGCAAGATGTCTCGAATATCGCGATGATGATCGAGTATCACGTCCCCTTCGATCTGAAGAACAAGGACAAGCGTCGTGCTCTGAAGACCGCCCTCATGCAACGCCTGGGTGAAGTTGGCCATCGTGCCTGGTTGGACTTGCTGTTGAGCGATCAACACGGTCGAGTCAGTGATGATCAAGCAGAGAAGTTGGCTCGTGTCGACGAGTGGATGAAGGAATGGGAGCTGGTCGAATGGCAATGAGAAAGTCTGGTAAGTTCTGCGAAGAACATGGCGGCACTGTCCAAGGCTATGACAAGTTCTGGCTTTGTGATTCGTGCGCCATCATCGGCTACAACAAGTGCACCAAATGCGGCGGCAACGCTAGGGGTTTCGGCGAAGCAATGTTCTCAATGGTTGGCTGCGAAGACTGCGATGAGAGCGTAAGCGGTGTGGGTGTGAATACGCGCGAACTTTGGAACCAAGGCGTGCGTGGTAACGTAGATAGGAAAGACAATGAATAAAGTAGCCTACCTGTTGATCGGCCCTTCGGGCTCCGGCAAATCCTCCTTCATCGAACAGCTGAAGGTTGATCATGCGGGTCAAGACGTTGGTGTGTTTTCGTTGGACACCTGCCGTCTTGCCTACTACGCCTTCCATGCCACTGAACATGGTGTGATGTGCGGAGGTCCCGATCTCCGCTACATGAAGTTCGACTTCCCGACTGGCCGCGAAGAAGCGGTGGACTTTTACCGCAAGGCGTTCGACTTCTGCAATGAGGCGGGTGCTGACTTCTCCAATTTCGTTACTACCTCGTGGCTGCAAGTCCGTGATAACAACGACGTGGTGATCGTGGACAATACGAACGTCACCCGCAAATCGCGCACTCGTTGGGTAAACGATCTGAGGAACGCCCGAACTGCTGGTCAGTTCGGCTTCCACATCGTAGCAGCAGAGTTCCAAACTCCTCTGCGCATCCTCAACGATCGCCAAGCTACTCGCGCTGACAAGAGTATCCCATTCAGCGCGCTGACCACTCAGTACTTCCGCCAAGAAGCCGCCCTGTTGGGTAGTGAGTGTGATGAAGTTCGCGTTATCAACACCGTCCCTGACGCCGAGTATCTGCCTGGCATCATGACGCTTGCCCTGATGAAGTGGAATAAGTACGTCAACGACCAGCAGAACAAGGAGAAGAAGTAATGTGTGATCACCATGAGGACGTAGAAGACGATCAAGGACCGTGGCAGGTGGACGTCTGGCGCAGACTAGAAGGTCCACTGGTCGTCCTTCAATCACATGACTTTGCTCACGACGTAGCGTTAGTCGTGAACGGAGATTTTGCTTGCCACGAACAAGCGTTACAATATGCTCACATGCTGGCGACGAGAATGAACGCGATGCCAGGTGTCCGCCCTTTTGACTGGAGAAAGAGACGTGACTAAGAAAATGATTGACGTCATTGCGCGCGATGACGTCAAGTACGCACTCAACGGCAAGCTGAAAGATGCTCTAAAGGAAATCCAAACCCTCATCGAGGAGCATGGTGAGGACGCCACCCTTGACATCGACAGAGAGTGCGAGGCGTATTCTGATCACTACTACGCCTACGCTCGAATCTACGTCAAGAGGGAAGAGACGGACCAAGAGTTCGCGACCCGTCTTACAAAGGAAGCGAAGCGTAAGGCTGAGCGGGTAGCAAGGGACAAGGCAGAATACGAACGACTGAAAAAGGAATTCGGAGAATGATGAACATCGCGATCACTGGTGGGATTGGCGCAGGCAAATCCACCATCGTCAAGCAACTGGAACAACTCTATGAAGGAGCCAACTTCTACTCAATGGACAAGTTCGTAGATGAACTGTACACGGAGCAGGGATGGTTGGACTGGCTGTACGAAAAGTTTCAAACCACTGATCGAGAAATCGTCAGTAAGTTGGTCTTCAGTGATCGCGAGATTCGCAACATGGTTAATCTCCAGTCCTCACTTAAGATTGGCATGAAGTTGGGTAAGGCGCTGTCGATGGAGGGAATGAACTTCGTCGAGTTCCCGTTACTCTTTGAAACCAACATGCAAGGTGAGTTTGACTTGGTCGTCCACATCACTGCGTCATTCGACACCCGCGTTGATCGCGTGGTCGCACGGGGTAAGAAGAGCAGGGTAGAAGCCATGTCTGTTATCGCAAACCAGATGAGCGAAGAGAAGAAGATGGAGATGGCCGACATTACCGTCGACACCACCTCATCCACTCCAGAAGAATGTGCCGAAGAAATTAGTGACGCGATCTACGAATACCTTGTGGGAGAACACGAATGAGCATCGCAGTAGTTAGTGGGTCGTTTGATCCCATCACACTAGGCCACATTCACGTTATCAAGGAAGCTCAGAAGATGGCGCATGAGGTTATCGTCTTGGTGGCTGACAACCCTGACAAGAAGTACTTCTTCGATCATGACGAGCGCTACGACTTAGTGGTGGATAGCATCAATGAACAGCTTGGGCTGACTGGTATTACCATTGCTTTCTTGCCAGAGAACACATTCACTGCCAACGTCGCAAAGCAATTCGGCGCGGACGTTATTGTTCGCGGTCTGCGAAATGTTGTGGACTTTGAGTATGAGCATGGGCAGCAGATGGTAAACTTTGCCATTGAGCCAGAGGTTTCGACTGTCTTCGTCATGCCACCTCCAGACCTCGTCGCCGTGTCCAGCTCGATGATCCGTGGTATGGTCAAGATCAATGGTTGGGAAAAGGTGGCGAAGAAGTACCTGCCTAAGGCCGCGCTGAAAGCACTGAAAGCAAAAGTCAAATGAACTGGATCGACGTTAAGGACGGGTACCCCACAAAGGATGGGATGTTGGTAGTGGTGTTTGATCCACAAAACCATCCTACTGTCTGGCCTGCTAAATGGGACGCCAAGAACAGAACGTTTGACTCGAACGGTGGATGGTTCGAGCGGGATGAGGTCACGCATTGGATGCCACTTCCTCCACCTCCCAAGAGTAAGGAATGGTTGGAAGGGTTTAAGGCTGCAGAACATGACGACACCCATAACGACTTCACCCACTGCCCTTACCAACCCACTTCGCCATGGACCTACCCTGATGGGCATGCAGGCCCTCCAACCAAGCAGGCAGTTGAGTGGGAAGCTGGGTATGACTATCGCATGTTCGAATACAACAAGATGTCCATTCAGTTAGAGATCTCGATTGACACTGGCAATGGCGTAATCAAAACCGTCTTTTGAGGAGTAAGAACGCAAATGCTACCATGCCCAACATGCGGCGAGAACAAGCAAATCATCTCGCATACCAACTATCCCGGTGAGCGCCGCGTTATCTGCAACTACCTAAATGGTGGATGCGGGACTGCGACAGCTGCTGGTGATAGCGATGACGAAGCAATCACGAAATGGAATCGACGCCCAGGAGATCCAGCATGATCAACCCCTTCACTTTGAAGTCTCGTGGCTTCTTTGAGAAGCTGACTCGCCCTGCAACTGAAGAGGAGCGCATCGGCGAACGCAACAACGCAATCCTAGGCTACACCATTCTTCTCACGCTGCTTGGGTTAGTGGGCGTTGGTCTGTGGTCTGTTGGCAAATTCTTGGTGTCTCTAATATGAGGACAGGAATTCGACTCTACCAACCACTCACCTCTTCAGGGAAGTATGTGTGCTTCAACTGTCGACTCTGTTTCCATCGTCCTCATCACAACACGAAGGATCATGAGTGTACGACTTGCCGCAGGAAAATGTTGTACGCGGGCTCTGCCTTCCGCGCTCCTCGTCGAAATGACAAGAAGGAATGGGCAATGTTGGAAGTGTTGATCCGCGATGGAGTGAAGTTTCATTACTATGGCGGGTATGGTATAATGCCTTCTAACAAAAACGAAGCGAAGAAGCAGCGATCGCGACGTAAGAAACAACCTGTATTAGCACGCAGAACTTCTTCTGGAAAGCGCGTTCTACTCAAGCGAGTACCAATCAACATGGAAGATTGGAGGGCTTGGACGATGAATTGGGGAAACAACCTTTACATCGTCGAACAGTAAATCCCAACAGTTTTTCTAAGCAACTCGTTGGAGTATAATTACTCCATCAACTCTACAACGAGTTGCATATCTTTTCCCTTCCGATGCCATATCGATCTCCCTGATCGATGCCTGTTGTAAGTCCCATATAAATAGTCTTGTACGAAGCACTTCGTACGACCTTTGACTGTTTCATTTTCTCGTTTATACCTTTTAGGAGTTTTACAAATGGCTAAGTTTAATCTCGACGCTCTGAAATCCGCATTCTCGCAAAAAGCCGCAGGTGGCGGCGGTGGCGACCAAACCTGGAAACTGTTCTATCCGTTCTGGAAGATGCCTGACGACTCGATCGCAGTCGTACGTTTCCTGCCTGACCTTGACGAGTCCAACTCCCTGGGCTTCCTCGTCGAAAACCTCCAACACGAACTGACTATCAACGGCGAACGCAAGAAAGTTCCTTGCCTGTCGATGCACAACGAGCACTGCCCTGTATGCGATCTCTCGCGTAAGTACTACGATGAGAAGAACGAAGAACTGGGTAAGAAGTACTACCGCAAGAAGTCGTACATCGGTCAAGTCATCGTGGTTGAGTCGCCAATCGATCATGACCAAAACGCTCTGGTGAAACTCATCGAGTTTGGTCCGAAGATCTTCAAGCAGATCCAGTCGGCTTTCCAGTCGGGTGACCTGGAAGAAGCACCGTTCGAACTGAAAGGTGGCTACAACTTCCGTATCAAGAAGACCAAGTCCGGTCAATACGCCGACTACGGTACTTCCTCCTTCGCACCGAAGCAGTCTGACCTCGACGACGAAGTCATCGAAGCAATGACGCTGTACACGCTGAAGGACTACCGCACGAAGTACGTCGATCGTGCAACTGTCGAAGCGATGCTGATCGCTGATCAAACGGGTCAAGCCTTCCGCGAAAGCGATGGTGACGACACTCCGGCTCCTGCTCCTAAGGCTGCACCGAAAGCTGCACCGAAGGTCGAAGCTGAAGATGCACCGGCATCTGAAGCTCCTGCAGAAGGCGGCGCTAGCAAGTCCTCTGTCCTCGAAGCTCTGCGTGCACGAGCACGTGCTCAGCAGAACGGTTAATTAAGACCGTAGGAGGAGTAGGTTCTCTACTCCTCCATTCCCTCCCATAGTTTTGAGACAATCCATACATGACACTTTCCTTTCTAAAAGATTTTAAGAAGGCGGTAAACAAACTCGACTCGGTACTGGTAGGCATTGGTCGTCCGCAAGAATGGCTCACCACCGGTAACTACGCGCTCAATTACATCCTCACTGGTGATTGGAACCGCGGCATTCCGCTGGGTCGTTCGGTGGCTTTCGTCGGTCCTTCAGGCTCTGGTAAATCCTTCCTTACGTCGAACGCCATTAAGCACGCACAACTTGCTGGTTATCACGTCCTCGCTCTCGACTCCGAGAATGCTCTGGACATGGACTACCTCGGTAAGATCGGCGCCAAAGTTGACGAAGACAGCCTAACCTATGCAAAGGTCACCACCATTGAAGACGTCAACTCGGTCTGCGCTGAGTTCTTCAAAGGCTACGTCAAAGCTTACGGCAAAGACAACCCTGACTCTCCTCGTATCCTCATCATCCTTGACTCCCTCGCAATGCTGGCTTCGACCACTGAGATGGAGAACTACGAAGGTGGTGGCGTGATTAAGGGTGACCAAGGTCAGCTGGCAAAACGTCGTAAGGCAATGCTGAAGCTGATTCACGGCCAACTGGCTATGCTGCCTATCTCGTTCGTCTTCACCGACCACGTCTACAACCAAGACGTTATGATGGGCGACGGAGCATGGGCTATCACCAACTCGGTTAAGTTCTTCCCTTCGATCATCGGCCTCGTCACTAAGCTGAAGCTGAAAGAGGGCACTGAGGTTGTTGGTGTTCGTATGCGAGTTGAAGCTTACAAGTCGCGCTTCACCAAAGCAAGCGGCAAGATCGAGCTGGAAGTTCCATATGGCAAGGGTATGAGCCCCTTCACCGGCCTGGTTGATCTGCTGGAAAATCTGGGCGTCATCGTCAAGTCCGATGTCCCTGGTAAGAAGCAAGGTTGGATGATGTCCAACGGCCCGATCGACGGTGAAGTCTACTTCTTCCGTCCGAACGAAATGACTCACGAAGATGCTGCTAAGCTCTTCAAACACCCGAAAGCCGCCTGCTACTCTATGGATTCAGGCGAAGAAGACGAACTGGCCAAACTGCTGGCCTCTGACAAGGACGAAGAATAATGCAACATCTGACTATCGAAGTAGTAACTGGCGGCTTCCTGCTTTCCTACACTGAAGCTAAAGGCGATTCATACGACATCCAACGTGAAGTCTTCACCTCGCAGTCAAAACTGACGAAGCGTGTCAAAGAGCTGCTGGACGGCTACGCCGGTACCGAAGCTAAGGATGGCGAGTAACCGTAGAGCCGTCACATACTGCGCTAGAGCAAAACTTCTCAGCCTCTTAGGAGGCGAGAAGCGAGCAGTAATCTTCAAGACACCCCCACTTGGATCCCTTGAAATCCTCTTCTTAGACGATGCGCCTAAGGGAGACTGGGTGTTCTTGGAGATGTACCCGCGAATTTATGCTGACGCAGCAACATACAAGCGGTTAGGAACGGAGTCATCCATTGACTTCGATTTCGACACCCAAGAATTCATCATTAAGAGAGACGCATGAGTTTCATCCTCACATTGGAAATGGACAAGCTCGAGCAGATCCTCGAGATCCTTCCCAAGTATGAACAAAAAGTGAAAGATGCAGAAGTCGTCTTTGAGCTGGAAGGTCGTAAGCTTGAAGAGATCGCTCGTACTCTCCCGCATCACCAACAAAACTACGGTCGTGCTTATCAGGAAATGAAAGCACTTGCTGAATGGCTGCAGAACGTCAAAGAGAAAGAGACAGCAAAGCTCTGGAAAAAGTACGTTGAAGGCTATCCAAAACAGCTAAGCACTCGCGACATCCAAGCGTACATTGCTGGAGAGAAAGTGATCGTTGAGTTGAACCAAATCATCATCGAAGTTGACCTCACTAAGAACCATCTGTACGAAATTACGGAGAACTTGAGGAACATGGGATGGATGGTTGGACACATCACAAAGCTGCGTGTGTCTGAGCTGCAAGAGACCGTGCTGTAATTTTGGCTGCCAATCTTCGGGTTGGCAGTTTTCGTTTGAACGTTTAATTTTGAATCTACATGACTAAAACGTGTACCCTCACCGTTAAGGACGAGGTCTGGTGCTACTTCTCCGGTCTCGCCCCTGAACATATTGAATCCCTCTTCAAAGAATTCGGCGTCTTTGTTGATGGCTACTTCTTCATGCCCCTGTACAAACTTGGTCGGTGGGATGGTAAGATCCACTTCTTCGAGCGCACAGGCAAGACCTACGTACGACTGCTGGACAAGATCCTTCCCTTCATTGACAAGTGGGGATACGATGTCAACCTAGTCGACAACCGTAGGCCTGTTAAGCACCCAACCGTTCCTGGTAAGCTGGTTAGCTTCGATAACATCGGCATCTGCACGCAGGCCGAAGGTGGCGACATCATGGGATTAGTTGAGGTTAAGCCGGGTGTCCAATTTAAGCTGCGTCCTTATCAGCATGAGTGTGTGATGAAGGCGGTGGAAGCGGGCAGTGGCTTCATCATCGCGGGTACTGGTGCAGGCAAGACCTCCATCACAGCTGGTATCTCCCACATCTATGGTGAGATGGGATATCGCGTCATCACGATTGTTCCTTCCTCTGACCTAGTTGATCAAACCGCTTCGTGGTACGAGCTGCTGGGCATGGACGTAGGCGTGTACTCTGGCACCGACAAGAACATCAATAAGACGCACGTCGTTGCTACGTGGCAGGCCCTTCAATACAACCCAGAGATCATGGAGAACTTTGACGTTCTGATCTGGGATGAAGCGCACGGCATCAAAGCGTCGGTCGCTCAAAAGCTAATCAACGAGCATGGCAAGAACATCGCCTTCCGCTTTGGTGTGACTGGTACTCTGCCTAAGGGTGAGGCCGATCAATGGAGCTTGTTTAGCTCGATTGGTCCAGTGCTGAAGGAAATCCCTGCTAAGTGGTTGATGGATAATGGCTACCTTGCAAAGGTTGAGATTCAGCCAGTGGAGTTGGATGAGACCTACATCGACGAAGAGTTCCCTGACTACTCGTCCGAGCGTGCCTTCCTCACCAAGTCTCCAGCTCGAATGGAGAAGATCGCCGACATCATCATCTCACAGTGCGCTACCAACGGCAACACCCTTGTGCTGGTGAATAGCATCCCATTCGGTGAGAAGCTGGCCTCCCTCATTAAGGGCGCAGTCTTCCTCTATGGTGAATCACCAAAGGACCTGCGTAAGGAGCACTACGACATGTTCGAAGAGCATGACGACCTCATCGTCATCGCATCCTCGGGTATCGCATCGACTGGTATCTCCATTGACCGTGTCTTCTGCCTAGTCCTCGTTGATGCGGGCAAGTCGTTCATTCGAGCCATTCAGTCTATCGGCCGTGGTCTCCGTATGGCAGACGACAAGAAGAATCTGAAAGCAGTGGACATCTACTCCAAGCTGAAGTGGAGTAAGAAGCACGCAAAAGAACGGGACAAGTACTACAAGGAAGCGCAGTATCCGGTCCTCAAGAAAATTTCAATGAAGGTGAAACAATGATTATCACACTATGCGGTAGTGCCAAATTTGAATCCGATTTTAAACACTGGAATGAAGTGCTGACGTTGGCAGGGCATACAGTATTTTCGTTAGCAGTTTATCCCAGTGATAAAAATGGGGTGAAATGTTGGTACAGTGACGAAACAAAAATTGCGCTTGACGTGGCGCATAAGCGTAAGATAGCCGCCTCTGATGTCGTTGTTATTTTGAACAGGGACGGCTATTATGGTGACTCAACACGGAGTGAAATCGAGTATGCGCAAGAACATGGAAAGGCAGTTTATTGGTTGGTTCCTCCGTGTTCAGACTCCAACGATGTGCAATCGCTGCTATAAGTAAGGTTCCAGTTTTTCTTCGATTGAGGAAGGGGTATAATATTCATGTAGTAACTCCTTCCTCAGCCGTAGCCTATCGGCTTCACGGCAACTCCAATACGTGAGACTCAACTTCAGCCATTTTGGCTGGGCTACTGCTATGAACAAGAAAGAGAAAGAAAACATTGCGCTTCTCTACGACTATCGAATCGTGGAGTGGGACCCTTTAGAGATTGAAGACCCGTATGGCTACGTCATCTACCGCAAAGGAGCTGAAGCCATCCTCAATCGCCTCTTAACCCAACACTGGAAAGAAATGGATCAATACAAAGAAGTCGAAGTCCCTGCGACCGACAAAGAGCTGGAAGACGTTCGCGCTTTCCATCAGAAGTTTGGCTTCATCGACAGCGGACGTATACCTGTCATGGTCACTAAGCGTAAGCTGCGTGAGCGAGCAGAATGTCTGCAAGAAGAGCTGGACGAATTCAAGATGGCCATCGAAAGCCAAGACTTCGCTGAGCAGGCGGACGCACTGATCGACTTAGTCTATTTCGCCAAGGGCACTGCCGTTATCATGGGTCTGCCGTGGGAGAAGCTATGGGATGACGTACAACGCGCTAACATCTCCAAGGAACGTGGCATCACAAAACGCGGTCACGCATTCGACGTCGTCAAACCAGAAGGTTGGCAAGCACCGAATGGTCTGCGCATTCTAACCGAAGCTGGTTACGATCGTCGCTACTTCGAAAGCCACGGTGTCATCAACGAGAACCTCTGCACCGATGACATGAAGCGCGTTTACTTTGGTAACGTGAGCAGCAATCCAGCAGAGATCAAGCTGGTTCGTTTCACCGCGAACTACGAAATTACGCCTGACGCGGAAGGAAGCAACTAAATGCTGGTATTGGCTGACTACGGCAAACCGTACGTGATCGACAGTCTGACTGCTCCGGTGGTGATTCGTCATCACTGGATCTTCAACGCTCAAATCACCGACTTCATGCTGCAACACATCACCTACCTTGAGGAAACGACGGGTGCTGCGGTGAAGCTGCGTGTGAACAACTCCGAATTCTGGGTCCCTGCTACTTGGCAGATCCTAGTCACTGATCGCGACACCTACCAGCTCGACACCGTTTCGGTTCAAGCATGCAGTAGCTCGAAGCATATCGCCTTCGTGTTCGCGCCAGATGAAATGAACCTTCGTACCCTCGACATCGACGTGGTTGATTACGTTGAAGACATCTCCCTTGTCCATCCAATGATCAACAAAGGTCAAGCATTGGTCCATCCTGTTGGTCCAGGTCAAGGCGTTGGCAAGACCCTCCAATTGTCGGTTGTGATTGGTCCGCACGACCTCTACAAGCACCTCACCAACAAAGTCGTAGGCGACATTACGGGCTAGTGTAGGATACTTCATTCATCGAGTTCTCTCCGGGGTCATGATAAATACCCTATCAAGAATAAGGAGAGAACAAGATGAAGTATCCAGAAGGATTCGTCAAAGCATTTAATCATGCGATGCTTTACGAGATTGGGGCTTTCTTTAACCCAGCTGATCCTGACGTAGTCGCTGGTCGTATCTCAACTCGAGAGCAGCGACAGAAGGTTGGTTATGTGAACATTCCAAATGACCGCGGCGGTGAGACGAAGTATGGTGTAGCGCAGAAGGCTAACACCGACGTCAACGTCAATGCATTGAACTTGGATGGTGCAATGCAGGTTTACTTCACCAACTACTGGATGCGTGGCAAATGCGATGCTCTTCCATATCCATTGGCGTTGATCCATTTCGATGGCTGCGTCAATCATGGAATTGGTCGTGCCAACAAGTTCCTCCAGCGCTCCGTCGGGGCAGTCGAAGATGGTCAAATTGGACCCAACACCCTGCGTGCAATAGCGAATGGTAATCAACGCGACATGATCACCAAGATTTCGCAATACAGATCGGCCTTCTACAACTCTATTGTAGAGCGAGACCCATCCCAGAAGATGTTCTTGGTTGGATGGACTCGGCGAATTAACGAAGTAACCGACTTCACACTCAAATCCCTGTAATTCTACGTCAAGGGGCGACCCAAAATCGCCCTTGCGGCCCTCGTTTTCCCTGGTTGAAGTTAATTTAGCTGGGTCGAAATAGTATAATTTCATGTAGCAAAATAATTGGAGAACAACACACATGACGCAAGCAATGTACGTCATCAAGCGAAATGGAGAAAGGGAACTTCTCGAACACGAAAAATGGTCAGCACAAATCGCAAAAGTTTGCGAAGGCATTGATGGTGTATCCACCTCGATGATTGAGATCGCCGCCAAGGCGAACTTCTATGATGGTATGCCAACTCGCGAGCTCGATCAAATGGCACTTCGTGCTATGATTGACCTCATCGATGAAGAAGAGCACCCCGAAATCGGCAACGTCAATTACCAGTACGCCGCTGGTAAGCAGCGAATCTCAATGCTGCGCAAGGACGTTTACGGTACCTACACTCCCCCACGCCTGTATGACATCGTAAAGAAGAACGTTGAAAATGGCTTCTACACCCCTGAACTACTCACCTGGTACACTGAAGCAGAATGGGATCAAATTGAGAAATTCGTTGACCATGACAAAGACGAAAACCTCCCTTACGCAGCAGTTGACCAACTCATTGAAAAGTATCTTGTTCAAGATCGCACTAAGTCTGGCTCTGTAGTTGAGACCCCACAAGTCCGCTATGCAGTTGCGGCCGCAACTGCATTCCACGCAGAGACAAAGGATCGTCTTCGTTGGGTGCGTGACTTCTACAACTCCTCCAGTGACGGCCTCTTCACCTTGGCTACGCCAGTTCTGGCTGGCCTGGGTACCAAGACGAAGCAATTCTCCTCTTGCGTTCTTATCAAGTCAGATGACACGCTGAAGTCGATCTTCGCATCTGGCCAAATCATGGCTGACTACGCTGCAAAGCGAGCAGGTATTGGTTTGGATATCGGTCGTCTCCGTCCGCTGGGCGCGCCTATCCGCGGTGGTGAAGTCAAACACACAGGCATGGTTCCGTTCCTGAAGAAATGGTTCGCTGACCTTCGCTCGTGTTCACAAGGCGGTATTCGTAACGCATCCGCAACTACGAACTTCCCATTCTGGCACGCACAAGTTGAAGACCTTCTGGTGCTGAAGAACAACCAAGGTACTGACGAGACCCGCGTTCGTCACCTGGACTACTGCGTTGGTGTCTCCGCTCTGATGTGGAAGCGATTCTACCGTCAAGGCGTCATCTCTCTGTTTGACCCGAACGAAGTACCCGATCTGTACGAAGCCTACTACCGCGACTACGACTACTTCGAGCATCTGTACGAAGAGTACGAGCAGCGCAAGGACATCAAGGTCAAGCAGATTCCTGCAGAGACCTACGTTAAAGACCTCTTTAACAAAGAGCGCAGCGACACTGGTCGCTACTACGTCTTGAACGTGGACAACGTGGCAAAGCAGGGTCCGTTTGTTCCGTCGATCCACCCAGTGTACATGACCAATCTCTGCACTGAGATCATGCAGCACACTCGTCCTTTCCAGACGATTGATGATCCAGACGGTCGTATCGCTCTTTGCACGCTAGGCAGTTTGAACTGGGGTTGCTTCCGTAATCCAGAAGACATCAAACGTCCAGCAGTTGTATTGCATCGTGCGCTGCACAACCTTCTGCAGTACCAAGACTTTCTGTCCGTCCATTCTGAACTCCACAACAAAGAGTTCGAACCGCTGGGCATCGGCATTACCAACCTTGCTTACTGGCACGCCAAGCGCAAGATGAAATATGGTGATGCAGACGCACTGGCTGAAGTCAAGCGTTGGATGGAACACCAGGCCTTCTATCTGACCGAAGCATCTGTGATGCTGGCTAAGGAGAAAGGTCCTTGCGAAATGTCTTCGAAGACTCGCTACGGCCAAGGCATCTTCCCATGGGAGCTGCGCGCTGAAGGCGTCAACGAACTGACTGACTTCACTCCTTCGGAAGATCTGGATTGGGAAGGTCTGCGTGAGAAGCTGAAGATGTACGGCATCCGCAACGCAACGCTGATGGCCATTGCTCCAGTCGAATCGTCTTCGGTGGTTATCAACTCGACGAACGGTATCAACCTCGTCAAGCAGCTAATCATCATCAAGGAATCCAAAGCGGGCGCATTCGCTCAAGTCGTTCCAGAATATCGCAAGCTGAAGAATCACTACCAGCTTTTGTGGGACCAGAAAGACTGCATCGAGTACATCAAGACCACAGCAGTTCTGCAAGTCTATGTTGACCAAGGCATCTCGTCTGACACCTACTACTCGCCTAAGTGGTTCCCTGAAGGTAAGATTCCTGTGACTCTGGTTCTGGGTAACTTGATGCGAGCGCACAAGTGGGGAGTCAAGTCCCACTACTACCACCTGGTCGATAAGCAAGGTGCGAAGGAAATGCTGCAGGATACTCCTCAAGCTCAAGTCGTAGAAGAGCTTGAAGAAGACGAAGGCTACTGCGAAAGCTGCGTGTTGTAAATAATGGAGAGGGTGAAAGCCCTCTCCTAACTCAAAGACGAATATGAATCGAGATTTTACTAAAGTTCCTGAATACTCCAAGCGTCAAATGTTCCTTGACCCTGCTGGTCAAGTTACCACCCAACGATTTGACGACTACGCTTATCCCAAGATTGCAAAGTTCGACGAGACCCAACGTGGTGCATTCTGGGTACCTGAAGAGATCACCCTTACTAAGGACAAGATCGACTTCAAGGAAGCATCGAAAGCTGTCCGCCACATCTTCACCTCCAACCTCCTGCGTCAGACCACACTCGACTCCATTCAAGGTCGTGCACCCGTTGCGATCTTTGCGCCAGTCTGTTCTGTTCCAGAACTGGAAGCAATGGTCACTACTTGGACTTGGTTTGAACAGATCCACTCGCGTGCTTACTCGCACATCATCAGGAACATCTACAACGTTCCTAAGGACGAGTTCAACAAGATTCACGACAACAGCGAAATCATGTCGATGGTTAGTTCCATTGGCGACTACTACGAAGACCTGCATCAGCTGAACTGCCGCAAGGAAACGCTGAAGCAGCTGAAGACGCAGAAGATCCAACTCAGCGCAGACATCGAGAAGGCTCTGTACGTGAGTGAGCACGAGCACATCAAGGCAATTTGGCTGGCGATGGTTGCTTCGTACGGTTTGGAAGCTATCCGCTTTACCGTCAGCTTTGCTACCTCATTGGCAATGGTTGAGAACAAGATCTTCATCGGCAACGGAAACGAGATCGCACTGATTCTCTCTGATGAAATGCTGCACGTGGACTGGACATCCTACATTCTCAACACCCTCGTCAAAGACGATCCACGCTTCGCTCAAGTCGCTCAAGAGACGAAGAAGGAATGCCTGGACATGCTGCTCTCCGTTATCGACGAAGAGAAGGGCTGGGCCAAGTACCTCTTCAAAGAAGGCAGCGTCATTGGTATGAATGAGCGCGTGATGGTAGGACTGGTTGATTGGACTGCCCAAGGTCGACTGAAAGAAATCGGTCTTAAGTATGATGCAGGCGTCAAGTCCACTCCAGCACCATGGTTCAACAAGCACATGAACTCCAACAAGAAGCAAACTGCACTGCAAGAAAACGAGTCCGTCGCTTATGTCATCGGCTCCATGACCAACGAAATCAACTACAACGAACTCCCGGAATTCTAATCATGAAATTTACTGTCTACTCCAAACCTTCCTGCCCACAATGTGACAAAGCAAAAGACCTGCTTAACAAGAAAGGCATCCAATACGATGAGGTGATCGTGGATGTCGGCCAAGAGAAAGTCGAAGGTGTCACCTACATCACCGCGCCAGAACTGAAAGCGAAAATCCCTACTGCGAAGAGCGTCCCACAGATCGTGCTGGATGGTACAGTGATTGGTGGCTTCCCTGATCTGCAAAAACTGATCGGCACATAATGGGCTGGCTCAGTGATCTGAGCGAAGACCAGCTTAGGTGGTTCAATGAAGGTATTGACCACCATCCTCTTCCTCTAGAGGATTGCCCGTACGAAGTTGGTAGCGAAGCTTACAACCATTTCGAAGAGGGATGGTGGCTGATTGACGACGGGTTTTGAATCCAAAAGGAGTCTTCGGACTCCTTTCTTTTTGCTCCGGATCCGGCCATCAGGATAAATACTCAATCTTGAATACCCACATATTGCAGAATGAGTACTTCTATGGTTACGATAATGGGCTTCACCTTCAACCTGTATGGCGCCATCATTGGTGGTCTCCTGCTATTTTTGGCGGGTGCTTTCTGGCGTGCGAACAAAAGGGGCCACCTCAACTGGACCGACATGATCACCAGGGATGGGAACAAAGTCAGCGCGACGAAAGTTCTCCAGCTCGTAGGTGGTATCGTCGGAACTTGGATCATGATCCAAATGACACTCAACAACACCCTCAACTGGGATTTGTTCGCCATCTATCTCGGCTACGTTGCTTCGATTGATGGATTTAGCAAGCTAGTCCTTGCCAAGTACGGCGCACCAGGTGATGCATACAAGACGCAAGACAGTATAGACCGCACAACTCCACCTGCACCTAAAACACCGGAGTAAAAGAAGGCCCCTAACACCATCCCGCGCAGTGTTAGGGGCCTTTCTTCTTAGCGATTGTTGTGGTCTCTGATGATGCTCCAAAACTTTGCAACACCTGATGGCATGTAAGCCTTGAAGCGGTAGTCTTGAACGATCACGTGCGACGGACCAAGTCTAGTCGCAGGAACGATTGTACCATTGTGGAAGCGAAGTTCCAGAGTCTGCGCCTTGTGCCAAGTACCCCACATTGGGTTCTGCTTGTAGGTGTAACCAACTTCAACAACGTCTGCCATTGGAGTAGGATCGCGTTCACCATCCCTGCCCATGTAGTAGAGCTTGCCCTTGCGTTCGTGTGCAAAGCGAAGCAACGAACCGATGAAGTCTGGATCCACTCTCTCACCCTTCTTCAAGCGCTTGACTCGTGGGTCGTAGCCAGTATGTCCATACAGGTCGTCCTTCGACGGAGTTGCCATTGACCTGCGCAGCTCAAGAGCTTCAGGAGATAGGTTAGATTCGCCGGGTCGAGGACGTCTCGTTGCCTTCATCCTTGGCGCAGTCAGATCATCCTCATTGGGAGGTTGTTCTTTTCGTGGTAGACGATAGACGGTTTTTCCATCCTTGTCTACGTACTTCTTCGCCTCGTCAGAGGCCTCGAGTAGTTGTAGGAGATTCATTTGGTGATCCTATAAAATGGGTATTTATCTGAACCCAGTTTTAACGTGATCCACCAAATGCTACAATAATACACTTCTACAAAATCCCTCCCACATGAAACTCAACGACCCCAAAGTAGGGACGTACGCGGCTGTTCGCGTGCTTGAGCCTACCAACAAAAAGCTGAGCGAGTTCCTGAAGTTCCATGGCATCCCAACCACCCTCAACTCGAAGGAACATCGGCGCCATGTCACCCTACTCTACAGCCGTACTCACTTACCTGACTACGTTGCAGAGCCCGACTTCATGCACTACGCGTCCTTCCAAGGATACGAGCTGTTCGACACAAAGCCTGGTAAAGCGGATTCGACCAAATGTTTGGTGATGAAGTTGAATGCGCCAACCCTATCTGCTCGCCATGAGCAGCTGATGAGAGAACACCCAGCGACTTACGACTTTCCAACCTACAAGCCGCACATCACCCTCTCTTACAAAATCCCCTACAACTTCGACGTTGGCATCCTACCTCCGTTCAACGAAGTAGTTCTGTTGGGAGCAGAGTATGGTGAGGATTTGGATCTGGACTGGGAAAACAAATGAAGTACTTCACCATGATCTTGAAGGTGCCAGACGATTGGAAGCCTGGTCCTGAACTTACTGAGAATCCCTACTTCACCGCTGGTAGCTGGAGTCACGTAATAGATGATCGTGATATAGCGAGAGCAGAAGCAAAACAACTACGTGAACAACTTGAAGGAGATATGAAACATGGAACATAAATGGGGCGCAATCATGATCATCGGCATCTTGTTGGTGCTGGGTGGTAACGAAGCATACGACAAATACCTGAAACATGAACTGCAACTGGCGAAGGTACAACATGGCTGCGTGGTGGAGGCGAAATGACCGACAGCAAAGACACACTGGGTGATCGCCTGAAAGAAGTCGAACAGGCAGAAGCTGGAAGGAAAGCTGTGAAGGGTAAGCCGATCATGGCTCGTCTGGATGGTCGGGCATTCCACACCTTCACTAAGGGTCTGAACCGTCCGTACGACGAACGCATGAGCGCCCTCATGATCGGTACCACGAAGTACCTGGTCGAAGAGACCCACGCTCTGGTTGGCTACACTCAGTCGGACGAAATCTCGCTGTGCTACTACGTGGAAGAAGACAACCTTGGCACCTACCTCTTCGATGGCAAATTCCAGAAGCTGACCTCGGTACTGGCATCACTCGCCACCAGCTACTTCACGAAGAATCTACCTGGCATCCTGCCTGAGAAGCAGCACACCTACCCTACCTTTGACTGCCGCGTTTGGCAAGTTGAGGACCTTAACGAAGCATACCTTAACTACCTATGGCGCCAGCAAGACGCGGTGAAGAATGCCATCTCGATGGCAGCGCAGGCCCACTTCTCCAGCCGCAAACTGCATGGTGTGGATGGCGAAGGCAAGAAGAAAATGCTGGAAGAAATCGGACATCCATTCGATGACATGCCTGCCTTCTTCAAGCATGGTACTTTCGTTCATCGAGTCACGAAGGAAGTCGAACTGACTTCTGACCAGATGGCAAAAATCCCAGAGGCGCATCGTCCTACTGGCCCAGTGCTGAGGTCGTGTACTGAAACCACTTTCCCTGAACTCAAGCTGCTGGTCAATCCTAATCAATTCCTGTTTGGAGACAAAGTATGAATTTGATCGCACCCTTCATCGGCATGGATCAACCATGGACCGAGGAAAAGATCGCAGAGCTGGACGCAGCGCTGAAACCTTACGAGACCGATCCGTCTTTTATCGAACAGTGCCTGCAAGGTGATGCCTTCGCAGAGAACATCGACAACTTCGTCGATCTGTGGCATCAGTCTGAAGCTGGCTGTGGGTTGACCCTTCGCGACTACCTGGGCTTCACTGAAGTGGAGTACGTTCGTTGGATGAAAGACTCAGCAGCACTGATTGATATCCTTCAAGAGAGGGCTCAACTCGCATGATGCAACAAATTACCTCAATCGTGTACTACCTTGACAAGGAAGGTAAAGCGCAAGGGACCATGGTTGATGGTGAAGACGTTCTGGGAAGGTCCTTGAAAGAGGCAGAACGTCTTCGCAATGCTGGTTATCAACACGTAACTATCTCTACGGAGAACAGCATGTCAGTCGGTAAACGCGGAGTCGATGTCACGGACGACTCCTACAATTGGAAAAAACGCAGACCATGAAACGAACTTTATTCCTAGCCGCTCTCCTCTTCGTGGGAACGGCAAACGCAACTCCTAACGCAGTGGATATGCAAGCGTACAAGACGAGGGCAGAACTTTATGTCTCGCTTGGGCAGAACTCCAGCCAAATTATCCAGTCCCTAAAGAACTACTTTGGATTGGGTCTACCATTCCGATCTCGATCAAATGGATGGACAGGAACTGCCGACATCATCTATGTGGAAGGTGACGGTCTGGACATCACTTACATGGAGACCTTGGCGACATCAAAGGAATAATCCTCCGCTATATACAAACAAAGGCCCCTCGTGGGCCTTTCGTGCTTTCTGGAGGTGCTCAGAGACCTTCTAACAGAAGCACATAGAAGTTATCATCACTACACATTGAACACCTCTGAGCACCTCTGGTAAGTCCCAGACTATGTTCTAGTAGTAACTCCTTCATGCACTGGTCGAAGTTTATGAGGAATGTTTCCTGAAGTAAAATAGTACGTTGACTTACCTTAGGAGACCAAAGTGCAACATGATATCGAACAACTGAAGAAGTTCTACAATGTGGAAACCCTGGAAGAGCTGATCCAAGAACAAGCCCAGCACGTGGAGAAGCTGCAGCAAAGTGTGCGCATCCTGGACAAAACATCGAACCCGTTCCATTACCGATCACCTCGCGAGGGTTAAATAGAGATGAATGTCCAACCTTCATCTCAGGAGCAGCACATGACCACCGACGATACCCTCCTCCAAGAACTGCAAGAAGCAGTCGATCCCATCATTTCTGAAATCGATGGGGACTTTGAAACAGACCGTGCTGTACTTTTGATCTCGGCCGCAGATCCTCTCGATGAGAACGGCGAATCAACAAACTTCCAAACCTACTTCGATTGTGCTGGCGATCACGGCATCATCCAAGAAGCCCTCTACAATATCCTGACCGAGAAGCTCGATCAGGGCTCACCTGAACTCTTCCAGGCCATTCGTCAAGTGATTAGGGAGATCGAGAGCGATCGAGGCATTGACCCCGAAGAAGAGGTGAAGGTCGCGAGGGTTTACCACTGAACGAAGATTTCATTTGAATGTACATGAAGTACAATACTTCATGTACACCAAACTCACAACCAATCCAAATCGCATCGACTTAGACGAGGCCTATCTTCAGATGGCTGAAGTGTGGGCTCATCGCTCGAAAGCAAATCGTCTCCAGGTCGGCGCCTTGATCGTCAAGGACAAGCAAATCATCAGTGATGGTTACAACGGCATGCCGTCTGGAGCCGCTGATGATGTGTGCGAGTACTACACAATGCCAGAAGGCTATGATGGCCAAGATGGTATAGGTGGTCCACCAAGCAAAGTGCTGAGGACTAAGCCAGACGTGCTGCATGCCGAGTCCAACGCCCTCCTCAAGATCACTGAAAATGGTGGCATTGGTGCACAGGGTGGTACCCTCTACGTGACGGACTCTCCATGTCCTGAGTGCGCCAAGCTGATCGTGCAGGCCAAGATCACAAGAGTTGTTTATCGTCGTGAATACCGTATCAAGGATGGCATCGAGCTGCTCCGAAAGTACGGTGTAAAAGTTGACCACATCCCGGAGAAGAAATGAAAAAGTCCCTGCTCATCCTCAGCCTTCTTGCTGTTGCCCTCGCCGCATGCAGTAGTAAGGAACCCAACACTGCGAAGAAAGGCGATCATCCCGTGACCGCTGCTGGCAAACAGAAGATCAACGTCACTGCTCGTATGTTCTCGGGCGACAATGATTTCCTGAACGTCTCGGTTCGAATCCTCTGTGTTGATGGTGCTCAATTCGTCACCTTTGGCGAGAACATCACCCAGCATCTGAACCCAACCACTGGCCTGCCAACCGCCTGCACCAACACGGAAGTCAAATGAAGTACGCACTACTGGTTTTAATGGCCGCCTCACTCTCGGCCTGTGGCCCCTCGCAAGAAGAGTATGTGAAGATGAAGGAGGAACAGCGTAAGCTTGATCATCCTGACTTCATGTTTCGCATTGCGAGGAACTACGAAGCCCCAGGTGCCTACACCGTCTTCAAGCAGTGCATTGATGGTGTGACCTACCTGGAGCATGGAAATAATCTGTCTCCTCAACAAGACATCGAGGGTAAGAACATCCCCTGCCAAAAAGATAAGGACGAAAACGAATGATAAACGCACACGCATATCTGAACAAGAGCACCCAAGAACTGGAAGGTCTGACGACTCGTGCTCTCATGACCCTCCGCGACTCCACCTACAGTGGGATGAACCGCTGTGGCTGCCCATCCCACTGCGGCGATGAGGTGCTGACCCAAGCAGAGCGGGATGAGAACTACATCATCGGTGGTCTCCGTAATCGCGTCAAAGCAATCCTCGCTACCCGTGAGCACGTGCCGAACAAGAAGGAAGCCAAGGCCATTCGCCAAGCTGCAGCGAAAGCAGGCCGATAAGCACAACATTCCAAACCACCCTGAAAGGAAAAGCATGAAAAAGTTCCTCGCCGCCCTGGCACTTCTGGCAACATTCGTAACCCCCGCCTTTGCAGTTCCTGCTGTGAGCGCATCCGATATCAGCTCGATCGATGTGAGCAAGCTGACTCCCGAGCAGAAGACCCAACTGATGGCGCAAGCCACCGAACTGCAGAAACAGGCAACAAGCACCACCAATATCTCAGCCACCGTCCGCAACGAAGCCACCGCATGGGGTGAACTGGGCGCCAACATGGGAAAGGCTGCAGTATCTGCCGCGAAAGAGATCGGTGTGGCGGCAAACGACTTCGTCCAGACCCCGCTGGGCAAGATCACTATGGGCATCGTCATCTTCAAGGTGATGGGCGGTGCGATCATCCACCTCGTAGTGGGCATCTTCTTGCTCCTGACTTTCCTGAGCGTGGCTCTCTACCTGGTTCTGAAGAACAAGTACGGTACTGTTGAGTACGAGTATGTGGAGGGTCCATTCAATGCGTGGAGGCGTAAGCGCGTGAAAAGTGCACGAGTCGATGATGACATTGTGACCACGAACTATGTCGCCGCCGGTATCTGCGCTGCTGCAGGACTCGTCGTGGGACTGACGACTATCTTCAACGTGTGAGTTTTTGAAGCTCGTCTGACGTAGTAAAATAGCCTTACGTTGAATTTTACTGGAGCTGAATATGCAAACCATCGTTGACCAAATCTTTGATACTGCCAAGCAAGCTAAAATCCTGACTAAGGCCCTGCCTACCCGGGTTATCTTCAATCCTCGCAATAAGAAACACCGCGAATCCGTCAAGACCTTCCTGGAGACCGGCAAATGGGGCGACGTCTTGTTCGTCCCTGAAGCTCCGCATATCGAAGTACCAGCGACGGTGCTATCCAAGCTCGCAGCCCACACCCTTGGCATGAAATGAAAGACAAGCTGCTTCTTCTTGGAGTAGCCGCGATGATGGTGGCACTCCCATATTGTGTATGGGATTCTGCCACCAAAATCTCCGAGCTCAAAGCCAAATGTGATGCCAAGCATGGCATCATGATGCAGCGAAACAAGCGATCCTACTGCGTCGATCCCTCCGCTATCAAGTATGAAAACAATCCTCAATGATCGAACCCTGTGGTTCGACGGCGCCAACGAAGTAGAACCTGAGAAGGTGCCTGAACTGCTGCTTCACGGAGTTTCTCCGTCTCAGATCGTCGTCACTCACATGAATGAAGACGTGAAGCAGTTCAACCTGGTCGACTTTGAGGAAGTGATTCACGCAGGTAAGCAGGCGAACGAAGAGCTAAGCTTCGCATGGGATATCCCCATGAAGTACCAGACCATGGATTTGGATGAGTACATCTTGGATCGAGCTCATAAGAAGGGTGAGAAGTATGTGATAAGGGCAATGGAAGAGTTGCTGGAGATTCGCACTCGCGGTCTTGGCAGCATTTTCAAGACACTCATCTACATCATCGACACTCTTCGTTCCAAGAACCAACTGTGGGGCGTAGGTAGGGGTTCCTCTTGCGCCTCACTTGTTCTCCACCTCATTGGTGTCCACGAAGTGGATCCTGTTAAGTACGCAATTCCTGCATCGGAGTTCTACCATGACTAATTACACCCATGTGTGCACCTTATGTGGTGGCAACGGTCACTCTCCTGCTAACTGCCCTTGGAGAGGAAAGACGCGATGATCATCGCTCGTAGAGCAACCATCTTCAGCATGAAGGAGGGCAATGAGAACTTCGATTACATCGCGGTCACTGCCCTTCTGAAAAGCCAGATGATTCCGTATGATGAGCACGTTGATGCACATACTACGATGAAGATGGGACGAGGTAAGCTCAATCCTACAGGTCATGGCTTCGTCATCATCCTTCCGAGTGGCGAACGCATCTACAATGCCGTCGATCTAGCCCTTTGGATCGAAAGAGAAGGATTGAAACTTCTGTCCTGACTGTTGAAAGTGAGTCTCGCCGGGGTGGCGATAAATACGGTTGTCGAGTTGCAACGCAACCTATATATTTATCCCATATTCCCTTTTTCGGAGAACTCACTTATGAGCAGAAAAGCACGCAGTGCACGCGGCCAATTCGTCGACTTTGACGTCCTCGCAATCAAGCAGCAACTGGCGACCACGCCAGTACCAGTCGGTGTTGATGATCGCCGCCGTTTCATCGATGAAAAGGATGGCATCCGCACTAAGCAAGTACAACCTCAACAATCATCTGCTGTCTCTGCACTATTCCTAGCACAGGAAGGTATCGCAGAATCCGAAGCCGCTCTTGATGACGGCGTCGACGCTGAATAAGTTCATCCCATAGGAGTTACAATGTCGCTTAATCCGCTACATGACAGCTTCTTGTTCGAATTTGTGAATGACACCGCTGAGGGTCTATTCATCGAGAAGAGCAAGTTTGGCTTCATCCTCACCAACCAAGACATCCTTTCTCAAGGGCAGTACGCTCGTTGGGGTAAGGTGTTCGCTGTAGGTCCAGACGTCAAGGACTTCAACGTTGGTGATTACGTTCTGATCGAAGCGGGCAAGTGGACCACTGGCTTCAACGAAGGTGGCACACGCCTTTGGAAGTCAGATGAAAAGCAAGTTTGCGCTCTTGGCGCAAGCGTTGAAGATACCTACGCCTACTAATCACATATATGCTATTCGCCTTTCTCGTATTCCTAGCCGCCTTCGGCATCGAAGGCATCGGTACTTACGTATCCGTTGTTGGCCTGTCTGCAATCTTTGCAGCAAGCCCTGTCGTGATCGTCCTATCCGTTGCGCTTGATTACGGGAAGGTGATGGCCGTTTCGTTCCTGTACAAACACTGGTCTTCGATCAAGTGGCCTATGAAGGTGTACATGACGTTGGCCACCATCGTCCTCGTAAGCATCACATCGGCGGGTGCTTTTGGCTTCCTATCAGGAGAATTCCAAAAGGCGATCGCCGACACTGGTACACAAGCCATCAAAATCCAAACCCTTGAAGAAGAGAAGGGAAGACTGCAAAAGCGCAAGGAAGAAATCGACGCGCAGATTGCAAAGGTCGCGGACAACAACGTTCGTGGTCGTACTCAGCTCATCAAGCAGTTTGGCCCTGAAGTCAATCGTGTGAACGGTCGGTTGGCTGAGATCGACACGGAACTGCCTGATCTCAAAATCAAGAACATCGACAAAGAGCTTCACGTCGGTCCAATCATGTATGTTGCGAAGGCCTTCAACACCACGCCTGAAGAAGCAGTGAAGTGGGTCATCCTCACCATCATGATTGTGTTCGACCCTCTTGCTATCTCGCTACTCATCGCAGGTAACTTTCTCCTTGAACTGAATCGCAAGAAGAAGGAACAAGTAGCCCAGCCTAGCCAGATGATGGAGCATATCAATGTGGGCGGCAAGACCTTCAATTATGGGCCTGAGTTCGACACTCACTCAGAGAAAGACATCGACAAGGTGTACGAAGACTTCGGCTTCACCAAGGAAGATCGTGATCGCATCGTAGGCGAGCTTGTCGCTGAGCAAGAGGCCTATGAAGAAGCTAAGCGCGCTGAAGCAGTGAAGGAAGCAATCGCTGAGAATCCACACGGTTATGCCGAAATCAAGCCGACAATCACCGCTGACCAGATGGAGTTGGTTCCTGTAGAGGAGCTTCAAACACCTGCACAAGATCCAGACTGCGCCTACTGCGGCGGTGATGGTGACCACCACGTTGGCCCTGGTGTCTATGTCCCATGCAACGCGTGCACTCCGGAAGAAGACCTCCAAAGCTCGCACGAGGAAGAAGCAGTTGTACAACCGACAACTCCATCGCCTCGCATCACTATGAAAGAGAAAGACGGCCGCGATGTCATCGCTCTGTCCACTCCACGTAGTGCGCTTGAAGATGTAAGCACCTACAATGCTGACATCGTTACCGACAACACCACGCTTTCCAACCATTCCGTTAGACTGCGTAACCACTACATCGAAGAGCCAGCTCAAGCTGATCCCGTCGTTGTAGGCAATCCAAAATAAGAGGACAAGATGAAGTTTGAAGAGCTGCACGACCTACGAATTATCCTGAAAGGTGGTGGCACCATCGTCACTAAGAACGTCCGCGACTGGAAGTTCGGTGAAGAGGGCTACAACATCAAGTGGCCAAAGAAAGACCAACAGAACATTGCTTGGATCGATCCACGTGAAATCGCCGGAGTGGAGATCGTCAAGCGCAAACTCAGACTATGCTGGAGCTAACATGAAAGTGAATGAACTACTAGAGGGCAAGAACAAAGGCCCTGGCCCAATGATGAGCGACGAACTTGCCGTGCAACTTGCGAAGGCGAAGGTGCCCAAGGAAGTCATCGACGCCCTTCGAATCGCCATGCTGAATGCAAGCGTTAACACCTATGCTCTGACCTACGCCCATGCAATGACGAAATCCTTCCAAAGTCGAGGAGAGGATGGTGAGCTGTTCGGCATCAGAGGTGTTCAATCTCAAGTCATGTACATGCTCAACAACATGCAGGCGTGGAAGGGCGAAGAAGCTAGAGAGTGCAAGAAAATCCTGAATCGCTGGCTGAAGACCTATCAATGAACTCCCATCCCATGGTGATCATGGTGCTGGCGATGATCCTCTGCACGTTGTTCCCAAAACCACCGAAGAAGAAATGACAGACCTTCAACCGTTAGAAAAGTTTGCCGAAGAGAACGGTAATCCCACATGGCGTGGCAAGGAAGAGTACCTCATCTATCGGACAGAGAATGAGCGCTTTCATCTTATCGTGGAGCATGCTTCGCATGAGTCAATCACCCACTCCTTTGCCGGGCTATGGCGCACTGAACAACTTGCTGAACAAGGCATCAGTGCGACATGCGAGGATGCAAAGGAGATGGCGAAGAAGCTTCTCGACACTCTCTTCTACCACATGTCCCCTCACGAGACGCAGCACGTTGTGAATGCGCTGCAGGCCTACCTCGAGCAAGACCACCAAGAACGAGCTGCGCACTACGCGAAGCATCCTGAGTTCTTCGGCACTACCCCTCCTACTCGCATCAGCGAAGACTGCAAAGACTGACTGAAGTTTAAAGTTGATTGCCTCCGTACTACAATAGTACGGTAGGTATCGCTGTCACTTAAAGGATCAAAATGAAAACATCGCTGTGGGTTGAACGCTATCGCCCGAAGACTATCGCTGAAGTAATCTTTCAGGACGATAAGCAAGAGAACTTCTTCAAGAACATCGTAGCAAGCGGTGATCTTCCCAATCTCCTGTTGTTCGGCGTGCAAGGCACCGGAAAGACCACCATCTCCAAAGCCCTCATCAACGATCTGCAAATTGATCCGTCTGATGTGTTAAGGCTGAAATGTTCGGACGAAAAGATCGAAGCCCTTCGTGACAAGGCGGTTGGCTTCGCAATGACCTTCCCACTGGGTAAGTTCAAAGTGATTCAGTTGGAAGAGTTCGACTACCTCTCGCTCGATGCACAAGCTCTGCTTCGTTCGCTGATCGAAGACAGCTCGGAGAACTGCCGCTACATCGCCACCTGCAACTACGTCAACAAGGTCATCCCTCCGCTGCGTAGCCGATTCCAAGAGGTGTCGTTCAAAGCCCCTGACCAAGAGAAGGTTGCGCTGCGAATGGCAGAAATGCTGGACACGGAAAAGGTGGAATATGATCCTCTGATCCTGTGCGATTACGTGGCTGTTGGCTACCCTGACATTCGCAAGACTATCCAGCTCCTGTCCCAAAATGTGCAGAACAAGAAACTGCAAAGTGCGAAGGATGTGAGTGCTGATGCCGCTGACTGGAAGTTTGGTCTGCTGGAATGCATTCAGAAGGGTGACTTCAAGAAAGCCAGGAAGTTGGTCTGCGAGTCTGCCACTCGTGAAGAGCATGAAGACGTGTTCAAGTTCCTGTACCAAAACATCGACAAGATGAAGGTGAAGGACAAAGACCAAGCAATCGTCACCATCGCCGAATACCTGTCGCGCCATCCTCTCATGGCCGATACCGAAATCAATCTGGCTGCAATGTTCATCGAACTGGGTAACCAATGAAACGCGAAGAAATCCTGTATCAAGTCCTGCAAGAACTTGCCAATGAAGGCAACGAGAAAGCAAAGCTGGGCCTGCGTCTGTGTGAGCGCGACGACTCCCCCACCCCGAGTAAGATCATCGCCGAGCTGACATCTGCAATGGCCGCCATCAACAAGGCCGCGGGCCACATCGATAGTGGGTACGACGCCTCCGCAGTTGCCGAGCTCGACAAAGTCCGCATGAACATTCTGGCGGCCACCGCTGCCCTCTCGCACGTATGAGCACGATCACGCAAGAGGAGTTGATGGCGCAGCTGAAGGAGATGATCAAGGACATGCCTCCTGTCGTTCTTCCTTCCAAGCTGCCAGTCCATCCGTATCAGCCGTACGTTGACCTGATGCTGCATGATTTGCCACGCACTGTTGAGCCAAATTATGAGATGAAGATTCTGAAGGAACGTCCAAATAATCAGTGCAAAGAAATCACAGAAAATTGCCCCAAGTGTGGTAAGGACTGGCTTGACCACGAGTTCGGCGTACCTGCGCCATATTGCCCATGACATTCAAACTAGACATCTTCAAAGTGCTGGGCGAGCTCAGCTCCGGTGATCACATGGTGTATCGCCGTCTTAGCGATGACGAGAAGAAGGGCTTTGCTCCACTCGTCATCATGCGATGGATGACCGGCACAAGTGATGAACGCCAAATCATGGCCATCAACACCTTTGCCAACAAGGTGATCTTTCCCTTAGGCAAGCACCCTGAACTTCTGTCCATGCTACTCGCATCGTGTAGTAGCAAGGTATCCCGCCGCTATCAATGGTTGGGTATCAAGAGCAGCAAGAAGAAGAGTTTGTCGCGTCAAGTGGTGCAAGACTACTTCGACTACTCCTCTTTGGAGATGCGCAAGATGACCGTGCTCCCACCCGCAGAAGAGATCGTCGAAATGGCAGAGGCGCTGGGATGGCAGAAGGACGAGATGGCGAAACTGAAAAAGGAATTGAAAGAATGATCACGTTCTCGTATCGTAATATCAGTCTGTGGCAAGATGAGGAGGGTAAGATTCCTGCTCCTTTCACAGTCGACACTGAAGAAGAACTGCTCGCTAAACTTATCGAACAGGAGCCATTCCTGAAGGATGAGAAATATCCGTTGCACATCTCTGATGATTGCGTCGTTGGATGGACTGGCGTGGGTTTTATTGAAAGGAAATGAAATGATCGACCCTAATCGCGGTTCCAAAGAGTTGATTGGCGTAACCATCGCCCGTGTTGACGCACAGACACTGAACGAAATCAAACTGATCGGCACTGATGGAGTGGAGTACACCTTCACTAGCGAAGCAGGCCCGCTCGGCATCCCAACCGTCTACGTCACCAAGTTTCCCAAATGATGAAGCTGTGGGAATTTATCCATAACGTGGTGGCGCATCCCTTGATGGGCATCACCTGTAATAGTAAGTGGTCGATCAAGTTCCACGACTTTACTGCAGATAAGGCATTTTCAAAATGAAAGCAAAGAACCGAAAGCAACGCAAAGAGCAGTGGATTAACGCCAAGAACCTGATGCGTCAGTACCCTGACTGCGCGTATGATGGGCAATTCTACTGCAACCACATGTACGATCCAGATCGTGGTTGGCAGTGGGTTGACTTTCGGTTCTTCCACACCAAGCTGAAGAAGTACTTCGCTGTCGCAGCCAACACCGCGCAATACGCTGTGGAGGAGATGGTAGAAGAAATCATCGATGCGAAGCTGAACGAGTTGCATCCATATCCAGCAGGAAGTGGTCTGATCTTCCATCCTATCGACAAGAAGACTGGCTTTGGTCGACTTGAGTTTACGGACGAACACACTGCAGCTTACAATGCAAGAGAGCTGTTGAAGCAACAGTTATTGCCTGAGGTCACTAGAGAGGCCCAGAAGGTGTCGCCTAAAGTAGATGTAAAGGACTATGGCAAAGTTGCTGTAGGTCTCTGGGTCACCTTAGATGTACCGAAGATCACACCTGAAGTCATTGTCGACTTCATCAAGTTCTACCAATCCTTAGGGGAACCAATCACACCTGGCCGAGCATGGACAGGTAAGGAGGTTGAAATTGTCCCAGAAAGATACTCAAATGCTTAACATGGATGCAATCGCGGATCGTCGTGTCTCGTTGGAAGATGCGAATATCACGCAATCGCAAAAGGCAGGGCACTGGCTCTGCCACTACTGCTCAAAGCGTTTCACCAATGAAGTGGTGTTCGAACGGCATGCATGCAAGGAGAAGACTCGTGCTCAAGAGCTGGCCTCTCCTATGGGTCAAGCTGCATACCAACACTACCTCACCTGGATGCGGGTGAGGAAGTTCAAGACCCAAGCGATCGATGCATTCGCCGCATCCCGTTACTACAAGCAATTTCTGAAGTTCGCAACAATGGTCGCCACTGCTGGAATTAGCAAGCCAGACCGCTACATCGAAATCATGGTCGACAGTGGGATCACACCTGATCTATGGACAAGGGATCAGTGCTACACCATGTACTTGGACTACATGGACACCCGTGAGAAGCCACTCGATCAAGTGGTGATGTCGATCCAGACCCTGATGGATATGGCAGACAAGGAAGGGGTGGAGTACAACAAGATCGTCAACCACCTTGGCCCTCAACGCATGCTCTCCCTTATTACGCAGCGGAAGATTTCGCCGTGGTTCCTCTTCCACTCGGTCACCTCGCAAGAGTTGATTAGAAAGTTGGATGATGAGGAGAAGAAGGCGTACGACAAGATCATCAAGTTCTCTACTTGGGCAGAGCGTCTGCAGAAGAACGCAAAAATTCGTGAAGAGATTATCAGCATTGTGAAGGAGCTGGGTTTGTAATGGGATACTACACTGACTACAAGCTGCACGTTGATCAGACCGGTGGGACAGAAGTTCGCTGCAGCCCAAGGATGGAAGTGCAGCGGTTCTTCCTCAACAACCGTGAGGTGATCGAACGAATCATCGCAGAGTACAAGCCTGACGGACTAGAGAACTACTACGATTTCGACTACGTTGAGAGTGCTTGCGTTGGCGGTAACTGCAAATGGTACCATCATGAGGGTCACATGCGCAGAATCAGCGAAGCATTCCCTACCATCAAGTTCATCCTAGAAGGAGTAGGTGAAGGAGATGGAATGGGCGACGACGTGTGGCTGAAGACCTTCCAAAATGGCAGCGTCAGTTGCAGTAGGGATGAGGTCGAGTACTTCGATGATGAAGACTTAGATCGAGGTCCCTAGTTTTTCCCATCATTCATAAAGGATACAATATGAGCATACTAGACCGCATCATGCTGTCTCTTCCCTTCATCGCCCTGCCAATTATCGTGGTGGTCGGCGTCTTGTACGTCAACGAGAAGGTTGACTACCGTGAACAGTGCAAAGCCAAAGGCGGAGTATTCATCAACGCTGAAGACCGCTTCTACTGCATCAAGAAAGATTCTGTACTCCAATGAACGCGGATATTGACATCGACTTCCCGACGAGCTTCAAACCCAACTCTGTCTTTCCTTGGCCTCGTGCCAGCTTAGTGAAGAACGGTTACCTAGCTCCTCACCCATGCGGTGTCTATCCTCAGAAAATCCCTGTCGACCCTGTCACACAGCTCGCAGCCATCCCTTACGAGGCAGCTGAAAAGCTGGGCTACTTCAAAGTGGACATGCTGCACTTGGGTGTGTACGATCACTTCTCTTCTCGTGAAGAGATTGAAGAGCTGTTGAAGATCGAACCCGACTGGGGGCTACTTCTGGTTCCAACTGAACAGAAGAAACTGTTTCAGTTGTCGAATCATGGTGACGTCCTCAACTTTGTGAAGCCACGAAGTGTGGAAGAACTTGCAGACGTCCTCGCACTGATTCGACCGGGTAAGAAGCAATTCCTCAAGCTCTACAACGCCCAACGTGACGTATGCCGTCGCACTCTGTATGCGAAGGACGAGCAAGGGTACAGCTTCAAAAAGAGCCACGCGATTGCCTACGCATTGGTGATCGTCTTACAACTGCATCTCATCTCAACAGGAGTCCTATGAACGGATTTGATTGCTTTATGGACCCACCAACAGAGTCGGGAAAATACAACGTCTCTATCGACGGCGTCAGAACCTTTCTTCCAGTGTTTTGGGAATTTGACACTGAGAAGGGATGGAGAATTGACACTTGGGTAAACGAACTTAAGGAAGGTACCGCTGTTTGGTATCCAAACAAATAATGCCAGCACCATCACCTCTATCTCAAGAAGAACTGCTCCAGTGGATTCAATACTACGAGGAAGGTAACGAGCTCGAGGACGACATCATGGTCCGAGTTCTCCACATGGCGCACCTCTTCACCAAGACAAAACTCCCAGTCATTAACACCGCTACTCAGATGTTGGCGGCCTTCAATGACCCTCATACATCCACGGCACAAGTCGCTCGATGGGCTAACCAGCTCGAAGACGAACTGATCGTCGGTGGATTCATTCAACCTCCTAAGGAGACTACATGACCTGCATCGTAGGCATCGAACACAATGGCAAGGTTCTGATGGGTGGCGACATCCAAGGAACTGGCTGGAACAACAAAGTCGTTCACACTCAACCCAAGGTGTTTGACAAGAACGGCGTCATCTTCGGCTTTACCTCAAGCTATCGCTTTGGCCAAGTGCTGGAGCATGGGCTACCGGATCCAGTCGTTCCTGAAGATCCAAAACAGATCTATCGTTGGCTAATCACTGTGCTGATCCCTGACATCAAGGACGCGCTGAAGAGCTTCGACCACGACAAGGGCGGCAATGCACTGATCGGTGTGAAGGGTCAACTGTGGGAACTACAAGCGGACTTCTCCGTCCTTCGCTCGACTCGTGGCTTCGCTGCAGTTGGTAGCGGTGCTGAGTACGCAATGGGTAGCGTCTTCACTAATCTGCTGAATGGTACTCCTCGCACCTACGAGGCTGCCGAAACGATCGTCAAGAACGCGATCATCGCAGCAGGAACCTTCTCGCCTTCCGTAGGCACCGATTCGGAGGTCATCTCGACATGATTGTAGATACGTCTGACGGGACCCTCATCTTAGGAAGTAGCTTTGGAAGACTCGTCACGACGTATCGCGATCGCGAGGGTGACGATTACGTGCACAGTGTTGTTGGCACCCTTCGCTACGTAGGTGACTGGCTCCTACTCCAGGTAGATGACGAGATCGCTCGTTACTACGCAGCGCAGATCCAAAAGCGCTTCGACATCCCTCTCCATTGGCGGAGTAAGTGGGGTGCTCACGTCTCCGTTATACGAGGCGAGACACTCCCTAACCCTGAACGATGGGGATGGGATGATGGTAGGAAAGTCAAGATTGATTACACCCACCAAATCTACTCCAACGCGGACCATTGGTGGTTGAACGTTCGATGCGATGAGTTGGCGGATATCCGCTCATCGTATGGCCTCCCCACCAACAAGCGCTTCTTCCACCTAACTATTGGACGACTAGAATGATTACTGGTTACAAGGGACAGACAGAAATGGATGTCGCTAACTTCTACTGCCCATACGTTCCCATATTCAAGATAGTGAGAGGTGAGCGAAGGGTCTTCTACATAGACACCACAACCCCACCTCCACCTACACCGACTGAACTTCAACTCCAGATCATGGAGATGGTTCGTAACCCAAGAGGATACATATGAGCGTCACATTCACATTCCACACCGTCGCAGAGAGCAAGCCTGCTCACGGTGAAGACATCATCTGGTTGAAAAAGGTTCAAGGCTTTCATGAAGGCTTTGACCCACGACAGATCCAAGTTGAGTACGTGTGGGACGACGAAGAAGGTACCACATGCGGCTACAACGGTGAGAAAGAAGTAGAAGGATGCACATTGAAGATTCTCTTCGACGGCTGGGAAGCCGATGACGACGATCTGTGGATTCCTCTTGAAGAATACTGGGGCGCACTTGATAAAGTAGGACTATGAAGATTGAAATCGTAAAGCACTTCCAACCGGAAGATGAGGAGTTCTATGGGGACTTCTACACCACTGTCGAAGTAGATGGCGAAGTACTCGTCATGTACATGGGCAGCAACACTGACGATGCAGAGGCGTTCACTGATGGCTACGCAATGGGTCGTCAGGTAAACAGCATAATCCAAACTGTCTGCCGCGCAGACGCAGAATTTGAGACCGACTAAATGATAAAAGAACCCACCCCATACCAAATGGAATTGCTGGGCATTCTGCAAGAGGAGTGTGCCGAGATCATCCAAATCATCAGCAAGATTCGAAGGTTTGGCATCAACAGCTTCAACCCTGGCGACCCTGACGCAGGCACTAACTTCGAGCTCCTGAATCTGGAAACCGCCGATGCACTGGCGTTGGTTGAGATGCTGAAGGAGACAGAGGATAGCCCTCTCAGCGAAGAGCTGATTGAGCGGCGGGTTGCCTACAAGAAGACGAAGGTATTGCGCTACCTGCGCACCCCTATCTGATTGCAGATTTTTCACAAGTGGCAAAATGCTACAATAACACATCAACAAATTACGGAGCTTAGATGAAAGTATACAACACTCAAGGTAAAGAGCAGCACCTGTTTCCGATGGAGAAGTTCCAGAGCCGCTTCCGCGGTTACTTCATGGACAAGGATGGCAACATCTTCTCGACTCGTGGCACTGGTAAGCTGAAGCAGCTGATGGGCTCCCAACAGTACGGTTACCAAACCCGCTACTTCACGCTGGACGGCGCCACCTTTCAACAGTCGTACCTGACCACCAACTGCAAGTCGCACCGTGACTTCGGTATCGAGACCTCCGTCCCGACCGTTACCGGCATTCGCACCAGTACTCTGCCTTCAAAAGTGCAGCCTGGCGCAGTACTAACGAAGCTGAAGGCAACTGGCGCCGCCATCACCGCTGAGCGTAACCACGCTCGCACTGTCGACGAAGCACTGTCTTCGAAAGGCACGATGATCGCGTCGATCGTTGACGGCAAGTTCGTCTTCGGTACCAACCCGGTCATCCATACCACTGAGGCCTCGCTGAAGAGCGAGATGACTCGACTGGCTGGTCTGAATCCGGGCGTCCACTTCGTTGCATTCAAGATCGCCGGCTCGGTGGTTTCGGGTGGAGTGGTCTGGTCGTGAAATACCTGGCCATCGTAACGGTGGCCTTGCTTCTCGTTGGGTGTCAAAGTCAAGCTGATCAAGACCTCCTTGAGAAGAATGGCTACACCCACGTTGAAGTGAATGACGGTGCTATGGACATTCGTTGTGGACCTCCACAATTTTGGGCTCTTGGCACGTCATTCAAAGCAGTTAACCCAAAGGGCAAGAAGGTAAAGGGCAGCGTTTGCCATTTCTTTGGAACAACCATCGAGGAGGATTGATGAAGAAAGTCTATTTGGTTGGAGGTGCAGTTCGTGATGAGCTGTTGGGCCGACCAACAAATGATTTGGATTACGTAGCTGTTGGCTGCACGTTCGAACAACTGCAAGCAAGCTTCGGTGATCCGGTCGGTGCTGACTTCCCCGTCTTCATCGACCCTGCAGATGGTAGTCAGATTGCAATGGCGCGCCGTGAACGAAAGACGGGTGTTGGCTATCACGGTTTCTCCTGCGACTTCGGTACCGACGTGACGTTGGAAGAAGACCTCTCTCGCCGTGACCTCACCATCAACGCCCTCGCAAAGGATAGCGTTCATGGCAACATCATCGACTACTTCGGTGGTTTGGATGATCTGAAGAACAAGGTGCTGAGGCATGTGTCCCCAGCTTTTGCTGAAGACCCTCTGCGTGTTGTTCGCCTCGCACGATTTGCTGCGCGCTATGAGGACTTCTCCATTGCAGAGGAGACCCAAAAGCTGGCGATCAGCGTGGTTGAGTCGGGTGAACTTGACCACATCCCCTACGAACGCTACTGGCTGGAGATCAGCAAAGCAGTTGAAGACGGCAGGGCTAACTTGATGTTCCACGTCTTGCACAGCTTTGGCGTCTTCAATAGGGTCAAGTTCTTCAAAGAGGTGTGGGGCAATCAGCATGAAGCCGTGCGAGTCATCTCCAAGATGGACAAGCTGGCAAGGACTCTTCGCTATGTCAGGGACGAGATTCAGTTCGCTTACTTCGTCGCGTTGACTGCGAAGAATGATCTGCCTGGTCGTGTGCATGCTCTGCCCACCCACGTCACCCAAATCCATCAAGCTGTTCAGCGCATCGACAGGATGGGTGATCTGGAAGTCGAAGCCATCTTCGAACTGTTCAAGACGACGAAAGCATGGCAAGATGACACGCTCATCAAGGACGTGATCTTAGCTGTCGAAGTGCTGAACAATTCCGGCCACGTGACTGCGGTATGGCCTGACGAATTGAAGGAAATGCTGCAAGAGGTTCGTCGAGTAACGAGCGAACCCTACACGCACCTGGAAGGCCCGGCCATCGGCGTGGCCATGAACAAAGAGCGTAAGGCTCGTATCAAACGATTGATTGCAGTATTTTGAAAGGCCGATGATGTGTGAATGCACGCGACTGATGGAGATTTACGTCAAGCACAACGACGTAACCAATGTGCGGTTCTCTCACCTCAAAAATTTTGAGACTCAGGGTTACCTCCCCTATGTTGGAATTCTGGGTGGAGATGAGACTCACGTCTACATCTGTATGGACTGCGGAAAGATCAGAGATTGGGAACCCATCTCTGACGAAGAGGTGGAAGCTCTTGAAGGATACGAAGAGCACCTGGAAAAACTGGATGCGAAGAAGGTGAAGAACGCGGAAGTCAAAGCCGCCCTGCCTGAACCCGTCATCAATGCCACAGTGCTAGAGAAAAACCATATCATCGCAGTGCTAAAGGACGCATTCGGCAGCGAGTGGGAGAAAAATCCTGACGCAATTCAGATGCTGCGGGATGAGCTCTCCACCGCTACTGGCACCACGCTCAAGGCAATCAAAATGATCTTAGGAGAAGAGTAATGATCCAAGCTGGCTATCAACTCCACGTCACCACTTGGGAGAACGATGCTGACCACTACCAAACCAACAGTATTGGCGGGCTGTCGAAGGAAGACGTGGAGTTCTACGTTCACATCCTTCGTCACTTCAAGAGCAAGTACAACGGTGGTGGCGAAGGCAACGACGAAATCTGTACTAGCACCCTGCTTTCGATCGTGAAGGAATCTCTCGACGAACATCCAGGTATCAGCGCGGATGTTCGTTCAAAGTACTACCACGAGTTCGGCGAAGCAGACGAAGACACGGATGAAGAGACTACTCGTGCGAAGGAAATCTATGACGAGCTTCGTGAAGTGTTGGGCGACACCGTCGACTACGAAGACTACGACTTGTTCATTCGAGTGGTGGAGAAGATGGAGGTCACCTTCATCAAGTGCGACTCGATCGATATGAGCCACAAGTTTAATCTGGAGATGTGATGAAAGTAAAAGTAGAAACTGCGCTGTTCATGGTGCCTTTTGGTTCGCACCTGTACGGCACCAACGGTCCAAATTCGGATCTTGACTTCAAGCTGGTTTGCCTGCCTTCGCTGGCCGACCTTCTGCTGAACAAGCAAGTCACCAATCGTAAGGTTCTGCCTGAGGGTAAGAAGGATGGTGAGAAAATGTCGGTAGGAGAAGCAGAGTACGAGTACATCCCTCTGCAAGTCTTCCTCAATGACTTCATCGCTGGCCAAACCTACGCGCTGGAAATCGCCTTTGCTGTGCTGCAAGAGAAAGTGTGGTTCGAGGGCATGCCTGTGCAGCAATTGGCGGCAGACAAGCTAATCACCGACGATCACATCTTCGTCTTCGAGTGGATGGACGAACTGGTCGGCCGCTTCCTGACTCGCAACGTCCAGAAGATGGTGGGCTACGCAGTGAGCCAATCGCGCAACTATGGTCTGAAGACTGAGCGCTACACCTCGATGAAGAACGTGGTTGAGACTGTCGAGGGCTACATCCAAAGTCTTGCAATCATGAAGACGAACGAGCAGGCAATCAACAAGCTGATCCTAAAGGATTCGCCTGCCCTCATCGCAGAGCTGGTCAAGATGCCGCATGTGAAAGAGTGCGAAATCCTGAATGGTGCCGGTGGAACTCAGATGGCGCCAGCGATCGAAGTATGCGGAAAGCAGTTTCCTCTGACGGCCGCATTTAGTACAATGCTTAAGTCGCTTAAAGCATCGCTCGCGCAATATGGCGATCGCGTTAAGAAGTACGATGGCGAAGGCGTAGATTGGAAAGCTCTCTCTCACGCCATCCGAATCACTGAGCAGGTGCTGGAGCTGACGACCACGGGTAAGCTGGTCTTCCCTTGCGCCAACGCTGATTACTTGAAAGAGGTGAAGGAGGGTAAGCGCACTCTCGAGGACGCAACCAACTACCTCACTACTCTCTTCAATGTGATCGACGATGCAGTGGCGAACTCTCATCTTCAGGAACGCACCCCTGAACTGGATGAGCAGTACGTCGAGTTCAAAACCAATCTTCTGCGAAAGTACTACCTTGACTGACACATGGCAGAACGCGAAGGACAATGCTCGCCCAGATTGTCCCCGCTGTAAGGGCACCGGCACTTACATGTACGATCACAACCACGGCACCATCTGCAACCTGTGCTGCAAACACAACATGGGTTGGTGGAAGTTGCAACTACACTACGGTGAGAACAACGGCAAGTGGTGCTGTAGCGCTGGCTGTGGTCATGTCATAGATGAGAAGCCTGAGAAGGATGGTTATTGGGCATGCGTCTACTGCGGGGATAAAGTACCAGAAGAGCATGGCCTCGCAAGTGCTTGCTGCGGAGAAGTGAACCATACCGAATGGGTTGAAGAAGAATGAGTGACTTCCCTCCATCCCAACCGGTTGAAGGTATGTTGTGGCCGAGAGGCAACTCTATTTTCGAATATCGGGATGGTGAATGGGTCTTAGTTTGTTGGAGCTCTACGCCAATGCCAGATCCATTAACACCGGCACAAGAGGCTCGTGAATGGCAGCGCATTCGTGATCTTGAAGCAGATAGAAGACTTCAACGACGATTGGAAAAAGAGCGTAAGAAACGGAAGATGAAATGACTTGGATGATTATCGGCAGCACCGCACAGTATCATTGGTTTGAGGACTCGCGCAAGCCAACGGATCTTGACCTTCTCACCCCTGCAAAGATAGCAGGCAATCAAGCGAAGGTTTGTGTTGTCGATAGTCAGTGGCATGAGCTGGCTGAAGAGATCATGGAGAGGAGCGAGGACAAGGTCTTTGCTGATCCCTGGATTTTACTCACCTTGAAGATCAGTCATGCTCATTGGGACATCCACTTCGACAAGACGCTCTTCGATATCCACTTCCTTCAACAGAAGCAGGTTCCTTTCGATTTGGATCTCTACTACAAGCTCTATGCAATGTGGGAACGGATTCATGGTAAGAAGCCTGCCTACGTTGGAGGTGATGTAGATACCTTCTTCACCGAGAAGGTCAAGCGTATCTATCCTCACGATCATGTTCATGACTGTGTGAAGTTCAACGATCGCCCAATGCATGAACTTATCCGACCTGACTTGACGAAGGTTTGGTGTAGTGAGGAGATGTTCAATGCACTCACTCCTGATCAGCAAGCGCAAGACGCATTGGAAGAAATCCTCGTCACTGCGATCGAACGAGCGCAACTGACGAAAGAAAGTACGAAGGTTGAGCGCCTTCGAGCTGTAAAGTACGCACATCGCCAACTGTGCACCTCGATGACTAAGGGTTGGTTCGCAAGGTACCTCATCATCAACCACTACAATCTACTCTACGTAAGGAAGAAAGAATGGCAGACGCAGATAACCAAAGCACTGGAACTTCTCTCACTGAAGGCATGACCCAGGAACAATTCGAAGCGTTGCTGAAGAAGGATGTCAGCGAATGGTTGACGGCATTCTTGTCGAACTTCCCGTTCCAGGACGAGCGCGGTGAAGGCTACGAAGCCGAGGAAAAGAAAATCTTCATTGAAGAAATCGAAGAGTATCAGTACTTCAACCATGAGCACAAGGTTCTGGGCTTCCACATCAAGCACAAGGAAACTGAAGGTGGGGAGTACGACTGCAGCGACATCACTGAAGTCTTCGGCATCTACAAGGATGGCGAGCTGGTAACCTACTTCGCCGTCGATGGTACTTACAGCTCTTATGAGTACAGCAACTACAACGATCACGCCTATGAAGTGGAAAAGCGCGAAGTCAAAGTAATGAAGTGGCTGCCAAAAGGAAAGTAATGGATATGACTGAACGTACGTTTGACGAAATGACCGAAGCGGAAGCGCATGAGCTGGCCAAGAACGACCCGATCGAATGGGTGAAGACCGCAATGCGGACTGACGGCTATGATTGCGCATCTGACTACTCGTACAGCTATCGTGGTATGAAGACCCATCACGGCATGTACATCAAGCTGGTCAACAGCGTTGGTGGCACCGAAGGTGGTGGCGAGTATGCCGAACGAACCTTTGCTGTTCGCAATGTGATAGGCGACACTGATGTGTTCTATTTTGAAATGGCTGGTAGCTATGACAGCTACGAAGGCACCGAGTGGGATGACATCTACCTCGTGACGCCGGTGCAAGTGATGGTCACCCAATACCACGCAATCTAAGGAGAAGAAAATGGAAGAACTTAATCTGCAAGACCTGTCGATCGACGAAACCAAAGCACTGATCCTCCAGGATCCAGTCCGTTACTTCAACCAATTCATGGAAGAAACTGGCGAAAGCCTGTGCATCTTCGACTACAGTGGAGAACCGGAAGCCATCAACGGTTTTGAGCTGAAGCAGGTGTATTCGGAAGGCGGCTACGAAGGCGGTGGTGATCATGCTGAAGTAGTCGTTGGTATTTCCTACGGCGATGAAGTACTGGCTCACGTTCGCTTCACTGGCTTCTACAACTCATACGCGGGTACCGAGTGGGATGACTCCTCCCTGGAGCGCGTCTATCCTCGTGAAGTCGTGGTCACGCAGTACTTCAACAAGCCGTGATTCATCAGCCCAACGAGCCGATCCCAGTCCCTGAGGAAACTCTGGAGTGGGCTGCCCAAACGCTGAGGAAGACCAAGTTTGCAATGGGTCAGGCGTTTGGGTTGGCCGTTGATGACATGTTCAAGCACAAAGCAATGCGCGAACTTTCGTGTACTATTCCACCAAAGTTCGCGCATTATGATTTGCAGATGGGTGACTTGTATTTGGAAGTGAAGAGCACGAGTGGTTTATACTTCACGTTCTCTGCTGAGGAATACAAGTTCATGCGTGGGCAGGTCTTCATCAACGGTGGGCAGTACAAAGTCCTCTTCTACGTCAACGACCTTGAAGTAAGAACCACCACCTTCATTGGTTCGCTAGACGCCTCCTACATCTTCGATGAGGGATTGTTCCAAGGATCCTACACTCTTGCGAACGAGTTCCTTGGTTACTACATCGAACGACTCCACGTTGAGAAGGCTCTCACTCAAGTTTGATTTTGGCGCTTACTGGTTTCTCTACCCAGCCCTTGTTGCTGAAGTAGAGAACCCGTAAGAGCTGCACGGACTTCCAACGACTGGTTTCGATGTAGGAATTACCATTCAGCCCGCCCTGCTGTAGCGGGTTTTTCTCATAGTCCCATCCCTTTGGCTTCTTTGCCACGAGGACGATGGGCAGTTCTACTTCCTCTGTCTTGGATTCGCCCTTCTTCAGCAAGTCATAGCAGTACTTGCCAAATCCTTGGGTGAGGTCATCTTCCTTCATGGCGAATTCCTTCGCCTCCTCTATCATAGAGGCACCATCCTTCTCCATGTCGTACCACCAAATTCCTGCGTCCTCTAGGAATGATACGATTTCCTTCCCATCCATTTCGCCATTAAGAATCCTATCTGCCTGTTCTAAGTTCACCGTAACAGTTGCGTTGATTCCTCTGCAAATCTCTGGCACCGCCTTTGCTTCAAACAGCTGACTTAGCTTCATCATTCCTCCGGGATAAGTTGTCCTGGCTCTAGTTTCCGTCCATCCTTCTTCAATCGTACTTCGATGCCCGCCGGTAGAGCAACCACTCTACGTCTACGCACCTTCGATTTTTCCATTCTGTCGTACGAGAACCCCTGCCCAACGATTCGTGAGACGTAGGTGGTGTCAAAAGTTCGGTACATACCTGATGCCCATTCGGTCTTGCCTTGTTGTGCCAAGGCCACGGACAGTGGGTACTCGTCGGACTTGGAGTAGAACCATAGGGTAGCCAACTCCAAAAATTCCACAACGTCAATACCGCTCTGGCCAGCATAGTCCAAGACGTACGCACCAATTTCTGCGGACTTAATGTTGTCGATGATGCATAGGTAATTCTCTCGCTTGTACTCTACTAGGGAAAGGTAGATGTAGTTGTCTCGACCGTTAATAGTCTCGATCTTAAGTTCTGGGATTCTTTTCTTCGCCAAGGTGGCCTCCATATTAGATCGCGTATTTACCAAGGTCTGCTATATATAGCGCCAGGTTTAGGATTCATCGTTACAATTTGTTACAATCTTTTGTTTTACATCCTGACGCACCATGGTATTATAGCCTTATCGACGAAACAAACTGAAGGAAACGATGATGGAAACTAAAAAACTTACTCTCGCTGAAATGATGGCTGGCCTGCATAACCTGACCGCGGAGGAACTCCTCCAGTTGAACAAACAACTGAGTGTGATTTACAAGGCCAAGAATCGGATTAGCCGCCAAACTGTCGCCACGGCTGCAGTGGTGGAGGGGAAATTCCAGGTGGGCGATGTCATTCGCTTCTACAAGTCGGGCCGCGGCAAAAATGCGGGCTACAACTACTTCAAGTTCGACCACATGAACCGGAACGGTGATTGCATGCAGGGCCCCTCGTGCAACTCGGACGGCACCCCGCAGTTCCCCACCACCAAGTGGACCGTGGGCCTGACCCAACCGACCCTGGAAGTGGTCTTCCGCAACGGCAAGCCGTTCAAGGCCTAAGGAATCCCGCAAATCGCGGATGATGAGTGCCCGGAGGAAACTCTGGGTTTGATGATGAAGAAGTAGAAATAGGAGAAACAAAAATGGCAGAAGCAGACAACAAATTCTCGGCTGTGGCCCTCGAGCAGATCACCCCGCAGCTGGACAACCTCAGTGCGGCGGATCTGAAAAAGCTGGCCGAGCGAGTAGCCGCAAAGACGAAGGAAGTGGAGCAGCGCGAACGCCAGCAGGCCGTGGAGCAGATCATGCAGATCGCGGCCAACATCGGCATGCCCCTCTCGGAAATCCTCACCTACCGCGCACCGGGTGCAGCGGTGATGTACCGCAATCCCGACAACCCCCAAGAAACCTGGGGAGGCAAGGGTGCCCGCCCGAAATGGGTGAAGGCATACATCGCGGCTGGCAACAACATGGATAAGCTGCGCGTCTAAAGTCAAGTGGCCCGGAATGGAAAGGATTTCGGGCCCCCTTTTCCTGGGAGGAAGTGATGAGTCTCACGAATCGTAATTGGAAAAGTAATGCCTACAGCATCTTGGCGATCGATCTGCACGTGCAGAAACAGCGGGTGGAGCAGATGATCTCGGAGACGGGCGATGATGTCCAGCGCAGTCACCTGCAGTCGGTGTACGAAAACTTGCAGTCCTCGATCGACTCCATCATTATGGCCGACAAAGCACTGGGGAAAAGCCGTGTTCACTGATCGTGGTCAGGCAATCATCCTGTCCGTCCTCATCGTGTTGCATATCAACAGTGTGGCACGGGCAGGATGGCGGCGGAAAGAAACGATCGCAGCCGAGCTCCTTCAAGAACTCATCTTCATCCACGAGCAGGATTTTGAAAGAAAGTTGGAACCCTGGGAGGTGGACTTTGTGGATCAGTTTGCCCGTGAGCAGGTGGAAAAGGATCCTGAGGGAATGGCCCAGAAGGCAAAATGGCTGAGTGAGAACCGGCCAGCATAAATACCTCCTTTAAGGAGTCCCCAATGAACGCCCTCGAGCTCGTCAAAATGATGGCGTCGAATTACCGGTATTTGCCAGTAGACGTCAAGGAGGTTCACGTGACCTCCAAAGTCCATGCCCGCAGCGAACAGAGCCAGTGCTTCAACAATGCATTTAGGGTTGTCCTCCACGAAGTCTCCGATGACAGCACGAAGTACGTGCTGGGATTCCTCATCCTTGAAGGTGGGGCTCCAATCGAGCACGCGTGGGTAAAGCACGGCGACACGTACGTGGACGTTACCCTTGCTGAGAAGTACATGCAGCGCTGCGAGTATATCAGCGTGGCCGAGTTCACCTTCCGGGAAGTTTCCGCGTACGTGAACGAAAAGCACCACGCCCCAGGTTTATACGAGATGGAACGGTTCCTTCGGACTAATAAGTCATCATCTTAAAATCCCTCGCATCTCTGGGCCTCATCTGAGGCACCAGGAGGTGCCTTGATGGTTCATGGATAAATACGTCCATGGACCACACTTACGAACCCTTCGAAAAAGATTGGATCTATCCTACCCTTGAGGATAGAACAATCGTGTGGCGCCTATCGAAAAGCACGACCACTTTCATCAACGTGGCGAGCTTCACCTGCGACGAAATGCGTGTGAGGTTCGACAATGCAGTGAAACGGTTGGGTAACCAATTAGGAGACAATCCGCTCGTGGCACTGAGTGGCGGGGTGGATAGCCAAGCAGCATGTTTGGCTTTGAAACGGAATGGTGTTCCTTTCACCGCCGCCATCCTCAGGTTCAAGGACGATTTGAACCAACATGATGTCACGAGTGCGTTGAACTTTTGCGCGCTAAATGCGGTACCCTTCATCGTGCATGAGGTCGACATCATGCGGTTCCTGTCAAGGGATAGAATGGAATTCGTGGAGCGATATGAATGTCCATCACCGCAGTTCGCAACGCATTTCTACTTCTACGAGATGCTCATCATGGAAAACAACGCCACCTCGATCATCTGTGGTGGCAACCCACCCTGTCTTCGAGACGAAAAGTGGGAGTTCATTTCAACACGATCACAATCTGCGTGGATGACGTTCGCAAAGTTGAACAAGTTTCCTATATTTGGAAACTTCCTGTCCTACAGCAGGGACATTGCAATCCCTTTCATGCTTCAGCAACCTAACATGCGGACGATCAACAAGGAGAAGATCGACTGGTATGGGTGCAAGCTTAAAGGAATGTGGCTCAACGGCTTGGACGTAATCCCACAGGAGCAAAAGTTCAACGGCTTCGAATTAGTTAAGAAGCAGATTGAGAGTCAGACGCACGATGCTTGGATGTTCGAGAAGCTGTATCGACATCCAAATCATGGAAAATACCCCGAGTATGGCAGTGAATTGCGCCTGTCACCGTCAGTTGAAAGAAGACTGACAAAACTCAACAACCAATTCTCCCTACTCAATAAGTAATAGAGAAGACAACCTCAAGGATGAACGTATGAAACTTCAACTAACCTTCGCAACTACTGAGCAAGCTAACCTGTTCTTGCTCAAGACTGACGAGACCGATCTGTCAAACATTCCGATCGGCTTGATTAACATGGCTCTGAAAGCCGAAGGACTTGTGTCCTGCGTGGCTGTTGGCGAGCCTATTCTGTTTCATGTAAAGACCGACGATGGCTGGACCACTGAAATAGTTGCCGATCCCGTCAGTCGTATTCAAGCAGGCGAAATCCTAGAACCTGCTGAAGCACCAATCAAAATGCTGGGGTGGGCGCAGAATCGAATCGCAAATCGCTACGCCCCATTTGTCGCCAACCCATATCTTGCGACTGTTGAAGCGCAGCGATCGGTAGAAGTTATTGTGATGGATAGCGGAATCAGAAAGGACCACGTCGAGTTCGAGGGCGTGCAAATCGAAGACCTCTTCACCCTCCCCGATTTCACTGACACCGAAGATACGTTGGGTCACGGCACTGCAATTGCATCTCTCGTAGCTGGTAAAACGCTCGGTGTCAACAAGAACGCAACACTCAAGATCGTAAAGGTCAGCGATGCTACTCGCAAACCATCCATCAGTGAACTGGGTGATTTGATCGACCAAGTCTACGAATACCGTCAGACGAAACTCGATGTGCCAATGGTCGTGAATATGTCGTGGCGTATCCCAGCGAGCGAGTACATCAACGCGAAAATTACCAAACTCATCGATGCAGGCATGATGGTTGTTGCGGCTGCTGGTAACACTCTCACAAACATCGACGAGGTTACTCCTGCTGGTCTGGCGGGTGTTTTCACCGTTGCAGGTAGCACTAGTGACGATCATGAATTCGCTGAGGTTTATGGTGTGAACAAGAAAATTGATCTGTATGCGCCAGCTAAAGACGTTGACGTTGCGGGCTTCAATGCGGTAGATGAGTACACGCTTAACACCGGTTCTTCTTTCTCGGCCGCGTTGGCAAGTGGCGTTGCATCGGCACTGTTCGGCATCAACAAGATCGCCCCAATGGCGCAAGAGGTGAAGGACGTCATGATCGCCGATTCGACCTACAATGCGCTGATTTTGAATGATAAGGTGAGTCAAACAGAAAATCGTCTTCTGCATCGCCCAGACACTAACTCGCTTCCAGATAACAACATCCAGTATCTGGGTACGAACACCCTCGGCGGCACTGCTGATATGAAGGTCGACGTGAAAATGCTGATGCCAGTTAACGTGCTATCCCAGATTGAAAAAGAAGACCTGGTCTTCTCGCTGCAATTTGGTGATGCTGAGATGGCTACTATCTTGCAAAACTCGGTAGTGTCTGATGACGGCGTGGTTGGTATCCGAATCACTCCAGGGACACAACTAGCCCCAGGCGAGAATGTTAAGCAGATGTGGTTCACCGTGACTCTACACTGTCCAGGCATTACATTCGTCTCACCCAAGATTTATTTCTTCTTGGTGACACCAGATGCTGTATCGTCTGATATCAAACCAATGCTAGATGAGTTGAGCGCATCAAGCTCGTTCACCTTCCTAGAAGAGGTTGATCAAGAATCAGTCCAAGGTAAAGGTATCAAGTCGTAATGAAGGAAATCATTTACAAGACCCCCTATCGAAACGTGATCATCCCGCTGCATGATGGGATGACCGGCATCTCGTATTCGGGCGGGGCAGACAGTGTAATTCTTCTGTACTGCCTACTTGTAAATGGGGTCGTGCCTGACAAAATTTTTGTCGTGTACCGAAAAGACTTGAAGAATGCCTCGATTGATAACACACTCATCTATCTTGAAAACAAATTCAACGTGGATTTGCGATCTAGGGTGCATGAGTTCGTTCTTGAGAATGGATTGCTTCGTAGAGACATCTACGAAACCATGGAGCAAGTCGATTGGCTCTACACTGGCGTGACTCAAAATCCAATCAACTGGGATTACACTGGACCTAAGCCAATGCGTCCATTGACTGCAATGGATAACAAGTACAGAGGGTACGCAACACCGTTCGTGACATTCGATAAGCGCGCGACGATCTATCTGTACTCATTGCTTGGTGTAAATGATTTGCTCGATTTAACTCGTTCATGTCCCAAGCATGATAGCATTCCACCATGCGGAGTTTGCTTCCACTGCACAGAACGAAAGTGGGCAATCGATCAAGTAAAGGGAGCCTAGGCTCCCTTTTTATTTCATTCTAAATCTGTCACTGAACATCATGTTCCACCCGAAAATTATCGAACGCCTCGTTACGCCAGGAATGTTCCTCACGCTGTGCCAGCCACGTCTAACATGAAGCTGGAAATATCCAGTGTTTTCTTTGAATGGCAACTGCACAAACTTCGAGTAATCATCCATCTCATAGAAGTATGTTCCAACTGGCGCCCCATCTGGTTCAATGTACACTTGAAGAAGTGGTCTTGAATCTAGGTGGGTCGTCAAATAGTATTCTGCGTCATCTTCATGAACGGCACAGAACACGCCGAGGTAGTGATCCTTCAGATCATCGATATCACCAGTCCACACATCTGACGGAGTTAGTCCTTCATTTGCTAATGCTTTGAGGGTAAGTGCTTTGAGAACTTCCCAATCATCAAGCTGCTCTAGAGTCTGTTTGATCAGAACTTCTGCTGGATCATTTGGGTCAATGTCCTGGGTTCTCCAGTACTGTTTGCTCTTACGATTGCCTTCAGCCGCAGTGAGTTGGCACTTACGAAAATTGAAGTTCTTGAGCTTCGCAAAATCTTCATCACTGAACATTTTGTCGTTGTGCATGAAGCCTGTAGTCGGCCAAGGCTTTATAGGTTTAAAGTTTTCGAGATTGATCATGGTCATGGGTTCCTAGATCTAGGGTTCGTCCAGATATTTATGTGGCACGAGTGAAAAAAGTTGTGTACTTTTGCAGGAACCTTGGTATAATAACATTATCAAAACAACAAACTGAGGTTAACCAAGAATGAGTAACTTCGTACAAGTCATCAAAGCCGCGGAATCTGCTGGCGGTGCTGGGACTAAGAAAGCCATTGTGGCTGCCCTGCAACAAGCCGACAAGAATACCTGGCGGCTGATCTGGGAAGCTCAGAATCCCTTCCGCGTTTTCGGCGTTCGCAAATTCGATATGCCGGGAGACGATGCGAAGGTCCCCGCATCCCAGAAGGATTACGACCGGTTCTTCCAGCTCCTCGACAAGCTGGATGCAAAGGAGCTCACGGGCAATGACGCACGAGAGGCGGTGTCAGACTCCCTCTCCTACTTCGACCACGAAACCCAACGCTACCTCGCACGAATCCTGGACAAGGACCTGAAAGCGGGCTTCTCCGCCGACACTGTGAACAAGGTGCTGAAGGACAAGTACGGGGTGATCCCTTCCTTCGAGGTCATGCTGGCCGAGAAGATGGGTGAGGACATGGAATTCGGGGACTACATCACCTTCCCCTGCCAAGCCGACTTCAAGTACGACGGCGAGCGCACGATCATCATGGTCAAGAAGGACGAAATCCTCCCCTTCTCCCGGTCGGGCAAACAATCCTCCCACATCCTCGGCCTCTTCGACGAAGAGCTCTACAAGATTCGCAACCACTTGGGATTCGACTACGTGTTGGACTGCGAACGCATCTCTGACCTGGGCTTTGAGGCCACAGTGAACGCGAAGAAAGCGGGCAACACCGAGGCCAAGGCATCCCTCCGGCTCCGCGCATTCTTCCTCATGCCGCTCACGGACTGGATGGCACAGAAATGCGGCATCACGATGGAACAGAATCGTGCGTACCTGGCTGAACTCCTGCCAGCCCTGGGCCTGAAGAAGATCATCCTCACGGAAGGACGCATCGTTCAAGACGAGGCGGACATGCTGGAGTACTGCGACGAAGCCATCGACATGCCGGAGAACAAGGCGAGGAAGATCGAGGGCCTGATCCTGAAGAACCTGAACAGCACTTATGAGTGGGATCGCACCTTCACCTGGATCAAGGTCAAGCGCTTCTACCCGGCGGACGCTCGCATCATTGGCTTCTACTACGGTCGCCCCAAATCCCGCCTCGCGAATACCGTCGGCGGCATCGTGGTGGCGGGCTGGACTGACGATGGCATCTACTTCGAAACCTGTGTCGGCTCGGGTCTGAACGATGACATGCGGGCAGACATGCTGGCTAACCCCAAGAAATACCTGGGTGCCACGGCCGTGATCAAGTTCCAGGAAGTGTCGAAGACGAAGGCGAAGAAGCACGCATCCCTCCGCTTCCCCACCCTCAACCGCAAGGATGCAAGTGGCGGTATCCGCTTCGACAAGGTCGTGGAAATGGCTGATGACGCAGTCCTGGAGTTCAAGGGCCGCAACATGATCGCTGTATAAGATGAACGGGAGGGAACCAACCCTCCCACTTTTTGAGGAGAACGATGATGGCACATTTGGTGAATCGTGGTAAGGTGCAGCGCGTACGCATGATGGAAGAACGCGGCGGCATGATTACCCTGACGATGGTTGTCGAAGGGCAGAAGACTGTGTACGAAGGTCAAACGCTGGGACAGAGCAAGGTAGAGCTCGCGAAGCTACGCCTGCTGAGTGTGGGCGACGAGGTGTCCTTCCGCTACGAGATGGACTTCTCGAACTACATCCGCGACTTCAAGAACCACACCCTCGACGAAGCAGGGTTGGACTTCTCCAAACTGCCGTAAGGAGCGCGACATTGAAAGTTCAAGAATTGATGGAGACCAAGTCAGAGCTCGAGACCATGGTCGAGAACCACCTCAAGGAGCTGGCCGCGAAAAAGACAGCGGGTTCCTTCGTGGATATCCCCTACAAGGACTCCGCCGAGTTTCAGGCCGTTCGTGCGGCAATCGCGAAGTACTCGTATCGCCACATTCGCAAGCCCCTGGGCAACAAGAATGGGACGTTCAAGATGAGCTACCTGGTCAATCCTGGCCACTTCCGTGTAACCCTCGCAAAGGACATGCCATGAGGCAATTTACTTTGGTTCATCCCACTGATACCCGCCGCAATGCAGTGATTCGCCTCGAGGAGGAAGACGTCACGGCCATGATCGAAGCGCTGGGCAAGAAGGGCATTCAACTCTATGCTGCCACTGCCCAGGAATGCCAGGCGGTTAGCGACATGGAAGACGACATGGAAGCCCACGAACCTGACATCGGCTACTTCTTCCCCGAGGACAAGGACAAGCTCCTGAAGCTGATCGAAAGCTGGAACACCCCGCTCACAATCGCCGACATCATCCACATCGTGGCCGGCGAATGCCAGAACTCCTGCACTGGCCCGAGCAGCGCGTACGAGTTCATCATGAAGGCCTACCCTGAACGTGTGGCCGACCGGAAGCATCTCACCGCGATCCTGGAAATACTGAACTTCGCAGCGATCCGTGAGAATGCATCCCTCATTTACGGAATGACCGCATGAAGTACGTGATCTTCAGGGTCGACTTCAAGGATGGCGGTGGGCTTGAAGTTCCCATCGTCTTTCCTGAGCTGTGCGTGCACTCCCTCATCGCGGAAGCGGTTCAACCAACACTAGAGAAACATTGGGAAGGTTCCACTGCGACTCCCATAAGTGCAGGCTTCCTGTCCTCGACCGGGTTCCTCGATGAGTGCCATGGCAAGTCCGATACCCTGAAATTGGAAAGCCGTGGGGAGCAGGATACTGCACTGATCCGTCTTAACGACTACGGTGCTGCCTTCTTCTAGGTTTCCGATACCTCTACGAACACCCAGATGAGGCCCAGAGATGAAGGGTCTGTCTGGGTGTTGTTGCATACATCGACCGCATAGGAGGTCTCTGGAGGTCTCTGAGCACCTCAGGTAGAAGATTTCTTCTGAATAATACAGAAGTACAATAGCTCTGTTACAGAAAGGAGCTAACATGCAACCAATCCGTCCCCACGAAGTTAAAGAAAAGCAAATCAAGTCCATCCCTCCTGAGGTGATCAAGGTCTTCAACGATCTGATCGCCAAGCACTACAATGGTCGGACTGCCCACATCAAGCAAGACGAGGCTCTGTCGAAGGTGATGGAAGCTTTGTCCCTCACCAGCAATCAAGTCTTTGACAACAAGCTGCTAGACATTGAGGATGTTTTCCGCGAAGCTGGCTGGCACGTCGTCTATGATAAGCCAGGATACAACGAATCCTACAACGCCTTCTGGACTTTCAAGCCAGCGACTTACGCATGAACATCAAAGTTCTGATCTTCGGGTTACCCAGAACTGGATCTAAGTTCGTAAGTCGAAACATCATCAACTACTTGGGTCCGTCGAACCATCCCACCGACATGTACAATGGGATGGTTAAGCATGTTCGGCTGTTTGTTGATGAGGGTAGGATCGTCACCACACACGGCGATTTCATTGAACATTCGTCAAGGGAATTTTTCCAAAATCGAATCGACGTAGTTCGCAAAGCTGAGGCTCCCTTAGTAGCGAAGATCCACCAAGAACGCCTGGTAAAATACCCAGACCTCTTGAAGGAAACCATCGCGTCGTTCGATCACGTGATTTTGGTTGAACGAAGAGACCTCTTTAACCAACTACTGAGCCAAGCCATCAGCATCCATCTCAACTGGTACATCCCAGGGCAGAGGATGGAAGAGCACAAGGTGGCACTCGCTGCGAACCCAATCCTGATTGATGTCGCCCATTGGAGGCATCGCATTGAAGAGTATCAACAAAATAGAAATATCGACTTAGGCAATCCTCATCACGTTTTTGTCGAGGATCTATTCGCGGCGAACGCCCAAAAGTTCTGTCAATTGGTGGGCTTACCCGTCAAGCCTTTCAATCTACAAAAGAACACTATCGAGTTCGGCGACAAGGCCAAGTTCGTGATGAACTTTACCCAACTGAAGGAGATTTTCGATGAAGCCAATCTTAATCATGGGACTGCCCGGTAGCGGTAAGACCGCACTGGCAATAGAGCTGGCTAAGAGACTTGGTGCAGTACATTGGAACGCCGATGAGGTGCGCGGCAATCTCAACAAGGACCTCAAGTTCAGTGTTGAGGATCGCATCGAACAAGCAAGAAGGATGGGCTGGCTCTGCCAAACGGTTCTGCGTGCTAATACACCCTGCGTTGCCGACTTTGTCTGTCCGCTGCCAGAATGCAGAGTGGCTTTCGGTGACGCGTTCATTGTGTGGGTGGATCGAATTTCAAAAGGACGATTTGAAGATACTAACCAACTCTTTGTTCCTCCTGAAAACTTCGACATACGGATAGGCAGAGGTTTGACGATCGATGAAGAGGTCGATGTCATATTGGAGAACTACTGTGCTTGACCTAAAAGTCGTCAATCCGTTCAGGGCCCGCTTCCATGAGAAGAACAAGGTGTGGTGCCCTGATGAAAAGATTCGCCTGAAGATGTTCGTCGAAGAGCATTTCGTTCAAAGATTTATCGAGCGATTTGGCACTGGCGGGATTCCATTCCTCAAGGAGGTCGAGGACTGGATTGACCAACACTACTGCCAACTACTCTTTGACGCCAATGTGAGCGAGGACGCGAAGCACGGTAGGATCTATCTCGAGAGCGGGGTATTCGCATACGTCCTGTATGAGAAGGCCCTTAGGTTCCGAACGTGCTTCATACCCGGCCAGGATGATGCAGTTTTTAAAGTGCCGCACGCAAGCTAAAATAGCCTAATCAACTAGGAGCTGTTAGATGGGTACTTTATTCGGTGCAATCATTTGTTTTTTGACCTTTGTCGGTTTTCGTTCTTTCACAGTGGATTTGAAGAAGGACTGGGACTTGGTGTTGGTTCAAGCGATCTTAGTCACCGTCTTTTACCTAATCGTGGACAGCATCTTCTTCCCGTTTCAGTGAGGTTTGAATGTGTGAACATAACCGTCGTCTCGAGGTGGGCGGCAAGGTAAGCGATATGTGTGGCGTAACATTCGTCCCTGCAGAAGGTGACGACATAGACCACAATGGCTATGTGCCCAGTGGTTTGGGCATTGGCCGAGGTGACTACTTGGATCTGACGATCTGTTTGGATTGCAAGCAAGTGGTTGATTTCCCAACTCTCACTGACGAAGAAATCGTCGAGGCGTTAGATGAGTCGTACTAAGCCGCAAGACGCGCGCATCGCCAAATTCCTCCTCGATGAGGGCTTCGATCTGGAGCACGTGAGCAACGTTCTCAATCACAAGCATGAAGCCTTCTTCGAAGTCAAGGATGGGAAACTACTCCGCGACAATGAAGTCATTTGGCAGCCCGACATTAAGTGGGCAGAGCTTTATGGTGGGTTGAAGGCAGTACTTACCACGCAGAAGCGGTGGGTGAGACAGACGAAAGGTCTGGGCTACTGTCAAATCACCGAGCTGACGAAGAATGAAGCAAGGAACATCGAGCTTGTCTATCCTCGGCAGTTGCTGAAGATGACGAAAGATGGTGTCGTCTTCAAAATGGAATTCTTTGGGCCGGCTGGCCTGAAACCTGTGTAACTTGTTGTGCCTCCAAAGACCGAAAGGTCCTTTAAGGGTAGCCTAGGCTACCCTTCTTTTTGTCCGTAGTACGTTACATTGTTCCGTATCTGTTAACTGCAGGACCACTTCAGTTACATTGTAACGTTGGAAGACGTATAATTCTCTTACAGCAACACACCACAACTTGTTGCCCAACCTTCCTTTAGAAGACTCGCACGAAGCGAGCTATCCTATAAAAATCTCATTTGGAGTTATGATGCAAAACCAAAATACCGTCGTGTCCCTGTACGCTGTCAAAACCGCTGATGGCACCTTCTTCGCTGGCTTCGATGCTGGACAAGGGAAAGCAAACTTCGTCGTTGATCCACTGGAAGCGAAAAAGTTTACCAATAAGTACGACATCAAGCTGCGACCTGAAGAAACCCTGGTGGAAATTCAGGTGGATCTGGCAAAGTCCCCAGTGAATGTGTCTGAGCCATTCCGTCCACATCGTCGTAAGACTACTGCCACTGCGAAGTAAGCAGTTTTTGTGAGTGTACATTCAAAGTAGAATGTCTCTATCACGATGAACGCGAGGTCGATAGTTCTTCGGACTATCGACCTCTTTTACTATGGAGAGAAGTATGGCAAGCGCTGAAGACATTTACCGTGTAACCCTGCAGGAACTGGCAGCTGAAGGCAACGAGAAGGCGAAGCTGGCCCTGGCGATGGCTCAAAAGATCGGAGGCACGGACACCACGCAACTCAAGTCCATCGTGTGCCGCGAACTGCGCCACGCAAACGAGAATCTGCTGTCGGCCTTGGATGCTAACGACAGCTCGTGGACCAAGCGCACTGACCGCCGCATCAATGATGCCCAGAACAACATCATGCACGCCCTCGAGGCGATGACGAAATAATGGCCGACATCTCCAAATGTCACGGGACAGAATGCAGCTTGAAGGCGAAATGCTATCGCTACACTGCGCCCGCAAACGAGTATCGCCAGGCCTACTTCGCGCACCCACCATGCTACATGATTCAGCTTGAGGATTCCGGCGCTGTTATGACTTGCGATTACTTCATGGATAACAAGGATTGTCATGGTTAACTCTACCCTCTTCTGGTTGCTGCTTATCCCGCTCTTCATGTCGGTGATTACGGTCTTCGTACTCATGAAGAAGAAAGCAGATGCGAAGGAAATCGCTCTCTTCACTGTTGGCGGGTTCCTCATCTCAGCTCTCATCATTTCGGCGGCTTTCTTCATTGCCAAAGGAAGCAAGACGTCGGACACGGAGATTTGGAATGGTGAGATTGTCAGTAAGGAACGTCTGCACGGTTCCTACGTCGAGTCCTACCAATGCAATTGCACCACGTCAAGGGATTCGAAGGGCAACACCACGACTTCATGTCAGACCTGTTACCGTGACCACTTCACGGTAACTTGGAAAGCGCATGCGAATGTGGGTCACTTCACCTTGAAGCATTTGGACGAGACGGACGATGACGTGTATAGAACGCCAGACCCCCGAGAATACACGAATGTGCGAAAAGGCGACCCATGTGCGGTGACAAACCAATACACGAACTACATCAAGGCGGTGCCTGAGTCTCTCTTCCACCCTGTTGATGGCAGTGTGAGGGAGCAGTTCAAGAACATGATCCCTGAATATCCACTTGACATCTACAACCGCTGGAAGGTGGATCGAGTACTGGCAGTGGGCGTGAAAGTTCCAAACCTCCGAGAATGGAACGACAAGCTGAGCGAATCCCTGAAGAAGTTGGGACCAGCAAAACAAGCGAACGTGGTAGTGGTCTTGGTCAACACAGCTGATCCAACCTACGGCTTCGCCCTTCAAGATGCATGGTTAAACGGCAAGAAGAATGACGTGATCGTGGTAATTGGTGCGACCAAGTTCCCATCGAAACCAGACTTCGTCCACATCCTCACCCTCACGAACAACGAGATGTTCAAGGTGAAGCTGCAAGATCACCTGATGGAGATGGAAGAGTTGACAGCTGACTCTGCCATCAGTGTGATTGAGAAGGACACGCTGCAGTACCACCAACGGAAGCGCATGAAGGAGTTCGCCTACCTTGATGCTGAGATCGATCCTCCGACCTGGGTCAATGTGACTGTGGGTGTGCTGATTGTCCTCGCGTACTTTGGCTTCTGGGCATGGCGACTTGAAGTTTTTGGTGCTCAAACAGCACGTTATAATTCCAATCGTAATCGACGCTTTCGTTGATTAACCCCAAACTTTGAAAGGTTCAAGATGAAACTGAAACACCAAGCTGGCAATGCGATGGTAGCGCTGATCGCGATCGTGGTTCTCCTGGGTGGTATCGCTCTCGCTGCATTCATGTCGTACAAGTCAGCGTATGATTACGGCAACAAGATGGACAACGAGCTGGAAGCCATCTACGATAACAACAAGAACATTTACGCACAAGGCACCCAGACCGTTCTGGAAATTGCCCAAGTGCCGGCGATGTACGCTGAAGACTTCAAGAAGATCGTCGAGGCCGACATTCAAGGCCGCTACGGCAAGGATGGTCTGAAGGCGGTGAGCGTCTTCATGAACGAGCACGACATCAAGATGGACGGCGGCGCGGTGGAGATGTACAAGGAAATCCAACCGACCATCAAGGCTTTCCGTGCCAAGTTCGAAGTGAACCAGACCAAGATGATCGACGTCACTCGCAGCTACAAGACCGCTCAGGGTAGCCTGTGGCAAGGTTTCTGGCTGCGCATCGCTGGCTACCCGAAAGTCGACATGAACAAGTTCAAGCCGATCACCACCGACCGCACCGAGAACGTGTACAAAGCCGGCAAGGAAGATGGCCCGCTGAAACTGCGTTAATAATCAACACCTGATGTTTGGGAGTCTTCGGACTCCCTTTTTCTTTTCGAGGATAGAAATGTTTAGTGTACTTGCTCTCGTCGTTAGCTTCCTGCTATGGAAGGTCTTTACCGGTGTCGTGTTGTTCTTCATGTTCGGCATCTTCTTCATTTTGGGCCTGATGTCCTGGGCAATACCCGACTACGACAGTGAAAGGACCGAACGCAACAGTCTCATCATATGGGGATGCGTTGCTCTCTTCATCTCCATCCCCTACTGGGATTGGATGTGCAATGGCTCAGTCACCATGGACGCTCGCAACAAGTTCATGCAGGGTTGGGGCGCCTATACGTACCAGGTTGACATCGAGGAAAAGGCGTCTGTCAAACCTGTCCGCATTGAGGTAGGCACTGAACTGCGTCGCTATGAGTTGGTAGGTTGGAATCCGCCAAAGCACTTCTATGTGAACTTGGAGGACGTGCAAACCCATCAGGTGTACAACAATATCTACGTCTCCAAACACTGCAACAACGCCTACGCCTTGAAGAAAGGCGACGAGTACAACATCCTGATCTCGAAGTACACCATGAGCGATCAACCCGGCAAAGTGCTGATGGAGTTTAACAGCCTGTACGGAGTGTTCTGCCAATAACCTTCAGGACCTCCTAGAGGGGCTCAGAGATGATCTGGGCCCTTTGTTGCAAATGCATACATCGAGTGTACAGGACACCTCCTGCGATGTAAAATAATACATACTTTGATAAACCATTTTCCTGGAGAAAATATGAAACTCTTGCAAGAACTGAATAACATGAACCAGGCAAAGCCTCACAAGTACAAGATTACTTTTGAGCTGAATGCAAATGCCTACAACACGCCCCACTACTTCGATATCCCTGATGGTACTGACCACGACATCGAATTCAAGGGAAGCCAATGCAAGGACCTGCAAGACGAGGTAATGAGTCTGCTCAAGAACCCGCACTACGTCGAGGACCTCGAAAAGGAGGGCATGGGCGTCAAGGTGTTGGACATTGAAATTGAATCCGTCGAATTCGGAATCCATGAGTTTATGAACAATGTGGAATCCGAAGCAGATATCAGCGGTGGTGGATATGGTGACGATGAAGATGAGGAAGATGAGGAAGATGAAATCAGCATCGAGACCTATGCTGATGCAATGGATCATGGCCATGGCTCGAACATGCCGTACACAATCACCGCGATCATTACCACTGACGGCCCTGTTGACCATGGTGATACCGGTCCTGCGGTCGCAGATGACAAGAGCGCACTGCTCCACTACGTCTGCGACAGTATGATCGGCAACTGCATCTGGGGTCAGTACGCGGATGATGGCGGCGGCTTCCGCGATTTCGAGGTCGAAGAAATCCAGTAAGCAGAGAATTTCAAGATTCTTCTGGAGGGAGCCGAAAGGCTCCCTTTTGTTGCGTGAAAAATTTGTTACTTCAGTTTTTGTAGCATCAAGTCCTGTATACTATAGCCTTACTTGATGAACAAACTCTAAGGAGTAAACGATGACTACCACTACCTTCCGCACTATCCCGGCAATCCGCATGCTCGCCCTGGCTGTTAAAGCAGGTCACAAGAACGACATGCCGTTTGGCGGCGACAACCACATCGTGCAATCGCAACAGCACGAATACATCCTCTTCTCCCTGGCTATCTGCGAAGCACTCAGCCACGTCAACTACGACTCCATGCAATTGGGCATGGGACAGATCGTGGACATTGCCAAGGAACACGCCAACTTCGTCGAGTACGACATGATGGACCCCAAGCACAACGGCATAGTCGACGTGAACGCGATGCTGGCCTCCTCGCAGAAGGCCGTCTTCTTCGAGCGCTTCGCTCACCTGATCTCCCGCGAACTGAAAGAAGCTCCCACTTCCAACACCAACGTTGTTACTGGCGGCGTGGCTGCTGGTGCGACTGTTACCCAAGTTTACCAGGGATAAGAAATGGACCTGATTGAAATTCTGGAGAAATCCAAAGAGCACCTGTGGAATGGTGAGGATGTGCATGATCGTAAAACGACTCGCTATGTGTGCTTTGCAATCGCGCGCACAGTTGCAATCATGAATAATCAGCCCCTTAGCAATGACGAAGGCCTGGTCCCAGAAGTTCTTCACGATATGATCGGCGATCATATCAATGGTCATAGCAACACCGCGATGACCTTTCTCTACGACAAGCTGGGCGAGGCGGTCGCATACGATCTGTCAGAGGTGGAAATCCAAGCCTATCGACTGCGTATTATCGATAGCCTCATCAGCATCTTGAGCGGTGGCAAGAAAGATGAGTTTTTCAGCATCGAGCAGTAGCATACAATAGCCTCACAAACTTTTTAACAACCACTCCTTCATGGAGAATTTTTAGATGGCACTTGAGATGAGTAAACGAGTCGGTAAGGTTGCTTTGCAACTGAAGAAGCACAACGTGCCCGATAATCTGAAGGCACAGATCAAATTCCTGCTTGACGTCAGCGGATCGGCAATGCCCTTCTATCATGGTCCTCGCAGCGATATGCAAGAGCTGACTGAACGTCTGATGGCCGTGGCTCTCCGCCTCGACGCAGATGGTCTGCTGGAAGTGACTTCCTTCAGCGACAAAGCTCACAAACACGGCGATGTCACCGAGCCGGAAATCTACACCTACATTCAGGCACGCTTCATTCCTGAAGCAACCCAAGCCGGCACCTGGCGCGGTGGTACCAACTACGCCAAGGCGGTCAGCACTGCACTCGCAGCCAACCCGGTCGCCAAGGCGAAAGGCTTCTTCACGAAGATGTTCTCGAAGAAAGAAGTAGTCTACCCGAACGTCCACTTCTTCGTCAGCGATGGCCAAGACATGGGTGACCACGCAGAGTTCAAGCGGCTGGTGCAGAGTTCGCCAAACGACTACTTCATGCTGATCGGCGTTGGCAATGTCCGTGACTTTGGCTTGATGCAAGAAGCTGCTGATCTGTACGACAACGTTGGCTTCGTCCACTTCGATGATCTGAAAATCAGCGATGATGAGATGTACGAACAAATCCTGCAGAAAGAAATCTGCGACTGGCTGATCGCCCGTCAACCCGCTGTTTAACTTCAAAGAAAGAACAAGATGATCAAGAAATATTTTGGTGGCTCCATTGCCTTCGCACTGGCTGCGATCGCTCTCTCAGGCGGTATCGGCTTCATGTACGGCGGCATCACCACCGCAATGCAGTACATGTTCGCAGCTTTCATGCTGGGTGTTCTGGAAACCTGCGTCTCCTTCGATAACGCAATCGTCAATGCCACCGTCCTCAAGGACATGGACGACAAATGGCGACATCGCTTCCTCACCTGGGGTATGGCGATTGCAGTCTTCGGTATGCGACTGGTCTTCCCCATTGCAATCGTCTCCATCGCAACGGGCGCCCACTCAGTGATTAACTGGGATCACATCGGCGCGGTCTTCAATGGAGCTGCATGGGTCGAGCTGTTCAAGGGTACCTCCGTCTACATGGCGTTGTTCGATCCTCAAGCGTACCAAGCGGCAATCACCAGTGCTCACACGCAGATCATGGCCTTCGGTGGCATCTTCCTTCTGATGGTCTTCCTGAAGTTCTTCATCGATGCTGAGAAGGACCATCACTGGATCGGCTTCATCGAGAAACACTTCGTCACCATTGGCAAGATCGAATCGATTCAAGCAGCTGTTGCCATCGTCACCCTGCTGATCGTCTCTCCCTTCATGCATGAGCCCACTCACTTCTTCACTGCTGGCCTGGTTGGCCTGGTCGCCTACATCTTGGTTGATGGTATCGGCGCCTTCCTCGGCGATGACAATGCAGCAGCGAAAACCGGCCTGGGTGCCTTCATCTACCTGGAAGTAGTGGATGCTTCCTTCTCCTTCGACGGTGTGATCGCAGCTTTCGCCATCACGAACAACTTCCTCATCATCGCACTGGGCCTGGGTATCGGCGCAATGTTCGTACGGTCCCTCACCTTGTACATGGTCGATAAGGAAGCGTTGGATGAACTGGCTTACCTCGAACACGGCGCATTCTATGCGATTGGCTTCCTCGTAGCCGTCATGTTCCTCTCTGCCGCTGGCATCGAACTCGGCGAAGTAGTAACCGCAGGTGGCAGCCTGGTAATCATCTCGATCGCCGCCATCCACTCGCTGAAGGTACGTAATAAAGGTGAACCTGTAAAATACGAAGCAGGTACTCTGACTTAAGTTTTTCAGAGCATCAATCGATAGTAGAATATCTCATGTTTCAAACGAAGGGGAAATTACTCCCCTTCGTAAATCTTGAAAGGAAATACCATGTTGCAAATGACCAAAGGTAGCAAGCTGAAAATGCAGAAAGCCGATGGTTCGGCAATCACCGCAGTTCGGCTGGAACTAGGTTGGAGCCCGCAAGTCTTCCAGACCGGTCAGAAGTTCGACCTCGACGTCAGCGCGATCGGTCTTGTCGACAAAGATGAACCCGAGTATCCGTTCGGCCGTGGTCACAGCGAAGAATTCGTTCTCTTCTACAACTCGATGCTGCGCACTAGCGACGACAAGACCACCTTCATCGATAGTGGTCTGCCGAAGAAAGGCAAGCCGACTGTTCCGAACTGCGCAATGATCCACAGCGGCGACAGCCGTGACGGTGCTGGTGATGGTGCCGACGAGATCATCACGGTCTTCACTGATCGCCTGCCGGAAGAAATCAACGTCGTCCACGTCATCGTGACCATCGACGAAGCGCATGCTCGCCGCCAGAACTTCGGCCAAGTCCACAACTCTTGGATCAAGGTGTTCAACAACGAAACGGATGAGTGTCTTGCCAGCTACGACCTGGAAGACGACGCCACTACCGCTGACGGTAACTCGGCAACCAGCCTGCTCTTCGTTGAGCTCCGTAAAAAGAACGGTGTTTGGTCCGTCAAAGCCGTTAATCAAGGATTCGAGAACGGTCTGGCTGAATTCTTCCACCTGTACGGTTTCGAAACCGAGTAATGGAAGCCAAAGAGCTCTTCAAGAAGTTGGTGAAGGATGCAAGGGAACGAAACGTGGAGACCATCATGGCTCACGGCTCCCAGCATCCTTCCGACTTCAAGATGCCGAAGGGCAGATTCTGCCACATCTCGGATGCCTTCATCGATTCGTTAAGCGATGAGGGGGTCGAAGAGAAGATGGTCACCTTCATCTACCAGTGTTTTAGGCAGCGATGAAAGATTACAGCAGGATGTTTGAAAACCAACCTGCTGCGAAAGCGAAGGAGAAGAAAGTGGATTACAGCAAGATGTTTGAGAAGCCGAAAGCACAAGCACCTGCTGTAGTTCGCACTTCTCCTTCGAATGCTTTCAGCAACAGCAACAATATCATGGACTGGCGCCGTGACCTGAGTGAGAAGGTCAAGGAGCACGTGGACTTGATCGAGGCACTGGTGAAGAACGATGTGGACATCGTTGCAGAGGTTCAGCAGAAATTGCATGAGATGGCGGAAGATGTCTTGCGCCACAACGAACAAGCATCTTCAAAATCCATCTTCCGCTTCTTCAAACAAGAGCCGCAAGTCGACATGGACGCCTATGTCGACACGGTGATTGCTGAAGTGGAAGCAACCTTGCGCAGCTTCAAACGTCCCAATCCTTTCAAGATTGCGGAAGTGGAGAAGATGCTGCAGCAGGCCTCATACCTTGCTGAACAGTTGGCGAAAGCCGGTGCAGATCTGGAGAAGAAAAAACCCAACTGCACTGACGATCTGGAGGTGGACGCAATTAACAGGCGGTGCCACACCCTCTACACCCAACAGCAGCTTGTGGCACTAGGAGTGGAACAGGTGAGAAAGCTGGCGATGGATATCAAGACTCGTCCGCATCAAGTTGACGACCTACTCAACGCCACTGTTCCCATGTACCGAATGTTGTGCTTGGATGTTTTGAACGGCACCAAGCAATCTATCGAATTAAGGAACGCACTATGACCGACTTCAGCAAAATGTTTGGCGCAAAGCCGACGATCGCAAAGACCCCGTCCATCAACTTGAATGCGACGATTAGCCAGCCTACCGCGAATCTGCCGGTAGTTCAGCCCACGTACGGCCTGGTGCAGAAGCCCCAACTCCCAGCCAACATTGAAGAGATCGGCCGCGGCAGCACGAGCAAGATCAATAAGATCAGCGAGCAAGTACTGAACAAGGTGAAGGTGGGTGACACTGGCGGTTTGGGTAAGGGCATCACTGACATCCTCTCGCTCACTGCCACCGTGGACATGTCGAAGCTGGAAGAGGGCGACCCTGGTCTGGTGGGTAAGATCACCAACCTCTTCAAGCAAACCCGAGTGAAGGTCCTCGCTCAGTACGAAGACGTCAACCAGCAAGTCGAACGCATCGCGAACGATCTGAAGAAAGAGCTGGTCGAGATGCAGGTGGAGAACAAATGGTTGGAGCAACTCTACCAGGAGAACATCAAAGAGATCATCACGATGAAGGATGACGTGGAGAATCTTCAAGAACTGCTGCAGCGACAAATCGCATACGTGAACTCTCTCCGTCAAGTGCCGGAGACGGACATGGACGACACGCAGCGAATGCAACATGCCCAGCTCATCAATGACGAGGCCAACATCCAAGAGCGCATCGAGCGACAGATCGACCGCCTCGAGCGCCTGATTCAGATCGGCATGATGGATGCACCAGACATTCGCTCGCTGCAGAAGAACAACTTCGACACCACTGCTTCCTTCAATGACATCATCGACGTGACCCTCCCTCTGTGGAAACGCCAGCTGACCATGGCTCTGCAGGCAGCAAGGAACCTCAATCGTGCGAAGCTGGGTAATGCCATCGCCGATCGCAACAACGATCTGATGCGTAAGCGTGCTGACCTCATGCATGAGAGCTCGATTCAAACCGCCCAACTGGCGCAACGTTCCTCGGTCGCAGATACTGATACGCTCGAGTATACCCAAGCCAAGCTCATCGACCGCCTGGGCCAAGTCAAGCAGATCGAAGCCCAAGGCCGTGCCCAACGCCAAGCTGATGCGCAGAAAATCTCTGCAAACCGCGAGCAGCTCCGTCTCGAGATGAAGAACTGGGGCACCAATTGAGCTTCAGGGTGAAGATGACGGTCAAGTCCGTAAGACCTTGGCCAGCACCTCACATGGCAGACCAGTATGATGAGGTGTACATGGAGAACGAGTTTGGGATGAGCTACACTTACCTGACTTTGAACACCCATAATCTGCGTGCGGGCATGCTAGTGCAGGTTGAATTTTCTGCAGCTGTAAAGGAAGTCAGACAAGTTGACTTCTAAGTATCGCTAGAGGTGTCAGAAGGGTCCCAGTGGTGTTAGGGACCCTTCGTTGTATTTGCTGTTGTCACTTTTGCACAACACCTCTGGGCCTCATCTGCTGATGAGAACGAAAAGATACAGTGGGGAAATAATCAGTTTTTATTCAGTGTCAAGTAGCTTATAATTTCACTATCAGCAGTTGCTACTAGTTAGGTGACTCTGAAACAGAACGCGAATGGCACAGCGACGGCTGAGAGGTCGGTATAGCGAGGTTCGACTCCTCGCCTGTTGAGGGAAGGCCAACCAAAAGAGTCACCTAACTAGTAGCAAATGCAGTTTTTGATGATGACGTTGCAAAGTAAAATAACTCATCGATCAAACAAACGATCGTATTAAATTTTGATGTATTTTCTTTTAGGAGATTTGAAGATGTCGACCACCACCAAAGTTCTGTTCGTTGCGACCGCCGCTCAACAGGCTGTTCTGCAACAAGTCCTGCTGCAGGAAATCGCAACCGGCTTCTGGAAAGAAGCACGCCCGGCCGATCACGCCGACAGCTGGAAGGGCGTAGCAATCGAAGTCGGCACCACCCTGGGCGCGCAAGGTTTCGAAATCCCGCGCAACTACAACTTCGTCAACCCGGAGTTCTTCTCGAAAGCTGAAGAGCGTCTGCTGGAAGCGGCGAAGACCGTCGAACCGGAAATCACCGTCAAGCAGCTGAAAAAGCACCTGCTGGAACTGAACCAGATCCTGGGTGGTCGCATCAAGGAAGTCGGCGGCGTCGTGACCAAGCTGCCTCGCGGTCGCAAGGCTGAAGCAACCGAGGCCAAGACCACCGTCAAGGCTTCCACTACCACCCGCAAGGTCGCTGCAGTCTTCGCAGATCCGGCGCCGGAAGCCGAAGCTGAAGGCAGCGGCATCGCAGTCGAAGCACAAGTCGAAGGTACCGAAACGATGGTTGAAGCAGAGCTGGAAGCAGCTTAATTCGATAACGATGCTGCATAACTAGCAGCCTCGCGATAATGTTGAACGCCAAATTGGTCAAGGCGTCCCACTAAGACTGGGAGAGGGAATAAACACCCCAACTGTTCATCAAATGACTGCAAGTGTAGGTTCGAATCCTACCAACATTATCAGAAAAGGGAGCTTAAGCTCCCTTTTCTTTTGCCTCCTTCAAGAGCCTCCTACGAGTCGCTCGTTCAGTTGCTTCAGCCGATGTCTTCTTGATGTGGCACTCTTGACAGAGAGTTTGCAAGTTAGGAAGACGCCAATAAGACAGATCACCGTTGGCTTCGATGAGCGGCTTGATGTGGTCCATGTGCCACACATCTTCACCCTTCCTAGCGCATTGATGTCCGCACTCTGCGCACTTGCCAAAATCTCTCTTCCAAACTGCCTTCCTCGTTTCTCCAGCAAAGAAGAGCAGCTCATATTCCTCAAAACATTTCGCGTGCCAACGTGACTTGCTTTGACGGCCAGTCCTAGTCAAGCCAACTTCCTTGTTGCACCAACGACAGGTCCCTTCAGGAACGCTGTCGTACCATGCTGGCTTTGGTGGTGTGCGATGAGCGGCCATTCTTAATACCCGTCAACGCGCTTTCTCTTGATAAGTTTGCCACTGGCATCTTTAAGCTTGAATTCGGTCCATTCACCGTGGTCATCAAACGACGAGCCCCAAATTTCCATGGTCACCGCATCTTTCAGATCTTCATCACTGAAGCCAGGCCCAAATGGGTACTTATCTTTTGCCATGGCGATCATTTCTTCGCCCTTGACCGTCTTTATGCGGTGTTCCTCAGCAAGGTTGCTCACCCAGTCTCTTTCTGCTGCGCGACCAGCAGCGGCTGCCTTCGGTGCTGCTTGAGCAGTCATGTTAGGACGACGTTGATCATTCTTCGCTTGCGGGATGTCTGTATCTTCGTCGTCGTCACCTTGCTGTTGGGCAGCTTTCTGTGCGCGCCAATCATTCACCTTCTTTGCAGTGTCCGCTTTCAGCTTTTCACGAGCAGCTTTCACCTTGTCGATCTTCTGATTGTTCTTGAAGATGCCGAACAGTTCGTTGATTTGCTCATCAGAAGGGTCGTCAAGGTTAACGAACTCTAGGTATTTCTTGAATTTGATGTTCATGGTATCGTCCATGTTGTTAGGGGTCAGGATATTTATTTGGGATAGATACACTTGTAGGCCAACTAACCATACTTCTTATGACCAAGCAATTCATCATGACAACCCCATCCGCTCCTGACACGACGTTCAAGGAGTATCAACAGTGGAGCGATCTGCGCAATATGCTGCTCGACGTCGGTGCGGACGTGATCGTCATGCCTGACACTCCATCGAAGCGAGTAGATAGCGTCTATTGCGGCGACTATGGAACAGTGTACAAAAACGACTTCATAGTGGGCCGCTTTAAGCACGCACGACGCCAAGTCGATGAGCACTTCATTGCCGAGTGGTTCCAAGAACATCGCTTTGACATCCTCTACAACCCATCGTACGGGGGCGAAGAACGTCCTGACACGTTCGAAGGCAGTGATGTAGTCATTAGTCACGATCGCAAGCATCTGTGGTTTGGCTTCGGTCATCGCAGCTCCCACAAGTTCAAAGCCCACCTTGACGACCTGCTCGATGAAGCGGATATCATCGTACGTCCCATCCTGTTGAAGGACCCTCGCTTCTATCACCTGAGCATGGTGATGAACACGCTAGATACTGGTGACCTACTTTGGTACCCGAACGCTTTCCATCCGCACTCGAAGATGAACATCGAGATGTGGTACGAAGGCAAGATGATCGAGATAACTGAGGAGGATGCATTGAATATGGTGTGTAACGCGATTTCGATACATGATACAATTATCGTATCGAAGATCACGCCTCAGCTGAAGAAGACCCTGGAGGACAGAGGGTACGATGTGATCATCGTTGATACGAGCGAATTCGGTAACTCGTGCAAGCGACTTGCCATTGAGATGATTGAATAAATACTGAACGGGATTGATGATGAAGACTTTGGTTTACCGCGACTTTGATTTGCTTTGCGATGCAGGCGTGGATATGATGGACGTGCTTATCACCTACAGGGTGGAGCACCATGGTATTGAACGTCATCCATACGGTCAAGGATACGCTGAGGAAGACCTGGGTTATTCAGTTGAGTTGATTAACGCAGTCACTGTCGGAGAAGTCCGCCTCACGAAGGACGAAGGACACACTGTAATTGGCATGATTAACAAGGGGACCGATATCACGACGTTGCCTGGATGGAAGAACTCCATGTGGGATATCTTCGAGGAGGCGGTCTCCCGAGAAAAGGATTGAATGCGTAACTTTACCGAAACGCAGAAAAAGAATCTACAGGCCCTGGCGGAAGCTGGGGCCGTAGTCGTTACTGTAGCGTATGATCCAACTACAGTGACTGGTACGCCCGAGGCCGATGCTCTTGCAGCTGGGTTCTCGGTTTATTATCGTGAGGACACTTCGACTCTGGTCGAAGTAATTTTTACTCGCCCGCCGAAGTAAAATAGAGCTGTCGCAATACGCCGTACGGAGGCACCCAAGGTGGACCTAAGCAAGAATAACACCTTCGATAATAATATCTCAGATCTAGAAATAGACGTGCTTCTGCTTTACTACAACTTCTCCGATCAATGGGGAAGGGTAGACACAATTCAGGCAGCCAACTTTGCCGCGTCAAAGTACGGCATTCTTCTGCATCAGAACCACTTCCAGTTGGATCAACGCCACATGGACGTGCTGATGGATAGAGGCGTCATTTACGACACTCGTTTACTGTTCAACAAGATAGTGACGACGCCTCCTAAGAAGAAGCGTCGTAAAAAGACCGATGGCAAAAATACTTGAGTTCCAGGGAGACTACCGTTTCCTATCGAACTTTTATCTTTGCAGCTTCACGTGGGATGGATTCACTTGGGCCCACAGTGAAGCTGCCTTCCAAGCTGCAAAATCCGAACACCCACTCGTAAGACGTAAATTCCTACATCTGTCTCCAGGCCAAGCTAAGAGATATGGAAGGCAAATCCTCATTCGTCCGGACTGGGACGACATCAAAGTTGAGGTCATGGCGGAAATCCTCTTCGCCAAGTTCGACCAAAATCCCCACCTGAAACAACTACTCATCGACACGAAAGATGCCATACTCATTGAGGGCAACTCTTGGGGCGACCGCTTCTGGGGTGTCTCGCCTGTGGGCAGTGGCAACGGCTTAAATCACTTGGGTCAACTCCTCATGGAACTTCGCACCCTTTTCCAAATGGAGTTGAAACTACCAACCGCGAATGCCGCTAAGCTCGAAGAACTCCGCCAAGAACGGGTTGCTTTAATAGAGCAAATGAATGCGAGTATGGGAGGACTTGTTTCCTTTGAGTAACTTGTAACAGGAAGTCTGGCTTGTTACAATTTTGCCTGTGTACTTTCTATCAGGTTGTGATATTATAGCCTTATCGAATGCAGCAACGGAGGTTGTAGGTGAAAAAGAAGAAGCAGATCAAGTTCATGGAACGTGAAGCCGTATTGCTCACGGACGAACTCAAGGCCAAGTGCGAAGCCAGGGTTAAAGAAACCCTCGACGCTTGCAACAAGAAGTGGAAATTGAAGTTGGGCATGCCGGAAATCCGGTACGATTTGAAGACGCTCACCTGCGGGATGGCAATGCCCTCGTTGAACGTCCTGCGTTTCCATCCGGTGTTCCTGGTGGAGAACGAGAGCGACTACATCTTGGAGACGATTCCACACGAGGTAGCCCACATCGCCACCAAGCACGTTGCCCCAATCCTCCGCAAGGAGAACCCCTCTCTTGGAAATGGGAAGGTCATGGCCCATGGTCAGGAGTGGCGGATCGTGATGGAGTTCCTGGATCGCGGGCCGAAGCCAGGCCAAACTTGGAAGGACGTCATCAAGCACGTCTACGACCCTTCCTCGATCCAACTCCCGGTTCGCAAGAAGCACGGGCCACGAAAGCCGGGCGGCAGGAAAGTGGGCGAGATTATCGCCAAGATCGGGACCCTGAACGAAGAGGAGATGGAGGCCCTGAAGCAGCGCCTGGGCTTCGACATCAGCTTGGAAGCGGAACCGACCGTGGAGCAGCTCATGATGGAGAAGGAGTTCAGGCAACTTGGTGAGCTGCTCTCCAAGAAGTTCCCGACGATCAGGTCTGCCTCCGTGTTCTCCCCGTGCGGACACGCAGTCGAGGTCATCAAGCACCTGTCGAAAGGCAAGTGATGGGAGTGTACGTGGATGGGGCCACTTGGAAAAAGGGGAGTAAGGGAAGGAAATCCTACGCTCACCTCGTGGCCGACACATACGAAGAGATGCACGAATTTGCGGAGAAGGTGGGAATCAAACCCCACTTCTTCCACAAGAACACGAAGTACCCGCACTACGACATCTCCGGGGAGCAGCGAGATTTGGCTCTCCAGCTTGGAGCCTCGAGCATTACTTCGAGGGAACTAGTGAACATTTGCAGGAGGCGAGATGGACAAGCTCAAAGAACTGGTACGTGAAGCACTGAAGAACGCGGCCGAAAACGGCTACGACTTCACCGGAATGGATGCTCGCGCGATCGCCGTGGACATGCTCACTTACGACGCGGCACTGGAAGAAGCCGACCTCGATGAGGTAACCCGCATTGTTGAGGAACTGCGCAAATGATGCGGGTTCTCCATGGGCCTAACGGCCCCATCTACAAGGATGAGGATCTGCGGACCTTCATCATGGACGACTTTGGGAATGCTATCCCTCTGGAAGGGAAGATTCTCGAGCAGGCGACCGCGTTTCTGATCTCGGCCTTCATCTACAACAAAGACGATACCGGGTTCTAACCCAGGGAGGACTTATGCCAATTCTGTTTTTTGACGTTGACGGACCGATGGTCCCTGGCCGCGCCCTCTTCATGCCCAAGAACATCGTTCCCCGCTATGGCTGGCAGTTCGACCCCTGCGCTGTGGGCATGCTGAACTTCCTGGACTGGGCTGTTCCCAATCTTCGCGTCGTCATCAGCTCCCATCGTGTGGGCATGACCAGCCCGTTCGACGGCACCTCGACGGACAGCAAGGAAAGCTGGGAGCGCATCTTTTTCGAGAACGGTCTGTTCCTGAAAATCCACGATGACTGGTGCACTGTCCATGGCCAAGCCCGCTACGCCCAGCGTACCAGCAAATTGACGGAAATCCGCCAGTGGCTGGCACGGCACAAGGAACACCTCACTGACAACTTCGTCGTGATCGAGGACGAGGCCGAGTACTACCGTGAAATCACGGATGAGGAGCGTGAGACCTTCCACATCTGCGCCGAATCCTACCTCGAGGGCATCACGTGGAAGGACCTGGATCGGATCAGCACGTTCCTGGGTGTGGAAAACCTGGGTGACAAGCTGAAAGAATACCAGCAGAAGATGGCCAAAATCCGCACACCCATCGTAAAGCGCCGCATCACCCGTACCCTCGAGAAGGCAACACCCCAAGCTGCCTAACAAGCCAGACATCTGATCCGGTAGTGGAGCTAAATAGCTCCACTATTTTCTTTTTAGGATCACCCACATGTCTGAAATCGTTTCCCTGAAAATGATCACCGGTGAAGAGCTCGTCACCGAACTGAAGAGCACTCTCACTCTCTTGGGCAGCGACAAGCCAACCTCCTACGTCGTTCGTCGTCCCCACATTCTCCAATTCCAGCAAGTTCGCCCAGGTCAACTAGGACTGGCGTTCGTGCCATGGACTCTCTCGAATCCAGAGATTGAGACCTTGGAGATTCCCGCAAATAGCGTCCTCGTGAAGTTCACTCCTGCGGAGAACGTCCAACAACAGTACCTGCAACAAACCTCCTCGATTCAGATCGCGAAAACTCTGTAAGGTGCTCAGAGACCTCAGGGACCTTTGATGATAAAGCTGTCATCGAGGTCCCTGTGTCATCTCTGGGCCTCATTTAGAGGTCCCAGACTATGCTCTAAGGACCTACTGCAGTTTTTGTTGTGTGTACTCTCGTGTAAAATGCTCTTATGAATACTCTACTTGACAAAGTTAAAGAGCAAGGTCAACGACTGCAGGAGCTGCTGTCGAAAACTAATCATCACATGGGAGAACTGAATGGCAAAGAACGACAAGAAAATCAAGGTGCTGCAGGATCGCATTAACCAGCTCGAGGCTGAAATGCAGGAAGCCCTGCAGAAGAAGCGCCAAGGCAAGGCCTACGACGTTCCAGGCACGATGAAGAAAATCGCTGACCTGAAGCAAGACATCAAGCGTCTCCAGTAAAATGCAGCTGAAAAGATGATGAAGAAAATTCTGATGATGGTGCTTACCCTCTCCCTGGTGGGCTGCGCTGGACGAACTGCTGAAGATCGTGTGAGAGCAGAAACCTACTGCAAACAGCATGACATGTCGGTAACCACGTTGAACAGCATTAATGCCCCAATGGGAAGAGTCACTGACTTCGGCTGCTATAAGGATGGCGATCCAGGCTGGGTCTACACCACTGTTCCTGAATCAATCTACCGCCAGAACCAGTAAATAATTTCACCGAGGCGATAGACGCCAAGGAAACCAACGCCAACTACGAGGAGCTCGAAAATGGCAAACACTAATCCCCGCAAGCGGGTGGCCGTCTACATCGGTCGATTCCAACCCCTCCACAACGGACACGTTCACGTCCTCAACAATGCCTTCCAAAATTACGATGGCGTTGTAGTTCTGGTCGGCTCGGCTAACAAATCCCGAGACATCAAGAACCCCTTCACCTACATCGAACGCCGCCAGATCATCACGAACTGGGTGCTCGGTAATCTGCAAGTAACGGCAGAAACCTCCTACGAAATTCGTCCCCTCCCTGATCAGCCGTACAACGACGCGAAATGGATCCAATCGGTCCAGGAGAATGTCCAAGCTGCTGTGCGAGACTTCGGCTTCGACAACCCGGAAATCTTCGTGACCGGTTCCGAGCGCGATGACAGCACCTGGTACCTCCGCTGCTTCCCTCAATGGGGCAAGGACTTCAAGGACCCACACCCTGTCGGCGAAGACCTCAACGCCACAGCTCTCCGCGATCGCCTGTTCACTGGCGCTTACATGACGTGGCGGGATATTCCTGAAGCAACCGATCGCTTCCTTCGCAACTTCATCACCACGCCAACTCTCGGCGTTTTGCGTGATGAATACAACTTCATCAAGGCATACAAGGAACGCTGGGCATTTGCTCCTTACGCGCCAACCTTCGTCACCGCCGACTCCGTCATCATCCAGTCTGGCCACATCCTCGTCGTCGAACGCGGCGCATTGCCTGGCAAAGGTCTGTGGGCCCTGCCTGGTGGCTTCGTCAAGCCGAAGCAGCGAGTGAAAGAAGCCGCGATCACCGAAGTGCTGGAAGAAACCGGCCTGCGACTAGCCGAAGGCAAGCGAGCGAAGGAAATCACCGAGGACATCCTCCGCGGTTCGATCGTCGATTACGAATACTTCGACGATCCAAATCGTTCGCTGCGTGGTCGCACCATCACCTTCGCATTCCTGTACCGCCTCGACGATACCAAGCCGCTGCCGAAAGTGGCTGGCCAGTTCGCTCCCCTGGAAGATACTGGCGGGGTTGAAGGCATCGTCGAAACCGCGAAGGCCTTCTGGCTGCCGATCTCGGAAGCACGTGCAAATCCGCAGAACTGGTTCGAAGATCACCACGCCATCATCGACACGATGGTTGGCCTGATCAAGGACTGACCATGACCGCCCTCAAGGACTTTTGGGACTGGGTTGTAGACTACCGAGATTTGCTCGTGTGGCACCAAGACAGTCCTGGCATGATCGTCGTTGTAAGGCGGTCCAGGTTCACTCGCCTCTGGGCACCTAAGGAATTTTCCATGGTGGGTGAAAAGCACCTGTAACTGCAGTTTTTGATGCGATCGAAAAGCATTACAATGAATCATCTGAATGCTTTTCGATGAAGGAACTACGATGAACGACCTGCAACAAATGCTCGCTACGATGGCCACCAAGGAACAGGTCATCAAGGCGCTGGGAATCACTGAAGAGAAGGACGAAGAGTTCTGGGAAATCCAGCTGTTCACGGTAAGGAATCGATTCCTCTCCTACCTTCTCTACAAGCACCGCATCGACATGACGCTGGTTGCTGGTGGGATGGACACACTGACCATCTATGATCTGGCTCACACCGCCGAAAATCTGCTGGAGCAGGGTGTGGACTATACCTTCATTCGGCAGTGGTGGAAGCAGATGGGAACCTATCTCCACAATCGTGCCTTCGATGCCAAGCGTGAGCGAGATAAGATCGCCAAGATGGATATCGTGGTGCTGGTATTCTTCGAGAAAGGCCGCCCTTTCTACCTGACTTACGAGGACAACAAAACCTCGCTAGTTGCAGAGAAGGAAGAAGCGTATGGCTTCCCAATCATGAGCATCACCAGCTTGGACAAGAAGTACCTCGCAGAAGCTGCAAAGGATTTCGATGCAGTGGTTAAAGAATTCGGAGCATCTTACGTCAAGTTGCTCCCACGTCAAAAGGATTAAATCATGTCGAAAATGATTCACGCAGGCACTCAGCTCCGTTGCGTTGATGCTGGAGAGAGCGAAGAATTGCTCCCAAACGACCGGCTCTTCAAGCTGGAAGTTGGCAGGGTTTACACAGTTGCCAGTGACACCAACACTTGCTTTGTTGAGCTGCTGGAAGCGCGAGGCATCTCCTACATCGCTTCTCGCTTCGAAGTCCTGGATAAACCCAGGCATAAGCTGGTTTATCTGGCCGGCCCGTACTCGCAGTACGAGAACAAGGAAGTGCTCATGACGGCGATCATGGGTATCAGCGGGATGTACATGATGAAGAATCCGGGCGAACACGTCGTCAGCCCACTCTTCAACCATTACTCCATCCATCTGACGCCAGGGATGGAGGGCGATTACAACTTCTGGGGCGACTACTCCATCAACCTGCTTAAGCGTTGCGACAAGGTGATCGTCGTCATGCTTCCAGGTTGGGACCAATCCACCGGAGTTAAGGACGAGATCGAGAAGGCCACGGCCTCTGGCATCGAGATCGTCTACGTTGATCCTGTCGAATTCAACTTCAACACTGCAGTTTTTGAAACGTACTTGAAGTAATACAATTTCAATATCAACTCTTGATGACCACGGCAAAGCGATAGACGCAAAGCCAAATTTTAGATAAAGGAGCTTTATCATGACTCAAGTTGCAAGCAGCGCAATCGGCTTGGTACAGAAGTTCGACTTCATTTCCAAGTACCTCACTCCATCCAGCACGGACAAGAAGTACACCTACCTGGATCGGCTCATCATCTCCCTCATCCTCCGTTCGGACTCGTACAAGGGTGCACACGCCTTCTCGTACCGTCCCGGCATCAAGGGCATGTCCAGCTACGGCGAAGCCCGCGTATCCAAGGACGAGACCATCGTTCCTGCCGGTATGCAGATGCTGCTGAAGCGCTACTTTACCCAGCGCATCACCAAATTCCACATCGACGAAGCTGAAGCGTTCTCGCTGAAGCACTTCGGCTACTCCCTGGTTTCCCGCAAGGACTGGGAGAAAGTGGTGGAGAAGTACAACGGCTACGCTCCTCTCATCATTCGTGCAGCGAAGGAAGGCACCAAGGTTCCGGGCGGCAACGCTCTGTACACGGTCACCTGCCTGGACGAAGACCTGTTCTGGATGTCCGCTTACTTCGAGACCATCATCCTCCGCGGTATCTGGTACCCCACCACCATCGCGACCGATGACTACGACATTAAGCAGGAAATCAAGCACTACTACAAGTTGTCGGGTGCAGACATGTCGATGATCGGCTTCGCCTACCACGACTTCGGCGGCCGCGGTGTTACCTGCGCGGAGCAGGCTGAAATCGGTGGCTTTGCTCACCTCATCAACTTCATGGGTTCTGATACCATCGAAGGTGTGCTGGCTGCGAACCACTTCTACAAGTGCGACATGGCTGCTTTCTCCGTCTACGCCACTGAACACAGTGTGGAATGTTCCTTCGGCCTGGACGATGCCGGCGAAATCCACTACCTCGAGCACCAGATCGCATCGGCGAAGAAGCTGGGTGCCAAGATCCTCTCCCTCGTCATCGATGGCCGCGATGTCTTCCGCTGCGCAGCTCGACTCTGCTCTCCTCCATTCGTCGAACTGATCAAGGCATCAGGCATCAAGGTGGTCTTCCGCCCGGACAGCGGCGACATGATGGAAATCGTTCCTAAAATCCTTAAGATGCAGGAAGATGCTTATGGCTTCGACTACACCAGCACCGGCCACAAGAAGATCCGCTACGTCGGCATCATCCAAGGCGATGGTGTGGATCACTCCGCAATCCGTACCCTGCTGGGCAACATCGTCATCGGCTTGAACTACTCGGCTGACTGCATCATCTTCGGTTCTGGTGGTGCACTGCTGCAGAAAGTCAATCGCGACAAGTACAAGTTCGCCCAGAAAGCATCTTCGATCCTGGTCGATGGTGAATGGGTCGGCATCGCGAAGGACCCCGTCACTGACGCTGGCAAGAAGTCGAAGGAAGGTGTGCTGACTCTGGTTCGCGATACCGTGACTAACGAGATCAAGACTGTCCGTATCGACCAAGGTGACCTGCACCACACCCTGGAAGACCTGCACCAGATCGTCTACCACTACGGTGACCTCTACAACGAGATCACCCTGGACGAAATGCGTCAGAACACGGAAGCCTAAAGCGAGTGGGCTTGCAGTTTTGAAGTGAATGCTAACAAGCTACAATTCAACTGCAAGCCTAACAAGATGAAGTACACCAAACCAATCTGCCCTTGCTGTTTCGAGACAGAGGGCAACTGCAAAAAGGAAATGAAAATGAACATGTCGAAATTCAAAATGCCTGGTGGCGATGCACTGATGAACCGCTTCTTCCGCCGTGTCGATGGCGTCGTATGGGACCTGATGAGTGGTAAGATCGGCGTCCAAACGAAAGACGGTATCGCTTCGATCGATGGTGAAGGCGAAGACGCTTCGATCACCATCAACTTCTTCGAAGACATGGCCGTCGCGGTTCCTGCCTTCGCACAATCCACTCCGAAGGAAGCCGTGAATGTCGGCGATATGATCTACACCACGGGCGATACTCCTGGCTGGGTCATCTCGAAGAGCGAGAAAGGCACCTTCAAAATCATGCGTGCTAACGGTACCATCCAGGCATGGAACCCGCCGAAAGTGCAGATGTTCGGCCTCGATAGCGGCGTGATGGTTGTTCGCTCGCTGACTACCATGCTGCCAGGTGGTGCTACCGGTCTGGGCGCAATGCAAGGCATGTTGCTGCCGATGATCATGATGGGCGGCGACGATCTCGATCTCGAGAAGATGATGCCAATGATGTTGATGATGCAGACCGGCGCAGCAGGTACGGACCCGGCAGCAGGTGCAGCAGGTGGCGCCAACATGATGCAGATGATGATGCAAATGCAGATGATGAAGATGTTCAGCGGCGATAGCAACGATAGCTACGGTGGTCGCAGCAAGACTCCGTTCCGCGGCTAATCAACATCAACAAGGAGAGAGGATTCCTCTCTCCGCTCTGAAAGGAAAGATCATGGGTAACCACCGTTTTGACAGCAATGAATACGTCTCCTACCGTTCAACTCACAAGCTCGAATCGAAGAGCCGCGAACAAATCTTCGAAAGCCGCTACCTGCCTGCTGGCCTGGACCCGGCCAAGATCATGCTGCGTGAATCGTGCGACAGCGCGGCCAACCCCAGCTCCACTCCGGTTATCTTCGGCCTGGACGTAACTGGTTCGATGGGCTTCGTGGCCGAGAACATCGCACGTGAAGGTCTGCAGCCGCTGATGGAGTCGATCTACGAAGACCAGCCTGTCACCGATCCGCACATCATGTTCATGGGCATCGGCGATGTTCGTGCAAGTGACCAAGCTCCCCTGCAAGTTTCGCAGTTCGAAGCCGGTGCCATTCCTCTGATCGAACAGCTGCGCACTCTGTATCTTGAGAGCGGTGGCGGTGGCAATCATCACGAGTCGTACGATCTGCCGTGGTACTTCGCTGCCCACCGAACCAAGATCGACTCCTTCGATCGTCGCGGTCAGAAGGGTTTCCTCTTCACGATCGGCGATGAACCGCCGCCGCCGACTCCACTGAGCAAAGAGCATCTGCGTCGGGTATTCGGGTCGAATGACGTGCCTGAAGTCGAAAGCATCCAATCGCTGCTCAGCGTGGTGCAAGAGAAGTACAAGGTCTTCCACATTGTCACGGAAGAAGGCAGCCACTTCCGCCACTACCCTGACAATGTCGCTTCGGCATGGAACAAGCTGTTGGGTCCGAATGTCATCTTCCTGCGCAACCACAAGAAGCTGGCTGATGTCGTCACCGCGACCCTGAAGATCGCACAAGGCGAAGACATCTACGACGTGATCGAGTCGAGCAATTGCCCTGACGATCTCCGCCACGCATTCAAGAACGCACTGACCCAAGGCTAATCAAAAAATGAAAAACGTTGAACTGAAAGTAGGCAAACAGGTCTCCCTCCCATCCTACGAGAACATGTATGAGCTGAATGTTACCTACATGCATGGCGATGCAGATGGCGATACTGAGCGGACCATCCACTACGGCATGGATGAGGAAGAACGACTGAAGCAGGATCTGCTGATCATCGACGGCCTGGAAGATGGTGAATACCTGGAAGATCAGGCAGCAGAAATCCTGGCTGCGAACGGCATCGAAGACCCGGACAACCAAATCGCTGAAGGTTTCAGCGATGAGTTCTACGAGGGTGACATAACCTGCGAGGGTAATGGCGCACCTATCTCCGGCATCGAGCTCTTCTTTTACGATGCCAAGGGTGTCAAGCACGAGGTCGAGTTCGACGTGAAGTAATTCTCTAGAAGTAGAGGAGACAGAGGGGCACAGGATGTAAAAGTCCTGTGCCTTTTGTGCATGTTGATTTTGATTGTGTTAAAATAAATATGAGATCACTTACACTCAATTTGAGGATCACATAAAATGAAAGTCCATGAGCTGCTAGAAAATAAAACCACGATTGAAGACCTGATTGCTCGTCTTGAGCGAGTAGGTGGCCAGGTGTATGGCGAGATCATCAAGGGAGACTTGGTGGGTAAGCTGGGCGTCAACGGCAAGGGAAAGCACAAGGTCTATTTCGCCTTCTACCCTGACGGTACTTCCCAACGCTTCGAACATCAACCAAGCAAAGACGATCTCAAGCCAGGTTGGAAGGCACAGGAGCTGCGCGACCCTGAAACGGTCAAGGCGGAAACTGACAAGGCTGACCGGGCGAGCAAAGCACAACGCTTCGAAGATTCCTTCGAAGACGAGATCAGGCTGAGCGATGGAGCCCTGAAGAAAGTCTGCGATGAAAATCACATCCACATGGGTGAGATCGCAGATGCATGGATTGACGACAAGGGAGTCGACGCACTTGATCTTCGCGGCCGCTGGAAGAAGAGCGGAAGGGAAGTTGCCTGGGCAATCTTCAACATCACGCTGAAGAACGAAGATTGGAGAGGAGAAGATGACAAAGACAATGTCGAGCTCCACGATCCTATCCACGTCAAGGTATGGCGAGACGACAAGAATCCACAGAAGTACCACGCAGAGCAAACTGATTTGGGTTAACAAAAGCAACAAACGATGAAAGGTGGCAACACGATGTCGATGAATCACGCTTTTGCAGTAATTGGTGCAAACTTCGGCGATGAGGGTAAGGGACTGACTACGGACTATCTCGTTCGTAAGGCAGGAAAACCTTCCCTCGTAGCACGCCAAAACGGTGGTGCTCAAGCAGGACACACCGTCGAAACGAAGGATGGTAAACGCCATGTCTTCGGTCATATTGGTGCAGGTACCTTTGCTGGTGCCAACACCTACCTCGCTCGGCAGTTCATCCTCAATCCCTACTCCCTCACTAAAGAGATTGACCAGCTCAATCTGATGGGTGTGGATCTTGAGGACAAGATTATTGCTCACCCCGAATGCCGCGTCACCATCATCTACGACATGGCATTGAACTCTCTTCGCGAGTTGTCCCGTGGTAAAGGGCGCCACGGTTCTTGCGGGTTAGGCATCAACGAGACGGTCACTCGCAGCCTCGCCGGCCGCAGCATCACGCTTGGCATGGTGAAGCAGACCTCCATCTACCAGATGTCCCGCACCTTGCAACATATCTTCAATGAGTACTGGAAGAAAGAATACGAGCTGTTGAAGGACAGGGTCGACGAGGAAGAGGCTGCGCCGTTCCTGCAGATGTTCGAAAATCCTGACTTCGAACACGACGCAACGATGCTCTCCCCGTTGAAGAGCATTCGCGCTGACTACACCCGCCCCTACACTGACCTCATCATTGAAGGCGCACAAGGTTTGATGTTGGATGAACAGCTGGGAATCTTCCCTCACGTCACTCGCTCGGTCACGGGACTGCCATCAAGCATCTTGACTGCGTACGAGACGTTCTACAACGAGATCACCCCAGTCTACATCACTAGGTGCTACCTCACGCGTCACGGCGCCGGCCCTCTGAAGATGGAGAATCTCCCTATCACGTCTACACAAATCCCCACAGATAAGACGAACGTAACTGGCCCTTGGCAAGGACACTTCCGCTACGCACCATTGGATGTGGATACCTTGTCGCTGATGATCAGTAGGGATATTCAGCGATCCTACAGCTTGAGCAAAATCACTGGTATCCATGTCAACAAACCCCAACTGATGATCACTTGCCTGGATCAAGTTGGTGAAAAGTTGAACGTGAACTTGGGAGGGCAGCTCATCACCATCCTCACTGATGAACTGTCAAAGGTGATCGCTGACCGAATCCCTGAAGTCAACGTCAAGTACCTCTCCTACGGCCCCACAGCTGAGGACGTGATAGAACTCTAAAACGGAAAAGGGGCCCTCCTCGGCCCCTAAAGGTTTTCAATACCCTAGTGGCCGCCGCGTCCGATCTTCAGCGCCCCTAGGGTTCCTATCCTGGACATGTGTTCACGGTCCTTACTGATTTTCAGCCCTCCTTTCCTTCCTGCTTCTGCAGCGTTTTCACTGGTGAATTGATGGGCGAAGCCCATGGCATGCGCGGCCTTGCCGCCTTTACTTGCAATTTCCCGCTGTTTTTCAGGGGACATCGCAGCGAAGCCGCGCTTCAGTTTTGCAACATCAGTCATTAAACCTCCCAAGGAAATAATTCACGCAGGTGGTAGTGGCTGCCCAAACTTCCCGTGCTGGGTCCTCATGCGGCCAACTTGGCGGGCGAGATGATCTCATCGATCAAATTCACCGCCGACTGGTGCATCTTCGCCCTTTCCGAGAAGTGGTTGGCATGCGAGGCGCTATTACTGCCACCTGTGGTCTGCGCCGTTACTGCATGACGTTCGGCCTTGCGCTCGCAACTGACTGCGTATTGCTGATGCCAATCACGCACCGCCTGCAAATTGGTGAAAGGCGCAGTGGGTGGATTATCAAAGGGGGTAACTAAACCTTTTTTCATTTAACCTCCGTAACGTTGCTACAATTACATTTTATTTCTTGATAACTTTTTGCTTATTGAATGTTGTCAAGACTCTCAATGCTATTGATGTGCTTCCTATGTATTCTGGAGGTCACCAGAGGTGCTCAGAGACCTCAGTGCAAAATGCACAATAACAATCATTACAAACTATACGGAGGTCTCTGAGCACCTCAGTTTATTTCCAAAGTGCAACAAGCTACAATACCATTATGAACGCGATCACTTACGCCAATACCGGCGATATTTCCCTACTTCCTCCTGCAGCAATTGGCGCCATCCTGGGTGGTGTAGTTGTGATCGTCACCATTGTGGTGATCTTCCATAAAAGGAATAAGAAGAAATGAAGGAACCAATCTTACTAACACGGGATGCTTTCCGAGAGGGAACATTTGCCCGTGACAATCATCGATGCGTGTTCTGCGGGAAGAAGGCAGAAGAAACGCCCGAAGGGAAATTGGATGCTCATCACATCCTAGAGCGCAGGCTCTGGCCTGATGGTGGCTACTACCTGGAAAATGGTGCAACCGTCTGCGAGGAACACCACCTCATGTGCGAGAAGACAATCTACTCGGTCGAAGAGGTGAGGGAGAAAGCAGGCATCACTAGGAAGATAGTGCCTCCGCACTTCTACCCTGACCACGTCTACGACAAGTGGGGCAACCCAATTCTTGAAGATGGGCGTAGAGGGATGGGCGAGTTGTTCCATGACGAGTCCGTGCAGAAGGTGTTAGCGAATGTGCTTGAGCTCTTCACTCCCTACGTGAAGTACGAACGCACTTTCCACCTTCCTTGGTCGCCAGGTATCCATGATGATGACAAGGCGTTGAAGGACTGCTCGCAGTTTGAAGGCAAGTATGTTGTCATCACCAGGAAAATGGATGGCGAGAACACCACCTGCTACAGTGATGGTCACGTCCATGCCCGTTCGATTGATTCACGTGGTGGCGAAGACAGAGCATGGGTGAAGAAGTTCCTCATCGAGAACGTTTGCTTCAACTTGCCAGCGGGTTGGCGCGTATGTGGTGAAAATCTGTGGGCTGAACATTCCATCCATTACGACGGGCTGAGCAGCTACTTCCTCGGCTTCAGCATCTGGAATGAACGCAACGAATGCCTGCCATGGGATGAAACACTGCTGTGGTTCAAGTTGCTGGATATCACCCCTGTGCCTGTGCTGTGGGAAGGTATCTTCATCTCGAAGTACATTGAGACGCTTCATGTGGATTTGAAGATGGACTTCACGAAGGACGAAGGCTACGTGGTAAGGCTCGCTGAAGGTTTCAAGTACGGCGAGTTCCGAAAATCTGTCGCCAAGTTCGTTCGCAAGGGTCACGTTCAAACCACCAAACATTGGCGCGCTGGACGCCAATTCACCCCTAACCAACTTGCAAAATGACTCCAACAATCCATGATGTAATCGCCTTGGTACGAGACCGCTACGGGTTGACCATGGCAGAGGCGTTGAAGATAATGAAGACGCCCCTGCATCCGCTTGAGCTTCGCGATCAATTCGCTGGCCAGGCTCTTGCAGGAGTAACGGGCAATCCAGTCACTGGTTGCAATTCTCCTGGTGACTTTGCTCACTGGGCCTATCGTTGCGCTGACGCAATGTTGAAAGAAAGGATTAAAAATGCCGAGAATTAAATCTGACGTCATCACCTATGAGTACACGAAAGCAGATTTGGAGTTACTGCTTGCGAAGGAATTGGATGTGTCGCACAGCGCAGTGACCGTCCGTGTCCACACTGACTACGATGGTTATGTTGATGGTTTGGAAGTAGAAGTTGACAAGCGAAAGGACAAGTGATGCATTGGGTATTGCAAAATAATCTCTTCAACGAGGACGCCTACAACGTGCTGTTGGAGACGCTGGAGAAATTCAACATCCCGCACTCCATCCACAAGATCATCCCCTTCATCGGTGAGATCACCCCACCGTTCCATTCGCAGTGCCCTATTGATGGCTACGACAATGTGATCTGCATGGGTAGCTACTCGATGCGACACACTGCGAAGAAGGAAGGTTGGTATCCAGGAGTGTTCGATCTGGAGCCGTTCGACTTCACCATTCAGTTGGCAAAGTGGGGCAACCACATGCTGAACTATGACGCGGTAGTTTGTGAATTCGGTGATGCGAATTTTGACGATGAGCTGATGTTCATTCGTCCCATCCACGATTCCAAATCCTTCGCTGGTAAGGTGTTCGAGCGAGACGAGTTCTACACCTGGAAACGTAAGGTGTGCGTGTTGGAAGAAGACTACGGTGATTCGCTAAACAAGCACACCCTCATCCAGCTCTGCAAGCCAAAGAAGATCTACTCCGAGCACCGCTTCTGGGTTGTCAAGGGCAAGGTAGTGACGAGCTCTACTTACAAACTGGGCCACACTGTAATCTACCAATCGCTGCCTGCTGATAGCATCTTCCAGAAGTATGCTGAAGAGAGAATCGCTGAATGGCAACCGCATGAAGCGTTCGTCATTGACGTTGCAGACACGAGCGAAGGTCTGAAGGTAGTGGAGATCAACACCTTGAACTCCTGCGGCTTCTACGCTTGCGACATGCAAAAGCTGGTGATGGCACTTGAAGAAAACTTTACGAGGAACTAAACAATGGGCACTATCAATATCAACGGTAAAATCTACCAAGGCAACAACATCGTCATTAACGGCAGCAAGATCATTATCGACGGCGTGGAACGTCGTGATGACGCGCAAGGCGTTGTTGAAGTTCGAATCCTGGAAGGCGTGGTTGAAAACATCTCGTCAGACGCCAGCATTTCCTGCAACAACGTCAAGGGTAATGTCCAAGCTGGCGGCAGCGTAAGCTGCAATGACGTGGGTGGTAGCGTGATGGCCGGTGGCTCGGTCAGTTGTGATGATGTCGGCGGTAATATCACTGCCGGTGGTTCGGTGCGGAGGGGCTAACATGTGGTTCATCTTTACCTCCATCGTCTGCGCTGGTCTGGGCGCCCTCATCGGTGAGTTGGCCAAACACGCACCTGGTATCGGTGCACTGATCGGCTTCGGTGTCAACTGCCTGGGTTGGATGATCGCCATGGGCGGTGCTGAAGCCGCTGGCGACATCATCGGTTCTATCTTCGATTAAGGAAAGTTATGTCTTGCGGAAAATGCGAAAGCTGTTCGTGCGGCCCTAAAGAGTTCAAGGTTGTAGGCACTATCACTGACGATACTCCCATCATCTCTCCGGATGTTGAAGGTGGCAGTTTAACTGTCGGCGAATTGCGAGCTAAGCTGTTGCTGACGATCGAAAAGCAAACTGCCATTCGCCAATATCTGGCTAAACCACCGTCGTATGGGTATGCTTGTGGGTGCATGGGTCAAGCTACGCTGCCTGGTTACGAAGATAAGCCTTGGGGTCCAGAGCGAAAAGTGGAGCCCCTCTGTCGCTGTGCAATGCGGATGGTTGAACGAGTGAATGACAACTACTACCTCATCGATGAAGTAAGAAGCCCTAACGGTATCAAGGTAGAAGCCAAGTTCATTGGCCCTGTCGGTGGTCCATATCTCGTAGACGCTTACGGTCGAGACATCTAACTCGCATCAAATCTGAACGTCCCCGTACTGGATAAATACTTCTTTATTCAGGATGGGGACGTTGTCGTGCGCACCATCCGGACTACAGGACATTGAAATGATTCGAGACGACCTAACTATCGCCATCCTCAATCCTAAGGATGGCGAACCAAACTGGCATTGGGATTTTGCGAAAGCATTCATCCCATTCTTCCGTGACAAACTGAATGCCAAACACATCCTACTTCGTGACAGCGTGGACCATGCGCTTGGGACGTGCGAGACGAAGTACCTCGTTGTGCAAAGTGCCAACCACATCATTTATGACGAGCAAAGTGTTGCGCGCTTAGAGCGGTACTGCGACAACATGGTAGTCGGCTATGCTAGCAAGACAGTTGAATATGCGCGGTTAGAAGAGACATGTTTGTTCTTCAACATCGACGAATGGAAGGCATGCGACTCGCCCAAGTTCAATGGTACGCAGATGATCGGTGTTGGCTTCAAAGAAGTCAGCGATGGCTTGGAAAGGAACGGCGAAAATGCAATGGTTAGCAAGGATGATGCCGCGAGAGGCGGCCTGCTCATCAATGCACAGTTGAAAAAGTACGGTAGGTTCTACAACCTACCACTAGAAGAGGGTACCTTCCTGTTCGAATTCAAAACACCTTACCACGAGCTGCACTTTGAATCGATTTTTGAAAAGGAAGTGCTTGCTAAACTCCAACATGTCGTCATGCACGAAAGTGGTGAGGAGCTACCTGACCTCCCTGATGGTGTGGCAGACGTACTTATCACGCACGCCGCCGGACTATCTCCTCTCATCCTGGCTGAGCACTACAAGGTAAAGAAAATCTACGTCGTGGACCGTTCGCAAGAGGCACTTGACTTCCAACACCTGCTATTTTCGGCAGAGAGTAGCGTACTATACGGCGATGTGGTGAGCACCTTCAAGGATCTTCCATCAGCCGAAAAAGCAGTCATGGTTGGCGACTTTGACTGCGATGAGTACGCAGTGGTGCAGCCGTTGAAGGATGTGGAAGTTATCTATAAGCAAGTTGACTTCCTATCCTATGAGTTGGAAGACTTCATCAAGGAAATTTTGGATATTGAAAGCAGCGTCGTGGTAAACTTTGCAGACATCTACGCCTCTCCTCTCAACTACTACAAGAGAAGACTAGAGGTGGGAGAAGGATTCTTCAGAGAAATCTGGTCTCTCCTCGCTTCTCGCCAGGGCCCCACGAGATTGATAGGCTGTAATGCCTTTGGTGAGTGGGTCAAGGGAGAAATTATCAATGGGGATATCACGCGTTTCACATTGTAAAATTTGAAAATTTTTGTGCACTCTTAACAACCTGTGTTATAATTTAACTGCATCGAGGTGATGCGCTTTTATAACAATTAGGGAGCGAGATGACTATAACAAATGATGATGAGTCGACCCTGTTGTATTTGGTGCACAGCAAAGGTCACATAGGAAAACATGGGGAAGCAATCCCAAGTGTTGAAAAAGCACTGAGGCTTCTTAGTGAAGATGGCACGCAGCTTTGGCGTGGCCTTTACGAGCAAGAGGTAAAGGCCATCACTGAACTGCTGCAGTTTGGGTCAAACGTGCGATTCACCTTGGATCACTACACAAGTTTGACCGAGTACAGGTGCGTGGCGGAGAGGTTTGGCAGACAAGTTAAAGCCCTCCTTCATGTCAAGTGCGTACGAGGTTTTCCGCTGTGTAAGTGGGCCATCGATCTTCACAAGAAGATGAAGCAGTTGAATCCACAAGAATACGAAGAGTCCGATGGAGACACTCTCATTGAGACGTACGAAGCGGAGGCAGAGTGGATTTTGGGAATTGGCACCTCACTGCGCATCGTGAATACTCGTGTTGAGGATGGTTGGACAATCTTCGAAGCAGTTCGCGGCTAAGTATCCTGGCCCGTGATACCCTCGCGGGCTTTCTTATGCTCGGGACCCGGACATAAATACCTTCTTTATAACCATACTTGGAGATTCTCCATGAAAGTTACAGAGCTGTTCGAGGCCAAACCGAGTTCGGTGCAAATCAAAAACAAGAGCGGTTCATATAAGCGGTTCAAGTCGATGTCTAGCCCGGGCGCCGCAGAATGGGCTGCATCGCACGATGAACCTGTCAAGAAGCGCCAGAAAATGTCTGACGAAGAGCGCAAAGACAAGCGTGCTAAGGCCCAAGAAGCTAAGAGACAGCTGGAGTATCAGATCGATACCGAGCTCTCCATGATTGCAGCTCAAGCACTTGACGGTAGTGATCCATCCTTCAAGTTGGAACGTATCCAGCGCAAGTATGAGATCGACATGGACGCTATCGACCGCATCATTAGAAAGTTCAACAAGGGCACTAAGGGCTTCTACGATTATCTCGCAGACATGTGGGATGATACCGCAGGCGACCACGTCCATGACGCCAAGCAAGGCCACGTAGATGACAACAGCCCGTTCTATCGCGTCGACAAGGATGGCAACATCAAGCCAGAGTCCAACCCTTGGAGATAAGATGAAACTAATTCAGCTCTTTGAAGCAGCCGCAAAGCCAACATTCAAGGCACAGATTTTCTTTGGACACTCATTCGACCTGACCAATATCGACAAGGCCCCGAGCAAGGAAGCCGTCAAGGCCGCCGAAAAGAAGGCTAAGGCGAAGTTCAATGAGCTGAAAGCTGCGCACCCTAGCAAGTTGAAGTTCACCACTCCACAAGAGGCGGTTGAATACATGAAGGACATGGATTTGGATTGGCCTATGGATGTCTGGCGCATTCACGGCAACCATTTCAAGACGAAGAAAGCAACGGCAGATTGGAGTGGTTGGGAACAGCCTGTTGAGCTCACGTACGATGATGTCCAACTCACAGACCTCGGTGATGGTAAGGTAAAGATTCATGTTGCAACAAAGACTGGGCCAGCACTGAAGCTTGTCTATTCGGTAGTGAGCACCGCCATTGCCAAGAAGTATAAGGCGTACAATCAGTTAGGCCACCTAATCAAGAACATCTACACTTTTAAATCAAATGCGGCAACAATTGTTGCGCCAATTGAAGTGCTGAAGAAATGGCTTGATGAGGCAAAGGAAGAACATGTGTATTACGATGAGATGCGGGTAGAACGTGACCGCATTAAGAATGACCCCGAAGAAAAGAAGGCACGCAACAAGCTCAATTACGAACGGCAGAAGGAGCGCAAGGAAGCCCTCTACAAGGAGTTCGGAAAGAGCATCATAGACCGAGTAAAAATCAGATCTATGAGCCACGAGGGCGATGACGGGTATCAATGGGCATTGTTCGTTGATGGTTATCGCAAGTATAGCGGCATGACTAGATCACAGGCAGAAGGTGAGCAGCTGATGATGTGGAGATATCTGCTGAGGTTGTCTAAGATGTCCCCTGAAGAATTAAAGAAAGAGGCTGAGTTAGCAGATGGTATTCGTGCCTACTTCATGATGCAAAGATTGGAGAGCAACTTAGATTCCTACCTCGGTAAGGTGAACCAAAATGCTAAGACCTACGTCGACTCCAAGAACGCAACGAAGTCAGCAATCAACAAAGCAACTGGTAAGGTTGACCCTGCCAAAGAGATGGAACAACTCATCGCAAAACTAAGGAAGAAGGTATGAGATTCAAAGACTATCTAGGTGAGTCGATCAACGACGACATTAAGGAATACATTCTAGGGTGGATTGAGAGCAACAAGGAAATGGCTTACATGGGCGAGCCAAAGTACGTCTCACTTGGTCCTCGCTTCCAATACTTTGTTGCGGGAGATGCAGCGCACATCATCTTTGAGTCACTGCTTGGCGATGGATTTGATGAGGACGAACGTGAGCCTGCGGTTCTTCGCAGTGTCGATAGGAATATCGCAGTCACCTTCTCACGCGCTGAGAACGGTAAGTACGTTGGACTAATCCACGACAACCAAGACATTATCGACTGCAAGTTCAGACAAGTCCAAATCAACGTCATGCTTGACAGCAAAGCAGTCTTCACGGTAACGCATCAAGGGGCGAAGAAGGCTACACGCGATTTTAGTAAGTCTCACGCTGCGGCGGGTCAAGTACTGAACAAATTCCGCAAGCCAAAGTTGGATGAGGACGCCGGTATCGTTGACTTCCCAATCGCTAACGTCAAGAGAAAGAATGGCGCCATTGGAACACAGGGAGTATCTAGCACGCAAGTCGCCGGCGTTCTTATCAACGTCTGCAAGATGGGCGTGGATCCTAAAGCGGATATGCGCACCCTCGTCGATGAGTTCAAGAGAGATAAGTCGGCTCAAGCTAACCTGCTAGCCTTCATGAAGAAGCATCCTGCGAAAGTGATCAAGCTACCCGACGACTCCTACCATCTACAGGACGGTCACCACCGCATCTTCCTCCTCGATCAAGCAGGGTACAAGACAATTCCGGCGGTGGTATCATGAGACTGAAAGAGTACCTCAAAGAGATGGATTTGGTTGAGAAGATAGAGACGCCTGGACTAGAAGCAGCGAGAGCGAGGCGGGAGATTGTTCGCATTGCTGGCGAGCTGAAGATTTCTAGCGGTGACTTGCTCCTTCGCTACAGTAGGACATTGAAGAGGATGGCGGGGAACGGCTCTCGTGCTGTTAGCCAGTTTGAGTTGGCGCTGAACGTGCCACGAGGTAGATTGAAAGGGTTCGATCTACTCTACGACAAATACGTTGGCGCACAAAAGTAGTTTTTGTTGGCGTGCCCTTAAGCTATAATTTCATTGTCGCTGCTGCTCTTGCAGTTGCAACAAACCAAAATGCAGTTTTTGTTGCTTACAAAATAAGCTATAATTACTCCATCAACTCTACTACGAGTTATCGGGAATTAGTTCAATGGCAGAACGCTCCTGGCCGAAGATACTTTCAGCAAGTTAGTAACACACCGACTTGTGTTAGGACTCTTCGGTTGGACAGAAGAAACCATGGTTCGATTCCATCATTCCCGACCAGGTTAAAACCCCACGTAAATAACTTCACAACGACGATGCAACAACATCTTCGTTCTTCAGGTTGCTGAATTTTTCGGCATCCCTATAAATAACTTCACAATGCAAATTGTTGCATTGGAAAATTCTGGAGCTTGATATGATCAACGCAATGTTTAAACACACGAATCAAAATTGGCAGCATGATTGCCAACGCGATACCGTGCGCTTTGAACGCGTCGAGAATATTAGCACCACCCTTAGTGTAGGGGATAAACGTCCAGACTGTTAAGTCGAAGACTAAATCCAAGCAAACACTAAGGGATAATCGAAAGATTATCCCTTCTTTGTTTTTAGCTGTTGGGAAACAGCGATCCTCGGACAGGGTATCCGAGCTAACAAACCCGGACCGCGATGAACCTATCGAGTAGCCTTCAGATAGACGAGTGCGACAAAGGCAAAATGAATTTGGCAATGGAAGTATGCTGCTAGAGAAATCGCGCAGCTTCCATTTGTTAGAGTTCTAATGAGAACGGTTGCAATACCCCGTCTTCTAAGAATGGTTGAAACGTTAGTGCTCTTACAAATGGAAAAATTCAGTGGTGACGATAGTGTAATGGGAGCACTCAAGTCTGTGAAACTTGGAGATAGGGATCGAAACCCGACGTCACACCAAAATTCAATATCGCCGTCGTCTAATGGTTAGGACGCTAGACTTTCAATCTGGAGACGGGAGTTCGACTCTCCTCGGCGATGCCAAAACATTGGGGGTGAAACTTTGCTGGCGAAGTCCCGGCTCTTAACCGGAGAGAGGTGAGTTCGATTCTCACTGCCCCCACCAAATCAATTCCGTACGAGCAAGCGTGGTGTATGCGACTGACTGTTAATCAGTATAGAGCCTGGTTCGACTCCAGGGTACGGAGCCAAAACAATTCCCCAGTAGCTCAGTTGGTAGAGTGTCTGACTGTTAATCAGATGGTCGTTGGTTCGAGTCCAGCCTGGGGAGCCAAAACATTGCTGACGTAGCACAACTGGCTGTGCAATTCCTTGGTATGGAATAGGTTGCAGGTTCGAATCCTGTCGTCAGCACCAAATCAACGGGTCGTTAGTGTAGTTGGTAACACATGAAGCTCCAAACTTCAAATCGAGGGTTCGATTCCTTCACGGCACCGCCAAACATTATCGCGTTCGACTTCGGGTGAGGTCACCTGGCTTTCAACCAGTTCAGACGGGTTCGACTCCCGTACGCGATGCCAAACATTGGTCCATTCTTATATTGGTTATTATTCTGGTCTGTCTAACCGGAGAAACGAGTTCGATTCTCGTATGGATCGCCAAAACATTCCCTGCATAGCTCAGTCGGTAGAGCAAAGTGTTGATAACGCTTAGGTCGTTGGTTCGAATCCAGCTGCAGGGACCATGGAGCTGTAGCTCAATCGGGAGAGCGCACCCCTGTCACGGGTGAGGAAGCGGGATCGAAACCCGTCAGTTCCGCCAGATTTCATTCCTTGGGTGGCCGAATGGTTAGGCACCGTCTTGATAAGGCGGGTCGAAAGACAACGTAGGTTCAATTCCTACCTCAAGGACCAATGCCGCTAAAGCTAATCAGGTGAAAGCGCTTGTCTGAAAAACAGGAGAGACTGGATCGTTACCAGTTGGCGGCACCAAAATTCAATGGAGGGTGAGCTAGTGTGGTCATTCCAGCGTATGCCTGAAGAGCATAAGAACTCGGTTCGATTCCGAGACCCTCTACCAAACATGGATCTTAGGCCGATCGGTTTAGGCACCTGGCTTTTAACCAGACATTGCAGGGTTCGATTCCCTGAGGATCCACCATTTACTCCTCCTTACATCTATAATCGGTGTCATGTGACATGATGAACTCGTTTGAGAATTCATCGATGGGTATCAGCTCAAAATGATCGAGTTCCGCCGTAAGAAGCTCGGTGAGTTTGCTTTCCAGCTCATCTAGAAGCTCATCGGTCAAGGGTTTGTTCATAGCATCGTCCTGTAGATAAGTTCAATTGTATGCTTAAAAAATTCACGTCGTTTGATCCTCGTTAATAGGAACCCGCGGCTTGACAGCATTCAATACAGTTTCTGAAAGTAAATTTCTTAAAAGAACAATTGCGGTGAACCTAGGTAGGTACATCTGGCTTTGAACCAGACTGGATAGAGTTCGATTCTCTACACCGTTGCCAACATAAATACTCCATCAAAATTAGGAGTATAAGCATGAAAATTAGAGAGCTCTTTGAATCTTCTCATAGTCCGACTTACCAAGAGTTAGTAAAACTTGCCAATGAATTCAAAAAAGAATTTGATGGTGAGAAAGGCCGTAAAGAATGGGGCGCTCCTTTAAGAGAGCTAGAAGATGAAAATGGAACATGCTCGATGGTGTCGAATACTTTCATTGATTGGTTAAATGACAGAGGCATTCACTCGACGTTTATCACTGGTGAAGCAGCAACAAATAGAAAATGGAATGACATTCCTAAAGAGTATGGCGAAGGTGATGGCCATACAGCTGTTCAAGTTGGCATGTATGTTGTGGACTTTACAGCGCGTCAATTTGATAAATCATTTCCAAATCCACGAATTATCGAAGTCGGAGATTTCGATGATGAATGGAAAAAGATAATTTAAGAACAATTGCGGTGAGCATTGGAATGCACGTCTGGCTCTGACCCAGATCGGATAGAGTTCGACTCTCTACACCGTTGCCAAACTAACTCGCGGTAGCTCAGTTGGAAGAGCACTACGCTACGAACGTAGAGGTCGGAGGTTCGAACCCTCTCCGCGGGTCCAATCACAATGCACGAGTAGATTAGCGGCTAAATCACCCTCCTTACAAGTGGGCTATCGTCGGTTCGAGTCCGACCTCGTGTACCAAACAATGTCCCAGTGGTCCAATGGTAAGACGGTGAGCTGCAACCTCACAGACGCGGGTTCGATTCCTGCCTGGGACTCCACAATCAGTCGGCCTGATAAATACCTTCACAAACCTGGAGGTCATCATGAAACGACTTGCAATTCTTCTCTCCTTCCTAGCACTGTCCGCTTGCGACAATTCGCCAAAGCCACTGATGCATACGAGGGATGATCCTAACTTCACGACTGAGATCGTGATCGTTCCTGACAACAAAATCACCGAGACATGCAACAAGCTTGGTGTACAGTACGAAGCAAATGGCTGCAACGCCTTCTATCCAGTTGAGAAGAAGTGCGTTATCTACGTTATGCCACAACGCTTCATGTACGATGAACAACGCCTTTCGATTATAGGTCACGAACTGTGGCACTGCCGTTATGGTGAGTGGCATGACTAGAATGTTCGAACTAGGTATCGTAGGAATTGCAGGACCAATCGTCATCATTCACGTAGATGATGACGACAACAGAACAGCAGTAGAAATCCCAGGCATGCACTTAAGCGAAGACTGCAGTGAGTGGCTCTTTAACGGTGTGGATGAACTGGATACACAAGACAATACCGCGGCCGGCGGAACCGGTGTTGGGTCTACGAAGCCCGATTAAGAAGGTTCGACTCCTTCACGCGGTACCAGATTTGCCCACTTAGGATAGTGGTAGTCTAGTTGTTTCGTAATCAACAGGCGTAGGTTCGATTCCTACATTGGGCACCAAGTTTGCCAACCGACAGGTACGATGGTTATCTTTGACTTTTACTCAAACCCAATCCCGTCTACCACTCTTTTGTTGGCTCTCCTTTCTTACTTTGGAACTTTAAATGACCGAACTTACTAAACTGCATGCGCGTTTGGTTGAGATGGACGTTAGGAAATTCAACATCTTTCCTGGCACCAATCCAAACGCAACCCCTGAACAGATAGCCGCCGCGATTAACCGCGCGCTTGACGCCATCGAGGCAGGTAAGTTCGAAGAAGTTTGTCTCGACTAAGGGACTTAGCATTGACCGTCCGAAGGTCAAATGACTGGTTCGACTCCAGTTCGAGGCTCCAAACAATCCCTCTGTAGCATAGCGGAAATGCATCGCTCTTCTAAAGCGACAGACGTTGGTTCGAATCCAATCGGAGGGTCCAAGCATGGTGAGATGGCAGAGAGGTTTATGCACTTCCCTCATAAGGAAGAACAGGTGGGTTCGATTCCCACTCTCACCACCACAGTTTTAGTAGCATGCACTACAGAGTATAATTACTCATCACTTCCAAAATGCCGATGTAGCTCAGTGGTTAGAGCACCTAAAACATCGTCCGCAATCTTTGTTGTATTGCAACCGCCCGTGGATGGTTATCTCCTATCTCGAGGGTGGTCGGTAGGTTCGAATCCTATCCATCGGCGCCAAGAACATCGTCTCCTTAGTGTAAGGCTTGCTCTGATTCTAGAGCAGAGCGGGACTAAACCTTTCAAAGCTTCATCATTTCGGTTGTTGGAATCGGCCGATACTCATCCGCGAGGGTGGAGTGGAGATGGTTTAGGGCACTGTCATTTACTAAGAATGAATAGAGTGGGTTCAATTCCCACAGGAGACACCAAACAACGGGGCCAATAGCTTAGATGGCCTAAAGCAAGCGACTCATAATCGCGAGATCGTCGGTTCGAATCCGACTTGGCCTACCATGATCAATGACACCGACACTTCGTGGAATGTCCACAACGGCAAATCACCTCTCTGGAAAAACAGATCGTGTGTACGATGTGGTCGCACTCCCAGCGAAAGCGTTCTCAACATCGAAGCAGTAATTCATCACAACGCGTCAAAGTTAGAATGCGTTGACCGCACTTCCTGTAAGAAGCACGTAAGGAAGTCCAAATAATTTTCTCAACCCTACTCCCTTAGCTCAATGGTAGAGCACTGTCCTGACTCGACAGACACAGTGGTTCGATTCCACTAGGGAGTACCAACACAAGGAGCACCACATGGACGCTGACTTCACCAAGAAGTTCCTCACCAATACTGATGAGACAGGCAGATTCATCGTGAGCTCCCTTCGCACTGGCAAACGATACTTCGTTGAGCCAGTGATGGAACGTGGAACCCCTCGCGACGGTAACTGGGGTTCCATCAACCCTGGCGAAAAGGAGCTCATGCACAAGAAAGGGGACGGTAAGTATACCGGTGGAATAACCCCAGCAGAAAGCATGATCTCTCTGGAGAATGGCTTCAACAAGGTCCACAACCTTGAGCCAGGAACTTCTCCCCATGGCTATATCGAGATGCTGGACGCTCAGTATCCCGACAAAGCTGCGTAAGTTTTGTGATTCATATCAATGAGAGGAACCTTCGGGTTCCTCTTGTCGTTTCTGCGCTCCTTATATAGAGGAGGTCCCTTCTATAATAGAGGTCGTTTCGGTTCGTATGTTTCCTAGCGGTAACAACTACCTGTTACAACTTTTACACAAATTACTGTGTACATCCACCCAGGTTGTGGTACTATAGCCTCATCAACAGAAACAAACGAAGTAAAACCCGAAAGTAAACTGAAATTTTCAAAGGAGAACGACCATGGCAAACGCAGCTACCGCATCGAAGAACACCAAGAAAAACGCCGCCGCGAACCACGTCCAACCGGGTCCCCGCGGTTTCCGCTTCGGTTACACCTACGTTCAGTCCGTCATCGACGCCGGCCCGATCGCCTCGAAGGAAGCGAACAAGGCCAAGCTGGTTGCCTTCGCAAAAGAAATCGGCGTTGAGGGTGTCACCATGAAAACGGACATCGAGACGGCCCTGAAGTCGATGAAGAAGGCGGCCACGAAGTTCCGCAACACCCACTGGGAAGCCCCGACCGTCCACTAATCCGGCGGCCTTCTCCAGCCGGCCCCTCTCGAGGAGGGGCCTTTTTGCGTTCGCATTTTCCAAGGGGCCCAGAGAGGTCCCTTCGTTGTCTATGGGCTTCTACATCGTGACGTGGTGGAGGTCTCTGGGCCTCACTGGTAAGTCCTGAGCTATGCGCTGGATAAATAGCTTCACTATCACTTACACTCATCCCAACATGAAACTACATCAACTTTTCGAAGCACCCAAGAAGCGTGGGAAAGCAGGATGCATTCCCTACGTATTGGAAGCCAATGGCGAACCTCGCATGGCTTTCATGATCTCGTCCGACGCGGCCTATGGTGGTCCAGACCCCATGATTGCTAAGGGTGGCATTGACCCAGGAGAGACTGAGGAAGTTGCAGGTGTTAGGGAAGCCGAAGAAGAACTTGGACTTCGTCGTTCGAACATCGTGGATGGTACCCTAACCACGGGATGGACGGGCGAGTTGGAAGGGCTAGACGCCAAGTATCCTTTTACTGTCATGATCTGCCGGGTCGATGACGTTCGCGACTTCGGCAAACCGCACTATGAGACCAAGGAAGTTGTTTGGTTCACTGAAGCGGAATTCAACAAGAAGGGTCGACGTTCCCAACGTCACATCGTGTCCGCGTGTGCGGAGAAGATTCGAAAGCTAGCCCAATAAATATCCCATCAACCATAGAAGGCTTAACATGTCATTCGCAGACAAACTAAAGGCTAGAGTGCAGGAAGTTGCTGAAGAAGTTGCTGAACGCGTCCAAGGCCAGCTTGCACCAACAGATGTCGCGAAGAAGCGCATCGAGATTTGTGTCGAGTGCCCCTCACTTATCAAGCTCACGAAGACTTGCAAGGAGTGCGGGTGCTTTATGACGGCAAAGACAAAGCTATTGAACGTTGAGTGCCCACTTAACAAGTGGTAAACCAAAATAAGGACACCATGAAATTCCTAGTCGACTTTAAGCAAGACGCTACCCTTGCAGATATCCAAGCTTACCTCCAGGCAAACAACTGCAATGTGGTGAAGCAGTACCAGAACTATGAAGAAGTTTATCTGGTAGACACCGACATTGAGCCGCCTGTCACTGACATCGTGGAGACAGCTATTAAGAACGAATCGAACCCAATCAATCTGATGGGTGTAAGTTTCGATCTAGGTACAGATTTCCAATACGGACAGTTCTCAAATACCGACTCGAAGGATTGGTGGAAGGTCGCTAGTATCATGACCCCAGACTTTTCCACCGATGTAGAGACCTACCCTATCTTGGGTAATAATGTCACCATCTATATCATGGACAGTGGTATTGACTTGACACACCCTGAATTTGCGGATGCGAAGATTCAAACCATGCACTCGTTCACGAGTGACTTCACTGACACCACTGGTCACGGCACATCTCTCGCAAGCGTCATCGCTGGTAAGACATGCGGCATGACGTCTGCAAGTGTCAAGGTGGTTAAGGTGTTCGACAATTCCGTCGAGACTCTGCAGAGTGATTTGCTTGACGCATTCGATGCCATCATCTCTGACTTTGTGGCAAATGGAAAGACCGCCTCTGTCGTGAACATGAGCTGGGGTATTGCTAAGAACACATTCATCGAATCCAAAATCGCCAAGCTTATCGAAGCCGGCGTCTACGCTGTCGCCGCTGCAGGTAACAGTGGAGTTGAGATCGGCGATGTGACCCCTGCTGGCATGGATATGGTGACCACGATCGGCTCTTATAGCCAGGATTTCATGCCATCAGATTTCTCCAATTACTCGTCAGCGACCAGCTTGACTACTGGCGCTACGAATGGTGGACAGCTAGATGGCTGGGCACCAGGTGAAGACATCTACGTCGCGCTGGTTGGTGGTGGATATGGATTGGTATCCGGAACATCTATCGCAGCTGCGATCCATACTGCAGCAACTGCGTATAATCTCGCCACTGCTGTTACTAGCGACGGGCAAATTGCTATCAAATCGATCAGTGAAGATACGTTTGTGCAAACCTTCGTTGGCACAGTGGGCTTCTACCGCAGAAATTTGATTCATCTGGATGATCCAAAATACTCCTCGTCCGTTAACCTAGTCACTACATTCAAGACCAAGCCATATGATGTCGGTGTTGGCGCCCTGGCTGAGCTAAAGGTCAAGAGTGGGCAAGAGTGGGGCTTCGACCTCTTCAACAGACTAACGGTGTCAAGTGCAACTTGCGACGGCTTGCCTGAAGGCATGACATTTGACAACGGCCTGCTACTTGGTAAGATCGACATCACAGATGGTTCGACTTGGAAATACTTCGACATCAATTTCACTCTCTCCCTTCGTGAAGGCGGAGAAGTCCCCTACCAAGTTAGAATGTGGGTTGTTGCTGATACGCTAGACGAGAGCGACCCAACTGTTGATCCACAGTTGAAGATCACGCCTTACGCGACCGGCGGTACTTGTAATGTCACAACATGCGCAACGAACGGCTGTACCGCTTGCCACAACTGTGGTAGCGCAAAACAGATGGACTGCTATTGCACCGGTGTTGCGTGCATGTAACGATATGGGGGTGATTTTGGATTGGGTGAAAAAGGGATGGGGCCTTAAGTTATCTCAGACGCCCAGTCGATCTATCCCATACGTGATGGACTTTAGTGTGGTAGATGAGAATGATCTACCACCACTGACGGCTGCCGTTAATTCTGTAAGAAGGATCGCTGATAAGTATCCCGCACCATTCACTCTAATGGTATCAGGAGGGGTCGATAGTCAAGCGATGGTTTGCGCTTGGATGAAGTCAGGTGTTCCATTCAAGCTAATGTCGGTGCAGTATGTGACTGATGACGGTGAGGTACTCAATGTTGAAGACTTGGAAACGCTGAAGACTTTCGTAGACATGAATGGATTGGCGGTTGAGTTCAAAGACTTCAAGATCATTGACTTCATAGAACGGGAGCTTGAGTCCTACGTCTTAACGCATAGCTGTACTAGTCCGCAAATCTGCACGCACATGAAGATGAGTGAGCTGGTAACTGAGGGTACCGTCATCTTTAGCGGTAACTGTTACTCAGAAGGTCCAAATGTCAATTACACGATTTTGGGTTTACTTCGCTACGCGACAAATACCCAAAGAAGTATCATCCCATTCTTCTTCATACATGATCCTGAGTTAGTCGGTTCATTCCGTAGATTCTTCAGGACGGCACGATGTTCCTCGACTGGGTACGCCAATAAATGCGACTTGTACTCTAGAGCGGGGTTCGACGTCATCCCACAAAAGTTCAAGATGACCGGCTTCGAACGAGTGAAGGAAATATACGATGAGAAGTCTGAGCTCGTAACGCAAAGAGACAGACTTGAGTTTGGCAAATACCCCAGCAAGAGGGTATTCGACATCTTGCATCGATATCGATTTACAAGACAAGTGAAATACGTCGATAACGTAATCAGCTTACATCCCAAAGTGTTGGAGACCAGGACTTAGTTTCAACACGATCGCCATCGTTGTACAATAACAAGTACAAAGGAGGAACGATGGCAAGAATTTTCAACTGCATAAACCAAGACAAGGTGTTGTCGTCCGAGCCGGATGCTGACACCACGGGTCCATATCTTCGCACGAAGGTGATGGTAGAGCGCACCGAGCTGCGCATGAATCCTGACTTCCCTGACGATGCGAAATGCGACTGTGGTCACGCATACTACCGTCACTTCGATGGATACGAGAACTGGGACCCAGTGGGTTGCAAGTACTGTGGCTGCTGGACTTGGCATCCACCTGTCGAGAAGGCAGGCATCATCCCTTACCGTCACGATGGCAGGGAGCTGCGTATGATGTTCATGATTTCGTCTGACCCGAAATATGGTGGTCCTCTTCCGCAAATCAGCAAGGGGTATGTTGATCCTACCGACAAATCCTCAAAGCACGCAGCAATTCGTGAGGGTGAAGAAGAGCTGGGTCTGAAGCTGGACAACACCACATACCAGGAACAATCCGTCTACAACGTGCTGAAGGGTACGATTCAAGACGAGAAGGAATACACCTTCGCTCTTTATGCTGTCGAGGTGAAGGATGAGTTCGACTTCAACCAACCGCACTTCGAAACCGGTGCTGTGGTTTGGATGACTGCTGAGCAGTTCATGAATGGTGGCCGTGAGGCGCACAAAGAGCTGGTGAAGCAGGCCTTCATCCAAATCGCGAAGGTGCTGGGCTACAAAGAGAAGTCAGTAGATGTGGACCTCTCCGATTTTCAAGAGGTGGAGGAATGACGCCCATTACCATTTGGACTCGCAAGAACGACAAGGGCGTCTTCGAGCACAACCACATCGAGGATGGGCACGTGGAGTTCGGTCCCAAGATCCTGCATCCTAACCAGGCGAAGGCGTGGCCGCGTGCTACTTGGAAATACGAGCACGCCTTCTTGAGCAATGAGCAACCACCGCGTGTCCTGACAAAGGTGACGGTGGAGGACCTCGACCGTCTCTGCCAACTCGCTCGCATCGTGAAGAACCGATTTGGTGTATTAAGTAGTACGAGCAATATCGCCGTGGGATATGCGGACTATGCAGATGAATACTTCAAAGCGGAGCATGAATTCGAGGTAGCGTTTGCTGATATCCGGGAACGGATGGAAGCCCATAAATAATCTCATGCTGTAGTAGCTCAGTCGGTAGAGCACTTTCTTGGTAAGGAAGAGGTCATGGGTTCGATTCCCTTCTACAGCACCAAGACACAAGCCCGATTCGTCGGGCTTTCTTTTGCTCCGGATCTGGTCGCAGATTTTTATTGAGTGATGGCGACGTACAATAACTCATAACAAGAGGAGCCTATGGAACATCTACTAACCCAAGTAATCACCACGTTTGATCCCAACGTAAATGAGATCAACGTCGATATGGACGGCGTCGTTGCCGACTTCGACGCGTTCGTCTTCATTCACATGGGTCGAACCTTCTCCCACCAAGCCGGTCCAGGCGCTGACGCAGAAATGTGGTCGTTCCTGTCAAAGTGGGATCGCCTGTATTTCGAACTGCCAACCACCCCGTATGCAGAAGACTTGCTGCAGGCGGTGATGGCGACCCCAGCTAAAGCACGTAGGATGCTGACTGCAATTCCTCGTCGTGCGTCTGTCCCCTCAGCAGAGAAAGACAAGATCGACTGGATGGCAGACCGCTTCCCACACATCGAAATTCCTGTCGTGATTGGTCCCTACTCTCGTGACAAGTGGAAGCACGTGAAGAACAAGGGTGACATCCTCATCGATGACCGCCACGACAATATCCAGGAATGGATTGCTGCGGGTGGTATCGGCATCTTACACGACACGAACGATGGTGAACGCACCATCCGCATTCTGAAGGAACTTACTTCGTGAGCCACATTCCAATTAGCGAGTACAATGAGAAGATTGCGCAGTTCATTGCTGCCTCTCTCACTGGCAACATCTCACGAAGTGGTGGATGGGGCCTGGCGTCCCTGACTAAGAACATCGTTGAAGAAGCCCAAGCAGCGATGGCAGCATACGAGAAGCTAAAGCGATGAGCATCGGTGACCAACTCAAAATCCAGCAACTGGAAGAGCAGGTGAAGTTGCTGACGATGTCCCTCACCCAAACCACCAACATCATCCGCGCTGCAGTCATCGAATTCAACGAAGGCGACTACGACAGTGGGATGGATCTTCTGAAAGAGCTGATTCGAGATGAAGCTACCTAAGCAATGGGCAGATTGGTGCAAGAAGGCGGGCCTCAAGCCTGAGAGCAGTGGACAGCGCCAGTCCCGTTGGTTCTACCTCGTTGGTAAAGGGCGAAGGTGGAGAGTGAACATGTACGGCGAGTTCCAAGTCGGTGCCAAAATCGCTGACTTCGACCGCTGGGCATTGAGTGTTCGCTTCACCCTCCCAAGACTACCCAGGAACAAATGGGATTTTGTCGACGCCATCTATCTGATGCGTCAATGCGCCAATCAAATTGAAAAGGAACAAGAGAATGTTTAAAGTAGTCCAAGACGCAATCATTCGTGAGTTGAACGTTAAACCAGTTATTGATGTTGACCAAGAGATCAACCGTCGTGTTGACTTCCTCGCCGACTATCTGCGGAAATCTGGCCAGCGCACCTACACGCTGGGCATTTCTGGTGGTGTCGACTCGACAACTGCTGGTAAGCTCGCACAACTTGCCATCTATAAACTAAAGTCGGAAGGCTACGATGCAGAGTTCATCGCTGTCCGTCTGCCTTACCATACTCAACGTGACGAAGCGGATGCGCAGGCAGCTCTCAACTTCATCCAGCCAGATATCACGTTGACCTGCAACATCGGACGTGCAAGCGAAGCTGTCCTGTTTGAAGTCCACAACGAAGTCAAGTTCAACAGCATTGAGCATGAAGACTTCGTGATGGGCAATATCAAGGCTCGACAGCGGATGATCATGCAGTATGCAATCGCTGGGGCAACTGGTGGCTTGGTGATTGGTACTGACCATGCGGCCGAAGCAGTGATGGGCTTCTTCACGAAAGGCGGTGATGGGTTTGCTGACATCATGCCTCTGGCTGGCCTGACGAAACGACAGGTGAAGGCCATTGGAAAAGCGCTGGGCGCACCAGATAAGTTGGTGAACAAGACCCCAACTGCTGACCTAGAGAATCTGGACCCAGGCAAGCCAGACGAAGTGGCCTATGGGGTGACATACGACGAGATCGACGATTACCTAGAGGGCAAGGAGATCAGCTCGACCTCAGAGCAGCGCATCATCGACCAGTTCTCGAAGACAATCCACAAGCGTGCATTGCCGGTAACACCGTAACCTCTGTAACTCGAAAGAAAAAGGGCTCCCTCGTGGAGCCCTTTTTCTGCAGCATTGAAACCTGTCAACTATGACGGGCGTCAACTCATGGGGTGGTGATTTGCACTCCTAGCTTCCCAATTGCTTGAGGGGTAGTTTTGAAGTGGTCTACCTCGTAGCTGGAGATTGGCGTATTAGGTAGGACCCATGCCTCGGTCTTTTTTGTCTTGGGATTGATGATGACCTTAAAGAGCGAGGTAGGGATAGGGACGCGCTTGTTGAGATAGTCCATTTTGCCTTCGAAGATAGGGCCACTCACCACGTACACAACTCCATAGCTCGCACTTTTTCGCGCGTACATTTCCAGCGATTTCCATCCGCCTCTATTGTTCGCAAAGTTCTGTGGCACGATATTGGTTAGGCTCATGCTATCGTAAGCGGACTCCCTGCTGTAGGACATGTCCTCAAATGGAACCATGTGGCCCTTGTCGTAACCTGTACCGACGAAGTCCTGATTACTGGATTGAACGTCATGAGGAAGCGCGTCGTCTTTGTGGAAGGATGGGCGATGCTTGATGGTGTACTTGGCGTTAGGGTCAATCCTCTCTACTACCCACAACAGAGTCTTCTTCTCGGTGGAGTAACCAACAGCGAAGCCGTTCTTGCAAAGGATGGTGACCTTGTCCCTAGTGGTTGGAAACACCCCGTTGTAAGTGAAGTCCTCACATCCACTTTTTGCGAACGATGAGGCAGTAAATAGAAAGACGGCAGAGCCTAGGATGATTTTCTTCATGGTGATCCTTGTATGTTGTCTGTCTATTTACAACTTTCGTGGTCGAAGTTTTCGTGAGGTGTTACAACACTTACAATAAACGTAGATCGCAAATATTCTGGGACCGCAATGGACTTCGAAATCGATCTAATCCTAGGTTTGTCATTTGGGGTGGAGTACATCCATCCTTTCCCCGACGAGGATATCCCTCGTGCCCTTGTTGTTGACTTCGCATTCTTACGCTTCGTCGTGCACTTCTAGAGGTCAACCGAACCTACCATAAAGAGAAAACAAAATGAGCTACCCACAAATTCTGCAGCTTGACTCACAAGGTCAACCAAACAAATGGATCACATGGCAAGATGCCGTCGTCTACCAGGCGAAGGATCTGATTGCATGGTCACTTGGTGAAGTTGAATTCGAATTCCGTGGTGGCGAAAATGCGGTCACGGGTCGTACGTCGATCATCAAGACTTCGTCGATCATTGCTCTGAAGGGAGCAGCCGGTAAGCGTCGCAATCGTCCACCATCACTGAGCAACCGCGAGTTGTTCCGTCGTGACCGCCATCTGTGTGGTTACTGCGGTGGTGTCTTCACCGATACGAACCTTACCCGTGACCACATCGTTCCAAGATCGAAGGGTGGTAAGGATACTTGGATGAACGTGGTGACCTGCTGCCGTCGTTGCAACCAGTACAAGGACGACAAGTCCTTGAAGGAAGCTCGGATGGAACTGCTTTACGTGCCATACGTTCCTACCCGTGCAGAGCACTTGATCTTGGCAAACAGAAACATCTTGAAAGACCAGATGGACTTCTTAATCGACTTCCTCCCTGACAACAGCCGCATCAAAAAGGATCTCACTTAATGGAATATGAACTGACTCCACGCCTGAAGAAGGTAGTTGCACTGCGTAGACTTGCAGCCCTTCTCACTCTTTTCGGTGTTCCTTTCGGAGTGTACAACTGGCTTCCGCATGGTACCGCTTTTGAATGGATTATCCTCGCCGTGGTGTCAGCTCTTGGTGTCTTCTTCCTCTTCAAGTTGCTAGAGGTTGCAATTGTTTGGGTCGTCTACGGCTTCAATCCGCAACTCATGTACGATGATGCTCAAAACGTCATCGCACAGCAACAGAAGAGGATGGCGAAAGTCGAAGAGCCAGAGCCAACTGAAAATCCCGCAATGCAGATGGAGTTCACTATCGAGGAACTCCCACCTGCTCCCATCGGCCATTACTACGATGCGGAGATTTACGAATGGATCAAAGTACGCAGTCCTCAAGGCAACTTGGTCACTGCCTACTTTGAAGACACGATCAACCCCAAGCAGATGGCCACCTACGCAATTCCTGATGGTCACATGCTGATCCCGCCTGGCATCCTCTTCCGTCTGGAGTTCCCAGAAGACGAGGAAGTCAAAGAAGAGAACGCGGCAGGTTAACGCCCACCAATATATACTTTTCTACTTCTGAAACTGCAACTGTTCTGGTTGCAGTTTTTTCAATACTCCCCCTGTTGTACAATTTAATTTCAGTCGAGCTAGCCGTAGTTGTTGGTTACCTAAAATAGCCAAGTGAACTGTAAGCGGTTTCGATTGTGTAAACCTTAGGAGCAAGGTGCTTATCACCGTTCGAGCTCACTAAGTTAGGCATGGTCGGAGGCTATCATCGTTGTCCTCGCCCAATCGGTGGTCGTCCTCTCATGTGAACGTTATCCATGAGCGTTTGTCAGCGTCGTCAAACTGAATAAGCCATGAAACAGGCCGTGAGAACTTCAACTCTATCTTAACGGAATTTTGAAGTGTAGGTTGCCCTTCGCAAGACTCGAAAGAGATGAAGAGCAGCTGAAATCTCCGACAACACCCTTTGCTAGCCTCACTGAATTTCTTTTTCGTTGCCATTTGCTGCGGACGCAGCCGCTTTTTAAGGAGAATTACTAATGTCGTCTTACACTGATATCCTCGCACCGAAGGTTAACACCCGCGCAACCCCACAAACTGCTCCGATCCCTGGTCGTGAGAGTGAGATGGTGCGTAACAGCGCAGGCGGCTTCACGTTCCAACTGGACATGTGGGGCTACCTCGATCGCTTTCTGATCCTGGGTTCTGACACGCCTTCGTACTACGCGGGCAAGAAAGAGCTGACCATTAAGGCGGCTAAGAACGTCATCGACTGCATCAAGAACGATGGTATCCGTACCGTCAATCGCATCGTCGAAATCTCCGAAGCAGGCCGTGCGCCGAAGAATGACCCTGCGGTCTTCGCTCTGGCTCTCGCCGCTATCAACGGCAACCCTGACACTGTCTCGGCTGCTTACGCAGCTCTGCCGAAAGTCGCTCGTACTGGCACCATGCTGTTCCAGTTCGTCTCCGCCATCGACTCGATGGGCAAGTGGAACGCTGCTGCAAAGCGCGGTATCTCTGCGTGGTACACCAACCGCCGTGAAGACAAGCTGGCCCTGCAGATGCTGAAGTACCAACAGCGTGATGGCTGGTCTCACCGCGACGTTCTCCGTCTGGCTCACGCTAAGCCGCAGAACGAGCTGCAGAACGCAATGTTCCGCTACGCAACGAAAGGTGCAGAGGCGATCGCAGCTGGTGCGCAAGTACCACAACTGCTGGTCGACTTCGAAACCCTGAAGCGTGCCGGCGCGGACAAGAAGCTGGCCATCCAGCTGATCGAGTCCAACCGTGATCTGTCGTGGGAGATGATCCCAACCGAACTGCAGCGTGATGTCGACGTTTGGAATGCTCTGCTTCCGAACATGGGCATGACCGCTCTGATCCGAAAGCTGGGTCAACTGACCAACGTCGGTGTGATCGGCAATCTGTCGGAAGGTTCGAAGCTGGCAATCGCCAAGCTGACGGACGTGGAAGCGATCAAGCGTGGACGTGTTCACCCGATCACGATCCTCAACGCCTTCAACCAGTACAAGCAAGGTCATGGCGACAAAGGTAGCCTGAGCTGGCGTCCGGACCAGCGAATCCTCGATGCACTGAACGACGCGTTCTACGAATCGTTCAACTACGTCGACACCACCGGCCAGGGCCACCTGATCGGCGTTGACTGCTCGGGTTCGATGTGGGGATCTCGCGTCACCGGCGCACCTAACCTCACCGCTGCTGAAGTTGCAGCAGTCATGGCTTTGGCAGTTGCAAAGCGTGAGCCCAACTACTGGATCGGTGGCTTCAACTCCCGCATGGGTGAACTGAAGATTTCCCCGTCCATGCGCCTGGACCAAGTCCTCGCTGTCATGCAGCGCTTTAGCTGGGGTTCCACCGACTGCTCCCTGCCGATGCGCCACGCAATCGAGCACAAGATGTCGGGTGTAGACAAGTTCGTGGTCATCACTGACAACGAAACCTACGCTGGTCGTCAGCAGCCCGTCCAGGCACTGCGCGACTACCGTCAGCAGTACAACCGTCAGTCCAAGCTGATCGTGTGCGGTACTTCGGTCACCAACTTCACCATCGCGGATCCGAAAGATCCGGGTATGCTGGACATTGTTGGCTTCGACAGCTCGGCTCCGCAGCTGATCCAAGAGTTCTAATCGAACTTGGGAGTCTTCGGACTCCCTTTTCTTTTCTGAAAGAGGAACATGCTGAAAGAACCGATTGTTGCACGCAAGTCCCGTAACCGCTTCATCATCAGCGCGGTGAAGGACACAGACCCAGTACAGCTGGTCCGCCAACTCAACGATAAAGAGTTGGAAGTCCATCTCAAGAACGGTACCACTTACATTGAGAAGGTAACGCCTGACGAATTGGACTTGGTCATCTTGGAGTTGATGGGATATCGGGAAGAAACCCTCGTCCTTTCCTTCAACGCATGGCCGGAACGGCAAGTGGGATTCATCGACTTCGAAATCGATGAAGAAAATAAAGAGTGGATTGGCAACGCAATGCTCAATTACATCTTCGAGAACACGCCTTTCCTAAAGTCGAAATTCATCTCCCTCGATGTGTACGCGTTTGACGAGGTGAAGGACTTCTACGACGACAAGTACGGATTGTACGAGGTGGAAGTGGCGTTGACTTTCTGGTGTCGCGCGGATATGCCGAAGGAAATCGTGAAGCACATTGAAGCAGAAGGTAAGTACGACTTCACTGCCCCTATTTGCGGCGCAGTTCGTCCGGAAAATGATCGCGTGTGCAGGAACGATATCGACATCACTTTCATACGGCAGGATTGAGGAGAAATTTCCTCCTCTATATAAAGGGGCCTTCGGGTCCCTTTTTATTTCCTCGGAGTAATTGTAACAGCAAAGGTGTGTTCGTTACAATTTTGCCTGTGTACTTTCGGCCAGTCAGTGTTAATATAGCCTTATCGAATGCAGTAACACACAGGAGTAGATGATGAGCAAGATGAAAGATTTGATCACCGATGCAACCTTCAAATTGAAGGGGCAGGCAAATATCACGGTTGGCAGGGGCAAGAACCTGAAACACGTGGTTGCCTACTCCTACGAGGACAAGGAGAGCGGTGCTTTCGTCCGATTCTACGTTCATCCCACGAAGGCCAAAACCTATGTGGCGCTGCCGGAAACTAATGCAGCGGGCATGCTTGTGAAAGACGTGGTCATCGAGGCGTGGGTGAAAGCCGGTGGCGCGAGCAGGACCCCCAAGGAGGTGAAGCTGTGAGCAGGCTGACGAAATCCATCGACGAGTATCTCGAGGCGAGAGGGTGGTCTTCCCACCTGTTCTTCGAGACTGCCAAGACGGTCTTCGACGATCGCGAGATCAAGCGGACGTGCACCATCGAGGTTGGTAGGTCAGTGATCTACATCCGCTCGCAGGGGAAGATGCTCAAGGCTTACGTCCACCACAACGGACGGAGCAAGGAGTTCATGACGTTGAAAGACGAGGGTGGTGACGAGGTGAAGACCTTCCACTACTCCGAGAAACCACAGACCATAATCCGCTTCATGTTGGATTATTTTGCAGGGAGAACATGATATGACCCCGAAAGCGTTGGAACTTCTCAAGCGCCTCATCGAGGTGGATCGCTGGTGGAGAACCCGCCACGACAAGGGCGAGCGGCTTAGCAGGGACGATCGCGGCATCGAAGTGAGTCGCATCATCTCGGGGATCGACCCTCGAACTGCTGAGCAGCTGGTGAAGTTGGGGATCGCGGAGATCGTGAACATCGGTTTGAAGAACCCGTTCATCTTCCTGGGCAAGTACGATCCCTACGATCCCTACGATACCACGGGGTTGCCCCACTGCACAAAGTGCCATGCTCACACGCAGACCCCTGAGGGTGCGTGCACTGAGTGCGGCAATACCGAATTCGGCTCGTGGGCCGAAACCGAAGGCAAGATCGAGGGATAAGAAATGATCCGCTACCCGCTCGAATACCTGGAAGCAGTCTTGAATGTCGAGGCCTCGCGTCAAGCAATCGCACGTGCCCACGCCCTGCGCATGGCGCTGGAAGATAGGAAAGAGCGTGAGTCGGCTAAGCTCTCCAGATTCCTCCCGATCGAGGTGTGGACTAAGGCGTGGTTCATCCACGACACGGCGCAGATTCCCATCTGCCGTGGTTGGCCGCGAGAAGAGCAAACCACTCCCACGCATTATGTGGAGAACAGGATTTCGCTGAGTCCGACCCTCCACTCCGAGTGGGAACCGATCTACGAGATCAAGTCGTGCACTGCAGGCGCTCTTCATGATTACCTGCGGGCCAAGAATGGAAGGGAGCCTACCCTGAATCCAGTACGGTATGGGGAGCGGATTGTCGAGGACGAGGATGGCGTGCAGTACCGCTTCGTGAGCATGCCCACCCTCCGCATCCCCTCGCCGAAAGACCTGGAAAAGATGTTCACGCAATTGCATGGGGAGAAAGTCCATGGATGAAGTGGAAGAGTTGAAGAAGAAAGTTGCCGACTTGGAAGAACAGTTGGCGCTGGCGAAGGAAGGTTTGGAGGTCGCGAGCGGTGTGATGTCCTACTGCCAAGGCGATGCCTGGGAACGGGAATGCACTGAGAAGGATCGTGCTCGCTTCGATGAGATTTACGAGACCTTCAACCCGAAGCCGCCGCCCCAGCCGGCCACGTTCTGGTACTACAAGAACATGGAGAACAAGGTGCCGTGTCCGGTGTGTGGCAAGAAAGTAGGTGAGACCACCGGCCTGAAAGCCCACATGAAGGCCAAGCACGAGGAAGGTGCGGTGGTCCGCGTCAAGGATGCAAAGGTGCAGGGTGGATTGAAAGTATCCAGCCTGTCCGCAATGATCAATGGGGCGAGCAGCTCCACTTGAGCCCATCGCCGAGGGGCAAACCCGGCTTTTACGATGATATAGAGATGAAAGGAAACACCATGATTCGCAATCCATCCGTCGCAGCTCTCGCAGCTCTGTTCATGGGCGCACTCGGCCAACGTCGTGCAGGTGAATGCTTCTGCGGCCACTGCCTTGACGGCGAAAAGCCCAGCCTCGCAGATGCCACCGCACTGGCACTGAAGACGGCCTACGCAGAACGCACCGCCCTGGACCAGAGCATCAAGCTGCTGGAAAACCCGACCCGCGATGGCAAGCAGTTGGTCGAGCTCCACTCCTGCATCATGATGTACAAGGGTGAACCCATCTTCATCAACTTCTCCGCCTATGGCACTGAAGAAGAGGGCGACCAGGACTTCACCCTGGTGGTCAAGGACAGCCGCAAGGAGGAAGAGAAGGCCTTCAACGTCCACGGCATCGGCGCCGTCCAGGCAACGATTGAGTCGATCACCCAGCAGCTGAAGGACGAGCTCCTCGCCAAGATGGAAGCCGACGCGGCCGCTGCCCAACCTGGTACCTCGGAAGGTCAACCTTCGTAATCAGGGTTAGCGCTATTATATAGCGCCTCCCAGGGGCCATTGTTTCTTTCAGGAAACATGGCCCTGTTACAATTTCTGTAGGCTTGTTACAATTTTGCCTGTGTACTTTTTTCAGGATCATGATATTATAGCCTTATCAACAGAAAAACAGCGGAGGTAGCAAAAATGGTAGAACGTCCCGCAGCAGCAAAATCCCGCTTCTCGAAGAAGCGTTGGTCGAAACTCTCGGATCAGCAACAAGCGGTGATCAAGTGGGTTCTCGACGATACCGGTAACCTCGAGCTGATGGCTCGGGCAGGTTGCGGAAAAACGTTCACCCTCATGCAGGTGGTGGAGGCGATCGTCGAATTCAACCTCGGTGATGTCGCGTTGATGGCCTTCAACAAATCGATCGCCGGTGAGATCAAGGCGAAACTCGAGGCCGCGAAATACGACTGGCGGATCGCCCAGGCGGGAACCTCTCACTCCTTCGGCTTCAACGTCTGGCGCAAGGCCGCCCCCAACGCGAAGCTGGTGGACGACAAGGTGATCCGGATTATCCGCTCCTTCGCAGATACCCACCACAAATCCCCGAACATCTGGGTCGATTGCATGGGTGTAATTGACCGGCTGGTTTCCCTTGGGAAACAACGTGCCATCGGCCACCTCTGCCACCTCGAGGATCCCAACGTCTGGATGGACATCTGGGACCACCATGATCTCGACAACGACACCACGGAGAATTACTCCCCGGACGAGATCATCCAGTGCGCCAAGAAGGTGTACAAAATCTCCCTCGATCAGTGCCGGGAAACGATCGACTTCGACGACATGATCCTCGCTCCTCTCTACTTCCGGGCGAAGTTCTGGCCGAAGGATTGGATCCTCATCGACGAATCGCAGGATACCAACCCCGCCCGCCGGGCTCTCGCCCTCGCGATGCTGAAGCCCCGCACTGGCCGCCTCATCTTCGTCGGCGACGACAAGCAGGCGATCAACGGATTCGCAGGTGCCGACAACGACGCGATGGAGCAGATCAAGAAGCAGACGAACGCGAAGACCTTGGTGCTGAACGTGACCAGGCGCTGCCCGAAAGCGGTGGTCGAGGAAGCCAAGAAACTGGTACCGGACTTCGTCGCATACAAGGACAACCCCGAAGGCAAGGTTCGTACCCTCGAATACGAGAATCTGCACCTGGAGAAACTCACCAAGACGGATGCAATCCTCTGCCGGAACACTGCACCCCTGGTTCAAACCGCCTACATGCTGTTGGCGAAAGGGGTACCATGCCGGGTTGAAGGTCGTGAGATCGGCCAAGGGCTAATCAAGCTGGCTCGGCGCTGGAAGTTGACCCAGTTGAGCGACCTCCTGGACAAACTGCAGGACTACGAAGAGCGGGAAACCGCGAAGCACATGTCCAAGAATCGGCAGGACCTCGTCGACAAGCTGGTTGATCAGGTGGAATGCTTGCGGGTTATCATCAACCGCCAGCTCACCCTGAAGAAGTACACGATCGACGAGATGGTCAACGACATCAACGTGATGTTCGGTAACACGAAGGAAGGTACCCCGCCGGAAGTGCTGGTACTCTCCACAGTCCATAAGTCGAAAGGCCGCGAATGGAAGCGCGTCTACATCCTCGGTCGCCAACGCTTCATGCCTTCTCCCTACGCCAAGAAAGACTGGCAGCTGGAGCAGGAACGCAACCTTGAATACGTCGCAATCACCCGCGCAATCGAGGAAATGATCGACGTACCTTACAACGCAGACAAGAAGTAATCGGATGGGAGGGTTTCCCCTCCCTTACTGGAAAAGGAGAAGGCAATGACGATCATCGTCCACCACGCAATCGATCCCACCTTCAGTGGGAATGCAGTGAAGGCCCGCCAGCTGTGGAATGCCGGCGGTGCGTACCAGAAAATCGCGGTCGTGAATACTGACGACCTCAACGTCGCCTACGAGCAGACGAACAACATCGAAGATCTGTGGGTGAAAAATGCCATGATCCTGGAGACCTTCAACCTGGTCGAGGTCAAGGGGGTCAAAGGTGCCCGCAGCACATCCATGGGCGACATCATGGAAAAGGACGGCGAGCTGTACGTCGTCGCGATGATGGGGTTTGAAAAAATCTAAAGGAGAATCTTCATGGCAGCAATTCAGCACCACATCGAGGAGAGCGAGCTCAAGGAACTCGGGCGGTTCCTGAAGCGCCTGGAGAAGGATCCCTCAGAACAAGGAATTGTCAGAATCATCAAGGCCCTTCGCACCAACCACGAGGTCCTCACCGAGACGTGGAAGGATGAGAAGGAAAATGTTTGGACTCGGCCCACCCCCTGGGCGTACGCGCATGCCTGCAAGCAGCGGGACAAGTACCAGGGAATGCTGAAGATTGTGGAGCAAAAACTTATGGCACTCGGCAAATTCACCCACGAACAGCTGAAGGTTGCGTTCGAGAACGTGCAAGACGCCACCGACTGGAAGAACCCAATCGACAAGATCATCGACGATCCGGGCGCAGAAAATCTCGTGTGCTTGCGTGAAGCGGTCATCTACTTCACGGGCAGCGTTCCCACCATTACGAAGGCCGGCGAAGGAAAAGTCCACGTCAAGGCCAACGGCTACTACCTCACGATTGGAGCGTAACATGATTCAACCCAACGACGCAGTGTTCCTCATCCTGCCCAAGCAGGACCTGGGGAACAAGGAGAAAATGCAGGATGTTTTCAAGAGCATCGAGCTGATCATCCAGGCTGGTGGGCAACCCCGTCATCAACTCATGTTCGACGGGTACAACGACGATCCCCGCCGCATCTACCAAATCCCCGAAGCCGTGGCCGTGTGCCAGCGGATCATGTTGGAAACCCCGGCCTTCATCAAGTTCGTGGGCGCGGAAACCTTTACCACCCTCCTCATGTGCACGTCCATTAAACGGTCGGGCAAGTGGGTGGTTAACCCGGCGTGGGCGACTGTCCTGCCGGACTATGATCAATACGAACTGGGAAGGCTCTTCGACTAATGGAAACTCTCGCACAAAAAGTTGGCACGACCATCGCATTCCTCTCCGTCTGCGTGCTGGCGGTCTGGGGTATCCCGAACATCCACCTGATCTGGAAGTTCTTCCACTGATGGCTACACGTGTTCGACGTGGGAAGGTGGTGGAGATTCCCGAGCAATGGGTAGGAAAGTTCCCCACCAAGAAGACCATGCGTGAGCGCCCTAGCAAGAAGATCGGCAAGTTGAAACGTCGGATCAAGGGCGGCATGCGTGGGTATTACAAGGACCAAAAAGACCAACCTATAGGAGACTGACATGGCAGCAACAACACAAGAACAACGCGAGGACATGGAGAAGCAGATCATCGGCGCGGTGATTGATGGCATCCTTGAGCGCGGGGGCTACACGATCACCCTGAACGACGGTGAAGCAAGGCCCATCAAGAAATCCCGGGACAAAGCCAAGCTGCTCGAGGGCGTGGGCAGTACGGACATGGACGGCTTTGAGGTCTATGACGAGAACGGCAAGTACGTGGGCATCGTCGAATTCACGTACGGCAACGAAGGCTGGACCGTAATCCACGACAACGATGCGGCCATCGAACCCATGCTCGAAAAGGCCAGCAAACTTGCCAAGGAACTCGAGGAGAAGTACGGGTAATGCAGTAAGCACGCAACCTTGTAAAGGTTGCGTGCTTGTATAACAGGAGGAGGTCTTTGGACCTCCTTTTTCTTTAGAGGTGCTCAGAGACCTCCTATCGTTTGTATGTAAAAGTCTATGTCATGCTAAGCTGAGGTGCTCTGGGCCTCTCTGGTAAGCTCCAGGATATGCTTAGTTTTACTTCGAAGCAATAAAAAGTACAATAGAATCCTTACATGAGAGGATTCTATGCACGACAAAGACTTCGATCTGATCGTTGCCGTGGGCTTGAACGGCATCATCGGTAACTCCGTCGACAATTCCATTCCCTGGTATCTCCCCCGTGATCTGCAGCACTTCAAGCAGATGACCTTGGGCAAGACCATCGTCATGGGTTCCCGTACCTGGGCATCCCTACCTGTCCATCCCCTGAAAGGCCGAAGGAACGTCGTCATCTCGCGCCAAGAGACTGGCTTCATGGGTGCTGACGCCCAATACGCTAGCCTCATTGAAGCCCTTCGCAAGGAAGACAATGTGATGGTGATCGGTGGCGGGCAAATCTACGAAGACTGCCTGGCGTTCCGTCCCAAGCATCTCTACATCACCATCGTCGAAACCAACCCGAAAGGTGATGTGCACTTCCCAATCTCTGGTGAAGACATGCTCTACAGCGACGTCATCTCCGTCGAGGGTCACCCCTACATCGCAACCAACGCAACTTCGATGGAAGAAAACGGCTACTCAGCCACCATGAAAACCTTCGTGAGGACGTGAGATGAAAACGCTGATAAAGTTTATGATGTTCATGTTTGCCATCCTGCCAATCACCATCATCGAAGCGTCTTATAATCGCATTGCACATCCCAGTCTGGGCGATGATGTGTTGGCTGCCATCGGCCTCTACTGCGTGTGGCATGTCTACAACTTCATAAGCACGAAAATCGATGAAAGGTTTGAATGACTTTTCCCAAACAAACGCCTGAATATCTCGCCGCGAAGGAAGCCCTTTCTAAGGTGTATGCTGAGGCGAGGGCTCCACACTGGAAGCGGTATTGCGCTGGAGAAATCACGCACTCTGAGTATTGCGAGCTAATTGACGAGGCGTACGTGGCCTACTCCAATGACCTCGAGCCGCACTGGGTTAAGGCAGGTGGGAGCAAAAATCCCAAGGCCAAACCGATGAAGGTGTTGCAGGCGGAATACAGCGAAAAATGGCGTAGAACAGCCGAAGATGAAAGGATTGATAATGAGCGGAACGCTAAAGGTAAAGTCGTCTGAAGTTCTCACCAAGGCACTTGCCTTAATTGAGAGCGGCGAGCAGAAGTTTGCCTGCGCTGCAATCCAAGACGTGGAGACCCAAATCCGCTGGGATACTGGTGCGAACAATGTCGTCAGCAAGGCCATGAAAGTATGGATGACGTTCAAGCCCAGTCATGTCAGCGAGAACCTGAAGAACCTGCAGGAGTGGTGGCCAAAGGGCGATCCGCAGCGTATTGAAACACTCAAACTGGCCGTTGCGATGGCCAAGAAAGGAAACGATTGAAAGTATTCATTGACACTGAATTTACCGACTTTCGCGACCGTGATCTCATCTCCATCGGTCTGGTGACTGAAGATGGCAGGGAGTTTTACGGCGAGAATTACGAATACGACAAGAAAGCCTGTTCACAGTTCGTGAAGGAAGTCGTGCTACCACTTTGCAACTTCGCCAAGCATGGGTACACCCGAGCTGCGCTGGGTGCGAATGTTTGGGAATGGCTGAATGAAGTTGCTGGCGATGAGAAGATTGAAATCATTATCGACTATCGCGGCGACTGGGAACTACTGGGTGAATTGTTCGGCCACGAGAAGCATCCCAAAATCGAGAAGCATCCAGTCCACATCGAAACCCCGCCTGCTCTGTTGTTGCAAAATCACCAGCGACTGGCCGCACTTCGCATCGACCCACCTGATGTCATCTACAGTGAGATCGCAACTCGTGCAAAGTTTATGTATGATGAAGAATTCTACCAGTACTTCAAGGATACCGGTGAAATCCAACATCACGCACTGAGCGATGCTAAAGCGAACCTTCGCGGCTACAAGGCGATGATGAAAGTGGTGGAAGAGGGATTAGCGGGTAAGTAAGTTGACCGCACATAACAAAGGGAGCCTAGGCTCCCTTTTCTTTTGCTTAGAAGTTGGTGATCGTTGTGAATGTGGGTGAAGGAATTCCCGCTAGGACTAGTGCGGCCTTAGTGTAGCCGAACGATGCAACAGTTCCAGCCGCCACGATATCTGAGAACGAGTTGGTGTGTTGGTCAGATAGAGTGATTCGTATCTTGACAGTAGTTCCATTACCACCATTCACCCCAGCAACCGACACTGCCATCGCTTCAACTAGCACGTCATTCGCTACATACGCGCCAGCACCGATGTTCGTTCCATTAAAGACAGCCTGATATGCGGTGGTTAAGTTGTAGTAACCGATTGCTGCGGGAGTTCCACCTGAACCGGTTCTTGTCGTTGCTCGTGCACCCACCTTGATAACACCCAACGCGCTGAGGATAGAGTTCCAGTTCGAGTTCTGTGGAGTGGTAGTTGTCGAGTGAGACAACGTCAAGTTAATCGTTCCACCTGAATTGAAGAAGTATCTAGCCGCATCTTCTGAGGCAAATGCAGCAGTGACTTCGCAAACGATACCCGTACTAGCACCGCCCCATGTAGTCGATCTGGTTACGTTCAACGAGTTAACCACAACCGACATATTCGCAGGAGCTGCAATTAGACGGTTGTTGTCGATGTTAGCGATCATCGTAGGAAAATCGTAGGTGGTCGTAGCAGGAACTTCCGCCTTAATCAATCCACCTGCAGCAAACTCCGTCGTTGGAGGAAGCAGCGTGGTTGCCGTTCCTTGATACGATGCAATGCTGGCGATGGCGCTTCTCAAGTCCAGAAAGTCTTGGGCTTTCACCATCGATCCGGTTGGGCCGTCGCCATTCGCAAGCACGATGCTGTTCTCATTGGTGTTGGTTTGGTTCAAGCCAAACGTTCCAATGCCACCCTGAGAACCAACATTACCAACAGTCCATGCGCTTGGAGTAATGAGGGTGTCAAGAGGGTACGCATCGACGCTTGCCGCAATTAGGGATGCAACTGAAGGCTCAGAGCCGGTGATTGCCTCAAAACGAGGTCTTGCAAACCACTGACGTTGGGTAGAGTCACTATCGTAGTAGTGATATGCACGATGAACACAGTATGTGGCAGTCGGCGAACTCTTGTACTCAACGTACTGGAAAATCTTGTTGCCATGAATGTCGTACAGTCCTGAGATTCCTGAGTAGCCGCCAGCATAGGAGGACTCATGAAGAATACCCACGCTCAGATACCATTGTCCCGGTTGCATGATGCTTGCGCTATTAGAAAACCAATACGGGTTCGTATTGGTGGATCCATCCAAGTTGCACACCTGCGTATCACCGAAAGGACCAGGACCGTGATACGCACTACCACTTCCATTCAGTACTTTGATCCATACCGTTGAACGGTACTTCTTCGTGCGATCAATTGGGAATGCGTTCGTGTTCCAACCGCCATCTCCATCACCGTCTCCAGATGGAGAGCACAGCCACAGTAGTTCGTTAGTGCGCCCTACTGTCTTCTTAGTCAAAGCAGGTGAAGTTTGCCCGTAGCCTCGATCTCCATATCCTACACCCCAAAGTGCTGCGACCTTTTGAGTCGCAGCAGCGGATGAAGCATACGGCGTGAAAGCATTAATCGTACCAGCAAGAGAGTTAAAGTCCGTCGCTAGGATACTGTTGCCTTTTGCGTATGTCATTATTATTGTTTCCTATTACGAGTACACCGCTGGGAAGATCTGCCTCCACGCACCTGCTGCGTAGATTGAAATGGTTGGGCCCGCCGCCACTTGAACGTCGCCGTCTTTTGGAGTACTTGGATTAACTGCGGGGACGCTTGCCGCTGTTGCATATCCTGGACCATTCGATAGCTGGTTTAGATTTGTCAAATTTCCGCTATGGAACATTTGAAAATCGCCGCCATTTACATCTTTCAAGCGTAGTGAACTAATGCTATCGTGGTACAAAGCTACCGCGCTGGAGCCAGCACGATGGAAGCCCAACACTGGGTATGAACCATCCACGGTACGCAATTCGATATGACCGCCGGAATACGAGTTGCTACTAATGGCAGCGTTGTTCTTTTGGATTGCTAGCTTGCCGCTCATTTCGGTGCTACCATCAACAGCGACAGCACCAAGGTTTTTAACTGCTTGGGCGGCAGTGGTTGCGCCAGTACCGCCATTAGCAATGGCAACAGTACCGGTGACGTTAGTCGCTGTACCAGTTACATTACCACCGGCGCTAATGTTTGATGCGTTGATTGCGGCAAGAGCACCAGTGGACAAACCGTTGGCGATATTCACCTGAGTAATCGCCGCGCTGGTGCCACGATAGTTCAACCACAAAGTACCACCAGCAAAACCATTAGCTAGGTCCATTTCATTTGTTTGTTGAACGGTTAAGCTACCTGACAAAGTTGCGGTGATTGTACCGGCACTAAAGTTACCAGATGCATCGCGCGCAACCGGTGTTGAAGCGGTATTCGCGTTAGTTGCATTTGATGAAATGACACCGGTTGATGCGTTGTATGAAAGACCGGTACCACTGACGCTGAGCGCGGTGCGAGCACGGGTATCAGTGTAGTAGAGGTTCGTTCCTTCAGCGATGTTCGTAGAGGTGAGAAGCGAGGAGAGATCAGATGTCACTACTGGGGTCGTACCGACAACTCTACCGTACGCATCAACGCTTACCTTCTTGAACGCGCCTGAACCATTGTCACTGACTGTTGCCAAATCAACACCACCAGAACTAACAGCAATGCGTGAAGCTGCTGCAGTGGCTACGGAGATGGTTGAGCCATTCTTCGTGAGGCCACTGCCAGCAGTTACTTGACCGAGACCGGTGAATTGCGCAAAGGCTAGTGAGGTAGTACCGAGCGTGATTGGGCCGTCAGTAGTGAGCACCCATCCACTATCAGCGTTCGTCGTACCCTGCTCCACGAAGCAGTACATGCCTGCGGTGATCTCAATACCAGGAGTATTGTCAGCATCAGACGATCTGCTCCATACGCCAACGGCCACGACGTAGATACCGTTTTGGGAAGCAGTGGATTGATCTTTGACGAGGACACGGTCACCAGCAACCAACGCCACGCCGTCAATCGTCTGCTCACCGGACAGAGCCGCAATATTCGCAGTCGTCGCTGCTTTTACCGATGCTTTAAAATCCAGACCAGTCGTGATGTTATCCACATACTGCTTCGTAACGAGATGCGTTGCGAGGGTAGGATCAACACCAACGATAGGAGTGGTGAAGGTCCATGCACCAGTAACAGTCTCGGCGCTTGCAACACGAGCAAGAATGCCTGCATCAGGGATCTGGCTTTCAGCAATCGACAGGGCTGCTTGATATTGGGTAACGTTGCTTTGGGCAATGCGTGCGTCAGCTAAAGTACCCGACGTAACTTGTGAGGTAGCGATTGCGATTGGAGTGTTGCTTGCTGCAGTGACAAGACCTTTCGCATTAACTGTAAAGCTCGCAACACTTGACGCAGTGCCGTAGGAACCTACGTTAGCGTTGACGTTCGCAAAGGTGAGGGTGGCGTTGACATCACCTGAACCATCCACAACCATCGACATAGTACCATCACCGCCCAGTGACAGGGTTCTAGCGGTTGTCCACTTGTTTGCCGACGCCACTGAACCGCCCTGCACCGAAGATTGCAGAGCAGATGCTGTGTTCATTACGAACGCAGTGGTTGCGATCTGAGTCGTGCTGGTTCCATTAGGTGCAGTAGGAGCCTTAGGAACTCCAAAGAAATCTGGCGAGTTAAGCAGCGCGTAGCTGGTGCTGTCAAGAGCCCATGTACCGTCGCTGTTTCTTTTCAACAGACCATAACCTGACGAAAGAGCAGCGATGGCATTCAAGTCAATGCTCTTGGCCTGCGCATCAGCAATGCCATAACCAGCGAGAGTTGTTGGGGTAGACGAGATCGAATCCCATGGAAGAGTGTTGACGCCATTTAGCACTCTACCGAATTCATCGGTGGTTACTCGTACATAGGTGCCAGATGGCAGACCGGTCGGTGCCAAGTCGATCGTAGGTGCACCATTCAAACCATCTGCATTCGTGACGTTGATTCGACTTGCTGTTCCGGTCAATGAACGGACAGCGTACGTATTCAGACCTGTGCGAGTGAGGAAGCCGGTTCCAGTCACCGCAGAAATGGATGTGAGATTACCATTCAGTGGCTGAGCATCCTTGATGCCAAATCCTGCGATGGTCGTAGGTTTCATCCCTACGTTGTCCCACGTGAATTGATAGTTGTCGACGTAGCGCTTCGTTACTGCGTCCATTGGTGCGCCAGGGTCGACTGCAAGAGTGAGCTTACCGGACATGGTGTCGCCGGCCTTGTTCACTGGGGTATATTTTAGGTCGTTGTTCTGATCCTTGATAAGAATCCACGCGCTACCACTGTAGAAGTACAGACCGGTGCTCGTGCCATTCACCATATAGAACAGCTGACCTTTGATTGCTGTAGAAGGCAGAGTCGCGCCGGCGTCTACCGTCAGGTTTTGACGCTCTGAACCTTCAACAAGTGTTATGCCTTGGAATAGCATGTGGGAATCTCCTTAAGTGATCTCCATATTTATCCTCTTCTCCTGAATGATCGAACTGACATTCATAAATAGTGGATCCTACTACATGATCGCATCATGATAAATTTCAAAACATTCCTCCTCATGGAAGGTGGTGCTGCAACGGCAAAGTACAACGTGCAGAGAGCCACGAAGCAAGACATCGTCAAAGCGATCGAGCTGGTATCCAAAGCTCTCGGCATTGACAAGCAAACCATTCAAGCATCTCTTCTTGGCTCCACCGAAGTCACGCTGGCTGGCAAGAAGAAAGATTCTGGCGACATAGACATTGCCATGTCTACCGAGCAGATTGATCCTGACGAAGCTGACAAGCGGATGCTCGCTCTCTGCAACAATGAGGGCAGCATGAACAAGGGAACGAAGATTGGTTCCTACGCGGTGGACGTAGGCGGTAAGAAGGTCCAAGTCGACCTGATGTTTGTACAAGACAAGCAATGGGCCAAGTTCATCTACCACTCTGCGCAAGGTGTGGGTAGCAAATATCCTGGCGCTGTTCGTAACATCATGCTGATGGCTGCAGTTCGCTACAAGCAGGAAGCAGGTAAAGACCTCATCGTCAAAGATGGCGACAAGGTAATCGCCCGTGCATCTCGCGCACTAAAGCTGGATGTTGGACTTGAACGTCTCTTCAAAATGGCTGGTAAGAGCAAGAGGACTGGTGAATGGAGTAGAACAGCCAGCAACAAAGTTTCACCCACTCACCTTCAAAAGGAAGTTAATAAGTTGGTTGGTAAACCTGTCCAGTTCTCCCACGACGCAGAGATCATTTCCGACCCTGATCAAGTGGCAAGCTTCATCTTTGGTAAAGGTACGAAAGCAAGCGACCTCATGACAGCCGAACAAGTCGCGGCAAAGATCAAGAAGCTACCCAACGCCGCTGAGGTAATCAAGGCAGCGAAGGAAGACCTCGCTAATTCCAACCTTCCTATCCCAACAGAGCTATGAGATTCAAAACCTATCTGACGGAATCAAGCAACCCTCTTGCCAAGTACCGCAAGAATCTCGACCTTATGATCGAGCGCAATCTTGCCCTGTTTAGGGGTATGCGAACAGAAGACAAATTTAAGGTTGGCGATTATCGCGTCACCATCCCTACTACAGGCGGGCCAGTCGATATCACCACTGGAAACCCTATCGAACAAAAGGGCTGGACGTTTGATGTGTCGGTCTTTGATTATCCTGCTCGTAAAGAACCTCGCATGTCGAAGATCGGTTCGAACGTCTTCTTGGACTTGGGATCAATGTGGGAGGGATTCCCAAACAGACGACTGTCAACCTTTACTACCCAAAAGACCGCCCATACAGATATGTTTGGTAAGTTCGGTGCCGTCATTCCCGCCGACAATGTAGACTTGTACGGCTACTCACCCACTGACTTCAACGAGAGCAAAGCAAAAAGCGCACCCGCTCAGCATCGCGCCAAAGTAGAAAAGGTCATGGCAGGCGTACAGAACCTTCTGTCTGACTTCACAATGGCAATCGCTAACATGGAGAAGAGCAATGAGTTTAGGCTTCGCCTTCTCGACGCCAAAACGGATTATGGTGTAGAAGAGATTGACAGTCTTGCAGTCTATCGAATGAACTTCGGTAAGAAGGTAATGAACGTGGCCGAACTTGTTGATTGGGCCATACGCTATTACGACAAGCTGAAAAAGATGGAAAGAGATACCATCTATTCTGACCGACTACTTGATAGCATTGCAGCACTGAAGGAGCACATGGAGGCAGAAGGTTTGGCCAGTATCGTAGACGTCTTCAAGAGTGTGTCACCTGAAAAGTACAAGGCAAAGGCCTTCACCTCGCTTGAACAAATCCCTGTGAAAGATACTGCGTCTGAGATTTGGTTTGTTGGCGACTTCCTCTTCGTGGAAATGCCTTTAAGCGGTCGTCACTTTGATAGAGCAGACGTCGTCACGGTATTGAAAGAATTGAGAAACAAAGCATGAGATTTAAACAATACCTGATGGAGAACAACGGCATCACCTTCGACGGTTTTCTCCACAGTTTAAACACTATGATTGAGCGTAAGCTATTCCTGTGGAGAGGCATGTACTTCCAAGACGGCAAGAAGCTTGGAAATTCATTCGTCGAATTTGAGAGCGACGAGGACGACTTCACCATCGCTGATCGCTATGACGTCGGCTTATATCATTTCGCTGGCCGTACTTCTGACCGTGAATCAGTAACGGGGGATAGCACTATTCTGAATGTCATCTCGAAGTGGAAAGGTTTCCCAAATCGCAAGCGAAGCTACTTCGCCACTCAAAGTAGAAATCACATTGGAAAATTCGGCAGTGACTCCGCTCTGATTATTCCGGCTGATCATCCTAACCTTTTCGGTTACATGCCCTACGACGTGAATGAAGCAGACATTGGCTCGAAAGCATTTAGAACCGAACAGAATCTTCGCTCTGTTGGTACCTTACTTTATGCGTCGATTTCGAATGCTCGCGAGCACTACCAAGATGGGAACGAGAGCAGTAAATTGCGCAACACTTTCATCGAAGTCGCAACTCAAACCAACACGCTCGCTCTACTCAAAGAGCCAGTGACGGACAGATTGAATGGTGGGTCCTTCGAGATGGCTGTCCGCTTTTCTGACACATTCGCAAAGCGAATGAATAAGATTGGCATGAAGGCTGGTGATATCGGCTGGCCAGTTCATCAGATGTTTGATCGACTCTATGAGGAAGTGGAAAGCCAAGGCTATTCACTAGTTGGAGAGTTCCTCGACGACATCAAACCTGCAGACTTCGAAGCATCTGCTCATACACTTCAGAACCTACCCGTTGATCCTGATGCAGATAGCAACAACGAAATTTGGTTCGAAGGCCCATACATCGCAATCAAGCGCTATGATCTTCTCGACTTCAATGAGGACAAGCTTGTCAAGTTCCTCACCATCCTCCGTGACAAAGTGCAGAAGGACCACGAGCTAAGCAAGAAAGTAGAGGTCTAAGTTTTACTGAGATGCACCTCAAGTTAGAATATACTTACTCTAACTTGAGGTGCTTATGAAGAAGACCATTCTGCTGCTGATCGCAACTCTCATCTCCACTCAGACCTTCGCTGCAACTCCGCCACCTGGCTATTGCGAAGTGAAGGTCTGCAACAAGCTCTCCCGCTGGTCGCTCTCGCCGTGGTCCCATATCAAGGACAAGCTGGGAGAAACCTGCTCCACCCAGATCCTCGCCAAGGAAGATGCGGTAGAAGGCAAAGTGCTGGAATCCAACACGCGCTTCTACCAAGGCAGCTTCAATCCGACGAAGAAGTCGGTGACGAAGGTTAAAGAGGTGAAGAAGTGCGGCTAAAGTCCATCATCGCTTCCCTCGTGATCGTCTTCGCCCTGATCTGCATTGCTTGGGTTGGGTTCACGGCCATTAAGTTCATCGCTGTTGGTCTCCTGCTCGCCCTGATTATCTTCGTGATGTATGGGGTTTTCAACAGTCTTTGCCGCGCGCCGAACGGCGATGATTGGGATGGGATTACAAGATGATTGATCAAGCAAAATTTCTCAGCCATCCCAACTTCAATGGCCAGACCCGCTCGATGAGTGAGCTACAGAAGACGCAACAGGATTTGTGGGCGAACACATTCACCGCGGCGGTCAACCACGGCCGGGACAGCTATGTCGCAACCCAAGTCGCTGATGCAGCAATCGTAGCATTCAACGCCCGCTTCGTCCCTCCTTTCTACACAACTCCAGACTCATGAACTCCGCTACTCCACACATTGGTGTGGGGATGAATGTGTGCTTCCGATCCAAAGTGTTCGAAGCACCCTACACTCCATACTACGACGCCTACAAGGGTCATCACTTTGAAGTGGTAGGAGTTTACCACTACGATCACATCGAGTTAAAATGCACTACTGACCCCTCCGTCATTGTGCAGGGGTGCGTTCACTCCGACGAACTCAAACGTCTCTGATGACTGGCCCGTCCTGGGCCACCACGATGAATGGAACGCTTCATAAGTATCTCTTTCAATTCCATTCTCAAAAATGCAAACCAAAGATATCCGCAAGCAATTTGAAGACCTGCTCGCAGCAGGTCAGTTCACATCTGTCAACAGAGAAGGTAGCATGACTTCCCTGACTGGCAACACCACCATCGAAATTGTCGGTGCAACGTTTCTCGCTGATGAGGAAGCGATCTTCGGTGAAGTGAACTGGGACTATGTCGCACGTGAAGAGGCGTGGTACAACTCCATGTCGCTGAACGTCAATGACATCCCTGGTGGTGCTCCACAGATTTGGAAAGCCGTCGCTGACAAAGATGGCTTCATCAACTCCAACTACGGCTGGACCCTCTACTCGCATGAGAACGGCTTCATGATGAATGAGTATGAAGCACGTGAGACCAGCGCTTCCACTCGTCTCCTGTCTCTGGCCCCTTCGCAGTATGAACAAGTCGTTCAAGAGCTGAAGAAAAATCCAGAGTCACGCCGTGCCATCGCCATCTACACTCGTCCTTCGATGTGGCTGGACTACAACCTGAACGGCCGCTCTGACTTCATGTGCACCAACACAGTTCAGTACCTCATTCGTGGTGGTAAGCTGATATCGATCGTGAACATGCGCTCGAATGACGCAGTCTTCGGCTACAAGAACGATCGTGCATGGCAACGCCACGTGCAAGAGAAGCTCGCAGCAGAACTGAACGTCGAGGTTGGTGATCTGATCTGGCAAGTCGGTTCTCTCCACGTTTACGCTCGTCACTACCACCTCGTTGATCCCGTGGGCCACGCAAAGTGAACATCAAGATTCCTCCTGCAGAAGAACTACGAAAAGAGCCAGCGAACCTGGACGACTTTCGCAAATGCGTTCATCCTCATGGCTTCGTCATCTACTACATTCCCAAATCAAAGGCATAAAATGGAACAACCAGACTTCATCAAGCTCGGCCCTACCCAACTTGTTCGCATCGATGCGATCACCCAAGTCTACATCGATAACAAGGGCTATCTCAATGTCGTCACTGACGATGTCATTCACGTGCTCGACAATCTGGAAGACCCAGAAGCGGGCTACGAACAGATCATGCAGTACCTGAACGTCGTCGAGGAACTCGTCTAATGGAGAAGGGTCCTTTCGTAACACCAGAAGTGGTGAAGCAAGTCCGCGAAAGGACCGATGCTCCCATGATGGAATGCAAGAAGGCCCTCTACATCAGCAAGGGAGATGTAGAAGAGGCCGTCCAAATGTTGCTTACTTATGATTGGCGACTAACACGTCACTCGAAGCTAGTGACCTACGACTACGACGAAAGAGGATGGGAGCCGAATTGAAAGCGCAAACTCAGCGACTCACAAACCAAAACATCGATCTTCTGGTTGCAAAGCTGGAGGGCGTTGAGGTGGAGATTTACAAGAGTAGGGATGGGCAAGAGTTCGTCGCTCAGCGCTTGCCCTTCTCCCCTGAAGGTCCAGCGAACGTCTTCCCATCTGATCATAGCTGCATGTTCCGCTTTTACCAACCTACCAAGGATTGGGAACTTGCTGGACCTATCATCGAGAAGGAACGGATCTGTGTCATGTACAGCGACAAGTCGAATGGCGAAGAACCCTATTCGTGGGCCTACTACCCTGACGATGATGGGGACGATGTTCTGCATGAGTGCGATGGTAACACAGGTCCTGAAGCGGCGATGCGCAGTTTTGTTGCGAAGCACTTTGGTAGTACAATAGACTTACAAACCCTCCCTAAAATCGAACGCACTGCAATCGTCAAAGTCGATGGCTGGTCTAGGGGTGTTGAAGAGTTGATTGACGTGAGCGAAGAAGAATTCTTAGCTGCCCTCTTCAGCCAAGAGATCGAAGTCATCGCTGAAACTTCAGCAGAGGCCGAGCGAAAGGCCAAAGAGATGCATGACCATCTCGAAGACGTTGACGCATACTTCCTAAGGTGGCAATGAAATACGAAAAGCAAATTTTGGCGGCATTCGAGCGATTGAAATTCACTCCTCGCGCTGGCCAAGTCGAAGCAGTGAACGAAGTGTTGGTTGCTTTCATCGACGAAAAGATGGTGAATGTCATCTTGAACGCATCGACTGGTACTGGTAAGTCGATCATCGGTGCGGTCACAGCAGACACCCTATCTGCCCTGAAGAACAATCTGGAGCAGTCCAAGTCCAGCATCTCCCTCACTGCAACGAACGTCCTCGCCAAGCAGTATGAGGGAACTTTCGGTGGGTTGAAGAACGACTTCATCATGATCAAGGGTGCGAACAACTACGAGTGTTCCGCTCTTAGCACTGAAGAACAGACCGAGACTGCCGATGCCTGTGCCTGGTACACCATGGTCCAGCACGCATCCGAGTTCCAATCCATTCTGGATAGCGAGTGCGCCAAGTGCGAGTACAAGCACATCAAGGATAAGCGCAACGCGGCTCGTCACCTCGCGACGAACTACTCCTACTACTTCATCGATCGCATGTACACGGGCAAGTTTGAAGACCGTGATCTGATCGTGTGGGACGAAGCACACCTCGTCAATGATCTGTTTAGCGAGCACAACGCCATCCACTTCTCCCAAAAGGGAATCCAGAAGATGGCGCAAGAGATTGCTGACATGGTCCAAATCACCGACATGTCCATTATCAAGACGTTGAAGCAGCTGTCGACTGATGTTGGTGTGAAGGGCAAGATCAACGACACCAACTACCAGGCGTACCTGAAAGCGTTGCATTCGGTCTACACCTACGCCAAGACCCGCGGCTCTGTGATGCAGGAGAAAGCTCTGCGCAGTGGCAATCATGGTCAGTTCACCAAGCTGTCCCGCTTCACGAAGAAGTACGAAGGCTTGGGTTGCAAGATCGATGACTTCGAGAAGTACGGCTATGCTCACGTCTTTGAGTACAAGGAAGAGGACAAGGCGGTGACTGTGAAGCCTGTCTTCGTGGGTACTATGATGGAAGCGTTGGAATGCGCAGCCCACAATCTGTTCATGTCCGCAACCATCTCCGAAGCCTTCATCACCAAGACTATGAATCTGGATCCTAAGCGGACCAAGTTCATCAAGTTGGATCCTACCTTCCCGAAAGAGAACAAGGAAGTGGTCTTCTTCGATCCGCTCTCTTTGAACTTCACCTCATTGAAGGACCCAGCAACCGTCGCCAAGCTGCGCAAGAATGCGGCCAAGATCGTCAAGCACCACATCCAAGACGGTGAGCGTGGCATCATCTTGACTCCTTCCTTCAAATTGACGGAAGAAATCGTACAGGAGCTGGAACCACTCGTCAAGGCTGGTAAGATGCGTCTCTTCGACCATCGCCAAGGTGAGAAGCTGGAGCACGTTCTGACTGCGTTCAAGGCCTACACTGGCGGCCCTGCTGTTCTGATTTCACCGGCCATGTTTGAAGGTGTCGACTTACCAGGTGATCTGTCCCGCTTCCAAATTCTGGTGAAGGCTCCGTTCCCATCGCTTGGCGATAAGCGAATGAAGTTCATCCTCGATCACCACCCAGACCTGTACAACACCATCACCTGTATGAAGATGGTTCAGGGCGCTGGGCGAAGTGTCCGATCGGCTGAAGACTTCGCCACCACCTACGTGCTGGATTTGAATGCTCAACGCATCTTCAACTCCAACACCAACATTTGGAAAGACGAGTTCAATCTGCGCTTCACCAAGTTCCTCTAACCTAAGGAGTCATACCATGTCCAAACCTCGTGATGTATTTGACATCGCCTATGCGCTAGCAGAGAAGTGGCACGCCGGCCAGATGTATGGCGACCATCCCTACATGTACCACCTCAGCGCAGTGGTTGATTCCATTCGTCGAAAGTGGGGTGATGGCAACCGAGCCCTCCTCGCTGTCGCAATCCTTCATGACATCTTGGAAGACACCGATCTGACCGAAGAAGAACTGAAGGCGGCAGTGGGTAAGGACATCACGAAGTTTGTGGTGGCTCTGACAAAGGTGGAAGGCGAAGCCTACGACGCCTACATCTACCGTGTCAAGGAGTATCACTACTCAAAGGAGGTGAAGATCCATGACACCCTCTGTAACTTGACCGAATCGATTATGGCCGACTCCGCCTATCGTGTGAAGAAGTATAGCAACCAACTGCAACTGCTGGTGAAATGAACTGGTACGTCAACAGAGTTTTTAAGCCGGAGGACTACTCACCTGAGGCGGCGCAGAGAGAACAGGTCGAACTGTTAGTAAAGGCGGGCAGGAGATGCGCCTATGATCTTCGCCACGCCGCTGACCTCATCACTAATGATTCGAAGTTCGCAAAGATCTTCTATGATCGCGCCAATCTCTGGGAGAAGGTCTTCAATCCGGCAGACGATGGCAAGAACTACCGGCACCACCTTCACAACGTGATTGAAAGTTTGGAGAGTAGGGTGGAGAAGTTAGAAAAGAGATGTGTGGATAATGGAGTGGACATCTCTGATTTGATCGACAATGACATTCCATTTTAAGGAGAGATGATGCAGAATAAGTACGCAAAGCAGTGCGCGAAGTGTAACGTGACAGTGCCAGCCTACGAAGGAGTGTGCGAGAAGGTGGGCAACGCATGGGTTGTCGAGCACGTCGAGTGTCATACTCCATCGACCGCAACGCGGTCTAAGCTCGCAGAAATTCAGGCGAAAAGCCGAGCGCTACGTGAGCCACCCACTGACCACCCAGCGATTATCCCAATGGATGCTTTCGATTGGATGGAGCAGGATTTTTAAGCAAGGTACTTTTTAAACATGCGAATAGACGAAATTTTTGACAAGCCTTCCCACTTTGACGTTAGCTACTATTCGGATTTCGAATTTGCTGCTAATTTCGAAATCAATGGAAAACAGTATCGGTTCAAGGCCGATCGTGACTCGAAGAGAGACCCCTTTGATATTCGATTTGCCCAAGGTTGGGGTGGTAAGAGCGAAGAGATTCTTGGTACTGGTGATTCAATCGAAGTGTTCTCTACTGTCGTCGCTATCATCAATCATCTAGTCACTGCTAAAGGTGATTGGCCATCGTTCACGTTCCTTGCGGTTAACCAGGAGCCGTCTCGTGTCAAGCTCTACAAGCGCATTGCGAAGGCAATGCTGTCAAAATATGGTGAACACTACCGTGGCCAGCTGACGCACCCCTATGGAACAGCGACAAGGTGGACATTCCTTAACAAGGATACCCCTGAGCCATCTGAGCTGTCAAAGAGCATCTTCGGTGTCAAAGACAGCTTTGACTGATTTGAGATTACTTTTACGTCTCGCCCGTATATAATACTCATATGCCATTTAACTACATCATCGAAGGACTTGATCGCCTTGGCAAGTCCTCCCTCATCGAGGGCATCCAACACAAGGAAGGTTTCCACACCGTCATCCACTACTCCAAGCCAAAGCGTTTGGATTCCTATGTGCAAATCAAGGAAGAAGACGGCCTGGAGCAGTCACCAGAATTCCTGTACCAGTATGATGGCTTTGTCGCCATGTTCGAACTGCTTGGTGCTGGGATGGAGACCCCATTAATCTTTGATCGCGCTCACCTTGGTGAATGCGTGTACGCTCCCATGTACCGCGGCTATGACGGCAGCTATGTCTTCGGTCTTGAAGAAATCTATGGGGTGGAAGAAGACATCGACACCCGCCTGATTCTCCTAGTCGAAGATTTCTCCAAGAGCAAGCACTTCGTCGATGATGGCCTGAGCCTGGGCAGTGTTGAGAAGCGAGCTCAAGAACAACTGCTCTTCATCGATGCATTCAACCGCTCCGCATTCCCCGACAAGAAGATCATCTGCGTCACTGCTGAGGACGGCAGCTTCCGTTCGAAAGAAGACATCCTCGCGGAGGCAACAGCGGATTAATCCTCGTCAGGAGATGTCTTGACGTTCTTACCCTTAGTCATAAGGGTGAACATCCCATCGGTAATTTTTGGCTCAAGCAGCGTGCCTTCCTCTTCACCAGCTTTGTAGCGGTAGGCAGGAACAAGCTGCTTGGGACCGGTGGGTTTAAACTTCTCGTCCCTAGGCGTATAGTATTGCGAAATCCGTGCTGTGATTTTGTAGACCTTACCCGTCTTGTTCGACATGATCATGTCGCCTTCGTCGTATCTCCATTTGTGGTCTTTGAACATCGCATCGTGCGTCGCCTTTCTGGCTGCGGCCCCTGCTCTGATCTCGTCACCTAGGCTCTTGTGGAATTTGCGCAGGTTATCGTCGTCTGATTCAAGTAGTTCGGAAAGTTTCATGATGATCTCCAGGATATTGATCCCATATTTATGGTTGCTTATCTCTTCATTTGTGGTACAATCTTTCTTGGCCTGACAATGTTGGCCGTTAAGGAGGACTTACGCGGACCTCATCACCCAAAATTCGGGTACAACTTCAAAAACCCAATCATGATCAGTTTGATCATCTTGCTAAGTGTTCCATTCCTTCACTTGGTGACGATCATCCTGATGCTCACCCTCATCATAAGGAACAACTATGCAGGTAGCAGTAATTAAACTGGGCTCGCGCATCTCGTTCAATGCGAACGATACGTCAGGCGGCAATGGTGAAGCGCGAAGCATCATCAAAATGCTGCAGGGCGGTGGAGCGAAAGTCCAAATCTACACCAAAATCCTGAAGAAGGATAACCTACTCCCTGAATACGAGTGGTTCGATCTTAGCGATCCGGCTACTCTCGCAGATGGTCTTCGTGCTCAGGCCCTTATTGTGCTGAACGGCAACGTCAACTTCTTCGGTGGAGCAGAAGACCCTGAGCAGCTCCTGAACTATGTCATCATCAACGAGTTCAAAGGACCAGTCTTCTACGTCTACTGTGATCCATCCCTGACTCTCAAGCAAGTGTGGCCGTCAGTAAGTAGGAAGCCATGGGCTGGTAATTGGTCAGAGAAAGATTTGAACATTACCCGTAACGACATCATCTATCTCAGCCAGCCCTACGACGTGAACAAGGTGCTGGAGAAACTGAGCAAGAACGAAGTCACCCCATCGACTGCGATCCACTTCCCGTTCGAGCAGTTCCCCTGCCTTAATGAACAGCTGCCCATCAATCCGACCCCTGAAGTCGATCTCTCGTATGGTGGAACCATGCGTGGTGGCAAGCGCTCGAAGAAGATGGTGAAGTTCTACTTCAACCATCCAGAAGAAATCTCGGTGGAGATGTTCGGCAAGATCAAGTTGGAAGACTTCGAAGAGAAGCATTTGCTTGGCGTGACTCGTACTCCAACCTTCACAGGCCCCATCAAGTACGATGAGATGCTGCCAAAGATGAACAAGGCAATGGCTCACATCGTGATTGGTGACCCCTACTACGAGCAAATCAACGACATGGCCCAACGAGCGTATGAGTCGATTTGGTCGAACGTCGTCACCTTCATCGATAAGGATCTGGACCAGCTACGCCGCGTGTATGGCGTGGACAAAGAACTCGCTGACTTCCTGTACGTGGGCGAGCGGAAAGAAGTCAGCGAGAAGATCATGCTCTTGAAGACTGATCCAAACCTACGCAACGAAATTCTCTCTGCGCAGCTGAAGGCCATTAACTTCGATGCCAACACTTACTGCTCGCAATTTGTTAACCTCATCAAGGACACTGTCAACTATGGCGTCAATCGGTAATCCAATCCCAGGAATAGGTGGTGTTGGCATTCGTGCTCCCAATCTGAAGAATCGTTTTCGTGTTCGCTTCCTCAACGAGGAGAAGCAGAAGCTGGACGTGAGCGATCAACTGTCCGCACAGGCCATCCGCGTTGATGGACTTGAACAACGTAGGGTGGACATGGGCATGTTGAATAGCACTATCATCGACTTCCAAGATGATGTCACCAACGTGGCCTTCAAAGGTCTGCTTAAACTGCAGGAGATGGAGTCGTTCATCGTTGCGATCGACATCTTGGATGGAGCGGACACCATCCTTCGCACTACCTATCTGCAAGGTACCAAACTGCTGTCCTTTGGGCACGCCAAGCTGGATTACGCTGCGTTTGGATCGAAGCACGAGCTGGAATTCGACGCGTACTTCCCTCACCGTGTTGGTCAAATCACCGATCTCATCAGTGAGAACCCAGTTGCCGCAGCAGTCCTCAACACTCTGCAAGGCGCCCAAGTTCGCGTCAACGCGGGTAAGAACCTTGCTGATCCAGTAAGCTGCGAGCTGTGTGCCTACTTCAACTTCGTGGCGACTGAATTCGACTTCGATCAGAAAAAAGCAGATTGAACTTGGCGTAAATAAGTGCACGGGCCCGGAAGCTAAGCTGATGGGCCAACCACTTTAAAGGAGCAAACATGAACATCGTTATTCTGGCCGGTGGCACCGGCTCTATCGCACTGCAAACCGGCCTCAACACTCTGATCACCAAGGAATTTCGCGGTGTGGACGTGAAGGTCATCGTCAACGCATACGACAATGGTCTCTCGACTGGTGCCGTTCGCAAAGCGCTGGGTGGAAAAATCCTCGGTCCATCCGACGTCCGCAAAAACCAAACCACTCTCTACAAGCTGGCGGGTGGAGCAGAGAGTTGCATCAACAACTTCCTCGATCACCGCTTCACTGTTGAGGCCAACAAAGCCCGTCAATACTGCTGGGAAAAGATGAATGAGATGTGGAAGGTTTGCTCTCCTCGAGCCGACCGTCGCATGGACATCATCCAAGACGGCATCAACTTCTTCTTCGCTTCTCCTGGCTCCCAATTGATCGACTACGATGACTTCAGCATTGCGAACGTCGTTTACGCTGGGCTTGCTGCAAAGTACAATAACTCACTACGTATTGCAGCGTCGGTGATGGCAGACTTCCTTGGCATCCCTGACAACGTGCTGGTGAACGATGACAAGTCTCTGTTCCTGGGTGCGATCACGAAGAGTGGTAAGCGCATCACAGACGAAGGCGACATCGTTTCCTGGAACAACCCAGATGATCCAATCATCGATGTCTTCTTCGTCGATGCCAACGGTGTAGAAGCAGTTCCTCATCTCAACCAAGAAAGCAAGAAGGCAATCGAAGAAGCTGATGTGGTGATCATGTCGAGCGGTACTCAATGGTCTTCGCTCATTCCTACCTACGCATCGGTTGGTTTCCGTGAAGCAATCGAAGCATCGAAGGCGAAGGTGCTGATGGTGATGAATCGAGTTCCAGACAAGGACGCACCAAACCAAACCGCAAGCGACATTGTTCAAACTATCGTTCCAAAATACTTCCCAGAGAAGCGTGTCAACGTAATCGTGGACTACACTGGTCACGACATGATGAAGACGATCGATGAGAAAGCGGAACCGCTGCTGCAGTCCGTCAACTACTTCCGTCTGGGTCGCACTCCTCTGACGGGCGAGAAGCTGGACAGCAAGCACATCCCCGAGAACCTCGCAGCAGCAGTGCTGAAGACGATCTACAAGGACGTCCTCGACGCTGAAGCGTACGTTTTCGATTACGACGATACTCTCGTTGGTCGTGGCAACACGTTCAAGGACGCGTCGAACTTCAATGTATCGAGGATCGCGCACGGTCTGAAGAACAAGAAATTCATGATTTGCACCGGCAACACCATCAAGGCTATTCATCTTCCACAAGTTGATAGCTGGCTGACGGGCGAAGATACTTTACCAATCACTGTATTTGCAGATGGAGGCATTAATGAATACTCGTACGACCCTCTCGGCACTGCTGCTGAAGACCAGCGCCGCTTCCACTTTGTCCGATGCCTTGACGAAGCAGCGCGCTTCGATTCAAAAGGCCCGTACTCAATCGAGAACGTTACCACGAGTCTGTGCGCTGCTGGCATCCCCGCCGCAAAGTTCGAAAACCGCGGAGATGTGATGGTGTCGATCAAGCCGATCGATCCGGAATATCGGCTTGCTATCACCAACCTCGTCAAGCATGTTTGCGGTTCTGCCTTTGAAGTGAAAGCTACTGGTCGCACCACGATTGAGATCAACAAGAAGGAAGTCAGCAAAGATGTAGCAGTGATGGAAGTGCTGAAGCGAGTTTCGCCAATTGCCAAAGTGGTGTATATTGGTGATGAACTCAAGAGTGGCAACGATGCACCAGTCGCAGAGCTGGCAAAACAGAACCCTCGTATCGTCTGCCATGAAGTCAAGAATCCTGCAGACACCGCTCTACTGCTTCTGGCTCTCTTCTCTTTCTCCAATCCTAGTTTCTCAATCTAATGTCAAAAGCAGACCTTTACATCATTGCAGCAGGTAAAGGTTCAAGGATGGGTGGCAACGTGCCAAAAGCACTTGTCCCCATCACTGACGAACCAAACCTCACGACGACGTTGAAGCAAGTGGGTAGCAAATTCAGCACTGTCTTCGTCGTCACCAACGTCAACATCCAAGACCAATGGACTACGTACTTCGATCAACTTGATCCAGAGCTGAGCAAGAACGTCGTGAACGTCCCAATTGAAAGTGGGTTGGGTGATGGCCATGCCGTACTGCAGGCTCTCATGGCCACCAGAGACTATATCCATCACGAGATCGTTATTGCATGGGGCGACGTCTTCTTCCCACACGGCGAGATCATCGATGAGCTGCTTGCTCAACCTCAGAATGGAGTAGGCATTATCCCAGCAGTGATGAAGGATAATCCCTACGTCACGCTACTTTCTGACGACAAGCTTCGCATCATCTCGGCGGACTTCTCGAAGTATGGTGAGAGCCACCCAACCGGTTTCCACGATCAGTCGGTGTTTAGGTTCCATCGCTACACTCTAGGTGATGCTCTTTGGGATCTGCACCATGCACTGTGGAAAAATGGTCGCTACATCACCCCTGGCGGAGAGCTATCTCTACTCTTTGCCTTCCACTATCTCTACAACAGGCGTCGACCAGCAACTGTGTACGAGACCAATTACCCAACTCTTTCATTCAACACCGTGGAAGAGGTCAAAGAAATTCAACAGGAAATCAACGACAAATGGAAAAGCAAGTCCTCGTAACTCTGACCGCGCCGAGCTGCGCCGGTAAATCCTACCTCTTCAACTTCATTCGTGACGAGGCCAAACTACCTTGCCTGATCAGTACTACCACCCGTGCACCTCGCGCCGGTGAAGTTGATGGTGTGGATTACTTCTTCATCAGCGAGGAAGAGTCTCTGCGACTGGAAGAGGCAGGTGAATTCGCTGAGCTGGCCAAATTTAACGGTGCGAGGTATGGCGTGACCAAGCAGGAGTTCCACACTAAGCTCGCACAAGGTGTGGCCTTCCTCATTGTTGAGCCGTCCGGCATCGAACACTACGCCGCTCCAGCCATTGAGGTGGGTGCATTGCATCTGAAGACGTATGTGAGCGTCGATCCCGCTCTTCGTCTGCAACGCTTCAAGGATCGCGCTGCAAAAGATTTGGAAAAGGCAGTGATCCAAAACCATGAGGACTACGCTGCATTGAAGGCAGCAACGTTCAAAGCGCAGTTCGCATCACTGAGTAGGCTGGAGACGATGTTGACTGTGGAGAAGAACTGGTTCCAACTGTGTCATTGGGATGTGGTGCTGAATGGCGATGCGCATCCATCTGAGAACCTCAAGGCGATCCTTCACAATGTTGACAAGCTACGAAGAGCAGCGTAAGGAGAGAACATGAAGTGGTGCATCCTACCCCTAGCCTTGCTAATAGGTTCGTGCGCCCCTAAAGGTCCTCATGTAGAATTCGTCTGTACCTCCTCCCATCTGGAGAGTGGATTCATTCCGATGACCATGCCAAATGGAAGTGGAGGTACGATGATGTACATGATGCCCACGACTGTGGATGTCTGTGATACCGGTTACAACGTCTGCATGGATGAGGGCGAGCAAGTAGATTCAAAGCAATGCGTGAAGTGAGTTTTTATTATGAGGCACACAGCATAAAATGCATATACCTCAACAACGAAAGACTTCAATATGAAGAAGATGATTCTGGCAGCCATCGTTGCAGCAACCACGCTGACTGGCTGCCTCAAAACTGGTGATGGCGAAAAGATCGGCATGGTCACCAAGCTCGCAAAGCAAGGTGTCATGTGCCCCACTTACGAAGGCGAAATCGTTCGCGGCGGCCTGAATGGTGGCTCAGGCGTGAATGGTGCTTCCTTCCACTTCACTGTAGAAAGCGAAGACATGGCGAAGAAGGTTAAGGAAGCCATGGAAGGTCAGAAGGAAGTCAAGATCACGTACAGCTCGGAGTTCGCAACTCTGTGCCGGTCGGATTCAGGCAACCACTTCCTGACCAGCATCGATGTCATCGAGAAGAAGGCAGTGGAACCGAACGCTCAACTGACGGAGGGCGATCAGCGCATCGTCCAACTGCTGCGCCAACTGCAAGCAGAACTGGCCAAGTAATTCAACCCTACATAGAAAGAAAAACTTCATGATCACTGAAATCGCAACTTTCCTGGCTGCACCGCTGGCATTCTACATCGTGCTCAGCGTCATTGGCCTGATTCTGTTCATCTGCGCTGTGCTGGAGAAAGGCTTCCTGTCCTTCATCGCAACCGCAGCTGCAGTTTACCTGGTCGGCTCGCAAAATCCTGAGCTGGCGACTAACCCCACCTTCCTGATCGGCATCGCTCTGGCCTACGTCATCGGCGGTCTGTTCGTCGGTCGCTTCAAATGGTCGCGATTCCTGGGCACGCAGTTCGAACGTCTGTCGAACATCCGTGACGGCTTCCTGATCTCGCGCAAGCTGCCGAACGATTACTTCAAGTCGAACGAAACCCCCGACGAGAAAATCCTGGCTGACTACGCCGAATATCTGGGTAACAAGACAGGCCGCGGCGTGTATCCGAAGGTGATGAGCGTGGCAGGCATCAACGCTGCAATCGCACCGAAAGCCAGCGACAACAAAGCATCGATCGTCATGTGGATCGGTTACTGGCCGGTTTACCTGGTATGGTACCTGATCGCAGACATCTGCAAGGACATCGGCACCGCGATCTATAACGCAGTCGGCGGCTACTTCCAGAAGATGTCGAACGAGAAATTCGCCAAGCTGTAATACCAACCAATGCAGTACAAGGGAGCCTTCGGGCTCCTTTCTTTTTGAACGAAAGGAATTTGAATGAGCGCTGATAAACGTACCCCTCACACCGACGCACTGGATACCCTGGGCACCATCATCGGTGATAACGAACGTCGCGATGCAATCCACCTGGCTGTTGAGCCTGTCATCGCTGCTCAAAGCCTGCTCCCTGGCGAAGATGTTGGCTTCGTCGAAGGTGGTGTTGGCAAGTGCAAGAACCCGGTTGGCATCGTTGATCCGTTCCTGAAAGGCAAGGTTAAGAAGGGAGAGAAGTTCTGGCTCGTCGTCTACCCTCGAATGATCACCAGCCTTCGCCACGTCTGGACCCACCCTGATTTTCCTGTTGTTGCGGAAGTCGCTGAGGATGCGAAGGTACTGACTGAAGTGGAGAAGGCCAAGCAGTGGATCCACGAGTATGCAATGAGCTTCCCTCTCAGCGTTGACATGCTGATGGAATACGCTGAAGATTGGGTTCGCTCGCAACGCAACGGCCAGTGGGGTGACTACCTGGTTCTTGGCGGTCTCCTGGAAGGTGAATACGTCTCAGACGAATTCTGGAACCAGTATGAGATCGTCATGGGAGAAAAAGTGGACGAGAATCATCGAGGCTCGTTCTTCTCTTGTAGCTGCTAACATGTGTACATTCTCTGCGTTTTATGGTACAATCAGAAATACCATAACTACGTGGAGATCCCATGGCCAAATTCACCATCACCTTCAAACAGTTCAAGGGCAAAAACGAGACCCAAGAAAATGTTGGGATTGAATACTTCTCCCCCGAGAATGGCTTCAACGACTTCGATCGGGAGATGATTTCCAAACTTACGTTGGGCAAGCACTCCTACACTCGTGGTCCGGGTGTAAGTGAAGAACCTACCATGGGTCAACCCAACCACACATTCAAAGTTACTCGCATCAAGTAACCTCCTCTCCCTCTTCTCAGGAGCCTTCGGGCTCCTTTTTAGTGCGCGCTAGTTTTTGAGTCACAGATTGTAGAGTACAATGTACCTATCAGATGAAAGGAACACGATGCACTACACTCAACGCAGGCTCCCAGCCAAACCGACGATTCAGAAGACCCATGGCGGAGGTTGGCGCTGCCACGACGACCTCTACATCTTTGGCTATGGCAACACCCCTTACCTCGCTTACCTCGATTGGAAAATCCGTGAGCAACGAAGGACTCGCATGCCTCGCGCAGGTATTTGGAACAAGAAGAGCTGCGTGCGCTGGTTCCGTGAAGGCTGCTGGGTAATGCGTAGCTACATCGGGCGTATCAAGGGGCCAGCGATGCAAATCTTCGGCTACGATCCCTCCACCGACGAACTCATTCTGCGAGGCTAATCATGATCGCCCTCATTAAGGGATGGATTGCTGCTCGGAAAGAGTTGCAAGCTAAGCGAGATGAAGAACGCGGCTATGCATGGGCGCAAGGAGAGCTACGCAGGGGAACTCGTGTAGAAGTAATCGAAGCACAAATCGAGAATGGCGAATTCTTTGATGGGCGCAACCCATTCGATGAAGGCGCACGCAAAGCACTGGAGAAAGTATGAGCGCAGTCGATCACGCAATCAAATACAACAAGGGTTGGGCAGTAACGAAGGACCTCCTCGACAAAGGGGAAGATCCAAACAGCATCTATCGTCATCACGCAGACTTGAAGGACAGCTACTCGGCTGGCGTTCGTGACTGCATCCAGCAGTACCTGAAGACCGGCAACGGAGAGATGATCAAGATTGCGGTGGTGATCGTCGTGTTCGACCCCGTCACTGGTCATGTTCTCGCAGCCACTCGTCGCGGTACCACTGATGATTGGGGCTTTATCGGTGGCAAGACTGATGGCGAAGCTCCACTCGATGCTGCACTCCGCGAGTTCCAGGAAGAGACGGGCCGTGCTCTCATTGCTGTCCCTGACTACGTAGGTTGCTTCAAGGATGAAGAGGACTGGGATATCCACGTCTACATCGTAACCGATCGCGTGGAAGCCAAAATGATCTGTGACGAATTCCGCTGCGATCCTCGTGAGATCGAGCCAGGCATTTTGGTAACGCTGGTTCCCTACCGTGAAGTGATGGTGAAGACCTTCGGCGAATTCAACATCGACCTCATCCCCCATCTGTTGAAGGTGCTGCTATGATTTGGGTTATTGCCCTCGCAGGACTCGCAATTACTGCCGCCTACATCGGCGCCCTCAGCGACTGCGAACCCACCAACGCTGAAGGCGCACCCTTCGACCCTGACGGCCCTGTGTACGACGACAGCTTTGAAGCCTTGCATGACCCGGATTATGGAGCACTGCACGATGACGACTACTGATTACTCGATGTACCCACGTCCTCTCACCAATCGCGAACGCAAGGGGAAGAAGAGCAAAGTCCAAATGATGTACTTGGCGCAGATGGAAGTGCAAGAGGGTTTGGATCTTCTCAACCACGTCCTCAACCACGGTCGCGGTGTAGAGAAGCTGCGGATTATGGAGCAAATCGTCAAGCGCGACTTCGATCGATTTGCGGTGCTGACCTCCGTCCAGTTGAAGTGCTTTCGCTGCGGTGTTGAGGCCACTCACTTCCAAGTTGAGAAGCATCGCAACGACAGGGTGATGCCCTTCCAACTGAACCTCTACGCCAACAATCGCATGCTTACGTGGGACCACATCCTCCCTAAGTCCTACGATGGTTCGAACAACCCCATCAACGGGCGATGCGCGTGTTCCAAGTGCAACGAGAAGCGAGGCAACGACATGACGATGGCGGAGATGGTGTGGGTTGCAACCCAAAATCCCATCCAAATCTACAAGGAGTTGCCCAAAGGCAAAGCGAATCTCCGGGAAATAGTGGGGATGGTGAGGAAGGAGTATCGAGACTTGGGAGTTTCCCTGCAGTAATTTCCTGCTAGTAACAGTTTCCTACTAGTAACATCCTAGAACAGGCGCTATATATAGCGCCTTTTGGGGGTGCGCGGTTACATTTGTTACACTTTTCTTCTCCAGAAGTGTGTACATTTCTCCAGACCATGGTACTATAGCCTTATCGACAAAACAACAACGCAACAACAACTTTAACTAGCTGAAGGAAACCACGATGAGCAACAAAATCGCTGAACTGAAACTGAATGAACGCACCGGCAAGTGGGAAGCCAAGTACAACGGTCAAATTCTCGCGGCCTCCCGTTCGAAAGCCTACGTGATCGAGATGATCACCTCCGGCCGCTGCAACAAAGCAAACGACGCTGGGGTTTCCCAAGTGTACGAGCCGGAAGGCACGATGACGGTGGGGGAGAATTCCTCGGGAGTGGTGATGGAAATGCCGGAAGAACGCTTCACGATTAACGAGCGCTTCGACTTCCTCACCAAGTTCGTGACGATGGTTGCCAGGCGGACTGCTCCTTCCCTCGTGGTTACCGGCGAAGGTGGTCTGGGTAAAACCTTCACGGTCACGGAAGCACTCGGGGCGGCTGGCTTGATCAACACCACCGATTACATGGGGAGCGTGGAAGTGGGAACGGGCAGCGACTCGGTTCTCTCCCCCTCGGAATCGCGGAAGCTCTACACCGTGGTCAAGGGTTACTCCACTGCCAAGGGCCTCTACCGGACCCTCTACGAAAACCGCAACCGCATTATCGTCTTCGATGACTGCGACTCGGTCCTCCGCGATCCTGTCTCTCTCAACCTCCTCAAGGGAGCGTTGGATTCCTACGAACGCCGGATCATCTCGTGGAATGCTGAATCCTTCGGCGACGACGATCTCCCTCGCAGCTTCGAGTTCAAGGGCGGAGTGATCTTCATCTCGAACCTGCCGATGCACAAGGTCGACCAAGCAGTTCGCAGCCGCTCCATCCCCGTGGACCTCTCGATGAACGCCTCGCAGAAGATCGAGCGGATGGGCGAAATCATCAAGAGCGAGAAATTCCTGCCTGAGTACGAGATGGAGCACAAGAAAGCAGCTCTCGAGTTCCTCGGCGAAATGAAGGATGTCGCAAGGGAACTCTCCTTCCGCACCCTGATCTCGGTCACAAAGGTGGTTGCTGAAGGCGATGACTGGAAGCGCCCTGCAGAATACCTGCTGACTTCCTCGAACTAATCCAAATCCACGAGCTAGGGGAAACCCTAGCTCTCCTCTCAAAGGAGAACATCATGATCGGATTTGTACTCGTTGACGGCGATGAAAATCACCGCAAGGCTCTCGAAGCCGCACGAAACACGATCTCGAAGGAGGACCGCGAATACGGCGGAGTGTACGTCTTCAACCACTACCGCGCGGCCCTGGTTACCCCGGACATGAGCGAGGTTGGTGCACCGTGGAACGTCATCTACGGCCCCGCAAACGAAGACAACGATCAAGTGCAGCCGGCCTCGAGCAAGGAACTCGCCCTCGAGATGGCCGAACGCTACGTCTCCACTGGCACCATCAACGCGGAATAAAGGGAGCAAAAATGGGAATCAAGCCTGAGGACTACACCGTCCGCATTCGAGTGGACAGGCCGGAAGTCGACGATGTGAAGGTGGTTACCGCGCACAAGATCGAGGGTGGTTTCCTCGTCACCTGCGAGTTGAAGCAAGTGCTGATCACCTCCACCCTCGAGAGCCAATCGCCGTGGAACGCCATCTGCTACGAGTTCCAGTCGATCGAGTGCATGGACGAAAAACCTGCCCTGACCAAGCCCTTCGAAGATCCGAACACTGCTCTCGAGTTCGCGAAATCGTGGGTCAAGGGTGAATACATGGAAGGAGAAGAGTGATGGCAACCAAAAAAGGCAGTGGCACCGGCAAGTTGAAGGACATCAAGGACTTCGAGAACATGCGGATCACGGTCCACCACGTGAACGCGGACAAGGTGCTGAAGAAGGAGATCAATACCAACCTCCTCAACCTTGTCACCCAAACCCTTCACGCGTGGGTCAATGACCAGGACGAGGAAGCGAAACGCCTTGAGAAACTCGCGGTCGAGGAAATCCTGAAGGTGAATCCTGACATGAATCGCGCGCAAGCCCTGGTCTGGATGGTCACGACTTTGGGAATGTTCCAGAAGAAACAGTGGGTGCCTAAAACCTGAGGTGCTCAGAGACCTCCACACTGCAGTGTGATGCAGCTTACATACAACAAGCAGTGAGGTCTCTGGGCCTCACTGAGATGACCAGAAAGGTGCAAACATGCAACTCAACTCTCATTGGCTTTCGTGGGTGATGCTGTTCACGATCACGATCATCTTCATGGCACTGGCGATCATCATGATCTTCGACAAACTCCGTGCCGAGAAACGCCGGTCCTACGAGCTGTGCGAGCAATTCCGCGACATCACGATCGGCACTGGGTTCCCGAACACGGGCATGGCAAGTGGCAAACACTTCGTCCAATATCTCGAACGCCACGGCTTCGAGAATCCCAACGTCAAACGAACCCCTGAGTACACGATCTACGACCTTGATCTGAACAACCTCTTGAACACAGCCGTGGACATGAGCAAAGGTCGAGGGAACATGGACGTGGGGATCGCCTTCATGGCAGATATGGACAAGGTATTGGATAGGCTTAACCCGCAGAACGCCCCTCACAACTACGGTACTCCGAAAACGGAAGGTTAAGAGATATGACGTACGATCCATGGCACCCCAACCCCAAGGCAATTGAGAAGGTGAAGGACAAGCTGCCCGCGCCGACGAAGTGCAGGTATTGTGAAGGTGAAGTCATCATGGCTAACAACTCCTTCATCTATAACGGCACCTCGTACGGTGGGTACCCATGGATCTTCGTCTGCCTCAAGTGCAGTGCCTGCATCGGGATGCATCCCGAAACCAATATCCCTCTGGGAATCCTCGCGAACAACAAGCTCAGGAAGTTGCGGATGGAAGTGAAGAACCTCTTCAATCCGATCTGGCAAAGCGGGAAGATGAGCAGGACTTTGGCCTATCAGTCCTTGGCAGCTGCGATGAACATCCACGTCTCCTCATGCCACTTTGGGATGTTCGAGATGGAGGATTGCGTTGCAGCGTTGGACGCCATCAAGAGGGGATTGCAGCCGAAGGACGAGGTACCCGCTTGGAAATCCCAATTGAAAGAGGTGGTTGAGCAACTCGACACCACTCCAAAATTCAAGTCCTTTAAAAACGCAAAGAAACTGAGGGGAGGAAAATGATGAGCCGAAATATAGAAGAAGGGTGGTACGTTGGTAAGGGATTTGGTTATCATCGTCGACAGAGGGTGCGAAAAGAGAAACCATCCAGCTTCCTCGCCCGAATGCCATTCGTTTTACCCCGAGGAAAATACACTAAACAATACAAGGGGAAAAAACCTCGCGAACTACTCTAATATAAGGGCCTTCGGGTCCTTCGTTGTTTCTTTCAGGAAATAAATTTCCTTGAAGAACTTGTAACGTTGGTTACAATTTCGCCTGCAAAAACTGTGTACATGTCCTGGTTCCATGGTAATATAGCCTTATCAACAACAAAACAACCTGCTGGAGAAAACGATGAGTATGTTTAAGAACGCAAAAGCAATCGAAGCCAAAGCTGAAACCAAGGGCAAAAAGAAAGAACGCCGCTCAATCTTGCTCAGCGGAGTTCGCAAGTTGGCCCACCTCGATGCAATCATCAAGGCAGCAACCTCCGCGAAAGCAGTGATGGAGAGCCTCGTGCAGGACGAGGTCCGGGAAGAGTTCGAGAAGGAAATCGAACGCACCGGCGGGATGAAGCCGGAAAGCTTCGATGCCCGTGAGGGTGAAGCAGTGATCAACTGCCAACTCCGCAAACGCGGTGCCAACTCGGCCCTCAACGAAGAGGAACGCGCGATCTTCGAAACCAAGGGGATCAAGTTCAAGAAAGAGGTGATCACCCCGCAACTCTTCGCGATCAACCCGGAATATGCCGAGAACGAGCAGATGCTGGGACAGGTGGAGAAAGCTCTCGCGAAGTTGGGATTGCCGGCCGACTTCATCGTGATGCAGGAAGAAAAGGTCAAGTACGTGGTTGACGACGAAACCCTGGACAAGGCGCTCCGCTCCCAAGACAAGGACGTCATCCGCCTCTCCACCACCCTGGCCTTCAAGCCTACCCTTGAGAAGGTGGTACCTGGCGATCTCGCCAAGACGATGGAAGAAATCCTCGGTACCGCCCAGGAAGAAGAAGCCCCGGCACCGGAAGCTCCGGCCGAAGTCAAGGAAGTGAAGAAGCCGGCACGCAAAGCTGCAGCCAAGAAAGCCTAATCACGATACCGGACGGAGAGGCTAAACACCTCTCCTAGGAGAATGCATGGAATTTTACTCGAGAGAACATTTCGCCGAAGCAACGAGTAGGTGCTGGTTCATGGACGACTTCGGGAATTTCATCTTTACTCCCGATACTGGTTTGATGATGGGATTTATTTGCGGAGCATGGGACTTCTAAATGAACTACTCGGAATTTACTTACCTCTGGCCTCCACGCCCGGAAAAGGCAATGCCGGAAAGCGCGATCACCTTCTTGGAAGGCACCAAGAAATTCGGTGCACAGATCAAGAAAAACGGAACTTGCACGGTGATCTTCGCTCGCAGTAAGGAAGTCATTTTCAAAACGCGGCACCTGGACATCAACGAGGGCAACCACCGGTCCTGGGTACCGAAACCAGAGCACAAGAAGTTCTTCGAGACGAAGGGCAAGGAATGGAACGTGTACGTGGCCGAGCTCGTGCACTCCAAGACCCCGCACATCAAGGACCAGCTCTACATCTTCGACATCATCGTCCACGAGGGTGTACAGCTAGTCGGTAAAACTTTCGAAGAACGTCAGGCAATTTTGCACGGACTTTGGAAAGGCGGCGTGGATGAGGGAGACCAGATTAGGGTACACAAGTACGTGAGCGTGGCCAAGGTCTTCACTAGCGGGTTCCGGGAGCTTTGGAAAAAGCTAAAACCTGAGGACGAGGGATTGGTCTTCAAGCAGATGAATGCCAAGCTCGACCCCTGCCTGAAGCAGACCAGCAACAATGCATGGCAGGTCAAGGTCCGGATCCCCCATCGCAACTACAGTTTTTGAGGGAGGCACATGAGTAAACCCACGATCGAGATTATCCTCATCGATCCAGACACGCGAGTCGCAGCGGTGGTGGAGTCGAATGGAAGTCTCGAGCACGTCTACCAGTTGGTCAAGGCGGACTATGTTGAGCACCTGCAGTGCGATTCCCGGCATGTGCTACTGTTCGCGGAACAGCCTGAGAGTGAGGTAGGGTTCTATCTCTTTGGGCACTTGTTCATGGGTAAGGCCGTGATAGTGGGCACGAAGCGTGAGGGGTTTGACAGCGTGACGGTGAGCTTGCCATCCCTTCGAGATCAACTTTCCTGGGTAAAGAAATGAACTCCAACATCAACAAACTTCCTCAAGCGGGTGAGGACGTCATCATCACCCTCAGCAACATGAAGAGTCCCATGAAGACGGGGCCGTTGGCAGTGGTCACCCCAGACACCTTCGACGTGGTGGGTAAGATAGCTGCTAAGCCAAGGACGGATCGTGACCCCAATAACTTCTCAGTGTTGGTAATGGGCAGTATGGTTCCGCTGCGCGTCATTGACATTCGCAACGTGTTGGCCATTGATGGAGTGGCCCTCAAACAAGGCAAGGTGTTTACCAAGCAGACCTTTACCATCGAAGGGTCCAAGGGAGCCCAGTACTCGGTGACCTTCGATGGGAAGATGTGGATCTGCAATTGCCCTGCGGGGCAGCACAGGAAACCATGTAGGCACATTGACGAGGCAAGGGGACAACTCAAATGAACAAGATCACGATCCGCTGCGACCCACGCTTTTACCTGAACGTCACCTTGGAAGAGGTGCGCCTTCTGACCGAGATGGGAAAGCTCCACTACGATTTCGCCTGCAAGCAGTCCGTGATGCAGGGCGGCTTCATCTACGGATGGTGCAACAGGTTGACGCCCATGGACGGTGAGGAGTTGCCTGAGGACAACCCAGTTACTGCCAACTTTGGCGAGCTCGACCGCGTACTGAAGATCTTGGAGCTGCGCGGACCCCTCACTATCGAAAAGAAGTTGATGGCGGACCGGCTGCGTGACCATATCACAGAGGCAATACGCATCGCCAATGAGCAGCTGAGGCAGATCGAATTCAACGTTGTGGAATATTCAAAAGACGAGCGCGTGGAAATGCTGCGTGCTAAGCCGCTCGCAGACGACGACTCCAGCTACGAGTCCGTGGAACAAATGCTGCACATCTACCATATCCCTCAATTCGGACTGAAGGAGGAGAAATGAAACCAGGACAGCGCGACCCCCAAATTGTGAACTTCCGCAAGGTGGTGAACGATGCGATGGTCCACCCATGGGAACACATGCCTGAGGTGCAGCCACCCACCGTTACAGGACTCATTGCCTATCTCAAGATATGCCATTGGGACCCTCATGCACTGCGCGCTGATGGTTGGCGTGGGGATGGCTATGTGTTGAAGTATGGCAATCATCGGCAATTTTGGTTACCGATCCATGCCACGCCTGAAGAACAAGAGTTGTTGGAATCGTTCTTGAAGGAACCCAACGACGAGATACCTTGTCCATTCTGCAAGACACAGATGGACTTCGGCACAGAGTTGAAAGGCATTCCTGCAGATGAGGAGCACGTTTTGATCTGTAAGCAGTGCGATATCAAAATCAGTAGGTATCGTAGGACTGCCTGGACTCCTGCCCAAATCGCTGAAGTAGTACTCAAGGGAGGAACACATGCAGGAAAAACGCAACAAGGGCAAACTGAAGAGGGAGGCTAAGGACGTGGCCAAACAGGCCAAGCGGATGCAAGGGGTCAAGGTGATCATGCCAGTAGGGCAGCCTTCGATCCACCCATCCATCTTGGCTCGTTCCTTCGGGCAGAACCAGGAAAATCCCAACGCCCTCAACAAGATGGCCGTCTCACTGACTAGGCTGAGGATCCATGCGGGCGACGAAGACGACATGTCCTTAATGTATTCACGCGTCATGTTCGGCCGCAGGCTTGCCCACCTCCACTTCGACGACGATCAAATCGCCGAGAACCTTCATCATGCAGTCCAAACAATCGTGTTGGCTTACCAAGATCAGTGGGTGGAAGGACAGGACAAGCAAGTGATGTCCTTGGATGGGGAAGCAGGTGAGGAGATCAGCGAGGCCTTGCACACGATCGAGGAAATGGCCAAACAGCTGGACATACACACGTACCAGAGGGAACTGATCGTACACGCTTCCGAGGTTAACAACATCGATGCCGAGATGCACTTGCAAAGTTGGGAGGAATACGTGGCAAGTGTGGGACACAAATAGTAGTAGGAACGTCAGGGAGCCTTAGCTCCCTTTTCCTCTGTGAGGGGTCTAGTGATGCTCAGAGACCTCAAGCATACGCATGTATATGCTACCACATGCTACATATTAGAACACCTCTGGGCCTCACTCTATAATAGAGTAGTTCCCCTTGAACTCAATTTGTAACAGGATTCCAAACCTGTTACAATTTAGCCTGCAAAAGTTGTGTACATATTCCAAGACCATGGTAATATAGCCTTATCAGCTGATCAAACAGAAACAAACGAAAAGCTGGAAGTTAAACCCGATGATAAACCTCTAAGGAGAAATACGATGTCCACCCAACCGACCGTCGCAGACCTGGCCCACAAAGCAATGCAGATCAACGATCTGCTCAACAACGAAACCGCCCGCAGCTTCATCCGCATGCACAACATCCGCTCCAACTCCAAGCTCGAGACCCTCCTGGCCGAGCACCTGACCGGCAAGACCGCCGAAGAAATCGCGGAAATCTGCAAGGCACCGGAAGGCGCACCCCGCAAGCCGAACGCCAAGGTCGCCGAAGTCGCCAAGGAAAAGCCGGCACCGAAGCAGAAACCTGCGGCCAAGAACACCGACGGCAAGAAGCCCGCCGAGAAGAAGTTCGAACGCAAAGGCAAGGAACCCCGTGAAGTGAAGATCGTGACCGAAGGTACCCGCGGCTTCCGCTTCGGCGAAGTCTGGTGCAACTCGGTCCGCAATGCCGAAGGTGTGGCAATGCTCGAGTCGAACCGCCCGAAACTGATCAAGCACGCACAAACCCTCGGTGTTGCGGCCAGCGTCATCGAGTCGAACGACCCGGTCAAGATCGCCAAGTCCCTGACCCTGAAGCTGGACAAGCAGGAAGCTGCTGAATCCGCCCAGGCATAATGCTGGCGGTAGCATGAACTCCTCGAGAGATGGGCCGCGAAAGCGGCTCATCCTCCTCAACAAAACCTGGGAGAAAATGAGAATGGAGCAGCACCTGGACCCGAAAGACCTGCGCATGGACACCTACCGCCCTTCTGGTGGCAGTGGCTGGGTGAACGCGCCAGATACGGCAGTGCGCATCACGCACATCCCCACCGGCCTCACCGTGACCGAGGAATCCGAACGCGGCGTACACCGCAACAAAGTGCTGGCGATGGAGAAGTTGACCAACCTGGTCTTCAATTCAGGTCCTCGCGAGACTGTGGAGGAGATGCAGATGCGGGATGTCCTTCGCCTCGCCTGCCTCGCGGCCAAAATCGGTGAGGAATACCATGGCGAGCAGCTGAGTGATACCGCCCCCGAAATCGTCTACTATCGCAAGCACGATGGGAGTGTGTACGACGCGATCTCGAACGATGGCGACCGCTACCTCCTCATCAAGCGGTGCGGGATCGTCGTGGACTTCGAGCAGAAGCGGGTGATGAAGCGGTACGAGGATGGGCAAGTCATCATGAAGTACTGGGCGAAGGAGGAGGACGAAGCCCTCGCGATTCTCCGTGTGGCCGCCGAAATGCGGATGAAGGAAGTTGACCGCGAAGAGATCGCCCAACTGCAGCTTCGCATTGCGCAACTCGAGGGGAAGACCCCCTAATCCCCACCTGCAGCACCCTACCTATCCGAAGCCCTTTAGGGGCTTTCGTGCGCGCCCTTGACGGGCCTTTCTTCTACCAAATTTGTTGTCACTCTGACAACAGTTCAAATTGTCACTTTGTAATCCTAGGATTACGAACCTGTGTAGTCCTAGGACTACACAGCAAACATTATTCACTTTGAATAAATTCTGGGACTTACCAGAGGTGCTCAGTAGTGTTTATAAACTGTAGATGTGAGTATTATCATCGAGCAGTACGAACACCTCTGGGGTCCTCTGGTAAGCTCAGGGCTTGTTGATATGGAACTGTATCTTCAGAGTAACAAAAATGTCATGTATGAAAAAAATATTGTACACAAGATTTCCTATAGGATATGATGCTATTCAAATACAAACACGCACACATAACGATGAGCGTGAATACCTCGCATACTATGATGCGCGAGGGATACTAGGGCATTTCACGTGGGCATTCCTGCGTCGATTTGGTTAAGAGACATTTCCGTTTAAAGGATTCACAAGCGCGACATCCACCCACAGTTAAGAACACGAACAAAAAGTTGGAGAACATTCCAACGGTACTGGAAAAAGTAGTAAGCTTTACCGCTTAACTGGCGGTCGGATGATTGGCTTAGGGATCCGTATTCCCCCAAAGCAGACAATTTAGAGCAGTCGTGTAAGTCCGCGTCGGACTGAGAGCGTTAGCTTATGCTCCGGACTCGGCCCTCCATAGGCCTCTTTTTGCCCTGAACCCGGGCGCGTTTAGAACACGCCCAAAATTTGTTTAACCTTGTTGAAGGAAAATGAAATGCTGAACATGAACACCTCGCTCTCCCTGAAAGTCAACGCGATCATCAACCAGCTGGGCATGGACGCAGACAATCACATCATGATCGAACGTGCCCAACGCATCTCGCAAAAAGTGCAGGCGAATCCGGGCGATGTGGATTTCCTCACGCAAGTCGAGCAAGCCGAGGAAGAGATCAGTGTCATCGGCCGCACCGCCTTCAACCAACTCTTTGCTGGCTTCGTCGAAGCCCAACAGCCAAAAGAGCGCGTTTACAAGATCAAGCCGGTGATGAAAGGCAAACGCATCGAAGCCATCTCCGCGAGTGGAGTGAGGTTCTCCTTCGGCGAAGTTTGGTGCCTGTCGGTCCGCAACGGCAAGGGCATCGCAGTGAATGTGAACAATCGCGAGAAATTGAACATGCACGGTACCCACATGGGAGTTGCCAACCCTGAAGAGATGACGGCAAAGGAGTTGGCTGCAGCAATCGTCGTGAAAATGGACGAAGACGCAGCGGCGGAAGAGTCGAACGAGGAAGGCGGCGAGTAAAAGTAGGAGGTGCTCAGAGACCTCGACGATACGCGATGCTAGCAACTACATTGCAAAAGTTCGAACACCACTGAGCACCTCTGGTAAGTTCGTATGTCAAAGGGAACCAATTGGTTCCCTTTCTTGTATCTACCCGATTGCTACGCACACGAAAGCCGCACGAGGCGGCTTCTGCGTACTACAGGCGGGATTTAAAAGGCGTCGAACACCCAGACTCCGTCTTCCTTGCGGGTAGGCGTGTCACCCACGAATGCTTCGAAGCGGGAGGACAGGCCAAGGTCCATGTCCGTGTAGGCGAGTCCATCTTCGATCTTGGTGATCTTGCCAAATTCGAACTTCCCTTCTTCCTCGAAGTCCGCCTTGCACTCATCGCCAACTTGGGGTTCATTGCTGCTCATCATTAATCCTTTTGCTTGGGGAGGGGGAGGATCCGAAGATCCTCCCAGCTTGATTTAGGCTGCGGCTTCTTCAGCGACTTCGAAGTTTTCCTTCAGGTATTTCTTGGCTGCTGCCTTCATCGACTTGATCGCTTCAGCGATGTCCGACTTCATCGTGATTCCTTCCAGGCCGAGGGTAGTTGCGAAGGCGACCAGCTTCATCTTGTTGGCTTCCTTCATCGCGATCCGGCTGGCCTCGATTACGGACTGGACGTAGGTTGCACCGAACTGGAAGCCGCGAGGACCAGGTTCGACGATCTTCACTTCTTTGTTTTCCTTGGGGGTGGCGGGCTTCTTCTTGGAGGCCTTGGCTGCAGCTTCGACCGCCTCGGCAACTTTCTTGTAGGATTTTGCACCAGCGGCCTTGATGATTTCCTTGGCCTGGTCTTCGGTCAGGTTGGCGTTCAGTTCGATTGCTTTAGCGATCAGTTGAGCGATGGTAGGGTTCTTAGCCATGGTGTTTCTCCTTTAAGAAGTTTTTCAGTTTTCGTTTTTTCGGTAGTTGTTCTGCCGATGTTGTTATAATACCATGGGCTGGGAAAAAGTACACAGGTTAAAGTGTAACCAGTTGTAACGATGGGATAGTTCTGGTGGGAAACATACCTACACGGAACTTGCGCTATATATAGAAGCCAAATCCATCCTCACACACCCCATCCTCCCTATTATAGAGAGGAGGTTGTACTTGCACACACGAGGGGTCTCCCTTAGGATTATCTTTAGGAGGATTCCTCACGCACGAGGCAACCTCGACTTTCAACTTCCTACTCGCCCTGCCAAACCTAACCATCCTGAATAATTCCTGAGACGTAATACCCAACGCCTTCATCGCACTCGACCCTGATGGGTACTCCACTCCATCAACCACATACCTAATCGCATTGGCTGGAATCCTACCCGCATTCCGCTTACCCATCACCCTAATTGCTTCCTTCCTTTCCAAGTTATTCGCGAAAGATTCCTTCTGTCCAACTGACATCCTTCTCCTCACCTCCACACTTCTTCGCTGACCACAAAGTTGCGTTGACATTTTTCTCTTATGCTCTTCACTCAACTTCTTTCCTAATCTACCCTTACCCCATACCGCTTTCCTTTCCTCGCTACTCATGTCGAGGGCTTTATACTTTAGCGTGTTGCTGATCTTTGCGCTAATCTTATCTTGGCTAAACACCCTACCACCAGGTCCCATCGCTTTGGTATTAAAGAGTTGCACACCCTTACTTCGAAAGGAGTGGATGTAGCTTGCTTCCCTCGCTAGGTAATACTCAACATCCTCATCACCTATATTCTCTACAATGGCAAAGGCAAACTGCCTATCACCAAACCTATTCCATGCCGTTTGCATGGCGCTGTTATAGTGCTTATTCTTGGTAAGGAGTTGGCGATGCTCAGCCCACCTCTTGTTGAAGTCCTTTGCCGACCCAATGTAGAGGTGCCTGTTTGCTGCACAAGAGATTTTGTATATTCCACCCATATGAATATCTCCTTAGTAGGAAGGTTAGAATTAGTTTGTTAGAATAGGTGTCTGGAAGCACCTCTGGGCAGGTGCCTCTGGAGTGCTTCCAGGAAGCACCTATTCTGCAATAGATATGGAACAGTGCCTCCGGAGGCCTATTCTGCAGAGGTTAGTTCTGGGGGCCTCCGGGACCCGTACGTCACGAGTGTCGCTGTGTGAGAGGTCGCTGTTATCGTTATTGGGGCAATGGCAATTGGCTCAGGTTGAGTTGCATACTTCTACTTATTGGTTTTAGTGAAGTGGTAGATGATGTCTACGACCCCAACTACTCTTTCCACGTTCCAACCATCAACCAACTTCAGCCGCTTTACCATTCTATCGTACAACTTTACGCGGGAAGGTTCGTCTTTCGCTGCAGTGAAATGGAAGTCAGCTTTCTTTAACTCCATCCAATCGCGAAGGATCT